CACTAAAGCTAACGATAACTTCAATGAAATTTATGCAGGTATTGCATCAGTAGCACGTAACACGCCGCCACTAGCGTCGATCGGAGCAACAGGTGATATTGCTGGAATGATAGCATACGATTCAGCTTACGTGTATGTATGCACCGGATACTTTGATGGTGCAACACCTATTTGGGCTCGTTCAGCTATAGCGACTTGGTAAGCTAAATGACGCAGCCGCCGATTTGGATAACAGAGACAGGTAGTTTAGGCGTAGTGCCAGAAGGTAGGTTCTACCGTGTTGCACTTGAAGCTTACGATCCAGACTTTCCAGCAGACCCTACTAAAGTAACCTACTCGTTAATATCGGGCGAGTTACCTGCTGGCGTACAAGTAAACACAAACGGAACAATAGAAGGTATACCAGTCTCAGTGGCAGACTTTAAAGGTGTACCAGCAGAAGTATCACAAAACACAACATCTAAATTTGCTATACGTGCAGTTGATGACGAAGATAGAATAGCAGACAGAACATTTACGCTTACAGTAACAGGACAAGACATTCCGGAATTTGTTACACCTCCGGGATTAATCGGACAGTACTTTGATGGTAGTGAAATAAATTTCCAATTTGAAGTTCACGATGACGATCCAGGTGACGTGCTCACTGTATCATTTGCCAATGGGCAGTTACCAGCTGGCACAACAATAGACTCAAATGGTTTGTTAACTGGATTCATTGATCCGATAGTAGACTTAGCAACAGGTATACAAGCAGGCTGGGACAGAGATGGCACAGGCTTCGCTGAGAACCCATTTGATTTTAGTACAAGATCAATAAGCACTAATTACCAATTTACATTACAAGTGACAGATGGCAAAGATGTTGCTATGCGCACATTTGAAATATTTGTGTTTAGTCGCAGCAGCATGACAGCTGATACCATTGAGATTACAGCTGATACTACTAACATAACAGCAGATAGTATTGCTATCCGTTCGCCGTACATTAATAACTTCGATGAAGACTTGGGCCGCTATAGACACGATAACTTTTTTGCTTATCAATTCCAAGGTGAAGACCCAGATGGCGATCAGGTTGAGTACTTCTTAGGGACAGGAACACTGCCACTGAATCTAACACTTGATCCAGTCACTGGCTGGTTGTCCGGACATTTAATAAGTGTGGGGGTAACAGAACAACTACACGAATTTGGAATACAAGTACGTAAGGTAGTTAACCCGGACATTATTTCTAGAATCTATAACACACAAATGGTCGTACATGGTGATATCGAAACAAGCGTTACATGGCTAACTGATAGTGACTTAGGAACAATCAACAACGGTTCAGTTAGTACATTGTCGGTTGAAGCAGTACACGAAGGTACTGTACTATATTATAGAATAGCTGAAAACGGTACATTTAATAAGTTACCGCAAGGGTTAACATTACTCGAAAGTGGTAACTTAGCCGGCCGCACATCGTTTAAAACATTTAGCTTAGACGGTGGCACAACAACATTTAATTCTGATCATGCTACACGTTTAGACGTCAACCCAACTACATTTGATTTAACATTTACATTTACAGTTGAAGCTTATAGTTTAAGTGGTCTTGTTTCGGTAACAAAAGAATTTACAGTAATGGTACACAGAGAATTTCAAACTCCGCAGAACATATTATATTGCAAAGCAATGCCACCACTAGCAGATAGAAACCTAATAGATTCTATGTTATTAAACAGTGATGTTATTCCACTTGAGCATGTGTACAGAGCAGACGATGTTAATTTTGGTTCAGCTAAACGTGTGTACTACCAACATGCATTAGGGCTTACACCTGCAACTATAGAAGATTACTTTGCAGCATTAAGCACAAATCACTTTAATAAAACAGTTACGTTAGGCGAACTTAAAACAGCAAGAGCACTTGATGATGACGGCAATATAGTATATGAAGTAGTGTACAGTCAAATTATCGATGATGCTGTAAATGCAGCAGGCGAAAGTGTAGTAAGCCTGCAGGATATATCAGCACCGGCTATTCATAATGGCACAGAAGTAAATGCAGTTTATACTAACAGCTTAGAGAATATGCGTGAGCAAGTTGTTGATCAAATTGGACAGCAATCAAAAGTACTACCGCGTTGGATGCTTTCAAAGCAAGAAAATGGTGAAGTACTTGGGTTTACGCCAGCATGGGTAATTACGTACACTAAGCCAGAAAAGTCTAAGCTAATTCAATACAATATACAAGAGTTTTTCGGAACACAATTAAACTTAATTGATTTTGAAATAGATAGATACACATTAGATTCAAGAATGTCACAGAATTGGGACTTAGTTGAACAAAAATGGTTCCCGGCAGTATCAACAACGTTTGATAGAACAGCTGGCATTGAATTTGAAACAACATTTGATGGTGGTAGTTTACGATTTACTTCACCAATTGACTTGTACATAACAAGTGATAAGAACGACACGTATATTATGTTCCCACAAACGAAAATAATAAATAATGAACAATAAATACAGTAAATTAAGGAATTAAATTAAATGAGCACAATAAACACAGGCACAGATTTTATAGACCCAGGTTTCCCGCAAGCAGGACAAGATAACGACAGTCAAGGCTTCCGCGATAACTTTACAAACATTTTATCAAACTTTGCAACAGCAAAAGATGAAATATCTTCATTGCAAGCTGAAATTGCAACAGTGGCAATTCCAACTACAGTACCGGTTAGTTCAGCTGGGCAAGCGGGTGATAGAATTGGGATGATAGCAGCAGATGCGACTTATATGTACATGTGTATATCAGACTACGTAAACGGTGATCCAGGCATTTGGGTACGCTCTCCAGCTACTTGGTAACATTTCGGTAATGTTAAAAGGGCATTTCGCCCTTTTATTTTGACTTCTAGTTCTGTATCGTTTATAATTGTTATCTACTAAGGAATCATTATGAACGCTAAAGACCTATTACGACTCGCAACGATTTGTGAAATACCTGCAGAAATTCTAACAGACCAAACAGATAACGAATACGTACGATGCAACGGAAACGGGTATTGTGTGTACGAACCACTATTAAACGATGGGCAGTGTTTTAAATTACTTAGCAAGTTAATGATGATTGACAACTGGCAATTATTTGCAGATGAAGATGTAGACGAGTACTACATTTATCAATGGGATGACTCTGAGTTCGGCAAACATATATTAGCGGCATCCCGGAACTTAAACGAAGTTGTACTTGAAGCAGCACAAGATTACTTAGAAAGATGTACTTCATAATATGGAAATAATTGGTTGGATCGGCGGCTTACTATTAGCAATTTGCGGTGTGCCATTAGCATGGGAAGCATACAAGTCAGGACAGGTAGGACATAGTTTAACTTGGACATTCCTGAACTTATGGTTCTGGGGCGAAGTTGCTGTATTGATTTATGTTATTCCGCAACTACTATGGCCTCTTATTGCCAACTACGGCTTTAATGTTATATTAATCTTAATTATTGCGTACTACAAGAAATGGCCAAGGACAGTATAATGACGACCAGAGTAAGTGTAGAATTAATGGACGGAAAGTTAATAGAGTACTTAGACCCTGACGGCAAGTACGTATTAAATTTTTCGTGTGAATTAATTGAAGAAAAGATCGATGCACTTAATAAAATTATAGAAATAGACACAGTTGACATTGCGAAATTAAAACACGCTAACCACGAACTAATGAAACTGGTCAAACACGCAGCACATGACTTAACAATATATTCAAACATTCCGTTTGACTGTATAATAGATTATAAAAAAGAAGCAGAGCGATATGAAGCTAAAGGATAAGTACAATCTTTGGAAAGCGCGTAGAGCAGCGAAGAAATACAAACTTGACTTCAATCATAATTGTGTATTTGATCACCAGCTACAGAATTACAATCTGTGGGAACACGGACAACTCAAAACAAATAACATTGAAGTACCGATGGAGTCTGGTAAAATAGGATTGTACAAGGCAACGATTACATTAACGTGGCCTGGACACACAGGTCAGAAGAATTGGAAGTTTGAATTCCAAGGATATAAACACGATACACCAAAGGAGCAAGTATGGCGAAGACCAAGCACATAAAATTCTTCAGAGCAGCAATGATAGCATGGTCTATCATATGTATGATAGGCGGCATGTACATAATGGACTACGCATTTAGCCCAGAGTTTATTACTAGCGCGGAAGCTAGATGGTTTAGTCTACTCATGCCATTGTTCTTTATACTATGGTTTATGTCTATGTTCGTAGGACATTGGATTATTAAAAAGATACACGATTTTATATATAAGGAAAAGTAAAAATGGAATTAGAAAAGTACCAGGATTTTGTCTTTGACAAAACATCAACAACAAGTAAAGACTTAGATACCTATATCAGGCGTCTTGAAGAACTACAAGAAACAATGCCTAACGTTAACATTCCGTTAATGATTACAGCATCAGAAGGCCTCGCCGCAGAAGCTGGTGAGTTTATTGAAATTGTTAAGAAAATACAATGGCAAGGCAAAGAACTTAACGAAGCCAATCGATTCCACATGAAACGTGAATTAGGCGATGCAGCATTTTACCTAACTATGGCATGTGTTGCACTAGGATATAGCGTAGAAGAAGTTATTATTGAAAACGTTGAAAAGATAGATAAGCGTTATGTAAATGGCTTTACAGTAGACGAATCTGAAAACAGAAAAGCAGGCGACTTGTAATACAAGGATAATTAATAGTATGAAAGAAATGAAAGAATATTTCAAAGCGCAATTAGAAAACGAAGAACGTGACAATGACCTTCTTTACTACATGCTAAAAACGCCTAATAGTACCAACGGAATGAATCTTAAAGTTATGAAGATTAACGAATCTGAAATATCTGATTTAACTGATGTTGCATTTGAACGTATGCAGAATACTACTCCGATTTTCAGGAAAGTGTAATGGAACATCCAGGATTAAGTGTAAGAACAATTAAAGAAGATATGACTATTGAGCAAGTCCAAACGAAGATAAATGATCTTATGTCACGCTTGTCCTTTTCATACGGCATGGGGCAGCAAGAACTCGTGTATCAAATTGAAATGGCTCTTGAAACATACCAACGTGCGCATCACGAAATGATCGACGAAATGTTCAAAGGTAATAAGGGCATGGATGGTAAGATTGATATATCATGATTGAAGATGTTAAGCCAGACAATGCAGACATGATTTGTAGTGTAGTTGAAGCAGCACTAAAGAACTTAGAACGTGGAGTTGTTAAAGACTACAGAGAAAATTACAATTTAGATAGCGGCGCGTTCAGGCAAGAGTTCGGCACAGTTAAGATACAAATGGCAAGACGCATGGGGCATACAACCGCAGCAATAAGATTGTTATTTGCTAATGACGATGCTATACTATATGTTAGAAATGGCAGTGCAATGCGCGGTATTAGAGAGCATGTAGATAATTTATCAAAGCTATATGTAGTACGTGCAGACATGATGAAGCGTGTATTTATTGTAGGCGATAGAAGTACAGCCCGTAGAATTGAACCTGTGCAGAATCGCAGCATGGTTATTATAGATGGCGCTTCGACGATAACAGCACATGATAAAATTAACATAGTAGACACGTTTAAAAACGTAAGATTAGTAGTAGAACTACAATAGGGATTAAAATGGCAAGACTAAAAAACGAATATGATTTTATGGCAGGAATATACATCGGCAACGAGTTATTCTTTAATAGATTTAAAATGAACCTTGACTTGTACACTAACTCAGAGAACATGGGCGACCACACCATTGGCTTTGAGCGTATTAACTATTTCATACAAGACATTGTTCAGCGTAGTGTATTCATTACAGAAACTGACCAAGACGGTATTAATAAATTAGCAAATGCAGACATTCCACTGTTAACAGTTCCGGAGCCAGGTGCATACGATCAAGTCGTCCAAGCCGTTATTGTAACTAAGCTTAATGCAATACTTGAAGATGCATTAATTATTACAGAGTCTGAGATAATGAGCCACTTAGGCGGATTCGTTACATACGTGTTTGATGTTGCAGACGAAGACGACGAAGATGAAATACATGAGCTAGTTAACACAGAAGATCCGAAGAAGTGGTGGGCAAAGAAAGAACCAGACTACGTCAGTGGCACCACTGAAACTACCATGACATGGAAGGACTTGCAGTTACATTGGGTAGATGAAGAAGACGAAGACGAAGACTTAGAAATTGTATTCACTCCTGAATCGTTAAAGAAATCATTAACAGAAGAGAAAGAAGAAAGTACAATTATTAACATGAACGATTTTAATAAGAAAAAATGATTACTGATAAGTTCGGTCAAATGATTTACAACGAAGCTGAGATATTTGATATCTTAATGCACGATGTAAATAATGCCGATCCAGAATTCAAACCCGGTCCTTTTGTCGTTGCCGACGATGGGCAGACCATAGACGTAGACACTGCAAACACAGTCGCTGGGTACGAAGCGTTAGTAAAACAGTTAGATAACGATAATTTATCTGTAGAAGAATTTGACAAACAAAATCAAGTTGAGTGGCAAATGCCACAACAGTACAAAGATTTAGACATTGCGGCACATGTATTAAGCTTATGCAGTACTGATGCAGAGTTACAACGCTGTGGTGAAGAATTATTAATGTACATGGAACGTGACCTGTTTGATCTATTGCGCTATATGAAATACTTAGTAGACTTAATGGAATTAAATGGAGTTATTTGGGGCGTTGGACGTGGTTCTAGCGTGTCGAGTTACGTATTATATAAAATGAAAGTACACAGAATAGACTCAATGTTTTATAAACTTGACGTCAGTGAATTTTTACGATAAATATACGTATATAATAGGGAGAATACAAATGGCAGGAAATGTTTATAAAACAAGCCAAGGTAAAGAGTTAGATCTCGGCAAGCTAATGCTAAAGAACGAAGAAGTACGTGCAGTAGGTAACATGAATACTAATGCTCGTGGTGATGTTATTGATAGTAACAACAAGAAAGTTGTTGATCGCAATAAGCAAGTAAGTAAGAATTACAGAAAGCAAATTGGCACACAAGTTAAAGACATGCCAGTTGTTAACAGCAAGAAAGCAGCTCAGATAATTGCTGAAAAGTATGTAAACTCAACAACGGAAGTTACAGAAGTTACTGGATTAGACGATGATGTTACTATTGTAGACGTTACTCCGGTAGTTGAAAATATAACCGCAGAAGTCGATACTCCAGTCGTTGAAGATGTAACGGAAGTTGTTGCAGAAGCCAAAGGTGGGCTTGCAGAAGCTATTGCTAAGGCACGTGAAGTAAAACAAGAAACGGTTAAAACCCCGCAAGAAGAAGCGCGTAGCGTAGACGGTGTAAAGAAAATTTAATGGCATCAATTGACATATACGAAGCAAACGCACTAGAACCAATACGTGATCGCATTTTAGTACGTGACATGGTATTCGGTGATCGCCTAACCACCGGCGGCATCCTAATGATCGGTGACGATAGAAAGTCAGAAGGCATTCGCCCACGTTGGGCAGAAGTACACGCAGTAGGGCCAGAGCAGAAAGACATTGCAGTAGGCGAATGGATACTTGTAAGTCACGGTCGTTGGACACGTGGTATGAAGTACAACATCGCAGGTGAAGATCTAACAGTACGCATGGTAGACAACGCTGACATATTGTTAGTTAGTACAGAAGCAATGGAAGACGAAACTGTATCAGTTGCACTAACAGCACACTCAGACGCACATCGCATTGAAGGCTCGTTGCATAACGATGGAACAGATCGAGACGCAATAGCAAAGTAACCAAACCTTATAGACATCTTCGTTGTGTAATGTTATAATTACGCAACGGAGGGCTACATGTCAAAATACAGTAACTGGACAATAGGCGGCAAAATCGTAAGAGATGACGAACGCTATGTTGTTAAGGATAACACAGACTTAAAGAATTTAGTACTTAGCAGTACACGATTAAAACCTAATCAATCAACAGGTGGACACGCACACGAAGGGCAAGAAGAAATATACTTCTTTGCACTCGGCGACGGCACCATGCAATTAAACGACACTATGATAGAAGTAACAGCAGGCGATACTGTAATGGTTCCTGATGGCGCCTTCCATAGAGTGTTTAATAATGATGAGAATACTAGTATGTATTTCATTTGTGTGTTTAATGGAAAGCGAGAAGAATAATGAAAGAGCTATGGGTAGAAAAATACAGACCAAATACAGTAAACGGATATGTATTTCAGAACGAAGATCAGAAAGCAAAAATAAACAGTTGGATTGCTGAAAAGTCAATTCCGCACTTGCTATTCAGTGGTAGTGCAGGCGTAGGCAAAACTACATTAGCAAAAATATTAATTAATCAACTCGGCGTTGAAGAATACGATGTTAAGGAAATTAACGCAAGTCGAGACAACAGCGTGGATTACATTAGAAACACTGTTGAAGGTTTTGTCCAAACAATGCCATTTGGTGATTTTAAAGTTGTACTCTTAGATGAAGCAGATTACTTATCACCTAACGCTCAAGCAGTGCTACGTGGATTAATGGAGAAGTACGCAAGTACAGCCCGCTTTATCTTAACATGTAACTTTCCGTATAAGATTATAGGCCCGTTGCATTCACGCTGCCAAGGCTTCCATGTTGATAGAGTTGATCAAACAGAGTTTACAGCAAGAGCAGCAGAAGTGCTTATAACAGAAGGTGTAGAGTTTGATCTCGATACATTAGATAGCTATGTTACAGCTACGTACCCAGACTTGCGTAAATGCTTAAACAGCTTACAAGAAGGTAGTGTAGACTTAAAGCTTGCCTCTCCTGGTAGCAGCACTGGTGCAGGTGGTGGTGACGATTATAAGTTAGCGGTAGTTGATTTAATGAAGAAGCAACAGTACACTAAGGCTCGTGAGCTATTGTGCGCAAGTGTAAGGCCAGAAGAAATGGAAGGTGTGTACAGATGGATGTACGATTCGTTAGGCTTATGGGGTGACACTGATGAAAAGAAAGATGCTGCTATATTAGTAATACGCACAGGATTAGTTAACCATAGTTTTGTTGCTGATCCAGAAATTAATTTATCAGCAACACTTATTGAATTAGTGCAGAATGCGTAAAGACTTAAGTAATGGTACATTTTGTGTGCTGCCATTCATTGAGGAGTTTATTAGCCTGGATGGTAACAAGTATCTATGTTGCATGGGCGAAACTCATGCTCCGGTACGTGAAGGCTACCATGTAGAACAGCTTAAGGAAAAGATAGCAAACGGTGAACGTGTTGAGCAATGTACTGCATGTTACGATATTGAAGACAAGGGTGGCATTAGCCCCCGCTTCCGCGAAACTAAACGCTGGATGGTAGATCCAGATGTAAAGTTTTACATCAATAATTGGCAACCGTACGACACCGAACCTAAATACTTTTATGATATACGGTACGATAACAAATGTAATCTAGCGTGTATTACTTGTAAGCCTGATAACAGTTCGCTCTGGCAGAAGGAGTTAGGTATTCCGGTAGGTCACAGACAGATTGATATTAATTTGACAGAGATATTAAACTCCAAGAAAATTTATCTTGCAGGTGGTGAACCACTAATCATTGATGAGTTTATTACATTGTTAGGTGTAATAGCAGATTCGAAAGTACAACCAGAAGTAGTTATCAATACGAATTTAACCAGAGTCAATGATAGTATTAAAGCAGTACTTAATAGAATAACAAACTTGACATTAACCATTAGTGTTGATGCTTATGGTGACGTCAATGAGTACCACAGGTACCCGCTTAAGTGGAGTAAGTTTACAACTAACCTAGAATGGGCAAAGACATTAAATTGTACACTGATGTTTAATTCTGTAATCGATGCGGTATCTGTATTAAACATGCACGAGTTAATTGAACTTGAAGATGGTATTGATTTTTGGACGTTGTCATTTGTTATTGCACGTAAAAAGTTACAAGTTGAAAACATACCGCATCAATACAAAACGAATACAATTAACCAATTTGAAAAGATAAAACAATCAAAGTTCTACGTTGACGGAAGTGAGTTTAAAGCGAACGTAGATAGTACACTTAGGCAAATAATGCTAGAAGGTGAGCCTGAATTATTATCAGCATTTATACACGAACTAGATGAAAGAAGAAATATTAACCACAGGGATTATTTAGGAATACAATTATGCGATATTTTATAATTACGTACTACCAAACGCCAGACGGCAAATACAATGAAACAATGCATCTTGAAGATAAAATTAAGAACAGACATCTCCAGGAAGCATCCGTTATACTCGATTACAAGTTGCAGAAGATCGTTAAGTCACGCTTTACGCAAGACAAAGCAGGCATGAAGCCAGCTGCGGATTATGATACACTCAATGACTTTTACAAGAAGCACTACGAAACAACTATTAAAAGTTTAGAAGCAGAACATAGTCCAGAGAGCGCAGCAAGTTGATTACTAACTTGTTAATGGTGTTTACTGCATTTTGCTTAGTATCATTAAGAGCATTTCAGCAGCAAAATGTCCAGCATAGATTCTTTTATTGGGCGGCTGCCACTAGTTATGGATTAGCATTTGCAGATATTGCAATCGTGTTATTTGCTGTTCAGCACGGATGGGCAGCAGCAATGTACATTGGCACGGGCGGCGCCCTGGGCGTAACCTTCGCGATGTACTTCCATAGAAAGTACATCTGCAAAAATAAAAATTAAATATCGTTGTACATAGTTAACACAGATGCAATTATTCTGTGTCTTTGAATGTCCTTTGCTGTTAATTCACATGCTGTAATTCCAGAGACTGTATCGTCTAGTCGATCGCATAAGTCCATCAGACCATTGTCCTTCTTACGCTTATCTGTTTGTTCGATGTCGCCTGTTACTACAATTTTACTATTTTCACCTATACGTGTTAATAGCATTTTCATTTGACCTGGAGTTGCGTTCTGCATCTCGTCGCCAATTATCCAAGAGTCTTTAAACGTTCGACCTCGCATAAACGCTAGGGGTGAAATTTCCACTGTTTGGTTTTCTAGCATCTTCTGTATCTCAGGTGGTGTATAATATTCACGCATTACATCTAGTAATGGTCTAGTCCATGGCGCCATCTTTTCTTCTAATGTGCCTGGTAAGAAACCGTGTTTTTCGTCTTCTACTCCCACTGCTGGTCTTGTTAACACAATACGTTCACAAGTCCCTTGTCGCAAGCTCTTTATCGCTGCCTGCATCGCTAAGTAAGTTTTGCCTGTTCCGGCCGGACCGTACGCAATGACTATGTCTTGCTTGTCGTCCAATAAACCTACAATGTACTTTTCTTGGTTAATACTTTTTGGTACTAAATTAATGTCTCTTGTTTTTGCTTTTACTGCATCATTAAAATTTACTACACTTCCGCTTCTTTCTCTTTTCTTAGCTCTTTGCTTCTTTGACAAAATGTATTCTCCTTTTGTATAAATTATTTACTAATCCTACGCCGCGACCATTATATGCACATATTAATATTTACCGTTGTGGTAAATATCCGCTATTTTATTATACAAGCTCGTAATCAACTCTGCATAAATAACACTATGAATGAAGAACTGTTTACAAAAGACACCGATTATTGGAATGTTGCTGAGAATATAAAAGATATTTATATGAGTGACGGCAGCTTAACTACGTTATTAGACTACGAAGCAGTTCTAGACGAAGTTGACTTATATGCATTTAAGAACTGGATATTAGGCGAATTAGTCGAAGGTCCTGAAGTAACACGTTATTCAGTAGCTTGCACATTTTTATGGCCAGCACATTTAATGCCAGACCCACGTGGAGCTAAACGTTTACTACCGTTTGATTGCAAAATTAAATGGAAGAAGACTAAGATGAAAATTCCAATGAAAATCGAATCAAATGATGATTACAGAGATGAGATTAAAAAGCCAAAGCTTAAAGATGTTCCAGTTTGGTTAGTTGAGATAACAATGCCAAAAGACTTAATTGCAGACATACGTTCAGGTAGCATTGAATTAGAAGGACAAGAAATTGACCTAGAAGATTTAGATCTAAGTTACGAAGAGGACTTAGAGGATGATGCAGTAGTTGACAATGATGAAGAAGAAGTGGAAGCAGAAGCACAAGATCAGGAAGAGGCAGAAGATGACCCGTTCGCTTAAGGAAGGATTAGAATATAAAGATATGGTAGAGATGATTAAACCTACTGTATACGTTGATGAGTTTAAAAGTAAAGTAGGTGAAGATGATGCTTACATCGTATTAAGCTTCTATGTACACAACCAAGTTGTTGCAGAAGATTTAGTACAGTGGTTTGAAAGCGGATATGACTTTATTATAGATGCTGATCGCAGCCCAGGCGAAATTGAACCTAACCGTTACTTAGTGTTTGTTGAAATTAAACGACGTACACAAATTATAGAACAGCTCCGCGAAATGCTTGAAGACTTTGAAACTCTGACTGAATTTACTTTAAAAGATTGGACTGTTACGTTCGAAGAAGCTGATTACCCATTTGATGAAGAAGTACTTAAATCAGCGTTAATCCTTAGCCCACAAACTTATAGAGAAACGCACGAAATGGATCTAAATGAAATGCGAATCGCAGCAGGAATGCCAACTAAAGCAATTTACAAAAGTAAAGCTGATGATGTTAATGCAATGCGCGAACTAGCACAAATTCCTACACAACACGAAAAAACAACAGACGAAGATTTAAAGCGTATGCAACGCAACGCTCGTATTATCTAATCCATTCTGCGTACAAACGCACATTCTCGCCATCGGTATCTTCGGCACAGTTTACTTGTTTGAATCCATACCGTATAGCAAACTCATCTAACTTTTCAAATGTCCACGGATAGAAATCAATGTTATCGCATAACTCGCTATCGTGATCTGCAAGTCCTGGATTAAGTCTCCAAAATATTCGAGCAGATGGATTAAGTAATGAATTGACTTTTTCAATTTGATTTGCTATAATATCTTCAGAGCCAAAGTTAATAGAGCCCAGACATAATGCAACATCATATTTATTGTTTGGCGTGTAATCTTCGAGGGTTGTTACAATATCAGCACCAACATCAGTTGGATCGATGCCGACTAAATTTTGTATTTTGTCCTTAAATGGATTAGTACCGCACCCAACATCAATTACGGATTGGGTCGATAGAATTTTATCTAAGATTGAATACCCGCTGTAGATGTACTGCGAAATAGCCGAGTCCCAGTGTTCGGAAAAATAATTATTAAGAAATGTTTGGTTGTGCATCAATATATTTATAAGCAGACGGCAGGCTATGTAAATAACGAAAAGGAAATAGAAACATGAATGAATTACCGAATAAAATATTTTTTACAGGTGCACCCGGAAGTAAGTGGAGCGGAATCTCACAATTGCTTGAAATAATGGATGGGGTCAATACAACTGACAGGAGCCCAGAGCGCGAATACTACGACGATGGTTTCAATAACGGTGATGTACGACATGCCGGCGCATACTTCGGTCCAGGGATGGAACACGATGCTATTCCAGAAGAAGTGCATACACTGTACACAGATCCAGACGCAGGCTGCATGTTAGCAAAAAGCCATCATTGGGCGTACATGTTAGATAGCATCAAACAGTATCATTGCGACGACGGATGGATAATGTTAGTATACAGACCAGACATGGTAAGTTTCGCATGGTGGCTAATGGTAGGCGGATTTAAGGAAATCACGTATCCTGATTATTCATGGTACGGTACAACTGAGCGAATGTTCTACGAAATACAAGTCCAAAATAACGCAATGCTGAAATTCGCTTACGAAAATAAGTTAGTGTGGGAATCATTCACAGTAGAATGGTGTGAAAAAATGTTCGGTGCAGTGCCCGATGATGTAATGCCAATATGGGACGATGTACTAGTAACAATGTACAAACCATGAAAGACGATAAAGCAACAACAGTAATTAAATGGGCATCAGCTATTATTATATTAATAGCAATGGTGTTTCATGTGTTAGGAATTACGCCGTGGAACAGTTACTTGCAGTTATTAGGTGCAAGTGGTTGGGTTTACGTAGCACTAAAATGGGACGAAAAGTCTTTACTATTGAACTTCTTACCACAATTTTTTATTATTATACCAGGACTATTTTACTTATGGCTAAAATAATAGCATTCGGCGACAGCTTTACATGGGGCAGTGACATGGCAGACACTATGCGTATATGGGAATACCAAGCAAAACCCGAAGCATGGAAGAAGCAAAATAGCTTCGACAGTACCTACTCACGAAGCACTTGGCAATCGTTATTTGCAAAAGATAACAACATGGATTACATGTGTTTAGCAGAACAAGGGTGCAGCAATCAGTCAATGGTACGTAAGTTTTTTGAGAATGTGCATCTAATAGGAAAAGGCGACACAGTTATAATAAGTTTTACATGGCGTGACCGTTACGACTTTTATAATGACTTAGAACGTAACTGGGAAACAATTAGGCCAAGCGGAACAGAGGATAGCCAGTACTACGAACTGTACTACAAAAACATACATAGCACAATGTGGGATCAAGTTGAATCACTTAAAGCCATTAACTTAATATTAGACTACATGCAGTTACGTAATATAGATTTTATTGCAACGTGTATAGATGAAAAAATCTATCACGACGAGCACTATAACACACCGCTAGTAAATGTTCTTAAGGAACAGTACGAAGAACGCATGTGGTGGTTCGACGACTTAGGCTTGCATGAGTGGAGTAAACAAAACAATTTTGAGATTAGCCCTATGTGGCATCCGTTGGAAGATGCACACAAGGCAGCGTACAAATACTTGAAAGATAATTACATTAGCATCAGTGCATGACATACTTATTAGCCTTATTCCTGGGCACATTTTACGGACTTGTTGTTGGCATAATCCCGGCAGCAGGCGCAACGACAGGTCTTGTCGCGCTATTTCCGTTTATTGCTATATTGCAAGCAGTTGATCCTTATCTCGCTGTAGTCTTTATTATGTCTGTTGTCGCAGCAAGTACAACAGGCGACACCTTTGCTAGTATACTTTTAGGTATACCAGGGGCTAATAGCAGCGCAGCAACAATGGTGGACGGCTTCCCTCTTGCTCAGCAAGGTAAGGCAAGTTATGCATTATCAGCAGCTATTACAACGTCAACTGTTAATGGATTAATATTTGGTGCAGCAACATTCTTACTCTTACCTTATTATAAAGATTTTTTATTACTGCCAGCACACTTAGGTGGCGTTGGCCAAGCAGAACTATTTGCGTTTTGTATAATGGCATTTGTCACTGTTAGTTTTGTATCTAATAAATTTTGGGTACGTTCACTTATAGCACTATCCTTAGGTATATTCTTTAGCCTAGTAGGCACAGATCCAATGACAGCAGCTCCACGCTTTACGATGGGCTGGGAATTTTTAGAAGGTGACGCAGGCCACGGTATTCCAATGATACCACTTATGGCAGGTATATTTGCTATGCCCGAACTTATCCTTGCGTTACAAAAAGATTCTAAACTTAGTGTCTACGCAACAGACAATTATAAACAAGTTAAAGATGGTATTAAAATATCTTTTAAAGAATGGAAACTGTCGCTTAAGGGAGGACTGATAGGAAGTGTAGTTGGCTTCTTGCCTGGTCTCAGCGGTGGCATAAGTGACTGGTTAAGTTACGGAGCAACAGTAGCATCCAACCCGAAAGAGGAATTTGGTAACGGTAACATTAAAGGTGTTATAGGACCAGAAGGTAGCAACAACGCACAGAAAGCAACAAGCATGATACCTACAGTACTTTTTGGAATACCAGGTGCACCATTTGCAGCCGTGGTTGTAGGATTGTTTGGTGCCATCGGATTTGAACTTACGCTAGACAGTGAAAGTGTACTTGCAGACTCAAACTTCTTTAATGCCTTGAGTATAGGATTCTTAGCAGCTACATTATTAACAGGTATAATTTGCTTAGTTTTGATTAAGTATATTTCGAGGATCACCTATGTACCCTATAAATACTACTTTCCCATTATACTATCTTTAATAGTTTGGGCAACTTACACGTCAGGATTCGCGACTTATGGCGTAGAAAATGTTATACTGTTAGTGTTTTTTACAGTGCTAGGATTGCAATTAAAGAAGTACAGATTTAGCAGACCCGCGCTAATGATAGGATTTATATTAGGGTACAGAATTGAGGAACTTGCACTACAAACATTTCAATTGTTTAATGTTGCAGGCTATCCGTTAATTAAATTAAAAGAATTATTCGGATACAATGTAGGACAAGGACAAATCAACGCAGCTTTATTGCCAGGTAAAGATTTGTTACAGCATCCTACATTTATAGCTATTGTTCTATTAACCGTACTTGTACTAGTATGGGGATATAAGAATAAAAGTAAGATTGATTACGCATAGGATTAAAATATGGAAGACACATTATTGCCAGAAGGTCACATTGTAAACGATGAAGACTTACAGTACTTTAGAAATAAACTATTAGAAGGATTACGAAAAGGCCGCTCGGCAGCATCATTAAAGAAAACGTTCAATCAACTCGAAGCGTATGAAGATGCTATTGTAATCTACAGACTAACACAAGGAAAAAGAGAAGAATGAAATTAACACAAATTATATTAGTGGGTGCGATCATAGGATTGATGGCAGCTATTTCACCACTAAAGGCAGACGTAACATTAATGGTGCCACAAAAACCAGGCAAAGGTACAAGTCAATGGGCAGGAATTATTGCTAAAGAATTAGCAAAGACAGATGCACTTAAGGGAGAGAACATTATTATCTCTTATAACCCAGGCGCACGTGATCAAGCAGGCTTTAATAAGTTTCATAAAACAGAACGTTTTAAAGACAACACTATAATGGTATCACATGGTGGTAACGGTATTAGTTACGTACAAGAAAATGTAAAGTACGATTACACTAAGTATGATTCTATTTGCCATCAGAACTTAAACATTATTGTAGCAAAGCACGTTGGTGTCAATGAAGACAATGGATTTAGTTTTTCAGCAGGAAGCGGCATGGTACCAGAAGGTTTATCAATTGCAATGATGATTGGCGGCCCTAATAGAACAGTTGATGAGTACATTGCTATTTTTAACGACAAGGTGACATGGGTAAATGGCAAGGGCAGACGTTTAGCATTTGCTAAGAAAGAGTTACTAGGCACACGTGAAAATCCAGCAGCATACAAATCTAAGGTACTTCCTTTAATTAAAGAAGGTAAGGTTGAGACTTGGTTCCATCACGGCGTACTTGATTTAGCTACAGGCAAGCCCGGCGATGACATTAACTATCCAGGATTGCGTTTTGAAGAAGTATTTAAAGCTAAGTGGGGCATGGAACCATTCGGTGACTTATACGATGCTTACACGATGATTCATACATGGCGTGATAGTATTCAAAAAGCACTATGGGTTAACAAAGGAAATCCTAATACAGAAAAGTTCCGTTTAGCGTGTACGCAAATGTCACAGAATCCAGAATCGATTGCTATACTTGAAAAGAAGATTGGCAAGTACGATTGGGTTATCGGCGAAGACGGTAACAAGACTGTTAGTATCTTAAAAGGTATGACAACAGCACCAGCACTTAAGGCACTTGTTAAATTCAACAAAGAAGCACTTGGATTAGCATCAGTTTACAAACCTGAGCTAGTATCTAAGTAATGAGTGACCCGTATGTTACATTAGGTGTCACCCGTGACACTCCGCTGCCAGACATTAAAAAAGCATACAAAAAACTTGCTATGAAACATCACCCGGACCGCAACGATGGCAAGGATGAAAAGTTCAAGGAAGTGCAAGCAGCGTACGACCAAGTTAAAGACGGGCCACCCGCTCCGGATGTCAACGAGTACAAGTTTACTTCAGCATCCGACTTCAGTGATTTCTTTAAAAGACACCAGCAACAACAAAGGCAACAGTTTTATAGAGTTAATATTAATATTACATTGTCCGACGCAATAAACGGTGGCACTAAGTACATAGAACTAACTATCAATGGACAAAACAAATCATTCGAAATTGACATACCGCCTGGTACACGTCATGGCGAAACTGTTAGGTATCCTAACCTTGCAGAAGGACGTGATATAATAATATCGTACTTGATTCTGCCCGACTCTGAGTGGGAAGTAAGTGAGATGAATCTTATTAAATCTGTTAAGGTTAATATATGGGATTTAATTTTAGGCACGGAAGTTGACGTTACTACAATAGATAAAAAGACTATACGCTTAAAGGTTCCAAAGGGCACACAACCAGGCACTTACCTAAGAGTGAAAGGTAAAGGTATGCGTACTAGACAGAATATGTTAGCCGTAGGTGATATGCTAGTTCACATCGAAGCAATAATACCAGATAACATTCCGGAGGACATAATAAATATTATTAAGCAACACCACAAGTGAAGCTAAATAATTTTATGTTAAAAATAATTGAAAAACCACAAAAAACACCAGCACAAGACGTAGATTACACTACGCCAACAACCGTACAAAAACTTGGCATCGAAATGCTCATTGCATTGAACCTAACCACTAAGGATGTTATTACAGCACCTGAAGTGAACGTAGATTCAAAGATACTTGTAACCAAAATAAAGCCACATTTCTTCTTTAATCCGGCTATTTTGGATTCAAAACAGTCGACAACCGATTCAAAAGATAGTATAATACATATAAGTTATCAAAACTATCTCGGGAAAGATAAGAAGATTGAGATCAATGATGCAGACGGAGCAATCCGGACAGCTATAGAGTACTTACATAACGGTACAGTAGTTAAAAAGGTTGCTAAAAAGAAAGCAAAGAAGAAGGCAAAATAATGCAAATTAATCCAGAGATTGAACAAATTACAGACTATGCTATTAACTTAGCAAAGAAGAAAGGACACGAGTACGTACTTGTGGAACACTTATTAGAAGCACTTTTAAGTTATCAGCCATTTTATAATTGCTTAAAAGGCTATGGCGTTGAAATTGATGACATGATCAATGATGTAGACGAGTACTTAGATAGTTTACTTACTACACCACTTCCGCCAAACACACAACCAAAGCGTACAAACACATTAGAACGTGTATTTAATAGAGCAGTAACACAGGTACTGTTCAGCAACCGACGTTATGTTACTACAGTTGATTTGTTTTTAAGTATCACAGGCGAAGCAAATAGCCACGCAAATTATTTTATACTTAAGTACGGCATTGATGATAGGGATTCATTTGCTGATTACTGGAATGAACATTACAGTGATGGTAATGTAGTATTAACACCAACACAGTCTGAAGAGTTACTTGAAGAACATTGTATTAACTTAAGCAGACAAGCAGAAGACGGTGACTTAGAACCACTTATCGGCCGCGGCGAAGAAATTAAAAGCACCATTGAAATACTTGCTAAGAAGTTTAAGTCTAACGTACTAATGATTGGCGACCCAGGTGTAGGTAAAACTGCAATCGTAGAAGGACTTGCACAAAAGATCCTTGCTAACGATGTACCTGAGTTCTTAAAAGATCACACTGTATGGAGCTTAGAGATTGGCAGCATGTTAGCTGGCAGTAAGTACCGTGGTGACTTTGAAGAGAAGTTCCAAAAGATTATTACAGCACTTGAAGCAAGTGGCAAGGCAGTACTGTTTATTGATGAAGCACATACTATGAAAGGTGCTGGTGCAACTACAGGCGGCAGTTTAGACTTTGCAAACATGTTGAAGCCAGCTATCACACGTGGTAAGATTAAAGTTATTGCAAACACTACTTGGGACGAGTACTACGAATCCTTTGAGAAAGATAAGGCACTTATGCGCCGCTTCTTTAACTTAACAGTAGACGAGCCAGATTACGATAGCACTATTAAAATTATTACTGGTGTTGCTAAACGTTTGTCTGAGTTCCATAGTGTTACTATTACAGCAGATGCTATTAAGTCAGCAGTTGATTTAAGCACACGTTACATTCATGACAGAAAGAATCCGGATAAGTCAATTGACATTATTGATGCGGCATGTGCAAGAGAACGTGCGATAGATAATAAGTCAGCTATCATTAACGAAGAAAAAGTACTAGCTCAAGTTAGCAAGATGGCAAGCGTTCCAGTTGAAAGACTAGGTAACGAACAAAGCGCAAACTTAATGTCACTAAAGAGTAACATAGATGACAAATTGTACGGTCAGGAAGAAGCCGTCGAGCAAGTACTCGAGAAGATCTATGTTAACTTTAGTGGGTTAGGTTCAGCAACTAAGCCGGTAGCTAGTTTCTTATTCTTAGGACCAACTGGTACAGGTAAAACAGAACTTGCTAAATTATTAAGCTCGAACTTAGACATGAAATTGTTACGTTACGATATGTCCGAGTACCAAGAGAAACATTCGCTTAGTACATTAATCGGTGCACCTCCGGGTTACGTTGGATTTGAAGATGGATCACAAGGTGGCGGTAAACTTATTAGTGATGTAAGTAAACATCCTTACTCAGTTGTATTGTTTGATGAAATTGAAAAAGCACACCAAGATATTAGTTCAGTGTTATTACAAATACTTGATGAAGGTAAAATTACAAGTGCAGGTGGTAAAGAAGTTAACCTTACTAACTGTATTATTATACTTACTTCAAACTTGGGTGCATCGGCTAACGAGCAGAACAACATTGGCTTTGGCAAATCACTAGAACGTACAGGCGAAGAAGATAAAGCTACTAAAGAATTCTTCAAGCCAGAATTACGTAACAGACTTGATGGTATTGTTAAGTTCCAGAAGCTTGAAGATATTAACATTAAGAAAATTGTGGTTAAGTTCATTAACGTACTTAAGGAAAGTTTAAAAGCTAAGAAGATTGTATTGAACATAACAGAAGCAGCGGTACAACATATTGCTGAAGCTGGTTACGATTCAAGCTTAGGTGCAAGACCAATCGACAGAAAGATTAACGAGATTATTAAAACTCCGTTAAGTAAAAAGATTTTATTCGATGGGTTAACAGATTGTACTGTTAGAGTAGATTACGAAGGTGATAAAATTACGTTTACTACTAGTCAATTGTTACCACCTCCAATGTTGCCTGCGAAAACACCTGCAGGGCATACAGACGACGAAGGGTACGTAGTACTTGACCAATTTAAACCTAAAGCTTAAGAGTACTGATAAGTTATTCTTTAACAAGTACAAGTACAGTGTAAGATTAAGTGTGCCAGGCTCCTCGGTTATACGCGGGGCCAAGCACCGTCCGGTGTCACATGAGAGAATATGTACGCGGGCTGAAAAATATCACATACACAACCGTGCTCCTGAGGGATTAGCACTATTGCTTGATAACTTATGCAACTTACATGATTACATAGTGCAGAGTGAAGATATGCGATTTGCTGCATCTCGTAATACAACAATAGCGTACACAAATAACATAGATACTATTCATGAGTTACTAGCTTTTGATAAAACTGGTGTTATTACAGAAGCTAGTGTTACATGCGAGCCAGGAACAATATACAGGAAAAACTCAGAGTACAAGTACCGCATTCCATTTAGGCATGTTAAATGTGGAAAGGATGTGCGTGAGAATATTGCTAAATTTTTAACGTCGTATGACGCTGATGTACGCTCGAGCGGGTCTTTGCTAAGATGGGCATTTGGTAAATATTGGTGGCAGCATACAGAAACACATTTTTTCATTGATGTTAATGATGCAAAGATGCAGGTGGTACTAGATTTAATGGCCCCGGGCGTAACAAGTAAAATATACACGATAATTAGTGATAAATAACAATATGAAAACTTTATCTTACAATTTAATACCAGCAACAACATTCGGAACAGCCGTAGGTAACTACGATGGATTAGCAGCAACATTCAGCGGTGTTCCAGTAAAAGCATCGGCTTATTACTCTAAGGCAAAAGACACACAGACAGCGTCATGGTACTTAACTAATTTCAATGCTAAGTTGCTAATTGAAGCAACGTTAGATGCAGATCCAGATACAACTAATTACTCAGCTATTGCAACAGTAGATGGCACAGTGACACCAGTAACAATAAATGACTTCATTAATCTTAAAGGAAAATATACTTGGATTAGAGCTACAGTGACTGACTTCACAGCAGGTTCTATCCAGAAGGTTTCTTTAGGCCACTAAGTGTGCAATTTTAACGAACTGTATACAGACTTAGTAAAACTATATCAAACAAATGAGGATGCGTTTCACGAAAAACGTATCGAAATCCTCGAACAAAAAATACAAGACATGTGTGTAACTGAGTGCGGAGCAGAACGCTGTCGCAAAGCAGTATGGCGCATGGACAGAGAGTTGCAAAAGTACAAAGATCCTATTGTACGTTTTAATGCACTTGTTGAAATGTTCTACAGTGAGCTTGATCGCTTTAATGATTTAGACACAACACAAGAAGCCGAAGTAATACCATTCGAACCGAATAAATAGTACTATGAAAACAATAGTAATTTATGGTGGACGATTCCAACCAATGCATAAAGGCCACAAAGCTTCTTACGATGCACTTGTAAGTAAGTTCGGCAATGGTGCGGTGTATGTAGCATCTGCGGATAAACCAACAGGTCCTAAAGATCCATTTGCTTGGAAAGAGAAACAAAAAATTGCTAAGATGATGGGCATTCCAGTAGACAAATTCATCGCACCTAAAAGTGTTTACAATAAAGACTTAATACAAGCAGTACTTCCATTCAATGAAAAGAACACTGTTCTAATTGTAGCACTAAGCAGAAAAGATGGTGACCGTTTAATCGGTAAAACTAAAGATGCAGAAGGTTTTGCACTTAAGAAAGACGGTAGTAGAGCAGCTATACAATGGTTAACAGACAACCCACAACCGGTAGCTAATGGCCATATATACGTAGAAGTAACTCCGACAGTTGAATTTACAATAGCAGGACAAGCTATTACAGGTGCAACAGAGATACGCGATATGTATGCAAATGCAAGCGATGAACAGCGTACACAAATATTAGCAGATATGTACGATAAGAAACCAACTGCAACTCTTAAAAAATTGTTTGACAAACGCTTAGGCGTTGTACAAACTGAATCACTAATCCGCGAATTTAACGAATTCATAAACAACTTCCGACTATAACATTTCTGTACAGTGTCTAGTTAGGCATAAATACAGATATGAATTTAGAAGAACTTGACAAGTTTCAAATAACAAAAGCAATTAATTTCAATAATGATCTTAATCCGCAACTCTTCGTAGATGAAGTGATGCGTCCTGAGGTTCATCAGTCCTTGATTGGTATAGCTGATCATTTTCGTGAATTTCTCGGCGTTGAACTTACGTCTTTAGTTGATATTACTTTAAGCGGGTCTAATGCAGCATATAGTTACACGCCTCACTCAGACGTTGACTTGCATTTAATCGTTGACTTCTCTCAACTACCAGACAACGAAGTATACAGAGAGTTATTTGATTCTAAAAAGTACCAATATAATGATCAGCACGATATTAAGATCAAGGGGTACGATGTTGAACTGTATGTACAAGATGCAGCGCAACCGCATGTGAGCTTAGGAAACTATAGTGTTTTCAATAACGAATGGAACCGTTTTCCAACTAAGCAACGTGCAAACGTAGATGAAGAAGCAAGTTACTTCAAATACAATAAGTTAAAGCAACTTGCAATTAGAGCACTCGCAACCGACAATAGACAATACCTTGATGATGTGCTTGACATTGTAAAACGTTATAGAAAAGCAGGACTAAGTGAGAACGGTGAGTTTGGTCCAGAGAACTTAGCATTTAAGATGTTACGTAAAGATGGATACTTTGATAAGCTATGGGATAAGAGACGCAGCTTTGAAGATGAACATTTAAGTTTAGAACACGTGAACGACGAAGTAGATACAGACTTAGAGCAAGAGCTCGCAGCAGACTTTAACAACTACGGTGAAAGTGGTCGCACAGCAGAAGATATCATAAAAGAATTATACAGCGGTGCAGATACACTGTTTGATGATTACGACTACGATTCATTGCACGAACAAGCATCTGATATAGCAACAATGGAAGCAGCGTACAGCGGCAACTTAGGTGCTATGGAAGTAATGAAATTTTACAAAGAAGCTAACCAAGGACTTATAGATCAATTTAGAAACTTGTTAGCATTACGCAAGCATAAAGAAGCTTGGGAAATGATACAAAGGTTTACTGGTGTTGACTTAGTCGGTGATGAATTCCACGAAGGCGAAATGCTTGACGAAGACAGAGCACAGCACGTAGCAGATCAATTAAATGATAAGTTAATTGCACGTTACGAAGAAGAAACTGGTAATACACATACTGAAGTTACCGCATTAGAAATAATCAATAAGCTCGCAGTAGCAAGCACAAAAGCAATACAGTGGTTAGCAAATCGATACATAGCTGGCGAGTACAAGCTAGAAGATATCGGACAAATTAAACAAGAGCTAATGAAGTTCGCAAAAGTTAAATCAAAACTACCACCAGAGCACAGAGACTTAAACAGATTATCGTTGGATGATTTATACAATGTGCTGGAACCGTTTGAAGAAAAAGATACAGTATCAAATAGAGAAGCTGACCGCAGAGAAAAGAAAGCGTTCCTGGATAGCTCCGCAGCTGAATTAATGTACAAGGATAAAGATGTTGAGATAGTAGTACCAGCTACTGAAGAAGCAAGTTGTTTCTTTGGTAAAGGCACTAAGTGGTGTACAGCAGCAAGCTACGGCGGCGACAATTATTTTGAGCATTATCATCAACAAGGTCCGCTTTGGATTATACAAACCAAAAAGCTAGGTAAGTTCCAATTCCATTTCCAAAGCAACTCGTACATGAACGCACGAGATCAAGAGTTAACGCCAGAAGAAATGAAAGAGCTAGTAGACACCTATCCTCAGATAAAGAAAGTACTCAATAAGTACGCAACACGACACGGCATGGTTCCATTGATGGACAATCCATCAGACTCCGAGTTGTATGATGCTGTACACACAAGTCCGTGGAATTTAAAGTACATAGACAATCCATCTAAAGAATTGCAGTCTGTTGTATTGAGAGATGGCGGCTTGCAGAACATTAAATACATTAAAAACCCAGATCCAGAGATACAACTTAAAGCAATCCAGCTAGGTAGCGAAGTTAGTGTTGGTGTTGCCTTTGTGTTTAATAATATCAATAACCCAACTGACGAAGTCAAGGTTATAGCATTTGCCAATGAACCTGATTTAATAAAGGATTTTGCAGATATTGATCCGGGCATTTTAGAAAAAGTAATTAAACTATCAAAACTTAAACTTAGCAAATACCCACGTCCTAAGGAATTTATTAGACCAGGGCAAGCTACGTTCGATGTAGTAGATGACGAAGGTGAATTCCTCACACGTTGGAATGATAAAGGCGTCAATGAAGGTGTAGGCATTATAGTTAAAGGTGTTAACACGACAGCAGACGTTGATGAGAACAGTACTAAACGTGAAGCAGCCAAGTTAGGCCTTACAGTAGATAAAGGTGGCATTCCCCCTTTACTTAAATCAAACGGTAGTTACAAGACAGTATCAAACATAATGGAAGGTGCATTATTTGAACTGGATATGACACCGGGTGGCCTCCGAAAACAAGTAAACAAAATAGTACAAACAGCCCGTCCGGTTATAGGATTAGAGTTTGAAGTATGCGTAGCATCCGATGATGACAGTAACCCTAAGGTGACAGATGAAACATCTTTAAGAGACTTACAAGACTACTTCGACAACAGCGACGATGATGAAGTCTGGGTAGAAATGGAACAAGAGCACATGGAATGGATTAGTGCCGAGAAAGAGCCTGAATGGGTTGAGGATCAATTAAAACATATTATTAATGTACCGTATTATAACGATGATGAAAAGGTTGAAGCTATGGTTAACATGACGACGACAGGTGACATGGACGACATTATAATTAGAATTACAGGCGACGATGATGACATTGAACTTACTGAAGAAATGGCAAAATTAGTTATATCTAAATCACAGGAAGCGTATAAAGAAATAGGAGCGGTTGGTAGTTGGCCAACGCCACAAATAGGTACAAACCCGTACCTATCATTGTACTATGAAATATTTATAGAAGATGCAGATGAAGCAGTACAGCCTCTAAGAGAGTTAGTACAAGCAGACTTCTGGGAAAGCGCATACCCGGATGATTCAGCATATAGTTTAGGTAGTTGGTTCATTAAAGACACTATTAGATCTTTTAAAGAAATTGGTAGAGAGTACGATGGCAGATTATACAGTGAGCATAGTTTCTTTACTGGTGATTATAGCAATGGAAGCTTCGACGAAGAAGCAGCGCATAATATGGCTAGTAAAATGGAACAACAATTAGGGCACACTGTTGAAGTACGTACCGTTGAAGAAAACGAAGGCGAACCTGGAGATGATGCTGATGATTTAGCAGTAGCATCAGAAGATTGGATAATAATGCCAGACAGTTCTGTTAAGCCTAACGACGATGATGATGCAGGCATGGAAATTATTATGCCTCCTACAGAATACGAAGAAGGTATCGCTGACGTAGAAGATATAGTGCAGTTCCTTAAACAAAATGGCGGGTACGCAAATGAGTCTACAGGCTTACATGTTAACGTAAGCATGAAGAACATAGATCACAGTAAACTAGATTACGCTAAGTTAGTATTAATGGTCGGCGATAATAAAGTCGCAAGAGAGTTTGGTCGTGAGTACAGCGAATTTGCTGTAAACTCACTGGCTAAGTTAACTGACTTCATTGATAGCACACAAGGTTATGAAAAAGATCGCCCTGCAAAAGCTAAAGGCTATGCAGACATGATGGGTAAGATGAAAAACAACTTAAGTCACAGCTTAATGAGTTCATTTGAGAACGTTGATTTTGGTAAGTTCAGTTCAGTAGGCATTAAAGCTGATAGAATAGAGTTTCGAGCAGCCGGCGGTGCAGATTATATACACGATATAGAAGCTATTACCCATTCGATTAACAGATTTGTTGTTGCGTATGCAGTGGCAGCAGATCCAGAAGCACATAAGAAAGAATACGCTAAGAAGCTTTATAAGATGGCAACTAACTTGCCAACACATAAACGAGCAAATGATAAAACAGCAATGACATTGTTTGCAGCATTTAACGCAGGTATGATTACTAAAGATCAACTTATAGTAAACTTAAAGAAAGCTGCGGCAAAACGTGCAGAAGCAAGAGCGGCAGCAGAAGCAGGTGAAGCAGTCGACACTGGAAAGCCAGGCGAGGTACAAATACCTAGTCCTAAGAACGAACGCGAGGCAATAGAAATGTTAGCAGACAGACATGCTATACTTGATATGCAATGTGAAATGCGTTGGATGGAAGCAATGGAAATCGAAATGGGCAGAACAGGAGCCCCGAAGAGTGCAGCGAGAGCGGCATTTAAAAATTTATACATGGATATAGGACATTACGTATGAAAGCAACAGAATTTTTAATAGAAGCAACACCAGGGCTGGAATCAGTGGGTGTTCCGAAGAAGCTTGCTGCGAGAGTTGCTAAAGAGTACACTATCGGGCATAAAGACACGCCAAAAGAAGTTACAAAGCTTAACATGAAAGATATGGAACACGGTATAATTTTCCGTGTTAACAACGATGGGACAGCTTATGCAATACGTAAAGGTAAGTGGGGCGGTTCCGGCTGGACAGTTTGGACATACGATCCAAAGACCGACAAGGTTAAAGAAAGCACTGAACAAAAATTCTCCGATGCTAAGAAACGATTTGGTGCTAAAAAAGGCAACGGAAAGTTTTACTTCCTTAATACATTCCATGAGTACAGAGGCGACAAACCAGCAAGTGATGTCGCAAGTGTCAGGGACAGAGAAGAAGTTGGTGTTGTCAGTGATTATGATATTTACGAGTACATGGATAAAACATTCTTACCAAAAATACAAGACAAGTTAAATAAAATGGCAGATGCTATTTACGCAGGCTTACGTGAAATACCACGAGGCTATGACAAGTACGGACGCAACCCATCGTTTACACGTGGTACGCAAAGTGCAAGGGAACTAGCACTTGAAGCAGCAGAAACAATCGAAGAAGTTGCTGAAGAAGGATTTAACAGAAAAACAATGGATAGATTCTTAAACACGTACGGTACATTGCATCACGGTTGGGCAAGTGTTCCTAACAATGCACGTGAACTTGAACGATTACTTAAAGAAGAGCCTGCGGCAAGAGCCAAACTAGCTAAAGCATTATTAGAGTACGGTAGAGAGTATTACGACGAAGTACAAGAGCTTAAAATGGATATACTTAAAAACGCAATGAATGACGCTGCCGGAAAATAATGAAACTAATTGAAGCAAGAGGCAATAGTGTAATTTTAGTTGATTTTCAACCAGCATACGACTCTGATCAGTTCGGATACAGAGATGCAATTGAACGATGTATGCATTACTTAAACGAAAAGAACCCTAACATTACAGCATTCTTCAATGGCGAAGATGTAGGTATAGAAGATACAGCGTACGAAGTTGCAGAACATTTTGTAGAGTACGGGTTAGATGAAGATATAGCACAAAGCATTACGTACAAAGAAAAGAGTTATGCATGGTTACGTGGCTGGATGGATCAAGGTGTTGATAACAGTACTATTATAAGAGTAGTGCGTTATATGGTTATGAACGATATGAACGACAGCAGAGATATAATCGAACAACAAGAAAACGGAGTAGAAATATTCCAGAAGCTTGTCGGAGACGACGGTGGCTCTTGGATGTACGATGATGGAATTTACCTCCCTGAAATTAGCATAGGTGATTTAAAAGCACTTAGTGGATCATTGCTAGGTGGTGGTGGGCAGCACGAATGCTTAAAAGAAATGCAGTTATTAATGAATGCATTTAACATTAAGTACAAAATGGTCGGAGATTGGATATACGGATAAATACTGCTATGGAGCAGTTTATTAAAGTTAATTTTGAAGTACGTTGTGATTGGGAAGGATTTCCACCAGACTACAGAGTGTACGTAAACGACGAAATGTTTGCAGAGCGTACATTTAAATGGCGCAACGATACATTTATTAAAGAAGTATTACAGATAGAAGCGGTGCCAGGGATATATACAATACGGGTTGACCAGCTATCTCCATTTACTGGCACATTTGATATAAGCGCACCAACAGTATTAATTGGTAACGCAGAAGTACTAGATAACAATAGGTTTGAGATTTATGAGAGCAAGTGATTTTTTAATAGAAGGCATAGAGTACACAGTTAAGGGCGATTGGATAGAAGATATGCGATCAATGGGAGCCGTGGAATTTGTCAATGAGAAAGAATTTAACACAGATTTAATTTACGCAGTAGACGCAGGTGGCACCAGACTTAAAGGTACATGGAGCGATTACAAAGGTGTTGGTACAGCGTACAAAGGTGGTAAAGGTGACGGACTCAGGTTTGAAAAATCCAGACGTAAGTTCCAGCAAGCTAACCTAAATGAAACAACTACAGCAGGGTGTGTTGCAACAGTAGCAACAGGCATGGGGTCTACATTAACTCGCAATGCATCAATTTATGGCAACCCTGCAAAAAAGAAGAAGAAGAAGAAAAAATCCGGTAAATATAAGAATAGCAAGGATTTAGACTAATGATAGACGACAACATGACAAACATACTTAAGAATTTTGCAGGCGCAGGACAAGAGAATCCTGTTATTATCAACGCTGCAGTAGAAAAAGATGCTATGAAAATATTGTTAGAAGGGTTAGACTCACAACAAAAAAGTGTTAATCGAATGCCAGCACAACATAAAATGGCTAAGAATACAAAAACAAAACACCCTGCAAGTAAGTACTTAGTTGGCGGTGAGTTTGATGATGAAGTGGATTTAGAAGAAGGTGACTTAGTTACTACTTGGGCTGACGTACAAAAGAATAAAAAGAAAAGTAAACAATCATTTGAACCAGCTACAACAGAATGCCCATCTTGCCAAGGCAACGGTTTTACCCACAGTGGCGAAGAGTGCAGCAGATGCGACGGGGTAGGCGAACTACACGAAGGCGCTGTAGAAGAACAACTAAGCCCAAAATTAGCACCAAAGCAAGCAATGAATCAGAAACAATCCTTTGCAGATATATTTAAGTCAATGGACGAAGAACACGAGAACATGGAGACACGTTTTAAGCGTGAGCTACATGACGAAATAACTAACAAAGAATTAACTAAAGGCGACAATGGTAAATCTAATTTATCTGAAAGTAGTCGTATGCTTAGTATACAAGAATTAATGGCACAGATTAAAAACCTTGCATACTTCGGTGGGAATATTGACGAAGTAGACGAAGAGTTTAGAACAAACGATGGTGAGACATTTATTGCATTTGCAAATAAAGTTATCAGCGCAGTAGAAGCAGTTCGCTCTAGCACTAAAAACACTGTACAACAGTACAGAGACAAAGGATTTAAGTAATGAAACTATTTCAATTATTTGAAAAGACAGATATAAAAACAAGAGATGCAGGTACGGCAATGGCTATTAAACAAGCCAGATCGAGATACAAAGGATCAGTCGACGATGACTTAGGTGCAGTAGCATCACTGTCACGTGATATGGATGCAGGTCACGACAGCGAAATCGACATTAATGCAGAAGTTAATAAAGATCAAGAGTTTGACTTAGGCAACATTGTTGCACGGTTAGATGCACTTGAATCCGGTAAGGCTATGTCCTTAGGTGAAGATACTTACGATACTAATAACGGTATGGAATTATTAACACAAAAGTTGTTAGCAATTAACCCAGACATTTTTAGCCAGTACGGTGACGAATACGTAGCTGACATTATGCAAAAAGTCCTAACTCTAGACGGTGACATGGACGAATTAGCAAGCGATACTATACAAGCATTAGAAAATCCAGAACAATGGTTCGGCGAAGGTATTGATGAAGCACGTGGTGATAGCTTAGGACGTAAGTTTAATAAAATGTTTTGGTGGGACGGCTACCTTACTCCGAAAGATATGATGGCACGAATTAATAAAATGGACGATGATGAATTAAAAGCATTAGCTGGACAAGGTATCGACAGTCATCAAGCAGGCGGAGGAGGAACTCCGAGAGCATTCCAAATTAAAATGATCGACCGTGAACTTAGACGTCGCGGGCATAGAGACTTTGCAAAGTACATGCCAGAAGACGCAGTAACAGAAGCTGCGCCAACAGGTCCAACACCAGCACAACATGAAACAATGGACGAGCTTATCGAAAAAGGCGGAAATTTATATAATAAGACTAAACTAGTACGCGGTGATGAAGTTGCGTACTTTGGCATATTAGGTAACCGTAAGTTTGCAATTTACCCAAGTGGTAAGTTTGAATCAGCTAAAGAGTTCCATGAATTCCAACGTGAAGGTTGGGGAATTGAAATGATAGCTAACCCAATGGCAGAGTCAATTAACAGTATGATGTCGTTATTGGAAACTATGCCAGAAGGTACAGAAGAACAGCTAAATAAACGTATAAACGCAACTTGGAGACAATTAATCCTCGACATTAAATCAGGTGATGCACTTGATGATATGGATACAATAGAACAAGTCAGTAAGTTAGTTGAACTTGCAAGAAAACGTGGAATTAAATTAACACCGCCAGGCGAAATAAAATGAGATTATTTGAATTATACCAACCACTTACAGAAGCACAGTTAAACAGTAAAGCTGATAGACTTTTTGAATCCATTATGACAATGATTAATGAGATGGATCCAATGGACTTTAAGTCAGACAAGTCATTTGTAGGTAAAGGCAAAACAACAGACAGTGGCGTCGGCATAGAGCAACGTAAAGCACATACTGACAAAGCTGAAAAAGAAAAATTAATTGCGCAATGGAATCACATTTCTAAACTTGCAAAGCAAGGGGCTAGTGCAAAACACATCGCAATCCTAAAGCAAAAGATTAAAGCGGCCGCTCAAGGTAAAGGCATTACACTAACATAAAGTTTTCCAAAACCATAGTTTAGTAGACACTTCGGTGTCTATTTTTTTGACTTCTTGTTGACAAAGCCTAAGTAATAAGCTATAATACTACATTACAAAGGAGAAGTATAAATGTCGGACGATAAAATTTTTAACGTAGAGGAACAGTTAAAACTAAAGCAATTAATGACAGAAGGTCTTTCTGTTATGGAAGAAATCGAAGTACTAAACGGCGGTTTAAAAGATACAGTAAAAGCTATTGCTGAAGAAATGGAAATCAAACCAGCAGTGCTTACTAAAGCAATTAAAACAGCACACAAGTCAGGCTTCCATCAAGCAACTACAGATTTTGAATTACTTGAGAACATATTGGAAACAGTTGGTCGCACTGAGTAATGAGTTTTGTAGATGCATTCTACAACAAGGACAAAGATACAGTACACGTAGTAGAACGTGTACATGGTAAACGTATCTTTGTCGATTACCCGGCAGACCACACATTCTATTTCGAAGATAGAGGCGGCAAGTACAGGACTGTTTACGATACACCAGTTAGTAAATTCACCACACGGTCTAATAAAGAGTTCCAGAAAGAGAAACGTATGCACAGTGGCACGAAGTTATTTGAAAGTGACTTCACTCCCTTGCAACGATGTCTCGAAAAGAACTACGGTGGTGCAGAGTTTCCTGAGTTGCATACAGCGTTCTTCGATATCGAGGTAGACTTCGATAAGGTGAAAGGTTTCTCACCTACAGATGATCCGTTTAATAAAGTAACAGCTATCTCAACGTATCTTAATTGGTCTAAGACAATGGTTACGCAAGTAATCGCTCCAGACACATTATCTAACGAGCAAGCTAAAGCTATTGTAGCACACTTTGATAACTGTATATTATATACAGATGAAAAGGAAATGTTCAAAGACTGGCTCGATGTTATAGAAGATGCTGATATACTAAGCGGATGGAACAGTGAAGGCTACGATATTCCGTACATGGTTAATAGAATAACAAGAGTGCTAAGTAAAAATGACACCAGACGTTTCTGCTTATGGGATAAGCTTCCTAAGAAGCGTACATTTGAACGATTTGGTGCTGAAAATACAACATACGATTTGTTTGGTCGTGTGCATTTAGATTACATGCAACTATACAGAAAGTACACGTATCACGAAATGCATAGCTACAGCTTAGATGCAATTGGCGAGTACGAACTTAACGAAACTAAGGTTGCGTATAAAGGCACACTTGATCACTTATACAATTATGACTTTAAAAAGTTCATCGAGTACAACATACAAGATACTTTGTTGTTACATAAGCTTGACGTTAAACTTAAGTTCATTGACTTAGCGAATTCAGTTGCACATGAAAACACTGTTCTACTTCCTAAGACAATGGGCGCAGTAGCACAAACAGAACAAGCTATTATAAACGAAGCACACAAGCAAGGCTTTATTGTTCCTGACAAGATACGTTACAGTGATGATGATAACACACAAGCAGCAGGCGCATACGTAGCATATCCTAAGAAAGGTATACACAAGTGGATAGGCAGTGTTGATATTAACTCACTGTATCCAAGTGCTATTCAATCATTGAACATGGCTCCTGAAACTATCATGGGACAATTACGTCCTATAATGACAGATGAGCACATTGCGTCACAAATGGCCGATCAAGTTAATCCTAAAACACGTAAAACTAAGAAGGGTAAAACCTTTGCAGCAAGTTGGGAAGGAATGTTCGGCAGCTTAGAATACACTGCGGTTATGGACAAGGATCCAGACGTTACAGTTACAATAGACTGGGATAGAAATGCAAGTGAAAAGTTAACCGAACTTGGATTTGGTAGTTATGTTACATACGGTGCTATCGCTGATGGTATGCGTATGCAAGCAGACGATGTACATAAGATGATATTTGATAGTGGCTTACCTTGGGTAATAACTGCTAACGGTACTATCTTTACACTTGAACGCGAAGGCATTATACCTGGCCTACTTAAGCACTGGTACGCAGAACGTAAAGTCATGCAAGCTAAACTTAAAGAAGCGTACAAAGCAGGAAACAAAGTAGAGATCGAATACTGGGATAAGCGACAGCTTGTTAAAAAGATCAATCTTAACTCACTGTACGGTGCGATATTAAATCAGCACTGTAGATTCTTTGATAAGCGTATCGGACAAAGTACTACATTAACTGGCCGAGCTATTGCACAGCACATGGACGCACATGTTAATGAATGTTTAACTGGCGTGTACGATCACACTGGCGAAACTATTGTTTACGGCGATACAGATTCCGCTTACTTTAGTGCATGGCCTGTTATTAAAGACCAAGTTGAAAAAGGTAAAATGCCATGGAACGTAGATTCGGCTATTGCATTGTACGATGGATTAGCAGACGAATGTAATGTTAGCTTTCCACCATTTATGAAACGTGCGTTTAACGCGCCACAGAAGTACGGCGAGCTTATTAAGTGCGGTCGAGAAGTTGTAGCAGTTAACGGTTTGTTTATTACTAAGAAGCGTTATGCATTAATGGTAGTAGACAATGAAGGACAACGTTGTGACGTAGATGGCAAGCCTGGCAAGATTAAAGCTATGGGCTTAGACTTAAAACGTTCTGATACTCCACCAGTTGTGCAAGAGTTCTTAAAGGATATACTTGAGTCAACACTTACTGAACAAGGTAAGGATAGAGTAATTGAGCAAATAATGGACTTTAAAACAACATTCGGTGACTTAGAACCTTGGGAAAAGGGTGCTCCTAAACGTGTTAATAACTTAACCAAGTACAGCGCATTAGAAGACATGGCACAAAGCAAAGGTGAGAAAGCACGGTTACCTGGACACGTACGAGCAGGTTACAATTACAATAAGTTACTTAAGATGCACGACGACAAGTACACCGCTGCTATCTCAGATGGTACAAAGTGTATTGTATGTAAGTTAAGAGAGAATCCACTTGGATATACAAGTGTTGCACGACCAACAGACGAAAACAATATACCGCAATGGTTTAAGGACTTACCCTTTGACGAAGAAGGTATGGAAGAGTCTGTAGTTACGCAAAAGATTGAAAACTTATTAGGTGTGCTTGATTGGGATTTAGCAGCACATACAGACACAAGCAGTACTTTTGGAAATTTATTCGAGTTCTAATGAAATTAAGTGACTTACTAACAGACAAAGCAACTATTGATAGTTGGAATATTGATAAAGAAGTACGCGCATTAGATCGTGCTATCTCAGACATTAATAATAACATGGAAGCAATGGAAGGCACCGAGTTAGGTGATTGGTTCTGCACGTTAGGCGATAGAATCAGAGACTTAACACAAGACATGTACGAAATGGAAAGTGCAATCTCTGGAGCTAAAGAACAAGCAGCTGAATTGATGCAAGAAAAATCACATGAGCCATTGGTTGAAAGCCGAGATCATTACGACGAGACCAAACGTAACTGGCCGAATATTGAAACGATTGACAAGTACAGGGATTTAGATTTGTTCACTGATGAAGCTAATAGAACAACATTTAATGATCTAATTAAAAAGCATACGTCGTGGAAGTACCCATCGGTATACATTAGGCCAAACTCGTTACGATTCTTTAATGCATTAAAAGCAAGTGATGTGCTTTATGTAATGGAACAGAGTAGTGCAGTTCCGTATATGTTTAAAAATCTAAGTACAGCAGAATTTAACACAATTCATTTTAAGTTAATTGATGAATATAAAGATGAGTTTATATCTAACTCATTGCCCGAAGGGCAAATTGGATTAATAGTAATGGATAACTTTATGAACTATAAACCAATTGATGTTATGAAGCAATACTTAGAAGAAACATTTACAGTGCTTCGCGAAGGTGGCTATTTAATATTCACATATAACGATTGCGATTATGCAAGCGGTGCCATCAATTTTGAAAATGGGTTAAACAGTTTTACACCGGGCACACTTGTACGCGAATTATGTGCATTAACTGGGTTTGAAATAGAAAGAGCAGAATATAATGATCGAGTTTCATGGTTGTGTATAAAGAAACCAGGCGAGCTTAGTACGCTTAAAGGTGGAAAGACATTAGGGTGTATTCTTAAAGAAAGTAACCAGAAGACTTGATATACTGTTATACATAATGTATAATACAAAGATAATATAAGGAAATAAAATGATTGACAATTTAAAGGATTTGATTACACATACACATGATTTAGGATGTGTTGATTTAGTAAAAATAACTGGAGACGATAAGTCAACAGTAGTAGATGGATTAGCAGACGACCACAGTGTTGTTATTCAAGCAAAGTTCCATACTGCAATTCCAGAGTTCGTAGGAACATTTGGTATGCCAACAATGAGTACATTAAAGACTATTATCAGTCTTGAACCTTACGCTGAAAACGCTACAATTACAGTAGTGCAAAGTGACAAAGGTCCGTCTAACATGAACTTCAAAAATGACACAGGTGACTTCACAAACGATTTCCGCTTTATGGCTCAAGAAGTTGTTGAAGAAAAATTAAAAGAAGTTAAGTTTAAAGGTGTTAACTGGAACGTTGAACTTGAACCTACAGTAGCAGCTATTATGCGTCTTAAGTATCAAGCACAAGCTAACCCAGGTGAAACTACATTTATTGCAACAACCGAAGATGGTGACTTGAAGTTTTACTTCGGCGATCATAGCACACACGCAGGTAACTTTGTGTTTGCAGCAGACGTGCAAGGTGAACTTAAGCGCAAGTGGCATTGGCCTGTAGCTCATGTTATTAACATCTTAAGCCTACCAGGCGACAAGGTACTACGCATCAGTGATGATGGCGCAGCACAAATCATTGTAGACAGCGGTATGGCTGAATACACTTACATCTTACCAGCACAGAGCAAGTAAAATATGTTTGATATCAAATCCATGGACGAGAATCTTATTATGATTAATAAGTTTCAAACTTATAGTAACCACGACGGAAGTCCTACAATGGAAGTACAGGTTAGTCCAGGATTTGGTATGCAGGATATGCAGCGTAGACTTGATATGTTACAAGTGAACTTTGAGCTACTTGAAAGTAGATTAATGGAAGAAGACGCGTTAATTAAAAGTAACCCATCTGTTAAAGATGCTTACGACAAGTACAAAGTAATAGCAGCATTAGCAAAGGTAACAGCAGATGTCAATATCGCGTAACTTTTCTGGTGGTTACACAGCAGGAGAGGATCTGTCTACGGTTATACGTGACCTTGACGCCAGGGTTAGAGATCTTGAAGACGCGCTTAACTGGGACGAATACTTACGTGAACAAAACCCAGCACTACAAGACTTATACGAAAAGTTTCAATTGACTAAAAGGCTGATAGCATAATGTTAGAAGAAGGCCAAGAGTACACAATAGACGGTGACATACGTGATAACCGTAGTACTATTATTAGACAACTTACTGCTGAAATCAGGGCGCGTGATCAGATTGATGAAGTACAGGAAGAATTACGTGCCGAGCATCCAGGTCTCAAAGAACTGTGGGATCAATATCAACTTATGTTGGAGTTAATACAATGATAGAGTACAGATCAAAACGTCCACCAACTCACAGCGAACTTGACGAGAAGCAACATCGCATTGATGAGTTGCAATCTGAGTTGATAAGACTACAATCCCTCGCAGTGCAGGAAGCAAACATCCGCAGGCTGCATCCAGCAGTAATGGATGCATACGAGCAGTATCGAGTAACATTGAGGTTAGTAACATGAACGACATGGAAAAAGAACTGTCTTGGCTAGAATCACAAACAAAGTTTCACGACGACAACCCAGCACTTAAAGATGCGTTTGAACAAATTGATGTTATACGTACATTAATGGGCGTTAAGGTTACTGAACGTAAACACTTAGAAGACAGACCACAGTGGGAGAAGAACTACTGGAAGCTAATGGATCAAGCCGATGCAGATGGTGATAATCCAGCAATTGCAGAAGCTTGGGAAAAGTACCAAATGCTTAAGAGTTTAGTTAGATAATGCAAATAATAAAAGCTGAACTTACAGAACCAGATACTTACAAGCTAATGAAAGAGTGGATACTTGATTCAGATATCATAGCAAACATAGTAGAACCTATTGTGGATCCAATAACATTTAAAAGTATTGTCAGAGTGTACATAGCAGATGAAAAAGATAGAACTGCATTTGTACTTAAATGGGGTAGCTTGTGAAGAAGGAACACATGTTCCTAGACATTAAACTCGACCGCGAAGAGTTAAAGGTGCTTGCTACCGCACTTAAAAGTTATGTCTTTGATGGCAAAACACTAGAACAGTTTCAAGAAGACTACGGCTGCAAGCTTATTATGGATGAATGCAACTACGGTATTAAAGATGTAAAGTTCCAGAACGATAGTAGTAAGACAGCATTTATGTTAAAATACAAACTATGATACAAGAAGATAGTCCCAATCACGGCCAGTATGGCAGACACACAACTCCATTAGAAAATGAAGTATGGGCGTACTATGAACTTTTACTTGACAAAAACAACGCCAAAGGATATGACAGGGCAAGCGTACACAACGCAATCCCTGAGATTAGAGAAGCATTTGATAAGGTAACGGCACTAGGCACCTTCTATGCATTAACAGACGGACCACACGAATCAGATTATGAATAAAAATTTAACAGATAAGCAAGAAGATTACGCATTATTCTTACCAGCTATTAGTAGCTTCTACAGCACTTACATTGGTAAGCAGCAAAGTGATCCAGAGAACGTTCCGCAAGAGCGTATGCCTACAGGCATTCCTGATATGGAAATGATGAACTTCTTTAATAACAAGGAAGGTTTGTTTAAGTACAAATGGGGATTGTACTCAGCAGGACACGCTAACTTAGATTTAACTAAGGAAGTACCTAAAGAAGATATGATCCGTAAGCGTAGCAGTGATACATTACTGTTAGCTGATAGTGGTGGATTCCAAATTGCAAAAGGTGTGTGGGAAGCAGACTGGCTTGACCCTAAATGTCCTAAAGCTGAAAAATACAGAAGCACAGTACTTAAATGGCTATGCAGCATTAGTGATTACAGTATGACACTTGATATACCTACATGGACTTGTACTAATCCAGAGTCCGTTAAGAAAACAAATATTAAAAGTTACCAAGACGCAGTAGATGCGACTAAGTACAATCACGAATACTTTATGGAACATGCTACAGGCGATGCAAAGTTCCTTAATGTACTACAAGGAAGTAACCATGCCGACGCTGATCGTTGGTACGAAGAAATGAAAGAGTACAGCGATCCGACTAAGCACGAAAAGTATTTTAAAGGTTGGGCAATGGGAGGAGCTAACATGGCTGATCCCCACCTAGCTATTAAACGAGTAGTTACACTTATTCATGATGGTCTATTAGAGGAAGGCAAGCAAGACTGGATGCATTTCTTAGGCACATCAAAACTAGAATGGGCGGTGTTATTAACAGCATTACAACGGGCAGTAAGACGCACACATAATAAGAATTTTACAATATCCTTTGATTGCGCCAGCCCGTTTCTTGCTACCGCCAATGGACAAATATATCATGAGACTGTTACTCCTGATTACAGAACACTTACTAAAGCAAACAAAAGTGGTAAGTGGAGTTATAGAATGAATCCTACAATGGACGATAAGAAGTACGCAACAGACAATCGTAAGTTCTCAGAAGTTGCAACAACTGACATTAACCCAAAGACTGGCAAGGTGTTTCATGATGTATTTGAAGACAGTCCTATATCTGAACAACTACTTATTAGTGACATTGATGTTTACGCACCGGGCGACCTTAATAAGATTAAGAAGGAAGGTAAAACATCTTGGGATAGTTTCAGTTATGCATTAATGATGGGGCACAATGTTTGGCACCATATTAATTCAGTACAAGAAGCTAACCGCAAGTACGATGCAGGTATTATGCCGAAAATGTTAGTAGACCTTCACACAGGCACAACTATTACTGATATTATTGACGCAGTGTTCTCAACAGATGCATACGAAGAACGTATGGCAATTTTAGATGTGTACAGTAAGTTCTTTATGGGGATCAGTGGCGCACGTGGCATGGGCGGTAAGAAAGCTATTAGTGCAGCTGGACAGTTCGACGATATGTTTGATCTTGATGTTGCTAAGGCAACAGCAAAAGAAGAAGAAAAGTTAGTTAAGGCTTCAGTAGCAGAAACATCGTTATTTGAATTTGGAGAGTAATATGTACATACGTGATATTAAAGCTTGGAACAAAAACATTGCAGAATTAGAAGCTGAACGTGATGCAATGTCTCAAGAAATCATGGACGCGAAAGAAGAATTAAAAAGTATATGTCACCATCCTCAGCAGTACGTTAAGACCAGGGAGTACTACAGCCCAGGCGGATACTTAGATACAGATTATACAGACTATACGCCGTATTGCGAACTATGCGGTACAGAAGGTGAAACTAGAACAGTTAATCACGGAAGCTATGGCTGAAATACCACACCACATTATACGAGATATGATTGTAGATGACTTGCCCGATGCCGAAAAGATTTGGCATTTATTAAAGCGAGATCCAGGCAGACCGTTAACATTACATAAAGTTGCAAGGGATGATGGTCCGGAAGGTGAGCGACATTACATTGCGTACATATTAACAGACAAGACAAACAAAGAAGATATAAACTGGGATAAGAAATGTTAAATGCAGATACATATCATTTGTGTCCAACGCACAAGGTACAATACCCACATGGCGCAACATGCCCTAAATGTTCACAAGGAAAGAAAATGAAAAGAGATTATACAAACGAAACAGAAAATACAGATGCTAACTTCTTCATAGGTTATGAAGTAGAGCATACACCAGCACATGAACTTAAAACATTATTTGTTGTAGGTGTGCAGCCCCTTAGAGAAATACTTACAAGAGCTAACACATTACAATGTCAGGCTATTTACTTCGGTGCCAATCAAAGTTTTGATCTTATTAACACTCCGTTGCCAAGTCTGTCGGACCAGTTGCGAGAATGGGTTGAGATGATCAATGGTTGTCTTATGCACGTAGATGACTTTTGGTGTACGTTAGACTTTGACGTTAAGTACGCAGAAGATATTGTTGAAACTATTTTAGTCGAAAAGCATAACTTCATTCCGATGATTAGTTGTAAGATTCCTTATGCTAACCAAATGGGATATAACGCTACAGTTAAGATCGATGATAAAGATTTTGATGCATCGAACCCAGGTGTATGGTGTCATAAGTTACATAGCTTAATGGATCCAGACAAGTACACAAATTGGAAAAAATACAAGGATGATAAAATAGTATGAGTAAAATTACAATAACCGTTACTGGCGCAGCCGGTGTAGGCAAGTCAGCAATTTCACAAGCACTACATGAATTCTTAGAAGAAAACGGGTTTAATGCTACATTGAATTTTATCAATGACGAGCACGAGCCACGCAATGAAGACGACTTAATGGACGCATTGGATTCAATTCGAGAACGAGTTGAAATTGAAATTGTTGAAAAACAAGCACGTGGAACCGTTTAACTAGCATTAACTTACTAAAGGTGTTATAATAAGACATGGATACAGAACAAAGAATACAAGCAAAGCAAGATAAAGTTGATACAGTAAAGACTAACGCACAGCGGTTTATTTGGGTAACATTCCAACGCGAAGGCGTTCACAACTACCCAGACGCAAAGATTAATCCTGCCCTTGCAACAGGTGACGAGTACGATGTAAGTTTCCTTGCCCACCCACATAGGCACATGTTCCATTTTAAAATTGCAATCGAAGTATTCCACAATGATAGAGAAATAGAATTTATACAATTTAAGCGTTGGTGCCTTAATGGCTTCAACCAAGATATTCTGCAACTAGATTATAAGTCATGCGAGATGCTATCCGACGAACTTTATAATTACATTGCGAACAGATATCCTGAAAGAGATATCACAATAAGCGTAAGCGAAGATAACGAAAATGGATCGGAGATCCATTACACTAAACTATAATCCCATAAAGGAATTAACAATGAAGTATAAAAAGAAAAACCCGCGCACGGAACAAGTGTTTGATGACTTAGAAAAGTACAAAGCATTTTGCGTGAGTCACGGATATAAATTTAACGAAGCTGACATGTACAATATGCGTACATATCCCTTCCAGCAGTACAACAAGTTCCGCAATAATAAAAATTGCAAGAACCAATGGGATTTCGACTTACGCCGATTCCATAGCAAGCCAGTATACACCGGCAAACGATAAGGAAAGAAAATGAGAAAATTGATTTACATGGGTTTGGAATCGTATGAAGGTAGATATACCTTACAGTTACAGGACTGGAGCGAAGCGGCATTTAAGAAACGTGGCATAGATTACGTGATAGTGCCCGGAACGGAAATCGACAACACTAAGTCTATTCAAGTGGGACAAGTGCTTGATGCCCATGGCAGATCATATTTCTCAATGTCGCAGATGATGAACTTAGTTCAAATGATGCGGAACGGTGACGTTACCGGGGAAGACTGTATCTTTTTTGAAGATATGTTTAGCCCTGGTATCGAGTCGTTACCTTACATTATGAATCAGATACCAAAAGAAGATCAACCGCAAGTATACGTAAGATGTTTAGCACAAGCAGTAGACCCAGATGACTTTGTTCATGTATGGGGTATGGCTAAGTGGATGTCATTGTACGAAGCAATGGTTAACGAAATTCCAAATTGTCATGTACTTGCAACTAATGAAGAAATGGTTGCACACATGAAGATAGCTAACTGGACTGCTCCACTGTATAACATTAGTGGACTAGCATTTGGCAAAGAAGAAGTACAAGGTAGAGTTGATAACAACATTAAACCTTTTAACGAACGTAAGCGCAGAGTAGTATTTGGCGCACGTTGGGATCAAGAGAAGCAACCAGACTTCTACATGGACTTAATTGAACGTGTAACAGCTAAAGATCCAACAGTGGAGTTTGCAATTATGCAAGGTGGTCCACTACGTAGTAACAATCAGAAGTTTATTAACCGTGCTCGCAAGTTAGAAGCAGAAGGTAAACTTACTATACACGAAGACTTAAAGAAGAACCAGTACTACGATATTGTTAACGATAGTCGAATAATGTTCAATTGTGCATTACAAGATTGGGTTAGTAATACAGTAAGTGAAGCAGACGCATTAGGATGTAATGTATTATATCCAGCATACCGTTCATTCCCGGAAACATTTGCTAATGATGCAGATCGCTTATACGTACCTTGGAGTTTAGATGATGCGGAAGCTAAACTTATGAAATTATTAGATGCACCAAGTCCTAACATAGGCAAGATAAGCGATTGGACAAACGGTACTATTGATCGGTGCATTGACATAATGCAAGGTGGTGGTGAGGAATGGAACCGAGATGATATGCGCTATAGAGACATGGTGCAAGCAGGAAAGTATGAATAATGAAGACACATTTAAAGTAAACCTATCTTATTATAATTTAATGGTAGCAAGCGTTACTGAAAAGTACGATAATACAGCAACAACGAATACTGAGATAACATTTGCTGGTAGTATATACGGCGTGGACATTAACTTAGGAAAATTTATTAAAGACTTAGAGCTAATGGATACTATACGTAATTCACATGACCCGGCAATTAAAGATGCGTTCGAAGGACTACTAACTACAATGGCATTAGTGAATGGTCGCAATGCAAATGAAGTTCCTGTCATGGACGATCCTTAGTGTTACCGACTGAGTTAATAAATCAGGAGTCGCATAACTACCTGTGTAACAAGTTTATGGTTGAAGATTTTAAGTACGATGTAACAGCAACGTACTTACGTGATCCTGCTAAGATCGAAATGGATAAGTGGTCCGCAGCATTTGTACCTGGCCAGAAGATAACAGAAGTTAAGTTCTACGATCCTGTAGTGCATTGGAAGTTACACGGGCATTGGTTCAGTGGCGCAGTACCTATTCAAATTTACAAGCATGAAGAAAACGGCCTGTTCATCCAGCGTACATCATGGCATGAAGACATCCAGGCAACCGAAATACGCTTAGAAGTAATGATAACCGAAAGTAGGAAATTACGCAACCCTAGGACGTGCCCAGAATGCAACGGCAAAGGATATCATGTACTACCGCCTCCATCTATAGAAGACTTTGAAGGTGGCGAACACACTATTGACATGAACGATGTTAGATGTTATACTTGTAATTGCACAGGAGTAATAGATGCCCAATATCAATCAGAAACTATTAGCTAAACTTGGACTCAGAGTAATGGACGTTAAGCACACGCACGTTCCGTTGCCTATCCGTGAAATGACACATGACACTATGGAAAATCCAGTTAAAGTAATTACTGAGATGAAAGTTGAAATAGACGATGAGCGTTTTTATTCTATGTGTCACTTAATACGTTTTACTGATATGATGTGCGAAAGCAAAAACCCCGCAGTACACGAAACATACAATCACTTAATAACATTATTGGAATTATCAAAATGAGACTAGACGGATTAAAAATAGTAGTAACAGGTGGTATGGGCTACGTAGGTAGTCACACTTGTAAAGTACTACACAAGGCAGGTGCATACGTTATCTCAGTCGACAACAGACACGTTGAGCAAAACATCGTTAAAGGTGTTGAATACATTACTAACGATTACGGCGATCCTGACTTATGGGATGCGCTTTGCGTTGATGAAGAAAATATTAAAAAATACGGTACATTAGATGGTGTCGTCCATTGTGCTGGAACAAGTTTAGTTGGGCCAAGTGTACTAGACCCGTCTGAGTACTACAATAACAATGTGGTTAAAACAATTCAAATGCTAGATCAGCTGCGAAAGCTGAAGCATACACCATTCGTTGTTTTCAGTAGCTCAGCCGCGGTGTACGGCAATGCAGATAATTGCGCGGCTATGATACAAGAGACCGATCCAACGGTACCTTGTAACCCTTATGGTAGTACTAAGATGATGATTGAACTTATCTTAGAAGATTATGACAAAGCATACGACCTTAGAAGTTATTGCTTTAGATATTTTAACGCAGCAGGAGCAGATGTATGGGACAACGAACTAGGACCAGAGCCAAATGATACGCACATTATACCGCGCATTTTCGAAGCGTATCAAAACGACACCGTGTTTAAATTGTTTGGCTCAGATTACGATACGCCTGACGGCACTTGCGTTCGTGATTATATTCATGTCTGCGATCTCGCATTAGCACACTTAAAAGCATGTGTTGACCTAAGTGAAGGGCAATCCTCAGCAGTATTCAATTTGGGTACGAACGATGGGTACAGTAATCAGCAAATAATTGATATTTTTGAAGATATTGTCGGAAAAGTAGACGTTTTGGTAAAATCCAGACGTGAAGGTGACCCAGATTCACTTGTGGCAGACGCTAGTTTATACTATAATAGCACACAACCGCAATTTAGCGATATGAAAACTATAATTGAATCATTTAATGACTACTACAACAAACATTGAAAACATTTTACTAGTAGGATGCTCACATTCGAAGTCATCAGGGTATCTAACCGACGAAGATATTAATAAGTACCTGTACAGTAATCTATTAGAACAGGATCTTAATGTTAAAATAGATAATAGAGCAAGGGACGGCTCGTCTAACCACGAAATTTTCTGCAGGACTGTACAAGCATTATCGATCAATGACTATGATCGTGTTATAGTTCAATGGTCGGGGGTGAGTAGATTATCAATGCACCGGTCATTGAATTCGGACAGAGAAGATATGATCTGTATTGTACCAACAGGTACAAAGTTATTGAATAAAGATTTTCGTGCTTTTAGGAAAATCTACTTGAAGCATTTTATGAACACGTACATTGAAATTTGCAATTGGTTGAGCTATGTTATAGCATTACAGGGTATGCTAAAACAAAAAGACATACCGTACGTTTTTGTTAGCGGTTTTTCGAATTATCTTAATAAGATAGTGCAAATGGACGTACCGTTGAGTAACCATTTACTAAATGATGCAATGGAAGCAGTGTTTGACGGAGCAGCATATCCAGATGATGTGTTACAGCAACGGCTCGATCATATTATGATGCTAATATCACAAGTTGATAAAGATTTTTATATGGATTTTACACAATCAGATTTTAAAACAATGTCTGTGGACCAATCCGATTCAGCTGGGCATCTTGGCCCACAATCAAATCGGATTGTCGCAGAAAAACTAAAGGCATACTTATGAAAAACATTAGTGACTACACAGACCCATTTGACGCAATTGAAGAATTTGAAAAAGCAATAAGCGAGTACACAGGTGCTCCTGGTGTCGTGTTAACAGACTCTTGCACACATGCAATTGAGTTAGGCATACGTAGAAAGCGTCCGCCAATGTACGCATCTATTCCTGCTAACACTTACTTGAGTGTATTAATGACACTTGAAAAGTTAGACGTTAGTTATATGTTCACTGAAGAAAAGTGGGATAAGGGCTACAACATAGGTGGTACAGGTATTTGGGATTTTGCTAGAACATTTGAAAAAGATATGTTCGTACCTAGGACTGTACAATGCTTATCATTTGGTCATGGTAAGCCACTTGAGATTGGACATGGTGGCGCAATACTAACAGACAACAGAGAAGTATACAAATGGCTTAAACGTGCATCTTACGATGGGCGTGATCCAGACATTAAGCACTGGAAAGATCAAAAAGAATTTGATATTGGTTATCACTATATGATGCGTCCAGAAGATGCAGTAATCGGCTTGAACAAATTAGCTAACAATGAGATCAATACAATAAGTAGTCCTGGGTACAAAGAATATCCAGACCTGCGAGAAATAACGATAAATAAGGATAAATAGTTTTAACTACACAGCGGTAGTATTTAGGCAACAGCCTCGTTACGTATATACGATAGATGCGATAAAAGGAATTACACATGTATAAATTATACAAAATCACAAATCTGATAAACAGAAAAACGTATATCGGATTCACTAAGCTAGAGGTAGAAGAACGTCTGGCTATTCATTTAAGTACTGCTAAAAATCCTAAATATCCTGTACAATATGCGTTTGCTAAGTACGGAGTAGAAAATTTCATCATTGAAACATTATGTATAGGGCCAACTAAAGAGTACATCTCAATCCTTGAACAACCTGTTATAGAGTTATACGAGTCACATGTCACACAGAATGGATACAATGTAGCTAACGGCGGATGTGGTGGGGACCTTGGTGAAGTCGTTAATAGTAAGCGCAGAAAAACTATAGCAACACGATCACCTGAGCGAAAAGCAAAACTTGCACAAGATCAACGTGAAAGACAACTTGGCAAAACTAAAGAAACAGATGCAGGACGACTTGCGCAATCTATAGCGGTAACAGGTAACAAGTTCGCAGAAGGGCATAAGCACACTAATAAGACAAAAGACCTGATTGCAGCAACGCATAAAGATAAACCTAAGAGTCAAAAGACTAGACAACGCATGGCAAAGGCTGCTATAATAAATCACAATGGAAAAAGATTCAATGGCAGAAATGCTTGTTGCTTATGTTGCACTAGAGAGTGGGATATAGGTAATTATACACAACACATGAAAAGGAAGACAAATGAGTTTTAACAAGGTAAAAACAGATTCAGATTTAGGTAAAGAGGTAAACGACTACCTTAAAGAAAAAGGTGTACAAACTCCAATGGTCGACAATGGACTTAGTAGATCAGCAAAAATTGACATAATTGAAACAAAGTTCAAGGATATTATGGAAACGTTAGGATTAGACATGACTGATGATAGTCTCATTGATACTCCTAAACGTGTAGCGAAAATGTACGTAGGTGAAGTGTTTTGGGGCTTAGATCCAGCCGCATTTCCAAAGTGTACAACAGTCGAAAACAAGATGAAGTACGATGCAATGGTTGTTGAACGTAACATAAACGTACAATCAAATTGCGAACATCACTTTGTTGTCATTGATGGCTTCGCTACAGTGGGTTACATTCCAAAGAAAACTGTACTAGGGTTGAGTAAAATTAATCGTATTGTAGAGTACTTTGCAAAACGTCCACAAATACAAGAACGCTTAACAGAGCAAGTGTTTAACGCATTACAATTTATATTAGACACAGAAGATGTTGCAGTTATTATGGATGCACAACATTTTTGTGTTAAGTCACGCGGTGTTGAAGATGTAGGTAGTAGCACAATTACAAGCAAGCTTGGTGGCGTATTTAAATCTGATCCTAGTACTAGACAAGAGTTTATGTCTATATTCCATAACAACAAGTGTTAAGGTGATTTATGAAATGGTTCAAACGTAAAATAGCACAGTGGGCAGAAGAAGGCCAGCAATCAAAGTACAGTAATTGCTCAGTCGACGCGCCAGTACGTGAAGGTGATGATAGTGGAGTGTTTTCGCAACGTCCACTTAACATCCAAATACTTCACGCAACAGGTGGTAAGATTATTAGGTTTAGTTGGTACGATGACCATGTTCATCAAACTAAAGAGAACTTGTACTTAGTTGCCGAGAACGAAGACTTTGATAAAGCTTTGACTCAGTTCATAACACTCGAAGCAATGAAGCATGGCAAGTGAATCGCACAGCACAGACCCAAACGTGTTGTCGGCCTGTGCAGACTTAATTACTGACGCCGATGGCATGTATGTAATCAACGATGGAATTTCATTTGCATCTTCGTATGGCGACATGGTAGCTGACAACTTAACACTTGACGGTGTTGATATTAAAGAAACGTTAGAGCAAATTAAAGAACGTTTACTTATACTTGAACCGAACTTTGCAATGCACGAGAAGTATCCAGCACTTAAAGATGCTTACGAACAATACAAAATGCTAGAGAAACTTCTCAATGAGTCTAATACGGATTAATGTCAATGGTGGCATTAAAACATTTGACGAAGGCTATATGCGGTTTCTTTCAGTTAGAAGCTGTAGGCGTTGTAACAGTAATAATATAAGTTTAATGAGAGAAGGCCTATCTGGGCCAATTAGTAATTGTGCGTTAGCTTGCGATGATTGTCAACATGAAGTCTCAGCTAAGACCGCCGAAGAGGTAGTGAAAAAATGGAACGGATAAGAAGATGGTTCAGTATAATAGTCGGATGTAAAATGATGGGTATGCACAATTGGACTAGTAAAGCACAAGAAGGTATTAAGCCTAGCCTCATTCAAACTAACGCCGGAGTAGAAGGCTTTTTCGATTACGCTAAGATGTACTGTAAAGACTGCGGCGAAGAAAGCGATCTAAACAAGGGATGGAAGAAATGAAACTTTTATTTATAATTCCAATTACAGTAACAATCGTACTTACGACTTTTGTATGTACATTTTTTGACCAATGCAGGATAGTAGGATGATGGAATTTTGGTTATCACTAACAGCAATACTCTTAGCAGTATTTGCGGTGACATTTGTATTATTTGTTATTGTAACAGCCGCAGCAGTTAAGCTAGGATATTTACCCGGAGTGACATTACAAGACTTTATATTCTGGAATAAAAATGATCCGGTTAAGCATTGCGAAGTCTTTAAAACAATAGGCTGCGCACACATTGACGGAATGTTTTGTAACATGGATAATTGTCCAATATTAGAAGAGTACAGAGATGAAAATAAAATCAACAAAGAATAACATTATTATGCTCCACGCTGAAACACAGTACGAGCTTTGTGCTACGTTTTTACGCTTACAAGAGTTCTACGAAAGTCCTAATCCAAAGTTCCGCAATAAGTATTTCGAGCTAGAAGACTACATGGACTGGTACGCAAAAGAAAACGGTAACTTTACATACACAAGTGACTGGGGTGGTTTTAATGTTCCTGGGCATATTGTGGATAAGTTCTTTAGTTTGTACAGTGGTAAATTATTTAAGAAAGAACAAAAGCTACAAGATTTATTGCATGATTACTTGTTTGAAGACAAAAAGTTTTATATCATTGGAGTACACGGTGATGAAGCTGCCGCACTAGATCACGAGTACGCTCATGCATACTACCATTTATATCCTAAGTACAAAAAGACAATGTATACGTTAGCTGGTACAATGCCAGTTTATTTCCGCAGTGCGTTTATTGATATGCTCAAAAAGAAAGGCTATTGCTCTCAAGTAATGTACGATGAAATACAAGCATACCTAAGCACCAATACGATGTTAGACACAGTTACGTACATGAAAGATTCCAAAGTGAAGATACCTTGGGAATGGATTGTTAAATTTCAGAAGGCCTTAGATGATCATAAAGAAAGTATTAAAGTTCCTAAATAAGCCACTCCCAAAAGGAGTGTGTGAAGCATTAGGTAAAGGAAAAGCTTGCAAAGTGGCATGGCCCTATGTTATACTACTAACAACAGTTATAACCGTAATGGTTAATTTACCAGCAGGCACACTAGATACAAGAAAACCATTACCAACATGCGTACCAGATAAAAGTTCGGTTAGCTGAGTGGCTTAGCGCGGGATTCTAAATCTTAAGACGCGGGTTCGAATCCCGCACCGAGCACCAAACAACAGAGGAAAGTAAATGACACTATCAATGAGCCAATTTGCAAATAAAGAAGCCTACTATAAAGCAGTAATAGAAGGTATGCAATCGCAAATAGACACAGCAATTACTTACATTGTCGACACTAAGAAAGCATGTGGTATGGCAACAGAGCCAAAGGAAGAACACATGGCATGTTGGGACGCTGTATTAAATGCACCATCCATCAATGGCGATAGCATAGTAGTTAAGGAGACATCTGATGCGGAAAGCTAAAGACGATCTCGAACAGTTATCAAAACAAATCAACGAGCAGAACAAACCAAGTTGTCCGCACCAGGGCGAGAAGTACTGCGAATATCCCTATTGTAGTTGCAAGGAAAAGAAATATGAAACATTATTATAAACACGGATGCGAATCATGCGAAGAGCATAAGAAGCCGTGTTCCGAAGAGCATACGCCTCGTTGGGGGCATAAAGATTGTCATTTAGATACAGACCCTTCGAGACAATTACAACCGATTAAACGAGCTTCAGCTTTATCAACCGCAAGCGCATCTGCAAGCACAATGAGTACATGGTAATGAAACAGACTAGAGAACAAATTAAAGAAGCATTTGAACGTGACACTAAAAATCACACAATGGAAGTGCTTAAGGACGATGGTGTTTACCGACACTTAAAGTTTACTAACAACGGGTCGCAGTGTTATAGATTTGATTTAGTGACATGGCCTGGACACTTAGCAGTAAGTGGAGACATGGGCGATTATATGTTTAATCGCCTGTACGATATGTTTGAATTCTTCATTATGGACGATAACGATTTTAATAAGAAGCACGTTATTAATCCTGGTTACTGGGCAGAGAAAGTTGTTGCAGCAAACAAGAATGGCGAAGGCATAGAAGCGTTTAGCATGGATATGTTCAAACAAAACGTTATGAACGAGTACAATAACTTTATCGAACAATTCCAAACAGACGAAGATGTGTTTGATGATGAAGGTGACGATGCAGAAATTGCAGAAGCATATCCACAGGATACACAAACGTTAAGAGAAATGGCAGCGGAGCTACTAGAAGCACTAGAAGATGAAGTACTTAACTGTGATGAAAACGGTGTACGTGCTTATGATGCAGCAAGTGACTTTACTTGGAAAAGTGACGACGGTGAGTTAAAGTTCGACATGCAAGACTTTTGGGACTACAGCAACACAGATTACACGTATCATTACATTTGGATATTGTACGCTATTGTACATGGCATTGGCGAGTACAGAAAGTTAACACCAAAAGAAGAAGCAGCTTGATATTAAAGACGGCACCAACAACAGTAGTAGCAACAATCGAAGTATACGGTAACGGTGGAATGGCATCACACTCGCCGGGCAAGAGAACTATCACTGACGTTGAAATTATTTGCCCAGATGATGATAGCAGTAAAGACAAAGTATGGAATAGATTGAAGTACGGCATGGAGCCAGACTTAGGTGAAGCTATGCACTCGCACCAAAAAATTGAAGTACTAGATTTCCCAGAAGATGGAATAACACTGTACGGGGTTTGGCCGCGTAAAATGGAAAGATCCGCATGTTGGGATGGTAGATTATTTGAATGTAGTATCGATAGCTATGTAGTATCAGAGGTAATAAAATGACAAAGAAAAATGATAATGAAGGTATTTTAGACACAGCAATTGACGTTGTAGTCGGAGTGGTTGATGTAGTTACAGATGCAGCATCTGATACAGCGGAATCAGCAGTAGACACCTTAGGTGATATAGCTGAAGGACTTGGAGATGTACTAAGTTGAAATTTTGCGTAGTAGGATTAGGCTTTGTTGGCAAAGCCATTTACAGTGTTTTAAGTGACAAGCATGATGTGTACATTGTTGACCCTTATAACTTCCAACCAATGACTAATTACTTTGCGAATTTAGGTGCGTTACATAACAGATACACTGATGTAGACGGTTTTGTTATTTGTGTTCCTACTCCTGAATCAGACAATGGTCGTGTTGATGATAGCTTAGTAACTGAGTACACTCTTGAGATTCAACAGCATTACCCTAATGCACAAATTCTTATTAAGTCGACTACTAGTGTTGATACACTAGACATTCTCGGTGTCAGAGATAAAGTAACATTCAGTCCTGAATTCCTTAGAGGTAGTGTAGGTACTGACCCGACACAAGAGTTCCGTGATTCAGAGTTTGCTATATTTGGAGGCAAAGGTGGACGTTGGTGGCATGAAGTGCTTAGCCAATTAATGACTATTAAGGATGTACGCTTTTTAGATATTGCAAGCGCAGGCTTTTTAAAGTACGCAGAAAACTCGTTCTTAGCAATGAAGGTTATGTTCTTTAATGAACTAGAAGCACTGTACAAAGAAACATACGACACTAACTGGGACGCAATGATAGAAGCACTTGCACTTGACAAGCGCATCGGAATGTCACATACACAAGTACCAGGTCCAGATGGACAGTACGGCTTTGGTGGACATTGTTTCCCTAAGGATACAAAAGAATTTACAGCATGGGCTAACGAAATGGGATCTCCATTACACCTTTTAGAAAAGGCTCGCGAACTTAACACTAAGTACCGTGACAAGTAAAATTCTTGAAAATCTTAAAGACAAGTACCTAACCTGGAAGACAGGACGAACTTATCACGAGCGTGAGATAGATAAGTGGAATGCTGAAAACTTGTGGCTACATGCGCCTAATATAAAAACAGTCTTCTATAACTACAAGCACATTATTGAGGTAGACTGGCATAAAGTGTTTGGCGATTGCCCGATGATGGGATGGTATGTCGACAAAACATTTAGGGATACGTACTGTTACCCAGCAAGGGAGCTAGGAGACCACACAACAATTAAATCAGGACGCGGGTTATACGACGAAACTAGCATATTTGAATTCAATGAAATCTGTGGTGGTGATCGTGTGTACATTGGTACCAATAACGACGACGATGCCATTATGATTGCGTTGAAGTACAAGTAATGTTATAATATACTATGGGCGAACGTAAAAGAAGACTTATATATTGGATCGTAAGGGGTGATATGCACCCACTACGTATGCAACGAAAGTTTGGAATGACAACTGACCAGTTAGATCAGTTTAAAAAGAATAACGGTAAAGAAATAACATATAGAATATTATCTAGGAAAAACACATGAGTATGAACGTAACTGAACAGAAGTACACAAGGGTAGAAGTTAGTGTTAGCGAACACGAAGAACAAGCAAACGCTGAACAGTACTTGCGATCACAGTACAATTTAGACGATAGCACAGATCTACATTGGATTGTGACATCATCATTCGCGCCGTACACTAGCGAGTTAATATCTAGAGAATTTAGTACATCAATTGAAATAAAGGAAAAAGAATGAAGTGGACGATAGATAAAAGTTTTGACTGGTGCTACGGGCACAGGGTTTGGTCGCAAGAATTAAATGCAGAATTTACAGCGGAAGGTGATACATGTTTAGCATGTAGACATTTGCATGGGCATCAAGGTAAGCTTAAAGTTATGCTTGAAGGTGATGAACTAACACGTGGTATGGTTACAGATTTTAAACACTTAGGTTGGATGAAAGACTTCATTGATGATGTACTTGATCATAAGTTCATAATGGATATTAACGATCCACTATTACCACACGAAGTGCCTGAACTGATTGGGTTTGATCATACATCGGGTACACATTCAGCGCCTAAAAAGATCTTAGACTTTGATAAGTGCATAGAACATGCTGAAGGGTATTATACGCCAAATCTAGAGTACGTGCCTAACATAGTACCAGTAATCGAAAAGTACGAAGGTATGGTGTTTGTAGACTTTATTCCAACAAGTGAAAACTTAGCGGCTTGGTTACTTACATTAGCTCAGAAGAAAATGCTAGGACTTGGTGTTGATGTTGTAGCTGTTGAGTTCTGGGAAACACCTAAGAGTCACTGCAAGGTAGAATACTAATATCAGAATAAATACTCTATAACAGGAGTGTTTATTATGGTTAAGGAAGTAAAGGTTACAGCTGAAGGTGTAGTTAATAACATCAAGGCTCAATTCGTAGCGCATCCAATTAGGACGGTATCTGCATTGATCGCGGTACCAACAGCGTTAGTAGTATTAATTATGCAGGGCTTTGCATTGTACGAAAAAGTAGAATCTTACGTAGATAAGAGCTTTGTTTCACCGCAACAGCTTAAAGATTCAGAAGATCGTATTACTTCAACTTTTCACGACGAAGCGATAGTTATACGCGGAGTGTATATTGCAGACTTAACTGAGCAAGTTACAAAGTTAGGCGAACTTGTTAGAAAGTCAGAGCGTGAAGGTGAAATTAAGTATTACACTATACAGATTGATGCATTGAATAAGAAAATAGATACATTACGAGGCACAAAATAATGAAACATATTGCAATTATATTAACAATGTTATTTGCAACTCCATCGTTTGCTGGTCTTAATGCAATTGAGCAGAAGTTACAACGCTCTCCTGCAATGACTAAAAAATGCGATGATAAGATCACAGCATTACAACAGATTGTTAACAAGTACGAACTTATTCCTACTAGTAAAAGAAGCGCAGTAGTTAAGTTAAAACTAAGACACTTCAGAGCAGAATTAAATAACTGGAAAGGATATTGTGTAGATCCGGATAACTCAGTATCGCAATGATCCAACTATTTCAACTTGGTGAGGTAGCTATATTGCAAAGTACTGATGCCCCGCAAAATCTTTGGAATGCACACGTAACTATCACAGCCGTGCAGTGGATAGAAAATCCATTGGACATACACGGCATGCCAATGGCGTCTACGTATGTATACGAAGTCAATATTTGCGATAAACGCTTCGAACAGGCAACATTACGCAAAATCACCCCAACAAGTGTTGAAATCAAAGAAAAAGTAGCAGAACCCTGCTTCAGATAAGCTAAGTTACTGACATTGAACTAAATGGATCGATTAATTTATATTTCTAACTTCGATGACATGCACTACACTGAGTTAGCTAAAGGTGTGGTGTATTCTCCTTCGCTAGATAAATTCATTGCAGCTAAATGCGATAACAAAGTAGCGGTATTGCAGCAAGAATACGAATCTGAAAGGTTTTATGCGTTACAGGACACAATCAACAAGTTACCAGAAGACGTACAAATAATAATAATCTCAATGGAGCTACACATTGAATCACTGGTATTCATGAAAAAGAATAGTAGTAAGAGATTCACATATATCATAGGCGGTATATTAAATGATCAGCTACAGGTAGATGCTAAATTACTTTATAACAGCAGTTGGCTAGTAAGTACAGGAAGTTTTTACAACCGTAATAATAAGCATCTCTCTCATACAAAGGAATATCACTTTGAAATAATGTACGGAGTTTCTCGATACCATAGAGTTTTTGTTAACGATAACGTATCACATTTTCGAGATAAGATCTTCGAAACACCATTTTTAAAAACAAGCTCGGTTAGTACTGAATCAATTTCGCCTGGTGATTTATGGGAAGATGATATAATACATGTTAATTCTTCTCGTGTGGAGTTCAATGGTCATGTCATGCTACCAAGTCAGGTTATGCCGTATAAAATTTATAACAAGGCAGCGTACTCAATTGTTTGTGAAACTAACTACCATAATTGGTTTAGTTTCTTTACAGAGAAAATAGCCAAACCGTTAACAGCCGGACGTTTATTCATTATAATTAGCGGGCAGCACTATCTTCGTAATTTACGTAGCCTTGGGTTTAAGACGTTCGGTGACGTAGTTGACGAAAGCTACGATGAGATTGAAAATCAAGAAGAACGGTGGTTAGCAGCTATTGATTCGGCACATCAGTTAACACTATTACCGCAAGATGTAGTGCTTACTAAGTGCAATGATATCTTCGAACATAATAAACAGGTTATATCCAAAATGGACCGTGTCGAAATAACCCTCGGAAAACATCTAAAAGAAATTGACTTTATTTAACTAATATAGTATAATGTACACATAGGAGACCTTATGAACAAACTATATTTAGACTACACAGACATGGAACGTATGGTGCAAACCATTATTCGGGACATTAACTTAGACGGCTACAAACCAGATTACATTGTGGGCATTACACGCGGTGGATTGCTCCCAGCAGTACTAATCAGCCAATACATGAATGTACCTATGTACAGTTTAGATGTAAGTTTACGTGACAATGCAAACAAAGAAGGCCCGGAAAGTAATTGCTGGATGGCAGAAGATGCGTTCAATGGTAAGAACATTCTTATTGTAGATGACATCAACGACTCAGGTGCAACGCTTAATTGGATTAAAGAAGATTGGCAAATAAGCATTCACGATGAATTCCAAAATGTATTCGGTAACAATGTACGCTTTGCAACAGTAGTGGATAATCAAAGTAGTGACTTCAATGAAGTTGGATACACCGGATTAGAAATTAACAAAGCAGAAAACGATGTTTGGGTTGTATTCCCATTTGAAGATTGGTGGATGAGTAAACCAAAGTAATGGACCAAGAACAAATACAAATGTGGGCTAAGTTAGCAGACAATGTCGGGCACTGCGGATGTTGCGGTGCAATAGCAATCGATCACATCTTTGTCGACGGACACGACGAAGAATGTATTTGGTATGACGAACCTAAGGTGTTATAATGAACGCTAAACAACGACGCAACCAATCTCGGAAGTTTAAGTACACAATGCCTGCTAACTATCACCCGAGGGTTGAGGACGATAAATTACGCTGGCTTATGAAGTCTGTAGGCGAAAAGAACTTCATGTACTTAGATTGGAAACGGTTAGGCTTTGTCAGAGAGAAAGATGCAATGCTTTATAAATTGAGGTGGATGTAATGGGCGTTTGTTTACAAGCAGAAATAGATTGGATTAACAATAATGTTGATCAGTATGACTCGACGTTACATGCGCAAGCGGTAATAAACAATATTACAAAACGATATGAATTAAATGAAATTATAAAGCTAGTGAAGGCTTACGGCGATTCTCGTAAGACTAAAGATCAACTAGCTTTACTTGACTACGTAGAAGGAAAGTATGGCAAAAATTAAAATAGCAGAAATATTCCACAGCTTACAAGGCGAAGGATTATACACAGGCGTTCCGTCGGTATTCGTGAGAACATTCGGTTGCAACTTTGAGTGTAGATCATTTGGATTAGAAGATGGCGAAGAAACGACAGAGCCGGAACAGTTTGCAAAAGAATACAAAAATAATCCAGGTTGGGGTTATAATAGCCTGCCGCTTGCTAAGTACGGATGTGACAGTTATGCAAGTTGGCATAAAGGTTTTAAGAATTTAAGTCCAATGTTAGAAGTTGACGAGATTATTAGACAAATGGAAGTTGTCCGTTTAGAAAATAACCCGGTAGCAGAAAACAACGGTAGCACACACTTAGTTATAACTGGTGGTGAGCCACTACTAGGGTGGCAACGAGCTTATCCTGAGTTACTAAGTACAGCACGTGACATGGGCTACAAACAAGTTACATTTGAAACAAACGGCACACAAAAGATTACAGACGACTTTGCAGATTACTTACTAAGAGATCAGATTAAAAATTCTGAATCTCACCAGCTTACATTTAGTGTTAGTCCTAAGATTAGCAGTTCTGGTGAAGCAATGGAGGATGCACTACAACCTGAAATTGTAGCAAGCTATCAAAGGTATGGTAGTGTGTACTTAAAGTTCGTTGTAAGCAAGCAAACAGATATGCGTGATGTTAATTTCTTTGTTGAAAAGTACAGAGACGCGGGGTTCCACGGTGAGGTGTACTTAATGCCATGTGGTGGTGATCCTGAATTGTATGATGTTAATGCTCCTGAGGTGGCTAAGTTAGCAATGTTGTACGGTTTTAGATATAGCGCACGTTTACAAGTTGACTTATGGAAGAATGAATGGGGTACGTAAGAGACACACTACTTAGCCAAGTTTATCCTAACGTAAGTGACGAATTCTTTAAGGGCGCAAATTGGCAAGAGGAAAGAATATTATTGCCGCGCATAGACGCAGTTACTAAACAGTGGTTGTGGACTGGAACGCATTTAAAAGGTGTGTCCGGCCGTATCAAAGCAGATGGCAACATGGGCATGGTACACATCACTGAGACACGTTGGGTGAGTGAAAAAAGTTTTGTTCTATTACGACTACAAGGTAAAATTGATGATTAGGCCAGAAGAAATACAAAATGTTAAAGATAGACTTGCTGTACTCCAGGAAGAAATACGTGGGCAACGTGCAAAGCTACACACAGATTGTAACGACATACGGTTACATTTAGCTATGGCTAGTGTAGACAAGTACCTAGCAGATCCTGATGTTTTTGTAGAAGACGTACTACCAAATGCTAAGTGGGAACACGAGACGTCTTATAAAATAAGAAAGTGTTTATTGTCTGGCAAAGTTATTATGCCATTTGTTAATAAAGTATTTAAAGGTACTTTAGCGTACAAAGGCAGAGAACGCACTATATGGGTTAGTGAAGCACAAATGGTGTTTTATAAATTGAAAATTAAACATGCCAGTTAGAGACGAGGGTTATACAATGAGTACACAGTACGATGGCGGAACTACAGACCAAACAAACACACAGCAATTTGTCACACATCTATGGACACCAGGAAGAACATTTTGGCCGAAACGCTGTTCAGTGAGTGATGAATATATTCCAATGTTCACTAAAGCGTACTTTAAGAATGTAACCTCGTTTCACGGGCATGATACGCACTCTATCCCAGAGGTACACTGGATGTCTGAAAAACAGTACGTCTTTAAAAAGTTGCAAGGTGAAGTGTAGTGGCTCCAGCAACACCGTCATCTAATAACCATTCACAAGCACCAAGTTGGTGCAGGGTTAAAACATTGTGGCCTAAGAAGAGTGTAGTGTCGGGCAATAAGATTCCTATGTTCAGTACAGCTTATCATTTAAAGCAAGATATACTTAATTGTACCGATGACGGTGTCATGACATTAGAAACAGATCAATGGATGACTGAACGAGAATTCTTATTTGAAAAGATTAAAGGAAATGTATGAGTGATTTAAGACCAACAATACAAGACATATTCTTAGATGAAGAAGAACGTGTACTCAAAGCACACTCTGACGATCCGATACAAAAGTACGAGTGGCAGGCACGATTAGCAATACGTCCGCATATTTGTGTACTATCTAGGATGCGTATTCCTATGTTCACTTATGCATACAAAGGTACACGGAAGATATACGGCTTAGCAGGTGAGCCTCCTGTTATATTGCACAAGTGGTTAACAAGTGCAGAGTACTTGATACTTAAACTAAAAGGATCACTGTGATCATAATCGGTGACGAAGCAATTAAGGAAATTACAGACTTTCAGAAAAAGTTAATGGGTACGTTTGAGTGGACTGAAGTGTATGCATTCTTCCCACACAAATGTTGTATCACTAAGCAGTACACTAAGTTTGGCAGCACAATATACAGAGGTGTAAAAAAGCATCCGTTTATTCCGCATAGTATAGATATTAAGTACGCAAGCAAAGAAGCGTTTATATTTGCAAAGATAAAGGGCGAAGATATATGAGACTGCATAGTCGCGTAACGGAAGTGGAGACATTACCTAGAACATTTAAATCATGGTACGGCGCTGACGTATACTTAAGCAATACAACGTGGGTAGAAACGCGCAATATTGTACCAACACGGTGTTTGGCTACTGGTAAATTATTAATGCCATTTACTAAAGCGTACAAAGGAACTAGGAGAATTACAAATGAAGGTTATGAAGGTGGCAAACACCCAACTATGAAAGAATACTTCTGGATGTTGCCAGAAGAGTTTACATTTAACAAATTAAAAGGTATAATATAATCTACAGTATTAATATACATTGGACTAAGACAAGAACCATATTGCCGCGCACATGTCAGGTAACAGGTAACAGTATACGGCCACTTTCCACAGTGTATTGGAGAGAGCGTATAGGTGAAGTAGATGGGTATCAAGTTGTATTTAAAGAGTGGATATCCGAAAAAGAATTAGTACTACTAAAATTAAAAGGTACGGAAAAAAGATGTTTAAGAAATTAAGAGAAACTGCAAGTGCAACGTGGGCAGTAATAAGAAACAAAGACGTAGACAAGCCTGTTAAAAAACGCAAGCCAAGTAAGACAGATGTGCAGAAGCGTGACGAAACATTAGCAAAGCAAAAAGCAGAAGCCGACAAGCGTAAAGAACCGTGGGTTACTATCGTTGATATGGATGTTGATTACAATGATTTAAGTAATGGTAATTTCGAACTTGACTGGAATGATTACTTTATTGCAAAGTTAATGCGTTTTGGTTACCAAGGTAAAGAAGATGCTGACTTAGTTGATCAGTGGTTTACTGATGTATGCAGAAATGTAGTACTTGAAACATTCGAACAAGAACAAGCAGATCCACAAAACAGAAAATTAGATGGCGGCCGTAGAGAGTACAGATAATGACAATGGAACACCAATTTAAAAGGCTATTGATTACATCGCGCGGCGATATTAATCATTTCGTGCAGGCTATTAAATCGTTCCGCGCGTTAACTGGGTACGGGTTAAAAGAATCTAAAGAAGCCATTGAGCGTATTCGTGATGATGGTGATGTAATTAATATTGATGTTACTGGACGCAATGATGAGTTCATTGCAGAGTGGGTGGGATCATTGAGAGGAGCTGGATTGTTCGTGCAATACGCATACGAGAATAATCCAATCCGTGATGAAATTGCAGAACAAGTTCGCCAAGTGATAAGTTACTCTACACTAGCAGGACAGTACGATATTGCAAAATCATTATTAACTGTCTTAGAGACATTTTGCCCCGATGGTGTCGAAGAGGAAACAAAATGAAACATTATCACAAAGCTCACTTAGAGAAAAACACAACACCATTTGGTTTTGTCCTTGCTGATAATTTAGCAGATCTGAAAGACGGATTCTGGATAAATGGACTATTTAAATTTACAACAAGTGATATGCGGCACTGGATACCACCGCATAAGATAGACTACATAGAGTTAGTGACGACCGACGATGACGGTAATATCATCAAGTAACATAATGGAGGAAGTATAATGGCACAAGGAATGGGAACACCTTTAAAAGACCAGGACGAGAAGGATGGAAGCGCAACTGAAGAAAATGGGATAGATTTAGGGCCTGCAAAACCAGTGGTGTTAGTTGACGAAAGCAATATTAATTTTGAAGCAGATACTGTTTTCACGCCAGCTGTAGGGCCTGCAGACGCGGACGATTATCAGACAGTAACAGCGGAAATAAAAAAGACTCGTGCTCTTCTTGATAGTGAAGAAGAAACTACAAGTAAAGAAGCAAGTGATGGCAGTACTGCAAGCTATTATGAATTGCCAGAATGCGCTTGTGAGTTACAACACTTAATATCACATAAAGATATGAATGCACAGATGGGTGAAATCTTCCGTGCAGTTTACCGTTATGGCGAAGTAGAGCACAGTGCTAAGATGCGTGATGCTAAGAAAATTAAGTACTACATTTTAGCAGAAATTGAACGTTTGGAAAAACTGGAAGAATAATGGGCAGTAGCTATGCAGCCGTTGATAATATAATAACTTATAAAGTTAAGAGGTTACCACGTATGAATCTGAATTTAATAAAATCGAATAATGACTGGGAATACATTTGGAATTTTAAATTCCGTGTCGATAGTATCACAGAGGAAGACATTTATCCATTCACTAAAATGTACACAGGCACACATGAAAATAATGTAGGTGCATTGTTTGGTGGGCCTCCTGTGACTATTAGGCAGTACTTAAAGAAAGAAACATTTGTACTTGAAAGGCTTAAAGGCACATTAGGTGAATGTGAGTGATACTTTATACTAACGGCGATAGTCATACAGCAGGTGCGGAAGCAGTAAACAGTTATTCGTTCGCTGAGGATGATCCTAAGTACTGGATGCAAAAGCGTCAACCACATCCTGACAACTTAAAGGTTGCATGGAGCACAGTTCTTGCTAGTACAATTAAGGCAACGCTTCAATGTGATGCTGAAAGTGCTAGTTCTAATGCACGTACTATTAGAACAACTAAAGCGTACATAGAACGCACACAAGATATTATTCCTGCTGAAGATGTGTTAATGGTCATCCAATGGAGCACATGGGAACGTGAAGAATGGTTAATTGATGGCACGTACTTCCAAGTTAATGCAAGCGGCATAGATGATGTGCCAGCAGAGTACGTCGAACAGTATAAAAAGTACATTGCAGATATTGACTGGGATCAAAAGACAGAAGAAGCGTATCAGGACATTTGTGACTTTGATGCGTACTTAACTAACTTAGGCTACAAGCACATATTCTTTAACGGCAACAACACGTTCTACGATATACGTAACGACGAGCACGTAGACTTTAAGGAAAGCTACATAGAACCATACCTGCCAGAAGGTAGCTTTGATGGTTGGTTGCAAACAAACGGATACGATCATGTCATTACGTCTAACTATCATTACGGACACGATGCACATGCAGCTTGGGCGAACAATGTATTGCTTAAGCATATTATAAAACACAAAATGGTATAAAATGATTTTAAAAATTATTAAAGATATAAAACGCACAGCAATTCGTCACAGTAAGCATCCGTTCAACGAAACAATCAACTTCGCATGGTACCGGGAGTTCATACCGGCTATTATCGAATCTAATAGAATAGTGCGTCAGTATCACCCTGTATCATTAAAAGGATTAAAATGAGATATATACTAGTAGACACAATGAATTTGTTCTTCAGAGCAAAACACTCACTTCACCCAAGCGCAGACTTACACGATAAACTAGGTATGAGTATGCACATGATGTTAGCTGCGGCTAACAAAGTAGTTAAAAGCTCAAAAGTTGATCACGTAGTATTTTGTTTGGAAGGTGGCAACAACTGGCGTAAGGATTTTTATACTCCTTACAAGAAGCAACGTGCAGCAGAAAGACAGAAACGCAGTGAAGTAGAAGTTGAAGAAGATGATTTGTACTTTGAAGTATACAATCAATTCGTAACTTACCTAGCAGAAAAAACAAACTGTTCAGTTATAGCGGCACCGACAGCAGAAGCAGATGATGTTATTGCACGTTGGGTACAACTACACCCGGATGACGAGCATGTTATTTTAAGTAGTGACACAGATTACTACCAGCTTATCTCCGATCAAGTTACACAATACAACGGAATTATGAAACACAGAATTACACTAGACGGTGTGTTCGACGACAAGAACAAATTAGTAATGGATAAGAAGACTGGATTGCCTAAACAAATTGGTGAGCCAGATTGGATACTATTTGAGAAGTGCATTAGGGGTGATAAGAGTGACAATGTCTTTAGTGCATATCCAGGCGTTAGAAAGAAAGGTAGCAAAAACAAAACAGGATTGCAGGAAGCTTTCGCTGATAAAGGTAAAAAAGGATTTAATTGGAATAACCTAATGCTACAACGCTGGATGGACCACGAAGGTGTTGAACACAAGGTACTTGATGATTACGAACGTAATAAAGTACTCATTGATTTAACTATGCAACCACAGGAAGTGATTGATGTAGTAGATGAAAGCATTGTTAATAACTTATTGCTTGATTCTGTAAAACGTATACCTGCGAAGAATATTAACTTCGCATTTATGAAGTTCTGCGGTAAGAACGATTTAGTTAAACTAGCAGAGCATCCACAAAGCTACATTGAGTGGATGAATAAGTCCTACACAGGACATATTTTAAATTATGTAGAAATAGAAGGATTTCAAACATGGAAAAAATTAGAGCGAAAACAGTAGTAAAGGACAAGTACTGGATCTTACATAACAAACATAATAAAAAAGTAGGACAAGTACACACTAACGGTACTAGTTACAAAGTTAGAATCAATGGCAAGAATGTTGGCGAGTTTAATAACTTAGCAGCATTGAAGAAGTCATCATTATTTGAGTTCATGGAACTGCCTAAGATTAAGACAGGACCAACAATGGATGTGTACGGCTATCCAACAACTGACAAAGCATACAACGGTGTGTGGAATGTTGAAAGTGGATTACCATTGTACACAGAAACAGAAGATAGCAAGAGTTGGTTTGCAGCAGGGTTCTACAAGCTGAATATTAAAGGTACTTGGATCGTGCAGAATTGCCCTAAGCTTATTACATTACAACGTAACGAGTACGAAGGTCCGTTTAAGGTTACCCCAGGACTTAACAACTTCAGTAGGATCTTTAGTTGATACACATTAATCGCTTCATTGATAAGATAGCATCTGCCGAAGCTAAGAACTTAAAGCAGGTGCCTATGTCAATACAGGATGCTAAAGGATTACATGCTGACATTACTAAACTGTTACTTGCGTTACAACAGTTACAACAACCTAAGCAAGAAACAAACGAAGTAGAAAAGGTTGAGATTACAGGCGGTAAATGGTAAAGTAGGTACTTTAAGATAAATAATGTATGTACATTATTAAAGGAGTACACCGTGTCAAGACCAAAGCCAGTAATTCTAGCTGAAATAACTAACAAGGATACATATAAGACTGAACAAGTTTTAAAGAGCGACGGAATATGGGCAGTGTTTTTCCAAGGCGATCCAATCAACTTAAAAACACAGAACATGTTAGTCGCGTATCCTGGACCTAAGTATAAAAAGGTAAGCTTCTCAAATCCCGGTCATGCAATCAACTTGGCGAAAAAATTAAATAAACAATTCAACTCATCTGAGTTCACTGTAATGTTTTTAAATGCAGGTGAAGCTGTCTACCCGTGAGCCGCAAGGAAGAGATAACCGAACAAGTTATTGAAGACTTAGAGCTTGACATGAAGCTTACTAATGCTGTAAAATTTTGGTGGTGGCCTGATTACAATTACTGTGAGAACTTACGCTTAACTAAACCTGGTCTCACATTTGTACAAAAAGTAGTCACACCTTATAGTTTCGAATTCGACTTCCTCAACACAGGCAACATGCTTAAGCAACTAGCTAAGTTAGACACGCCCTTCTACGTTGATCGTGAGGGCATAGTACTATTCAGCCCGCAGTTAGCAACGATGGTGAAAATGTACCCCAGCTTTGATAGGTATTTAGAGCTTATTAATCAGTAATCAAAAAGGTTGCAATTATCAGTCAGGCTAGTTATAATTAACTTAACTTTTACTAGTCAATGAGACGGCGATGACCTCACATAAAGATAAACATTATACAAGCTCAATACACTTTGGCGGATTATTCGAAGTGTCAACAGCAGCACCTAAGGTTGTTGCTACTGAATACAAAGTAAAAACAATGCCGAAATTTATAGCAACTAAACAATCAAAAGGCGAGATTGCGAAAGCACATTATAAAAATATTAATCAGAAATTACTAGCAGAAATGTGGTTTGGAGATTCAACTGCAGACTTAAAATGTTTAATGACCGACGAACCAGGACAGAAGGAATACATGTGCTTACTTGAAGGTGCAATGAAATTACGATTCCAACTTGATTTTGATCACATACGAAAGCAGAAGCCAGTTGGCAGATCCGGGTGTGGTATTAGTATAGATAAAATTGGCAGTAACACATCACCTAGTGAATTATTTAGAAAATATATGTACACCGCAGATATAGTCGAGTTCGCATGTATGATTCCGTTATCTATTAGTTATCACAAACATGTTACACAATCTTCGTATTACGGTGATATAGTATTAGCTCATTTTCCAAAAGACAAATGGCCGTGGCATCTGCAAAGTGCTGAAAACTTTAATTTGTTTTGGTTAAAGTACGACATTGCTAATTTCTCGTATTATGCACTAATGGACCATTTAAACGACATTAATGCACTTCCGATCCGACAGAGACTAAAGCAGATTAATGGGGTTATTACATTTGTATAACGTAAGTCATTGATTTATATAACGTTATACAGCTATTAACCTACCCCTTCAAAATAAGAATCCTATACAAAACAAGTACTTACAAAAATTTGGTGCTGTAAGTCTATTATGACTAGTATATTGTATGTAATTAAAAAGTTTCGAAACTTTCTACTAAGTCATTGATTTACATGGCTCCATTTCTTCCTTAAAAGGTTGACCTTTCTGTCCAAAACTCATATAATAGCTTTAACAGTTAGGAAACAAACAAAAGCAGGGGCTTACAATATGTTAACAGTAGAAAAACGTTTAGAAGTATACAAAAAAGTAGATGAGATGATTGATATGGGCAACGCTCATTTTGGTACTGATTGTACTGTTCCAAATACTATTTTTACTAAGCGTGGCACAGTTGGTGGTACTGCTAACTACAGCAAAATGGAGTTAAACTTTAATCCAGGTTTAATGGTTGATAACTGGGACGAGTACATTAACCAAATTATCCCACATGAAGTTGCTCATATTATTAAAACTCATGTATATGGTTCGACACGCGGCAATGGCGTTAATGGTGCGCATGGTGGCAACTGGAAGCGTGTTATGCGAGCACTTGGTGTTGAACCAGATCGCTGTCATGATATGGACGTAAGCAAAGTTAAGCAATTCAAATCACCACTTAAGAAATTTATATATGTTTGCCCATGTTGCGACAAAGAAGTTATTTTAAGTGCAGTACGTCATAACCGTCAAGTACGTGGCACACATAATTATCAATTACACCGTGGTAACAGATTAGTACTTAAAGAATCATTAGGTAGCATGACATACAAAGAAGCACATAATCGCAAAGTGCCAGGTTTCATTAAAGAAGCGGCTGCTGAAAAGAAAGCTAAGGCTCCTAAAACAGTTAAGCCAGGTACTAAAATTGCACAGGCTGTCTTAGCATACACCGCAGCAAAAGGTAAGAACAAAGAAATTACACGCCAAGAGATGATAACTGTATTAGCAGATGCTATGCAAGTTGATCGCAAGGCAGCAGCAGGTTACTACCAGAATTGCAAAAAACGTGCAGGAGAGTAATATGCAAAATTTAAAAGACTTTCCAGAAAAGGAATTGATTGGTAAAGAAGTTACAATCAAACAGTACATCGGAATCCCGGAAAATGAAAAAGGTGTTGTACGTGGATATGATCCGAAGTCTAAGAAATGGTGGGTGACTAATTTAAACATGCCTTACATGGGTGACGTAACTGATTGGTTCACAAGAGATGAATTAATAGTTGAGGAAGACTAATGGACCATAATGAAATGCCTAAGAAGCTTGAAGCTATTTTAGAAGCTAACAAAAAAGCTACTCCGGACACAGATTTTGAAGGGTGGATTATGTTCCAAGGTGCATTGATGCACATACAGCGAACTATCCCTTTGCTTGAAAGAATTACTACAGAAGATGTAGATGACTTAATTGAAGAATTTAAACGTGTTGGCAATAAGGAGTACTTATGAGCTTACGTGATAAACTAAAAGGTATCGAGCGCCAATCGTATGACTTGTCTGTTACAACATCATCGCATGTACGTGACAATTATATGAATGTTGTTGCTCGTTTAGAAAGAACAATTTCTACATTAACAGATCAAGTAACTGCCGACGCTGAACGATTAGCAGGTTGGAGAACAGGTGTAACACAACTAGCAACAAACTCAGAACTACGTAGTAAAGATGCAGAAATTGAAAAACTTAAAGAAGAACTATTCTGGCAGGAGAACAAGTAATGATTGATATGGAATCTAAAGCAGCTATTGGTACAATGTATGCAGTTGATACAGATCTCAAACCATTATATGCTGATGTCGGGTACAGTGCTAAAAAGGAACGGTTACTTGCAGACTTACGTTTAGTCGCAGGGGTTGAAACTGCTCACTTTGGCTTACGTCATTTTAACGGTGAGCCTTATGTTGTGCTTTACGTTACTATTGAAAATCATAATGATGATGATTATACTTGGAATCACATTAACTTAGTATTTGCTGACCACGCAGGAGTTGAAGTATGAAACGTAAAGACTTTATAACAGCTTGGATGAAGATGCCAGTAATGCGTCCTGCATTTGTTATGACTAAAGATGTTGATCGCTTAAGTGGAATGGTTACCTACAAGAAAGGTACTAGACTGTACGGCACAGATGATCGCAATTCATTTTGGAGCGTTACAGGTGGCGACAGAGGCGGGGTAACTTTGCCAATTGACTCGGTTAAATTCTTAGGATATGTTAATATAAAGACTAACGGATATATTAACTCTCCAGAAGCGTACGACGATATTATTAAACAAATGGTGGAATTAGAAAATGCCTAAAGTTACTGCATGGAAATGCCCGCACACTAGCGAACTGTTTGAGGTTGAGGCAAAGTACAAAAATCATCTTAGACGTTTAAGTCGTGAACGGGTTGCGGCACGTAAATGGCAAGCGGTACGTGATAGTGTTAGTGTTGTTATCGCCGGCGCGCAGAATGTTAGCAGTGTCCAAGAGCTTGTTGATTACATTATTAAACACAAGCGTGAATTTATGATACAAGGCATTTTTAACGATCACTGGCACTGTGATGATATGCACAACGCAATGGATAATGGCTACGACATTTATTTCCCAGAAATAAAATCATTATCCATTGATACATCTTGGCATGCCGAAGTTAGTAATAGTCATAATTGCCCGCGAGATGGTTACACTAATTGGTGTGGCGATAACGAAGAAGATAAAAGTAAGCGGCACTACCCCGGCTGGCATGGTAAGATTGCAATGTCCTACAGTGTGGAAGATTGCCACATTGTTATCCAGAAGCCCGGTGAAAAGGAAAATATTATCGAAGCACCATCAGTTAGTGATATGGTTGGGTCGTTTGGTGACAGAATGGCACTGAGTGGAATTTGCACAGGCAGCGGCGGCGGCGGTAAACAAAACTCTAGTTACAGTGTATCGTTATTCCAAAGTGATTTTCCTAATATGGAGAAGCAGGTGACGTTTGCTGTAGTAGGCAGCGAAGGCGTAAAAGCAAGCTGGGGTGGCGGATTACGTTACCCTAAATTAGATGATTTAGGTGAAGGCGAATTTACAATTGTATAGTAAAATAGACCAATTAAAGTACGTTGGATTTGTCGAGACTATAGAACGTTGGGGAGTTCACGACGAGTGGGCTGGTGAGTTGTTTAATTATTTTATAATTGGCTTGCGGCCAGGCAGTTTTCATACATCGTGTTTCGCCAATGACCTAATAGGTGCAGTACAGCATTCGCACATTAGCAATCATTGGGAAAGCATACAAGCAATGATGAAGTGGGTCAATGAGGAAGCGCCGCGCGGTAGTTGGGGCAATTATAATATCATTGACGACTGGGTTAAACTGCCGATAGTAGAACGCGACAAAATTACCTGCGCCAAATGGCGTCAGCGAAGTGACTCGGAAGTTACTTTTAAATTATTAGAGGAAGCATAATGAACAACTATCAATTAGACATGTACAAGAACTTAATGACTCTTGTAGACAACAACGAAGCATTCTTCTTTAAGGATGATTACAACGGTGAGTTTAAGTACCGTATCTTTAATTACCGTTTGTCTTCTTATACTGAATTCTTATTGCCAAGTGCATTAGAATGTCGCGGCCATATGTTTGAAATCACTGAAGAAGGCATGCCGTTATCTTTGTCTTCATTGCCAATGGAAAAGTTTTTCAACTACAATGAAAACCCATTTACCATTGGGTTAGACTTAGGTGACGTAATTGAAATTGCAAATAAGGCTGATGGGTCTTTAATCACTACTTACATGATCGAAGGTAAGCTTCACCTAAAGACTAAGGGCGCGTTATATTCAGAGCAAGCAGTAGCGGCAATGGCTTTCATGCACTTACCTGAGCAAGCTGAATTCAGACATGAACTTGCATTGTTAGACTCTCGTGGCTTTACTGTTATTATGGAGTGGGTGTCACCTGAGAACCGTATCGTACTTGGATACATGCAACCTGCGTTAATTGTACTTGGTATCCGCTCGCGTGAACGTGGCGTGTACTTAGAGAACGACGAAGTTAACCCAGTTACTTTTCCTAAAGTGCTTGAAGCATGGACAGAGATCTTAGCTAAGGATGACACAGCAGCGTTCTTAGCTACTGTTCCAGACATGAAGGAAAACATCGAAGGCTTTGTTGTACGTATGAATGACGGTCAACGTGTTAAGTTAAAGACATTGAAGTACTTAGCATTGCACCACACTAAGGATTCAATCAACACACCACGTCGTTTGTACGAAGCAGTAATTGAAGAAGCTACAGATGACATGCGTACTATGTTCGTAGACGATCCTCTTGCACTTAAGATGATTGCTGACATGGAAGTGTTTGTTGAAACTAAGTACAACCACTTAGTGGATGTAGTTGAACGTTTTTACGAACGTAACAAGGAAATGGATCGCAAGTCATACGCTATCTTAGGCCAAGAAGAACTTAAGAAGTCTGAGTTCGGCTTAGTTATGCAACTGTACACAGGCAACACAATCGACTTCAAAGAAGTAATGAAGAAGCGGTGGAAGTTGTACGGTATTAAAGATGAGAAGGTGGAGGAAGCGTAATGCAGTTAGCAACGTTAGGTGCATACTTATTCGGATTTTACTTAGGTATGGCAAGTATGTTTTATTTTGTAACAGTCAAGATGTACTTAGAAGCTGTCAAAAAGCCGTGGTACATTCGGTATTACATTCTTTGTCTTTTTTATTGGTGGAACATGGTTAGAAGGTAAATTATAATGAGAACAATACCAGCAGAACATTTTGCGTTAATGCTTAAGGTTAACGTTAATAACTCAAAGTTATCTGATTCAGACTTTAGGGAGTTTGTACGCAACACTCTCCCTATTGTTAAACAAATGGAGAACCCAAATGAGATTACCAAAACCGATATATGAAGTGTATCCAGCCGTTGCTATTGCGGTAGGCATTATATCAATAGCGTACAGTGAATCATTTATGATGGGCGCAAGTGGGTTCTTGCTTGCGGTGTCTGGTATTATTATTTTTAATTGCAGGAACAAAAACAGAAATGGCTGAGATTAAATGGTTCACTAATGTTGATTACAACTTTTTGGAATCAATGCCGCATAAATTTTGGATGAGAGAATATCTGGCAGAGGCTAATAATTGTGTACGCGATATATGGCGGAATGAAAATGAAGAAATAAATTTTTGGGATATACGTGTAATTCTAATTATTTTATGCATTCCTTTATTCTACTTGGCTACACCTGGGTTGGCATTTTATGTTAAGAAGGAATCTTTAAAAGAGTTAAAAGCGGCACCAAACTTCCAGACACGTAGCAAAAAGAATCAAGAATTGTTAACTATCATGCAAACGTTAAAGGGGAAGATGTGAACAGCTGGTTCCCTATTAGGGATAGTAAAATCATAGAGAGTACTAGTTATTGGTTCTGGATTAGAGAAGTTAATGCATCAATGCATAATATGCGGGTCATTCACGTACACGAAGAATTTCTTTGGATGATGCTTTGTTTCATCACGCCATTTGTTATGTTACTATCGCCATTAATGGCGCTACCGACTAAGCACAGTGTCATTGATACAATAAACTTAGGACACGGGCTAACACTATACAACAAGAAGAATATTGAATATTTTAAAGTTTTTGAGACATTGAAAAATGGAGTGTAAATTGTAACAAAAGTGTCACATAGGATAACTACTATTGCTAATCATAAAAAGGAAAAACAATGCGCTTCATACCTAAAGCCCAGCAAGAAGAAAAGCCAGAAGTGGTTGTTACCACGCAAAATCATCACACATTCACAACAACAATTTATCCGAAGCAAACACAAAAATACACAGACAGAGACTACGAAGACGATAGCGACTCAGAATAAACAATAATACACTATAACCGATAAATATGTATAACATAATTATATAGGGTTAATATGAAATCATCAGAGTTTATCACAGAAGGCGATGTCATCCAACATAAGTTTGGAACTAAGCAAGCTCAAAAAGGCAAAGACAAGTACACACATAACGCAGATATTGCAGGTGAAATTCCAATGTTTGACCGAGCTGGTATGCGAAACATTCCGACTGGTGTAGAATATCCGGATCACGTTACTGCAAAGTTCGAAGCCGAGCCATATGATCACTTTGAAGTTAAACCGTTAAGCAACGGCAAAAATGCACACATCATGGGCATTACTAAAGACGACTACGAAGTACAAATTAGTACATCAACACTGGAAGTATCAAGCGCGTTAGCAGATGCTTATAACCGTGGTGGATTCACTGATAAGAACATTAGACGAATCCCGATAGGCGGCAGTGAATGAAACAAGAATTAATAGACGATAAGCTAGATAATTTAGAACATAGATTAGATAAAATAGATGCGTTTTATGCTATGCTAATAGGCGACTTCATGAAGTTAGAGATGTCTGAATTTAAGTGTAATATATGCGAGAAGATGAACTTACAAGCACACTGCATGAATCAGCCATGCCCAAGGAAACAAAAATGAAGAGTAAAGATTTTTTAGGTGAAAACTTAGCAGAGCGTGAAAGAGCTGAAATGATTGCGCGTGATATTATCATTGAAGAGCAGTATATCACAATGGCACTAGAACACGGCATAGATGCCGTGGCAAGACATGCCCGCAACCGCTACACGGAAGTCGAAGCAGAAGAAATTATAGATCAAGTAAAATTTGATGTAAGACAACGTCAGAAGGTTGGCGAAGGTGAATCGTACTACGACAAGTCGCAAGACTACAGTACAGTAGGCGCTAGAACTAGAAGCGGTAAAAAGCATTACAGTGATATGTCTCCAGAAGAACAAGCAAAGGATGATGCAATACAGCAACATAAGTCCGAGTGGGCTGAACGTAAGCGTCAGAACAAAATGTACGAAGATGAACCTAAAATGAAACCAACTCCATCACAACATGTATTTGGTGTATTTGCAACAGGTGGTAGCATTGGCTCAGGCCATCGAAGCGAACCAATTAAAACATTCCCAACTAGGCCTGAAGCAATGCAGTACGCTAAACAGAGACGTAAAGGATTATCACCAGGCGAAAGACAATATTACAAAATGAATTACGTAGTTAAGCCGTGGGAAGATAAAGATGGTATTGGCGAAAGTATAGTAGACGAAGGAGAGCCAGTTAGCTCACCTAATATTGATTCAGTCGAAAGTCTTAAAGAACACCACCCCGAACTATACACATTCTTTAAAGCTACAGGCGACTGGATGACATTTGATAACTACGGTAAAGTAGAATCATATCACACTAGTGGACAGAAGTTTATTGTCGTTACATTACAACCAACAGCTGGCATAGAGAATTCAATGGCAGTGATGAAAGACAACGGCGTTCAATTTACACAAGACGAACATGGGCTAAATGGTAAGTTCGGAGACATATATTGGACAATGTATACTGGTGGCGCAAGAGGAAACAGAAGTGAAACATTCCGTTTTAGTATGCCACACAAAGGGCCAGAGCCAGTAGCTACATATCACGATCGCACAATGGAAGAAGCTATTTCTAACAGTGACGTAGAAGAAAAAGTAGAAATTGAGTTAGGTAATATTATAACTGATACTAGAGGGTATTTCCCGAACGATAATTACGGATTAGTTAATTACATTAACAAGAAAATGAATAGCTTAAGTGATCAGCAATACAACGGATTAATACAAGAACCTATCTTACAAAATGAAGTACTGAACGGTGGTATAGCAATCGAAACACTAAAAAGCCTATTAACTCCTGCAATAGTTCCAAGTTGGAAACGATAGGTTGACAAAGCGGACACAAAGCACTATAATATGCAATATGAAAACAACACATCACACATACACCTCAAAACTATGAGGCTGTAACACACTAATCCACAAGTGTTGCAGCCTCCTAAAGTGGAGGTGTAACATGAGAAATCATTTTTCAAGATCGCAGCGTCGTAAGGACAGAGTGCGAATCAAAACAAAACGTCAGTTTCATTGGGGCTACGGCCATACAGATGAATGGGCATGTAGAATGCCAGAACATGCAGGTGAAATAAATTATATGCCGCCTGCCGTTGCAGGAATGGTAATAAATACTCCTACACCATGTAGTTGTTGGATGTGCCAAAATCCAAGACACGCAGGTACTAGTATGAAAGAATGTTTAACAAGGCAAGAGCTTAAAGCAAATGATAGATACGTAGAGCAGTTTGCTGACTGGGACGATTGGAGAACTGCTAACTACCAGGAAGATGAGTTTGATTGGTGGGCAGGTGACTTCGATTGGACTCTTGATATACAAGGTACAATACAAGATGATGCAATGGGATGGTACCTAAAATTTAAGTATTATAAGAACGGAGGACGGAAGCATGAGTAAGAAACGTAGGATTAAAAATCCGGTTGCGAAGAATATGGAAGAGTTTAATCGACCAGCTACGCACAGAGACAGAACTAAGTACAACAGAAAGGATAAAAACAAAGGATCGCAAGATCCTTATTTTTTGACTAAATTTTCTGTAATAGGTTTTATGTATAACTGTATAAGTATTATAATGCTTAAGTGTTTAATACAATTCAAAGGTGATAAAACTGGTGGCGCGTGGTGGCCTGTACCTGTATGTCACGACGTACAGTTCCTCGAAGGATACGAGTACAAAATTTATGATGTTGTTTACAGTGCTGATACAATGCCGTTTAGAGATGCTTGTTACGAAGCACTACGCGAAACTACATGGAATGCAGTTTGCGAGAAGGCTTGTCTGCCACGATCAATAACCGCAGCAGATAAAATTAATTAATCTTTCTTCTTACCTGACATAACGTAAGCTGTCATCCAACCTACACCAGCTGTAACAATAACAGACATATAAGCTGATTGATTGCCCGAAGGATCTGGCAATGCTAAGAACCATTTACTTGCATCATATAATATCACAAGGTACACGCCCATAAAAGCACGTGGAAATAAACGTAATGCGTCCATACCTTCCGAGAAGGATTTTATAAAATTTAACATGTTGAACTCCCATAAAACACTGTTAACAGTATTTATTATTTTTCAGGAGTTTTAGGAGTCTTAGGAGTCTTAGGAATTACGATGTAATACTTTTTATAGGCTTCGATTTGAGCTTGGAGTTGCATGATGAACTTTACAGTGTCACTTGCATTTAATGATAACGCTTCATAGCCTTTGCCAGTAACTGCAAACAGAGCAATGCTGTTACCTTTCTTTGCAATATTTGTAAATACTTCTTCTACATTTTCAGGAGTAACTATAACCCAACTGTATTTGTGCATCTCAAATTGATCAACACTAGGTAATACAATTGGTGCCTTTTCTACAGCTTCAGTCGTTACTACTATTGGGTTGGTGTTACATGCCGCTAACATTAAAGCGACAAGGGATACTGCTATGGTTTTCATTTCTTCGCCTTAAAGTTTGGGTTAGCAACAGCAGGGCAGCTCTTGTTAATTTGACTACGTTTTGTAGCTTTTAATTCTTTTTCGGTATGCTTCGCACCACTAAGTAATTCTAAACATCTAGCAGCATTTACACTACCTCTGTTTATAATCTTCTGTACAAGTCTAGGCTTCTTACTTGCTAGATAAGCGATATTATGCTTTGCTAGTACCTTTCTTAGTGCTGTATTTGTCTTACGTGCAGCTTGATACTTCTCATCAACTTCAATAAGCGTAGATGAGGATAGCAGCGAGTCTGCTCTCATTGATTTAATTGTTTTGTCTTGCAGCTCTTTGGCTTGATTAAGTTTAACAACGTTTTCACCTAGTACTTTAATCTCAGCTTGAGACCATTTATAGTACCATCCACATAGTAATATAATACCTAAAATAACGCCTGCTAGTATGAGTTTAGTTTGCATCATTATATTTATGGTAAACTGCTGACCACAAAAGATAAATACGTTGATGAAACAGTTTCTGACAGACATGATACACAAGTACAGTTTAATCATTGGGTTAACAATCCTTGCGGTTACAATCCTATTTGATATAACTTTCGTAATCAAACAAAGTAATGTATTCCACGATACATTGCATGACCTTAAAGATAGGGTCAAACACGTGATTCTATTATCAGCAGCTGACTCCGCTATTACTAGACGCATACATATAATAAGCGATGCAATAGAAAAAGAAGATCCATTTAGCGTAAGCGATGCAAGTATTAAGTTCCTTCAAGAAGGTGCGATATTTACAAATGCAATCGAAACTATGCGTGGGTCGAAAAGTCTGACTCCGAATCAAAAACATTTACTATCATCAATACATAAACAATCGATTCGCATTATTGATGCACGTAAACGTACAATTCATCATATCGAGAACGAAAATTTCGTCGAAGCGAGATTTATATTTGATAGACAATTACTTCCGGCACAGATTCAAATTTCTGGTACTATAAGCGACATAAAGGAAATTGAGAACACTGAAGCAGGTAATGAAATGGCAAACATAAGACACCAGGTACATGAATTGTCCGATGGATTCTTCATGGTGTTATTAATAACAGCACCTTTATTCGGACTTGTGTCTATCATGATGTTTAATAACGTAACACGTCGTGAACGAATACTACGTGAAGATAAAATGAGAGCAACGTTCTCAGCAACACACGACTCATTAACTGGGTTACCTAATAGGCAGTACATGACCGATGCACTCGAACACGCTATTGAACTAGCAGAACGTATGAATGATATGGTCGGATACTTAGCTATGGATTTAAACGGATTCAAAATGGTTAACGACACGTTAGGTCACTCGTACGGCGATGAAGCATTAATAGAAGCAGGACAACGCATAAGTCAAGCATTGAGAGATGCAGATGTAGTTGCACGTTTTGGTGGTGATGAGTTTTCGGTTATGATGCACAACGTACAAGGTGAAGAAGATGTAGTCAGAGTTGCTGAACGTATACACGAAGCATTCCGTAAGCCGTTTTATCTTAAAGGCAGAGCATACTCAATTGGCGTAAGCATCGGAATAGTATTATATCCTGTACATGCTAACAATGTTCACAACACAGTAAAACGTGCTGACAACGCAATGTATCATTGTAAAGAGAATCAATTAGCTTACGTACTGTACGACCCTGCACTCGACGCACAGTACGACGAAAAAGAATCAATGTATGATGTCACCCTGTTATCGCACTTAACTACTGCTATAGAAAGAGATGAATTCTGTTTGAACTATCAACCCAAGTACGATTCTAAGACTTTAGAAGTAGTAGGGGTCGAGGCACTACTACGTTGGAACAATCCAGAACTAGGTATGGTGCCGCCAGGTAAATTTATTAAGCTTGCTGAGCAAGTTGGCATAATCAATGACATTACAATATGGGTTATTAAAGAAGGTATGCGTCAACTTGCGGAGTGGAACATGCAAGGGGATATCACAACAATGAGCTTAAACGTATCAGCTAGATGCTTGCACGACTTACGCCTTATGGATACTATAGCAGAAGGGATAGTAAAAAATAATCTACACCCTGGACAAATTACACTTGAATTAACAGAGACAGCTTTAATGACTAACACTGACTCAGCAATTAAAATATTAGTTAGTCTTACAGTACTAGGCGTTAAGTTAAGTATTGATGACTTTGGTACAGGACATTCGTCGATGATGTACATACAGAAATTACCAGTCACTGAAATTAAAATTGATCAATCGTTTGTGTTGGACTTAGTAAATAATCAACGTAATCATAAAATTATTAAAGCAATCATCGGACTAGCACATAGCATTGATTGTATTGTAGTTGCAGAAGGTGTTGAAACAGCAGACGACTTAGAAGTATTGCAGGATATGAACTGTGATGTTATACAAGGTTACTACCTTGCAAGACCAATGTCACCAGACAAAATCCCAGGGAAATTGAGAAATGAATAAAGTTGCGTTACAAGTCAAAGAACTAGGCACAGACTTAAGACGTGTGTACTTTGACATAAAAACGTTAGTCGACCAATCAGATGGGTCGTTACCTCGTATCCCGGAAATTGTTAAATCAATCGACAATGCATTAAATGATGATAATATGACTGTTGAAAGTATTGCTGATATTATCAGAATAGATCCGACTATTGCAGGACGTATTATACAAATTGCTAATAGTCCGTTAGTGCGTGGTGCTCAAAGAATTGATTCACTTAAAGTTGCTATTGGTCGTATTGGGTTGAACTTAGTACGTAACTTAATTTTCTGCATGGGGATGCAAGAAACATTCGAAAGACCGAATTCAAGATTTGCAAAACAGTTGAAAGACAATTGGCTACACAGTATTGACGTTATGTCACTTTCATTCACCCTTTCGAAACGATTCCCTGCTATAAATAGCGACACTGCAATGGTGATCGGCATTATACATGATATCGGAGCACTTCCTATATACAATTATTGCCAGCAACACGACATAGACGAAGAACAGACTAATTTATTAGTTAAGCAGTTACATGTTTTACTTGGAGTTGATATTGCAGAGAAATGGGACTTAAGTGATATATTTAAAGAAGCTATAATAGCTCATCACTCAATCGGTATGACATTAGCTGGTCCGGTATCTTATTCAAACGTCGTGACATTAGCGGATATTTATGCAGCGCACACCACAGATGAGCAATGTAATGATGATGAAGCTATTCACCAACTCAGAAAGAAAATGGGGTTCAATGAGGATACGCTAGGTGCGTACCTTGAAGAAACTGCTAAAGAAATTGACGAACTTAAGCGTAGCGTACTAGGATAAATATTAATATGAATACATGTATAAGATTAATAGAGATGTTTGAAAACATCATTATAAAAATTATAGACAAAATGAATATTGTCTTTGTCATGCTGATTTTAGTCCTGTTTGGCATTATGAACAAGAAAGAAGTATTTGAATGGATTGATGTAATCGGCAAATCACTCCCTACTTTCGGCGGATAATACCAAAACCGTTTACTCAGCACCTATCGTATGTTATAATAAATATTACTGTATGCCCGTATACCTATATTGTGGACACAAAACGGTCTGGGAGATGTACTCAGACTTAGTACCCGGTTAAGACATACAGTTATAGTCTGTGGACAAATAAATTGTTATAGTGGAGCAAAGGCCCTTGCGCTATGAAGCTATACAAATCGCCGTAAGGATTAGGGGAAGCACGGTACATCTCAGCGTACCCAAACCAGCAAGTGAGTGGAAAGCTCACAAAGAATATGCACTCCTGAATTCTGCCACAGCTACGAGAATTGTGGAACTGACGATTGAAAGGATCAGGACTGGTACACCAGGTGAAGGGCCGACGTATATCGGTACTTTAAACCAACACCAATAGACCAAGGAGTGCAAGCAACCGAACTCACAGTAGGTCGCGATGCTCCTGCTTAGTATTAAGTTACTGTCTTCGGACTGGCGGGGTTGTATGCGTGGAACAATAGCTGAAAGCCTACTACTAATTTAATTGGAGAACGATATGGCAGTACAAGGACCAAGTAAAGACTTTTCGGTAATTAGAGCCGAAGCAGCTTTCACTGATATTATGCAGCTTCTTAAAGACAAGTACGATATAGAACGTCCTCAGAATCTTAACGGTCTTGGCATTTATAAAAAGTGGCAGGACGAGTGGGATGCAGACGAAGTGAAGTTTAAAGCATTGTTAGCAGAGCTTGTATGGAATAGTGACGCAGCGCAATGGTAGATTTAATAATTTTAGTATGGTTGCACTTCATCGCAGACTTTGTATTTCAGACTGACGAAGTTGCAATATCAAAAAGCAAAGATAATAAGATACTATTGCTGCATGTTACATTGTACGCAATTCCATTCTTCTACTTCGGCTGGATGTTTGCTGTTATTAATGCAGCTTTACACTTCGTCACAGATTACTTCACATCACGTTGGACTGCTAAGTTATGGGCTGAAGAAAAGCGGCATCAATTCTTTGTAGTAATTGGATTTGATCAAGCTATACACATCACTACACTAATAATAACATACCACTATTTCGTATAAATACATCTATGCGAATAGATGAATTAAATCCACAACACCAAATGTCATTAAATATGACAAAATGGAAATCAGTAAGACAAGTACAGAAATTTCTTAGGGCCAAGGGCTTTAAGATGTTAGGAGCCGGAGCATATTCAGAAGCTTGGGGCAAGAAAAGTGAAAACACCGTAGTTAAAATATCAACAGAAGAAGATGTATGTTGGTTAAACTACGCTAAGTGGATAATGAAACAACCACCAAACAAACACCTACCTAAGATATTCAGCTTGAAAACGTACGATACCAAAGAAGGCACACTGTTTATATCACGTGTGGAAATGCTCGACGAGATGGATGATTACTTCGTTCACATCGAACAGAATATAGCAAAAACCCCAGAACCTAAAAAGGTTGGCGAAATGCTTTGGCTTTTAATGCTAGGCTGGGACAATGTCGATGACTTAATGAAATACTCACATGTGGTGCAGAAACTGTCACGCTCTGTATTGTTAAAGCGTCCTGAGTTCAAAGGACTTACAGGTAAGCAACTAACACATAAATTACTTCAAAACTTCGGCAAGAGTAAGCTCGCGGTATTAGTTAACAAGGTTCATAAAATATTAGAAAAAGACAAACGCTGTTTTAAAGATTTGCATCAAGGCAATGTTATGCGTAGAAGCGACGGCACTGTAGTTATAATGGATCCGTCGGCAATGGGATATACATCGACGAGTGGATGGGACTAATGAGAGCAAATGAATTCATGAATTTGTATAAAAAGCCAAATCATTCTACAGTTCATGATTTAGATGTTGTTGCTTGGTCGCTCTATTCTACTACAGCTAACAATGTTGATGTTGAATTAGTTTCTGAACCAATGAGTAAGTTTGCATTACACGCTAAAAAACAGTGGGCTGTTTTTAAAAAACGAATTGGCGAAAAAAGAAAGGTAGAGAGTATGGTCTACTCTATAGCTGAAGGCACATTTTCCCTTCCTATCTATGTTGAAAAGGATGATCCATCGCTATCTATTGTAGAAGGAAGACATAGACTTATAGCCTATTGGTTATCTAAGACATACACAATCCCTGTCGCTTATGTGAGTAAAACATTATGAGATCAAAAGAATTCTTAAAAGAAGACAACGGCGACTTAGTAAATATTATTAACGGTCGAATTAAAGTACGCGGCAGTAGTCAAATGTTATCAGTTGGTGACTGGGCCGAAATTAGAGACACAGGATTCCAAGAAAAAATTACAGGTATTAGTAGAGGTAAGGTTAGGCTAGAGAATGGCAAATTTTATGCGCTTAGTCAATTACGTTATCCTATAACGAACGAAGCTAAGTCATACCAAGCACCGGAAATTGAAGCTGGTGACGAAGTAAAGGTAGGCAAGTTTAAAAATAGAAAGGCTACTGTTAAGTCTATTACTAAAGATAAAGATAACCAGCCTGTACTTAAAACAGACAAGGGTGAACACAAATTATTCAAGCCTAAGATTAGTAAATTGGAAGACGAAAAATGAGAGCAACAGAATTTATAGTAGAAGGTGGTTGGGAAGATACAATCACACAACAAACAAAACTAAACCCTGCCGTAGTTAAACAAGCGTTACGAGTTGTTGAAACATTTGTTAACGGTCTTAATGCATTCTTACAAGCGCAAGGTGAAGAGTTAATTAAAATGGGCCATCCATTAGGAAGTACCGCATACGTTAATGTCGACGAGGAAGATGTTGAATACGGCGACATAGACATGCAGATGATTGCTCCACAAATTGAAGACAAAACATCATTTCAAATTTCTAAGCACTACAATGAAAAGATAGATGAGTTCATTGCTACAACAAAACCAGATTATATTCACAGTACAGGCAAAGCTACAAACGGCCATCCAATATTTAAAATTGCAGAAGACACATACGTTCAAGTTGATATGCTATGGACAACACAACGTCTGAGCAAATGGGATAGATGGCGCAAGACACCAATGCAAGGTATCAAAGGTTTAATTATGGGTAACTTGTACAGTACGTTAGGTGAAGTTATTAACATGAGTTTACAATCCGCTGTATTAATGAAGATGAAAGGTGGCGAACCAATTAACTATCAACGTGGTCGTAAGCCAGATGAAGTCATTGAGATAACAATAGACATTGAAAACTTCGGTACTGATATATTAAAGCATGTGTACAATGCAGTGAATGGTTCACTCGACGGATTGCAATTAGATCCAATGCTTAAATCTAACCCAGGAACTAAGACGGCAAAGGTTGATGTTGCTGATATAGTTAAAACAGTTAAAGGCCTAGCACGTAGTTTTGAATTGAATGACTTGTTCGGCAAGTACAATTTAAAAGAGTACAGCAACGCAAATGAAATGCTCAATGCGTACATCAAGCACTACCTAGACAAAGCTGACAAAGCTGGAAGGGGTGCTAAGTTAGACAAAGCTGAAACACCAGCAGAACTTGCGCAAGTAGACCTACTACGTAGCAAGATCGCGAAAGGTGTTGCACTAGTTAAGCAAGCATGGGCTGAATCTTAAGCACTTACAGCAGCTTTTCTGCTCAAAATACCCTAAAATACCACTAATTTATTACAGCAGCTTACAGACGCTTACATTGCGTCAGTATTCCTGCTAAGTCATTGATTTATATAGAGCAGATAATTACGAAAAAGGTTGACCTTTTGTACAGATCTGCTATAATTACTACATATTAACAAAACGGGTAAAAAACATGTTAGATACTATTATGATGTACACAGGATATACAATAGTTGGACTTATTTTAGCTATTTTCATTTTTGCCCAAATATTTGAATTTGATCGCACAGACGATTACTCCATTTATAAAGTACTAGGGTTTGGTTTTGTTACTTTACGCTCAGACAGATTAATACGCAATGTAAGACTTATACGCAAAGATGATAAGTTCGGCAAGCGTATTAACGATGAAGGCGACATACGTTTCTTCGACGCGCCAAAATGGTTCAACAAGTACATTCATAACTTTGGTGTAAAAGCATAATGGGAATACTCCAAACTACATTAGCTCTTATACATCAAAAAGCGGAAACTAAAGATGATGGTTGTTATCGTATCCGCGGAGTTGCTTATCGTGTTCGTGATCATCAAGTTACACACGTAGGGTCGATGGGCGAGCTGTATCAATTCTGCCACGGGTTTATGACTACTGTAGGAACTTATGAATATTCAATTGGGCATGATGTTATTGCCCAAGCATTGTTAAAGGAAATATAATGACTGACAAAATATTAAACAATCAAACCGTGTCATGTAATTACAAAAAGATTGGTACAGGCGAATGTCAAACTTGCCGGGACTCGTGTCTTGAAGGAATCCTCGAAAACTTACACAGTGATTTAGGACTAGCAACTTACGGTAGTAATCAATACGAATTTGCACGTGATACAATTCTTGTTATGTACAAACAATTAGATGAGGTAGTAAAATGAGCGAGATGCATTTTTCCCCAGAAACTGAAGCGGCAATTAACGCAGAGCGTAAACAACGTGAGCTTGATAAAGTTATCGTAGGTGATAATTATTCAACAGTTAATGTAGAACGTGAGATTGCAGCCGCAGAAGAATTAGATCGTACAATCAATTTGGTTTGCGAAGTTTGCGAAGTGAATCACTTAGAAGCACTACGCAGAACAATCCGTGCAGAAGAAATGGATCCAAACGTTGAAGCAGATGTTGAAAAGTTCCTTTGGCAAGCTGGCTTAAGCGTTGAAGAAATTAACAAACGCAGAACTGAACTTAGAATTAACTCGGAGAAGTAATATGTTGACTTCAATCGTATTTTTTGCTATACTTACACTTGCAATCGCTAATAAGAAGACTGGGCCAGAATACTAATGGAATGTCCAAGCTGCAAATACAGAGATGGTTACTTCTGGGAAGACACCGGCCAAGTTGAAATCAAAGGCGACCACGGTGATTTCTATCGCTCGCCTGTACAGATGGAACGTGAGGAACTCAACAGTTATCACAATGACGTCGATCGTGTTAGTGTGTACGCTTGCCCTAACCCTGATTGTAGAAATGTGTTCCACTCAGAATAACTGGAAATACTATGTTTGACTTCGAACAACAGATTGTATTCTGGAAATTGAAAGGATACGTAACTAAGCATACCATGGACGTTGGCTGGACTGAGAAGCATGAAATAAAACTAGCTAAAGATCAGTTCACAGCATGTATCTATTATAGTTTACCGTTTACTACAATAAGTGGGATAATGGAAGAAGCAGTAGACGGACATTGTCATTTCGGAACACCCGGAGTTAGCTTAGATAAATTACTTGAGGTATTTTCTTAATGCTTGAAGACTACATTATACTTTGGAAGCTTAAAGGCATTGTAGACCGCATGTTCATAAACGGGAAGGGTGAAGATACTATTGTACTACAACATCCAGGTTCAAGCACACAAATTTATATTTGGTACGGTAAGAAATACAGTAAGAAAGACAGTAATAAAGAACGGTACGTTATTAGAGAAATTAAGCAGTACGCATCAATAGTAAGCAAAACTATATCATTAGACGAAACAGTTGAGTGGGCAAACAGATGAAAATGAATAGACGTAAATTTTTACAATGCGCGACAGCGGTAAGTACTATTGTATTACCGAGTATTGCACTAGCAGAAACTAAAAAGAAAAAGTACAGTAGACACTTTGCTATCTTCTTTAAGAAAACTAACAACTGGTACAAAATTGGTGTTCCGACTGCGGATGAAGTAATGGCCGAATCCGATAGAGTGGGTGGTGGTGCATTCTTACATACATCAGCAGTCGTTCATATTCCGATAGTAGTAATATCAAAAGCTGATATTATAGTAGACATGGAAGAAGATGCTATTGTAATGAACAACTTAATTAAAGCACCAGACCTACCACGTCAACTATCTAAACAAACAATGATGTACTTGCGCCACATGCCAACAACTAGCAAAAAGTACCTTGCTAAAATGGAAAACATTAAGTTATGAGTGTTAGGTTCTGGGAAAGTCCGCAAGAAAAAGCAGCTCGTAAAAAGAAAGCGAACGATGCTGACACTGCTCGGCAAGAAATGTGGAGGCAAGAAGCTAGGCAAAGATCCGACAGAGAAGAACAAAGATTAAAGGAAGAGAAAGAGTACTGGGACGCAGAACGACAAAAAATGTACACGATGGAACACGGTGAGCGGTTGCAAATAGATAAATTGACATATATCTCCCGTGTTGCAGGTGGTTGGATTTATACACACCTACAACAGGTTCCAACAGAAGAGCCAACAGATATGCCAAGGCACCTCAGGTCTGGACCTGAATTTACATACAAGCCATACGGGACGACATTTGTTCCGTACATTGAGCAATCAGATGAAACGTTTTATACGTTAAAGAATAAAGATACAAAGGAACAAGAGTAAATGAAATTATTAGCGTACTGGGGTAATGTTATTATTGTAGCAGTGTTTTTGAACATTGGATACTACGCAACATTATCGCAGCTTAATAACAAAACATTTAAGGTGTTTAATTACAATTTAATAGTGTGGAAAGGTAAGATACACGTAGTAGATCGTATTAACCAAATTGAGAAAAAGGTTAAAAAACGTGAATAACCCTTTTAAAAAGCTGTACAGAATTACAGAGGATGTTGACTCTAACGATGTAAGTACATTTTATCCTGAGCGTACTATATTAGGTGTATGGTTTAGACACGATCACGAATACGGGTCAACTGAATTCGACACGTACAAAGAAGCCAATAAGTGGATGTGCTACCAACACGTAGCTAAGAAAAACATTCACAAAGTAGATGAAGTATTTAACAAACTGGTGAAATGATATGGGCAGAAGTATAACACAAGATGCAGACGTTAACACTACTATAGAAGTAGACATTGACATAAACGATGTGCTAATTGAAGCAACTACAGCCGAACTTGAAAGTGAATTAGCCGATCGTGGCGTAGTACAAGGCAGAGATGAGATCCTTGAAAATGTTTATTACGCATTACGTGACAAAGACTTAGATAATGTTATTAAGCAAATCAATCCATTACTAGACAGAGTCATAGGGAAGGTAGTATGAAAAAGAAACAAGAAGGTTACAACTTTATATTATTCAGTACTATGGGTATTTTAGTTGCGTCTTGGTTCGGATATGAACTTGTGCCTAACTTAGCGTTAAGCGTAGCTATGTCATTTATGATACTTGACTTAGCAGGTGTGTTTAACATTAAACGTAGCACTAAGAACGTAAAAGCTGGTGTTGTTAGAGAACGATTAGTACTTAATATGGAAGACCGTGACGGGGAAAAGTCTTCTGTTATTATCGAACCAGATGGGAAAATTAAAACAGAAGGCAACGTAAGCGCAGATATAATCCATGCAGCAAGAGAATTGCAAAAGCTAGGTGATGAACTTACGCCAACTGAAATGGCAGAAGAACTTAACAAACAATTTAACAAAAAGAAGTAAGGAGAACGCAATGAGTGGATTAACAGAAGGTGAGAACCCATTGGTAACTGGTAAGATAGAAGAATCAATGGTCGAGTGCTTAGAAATGGTACGCGAATTTGATGTTAGTCCAGGATGGGCACATGGCTTAAAGCTTGGCGAAGAGTGCGGCGAAGTACAAGAAGCTATACTCGTAAACGCTGGGTTCTGCGATCACAAAGAATTAAAGGAAGGCGTGATAGAAGAAGTTGCTGATGTTATTAACGTGTGTATGGCAATACTATCAGCGGAGTACGAAACTGTACCACTTGACGAGTTGTTGTCACAGTTAGTAACAGCAATGGAGAAAAAGAATCAAAAGTACGCTAAGATAATTGGCGTTTACGGAGACTAATATGATTAAATGGTTATACAAAATAAACAAAGCGTACGATAATATGCCCGAAGGCAAACGATTCGGGACGTTTCTTATTATTGCCATGCCAGGAATAATAGCAACGAATTCTACCATTGATAACAGTGCGTGGTTTGTTGGCGGTATTGTGTACATGATCGCGTTGATAGCAATGCGATACTTTTATTTAAAAGCAGCAAGGAAAGTAACATGAAGAACGATAGCTTAGGCGATAGAATGAAAGGATACGAAACTGTATCTAAATCTAACCTTATTAAACGTACGCCTGTCATTATTCGTATTGATGGCAAAGCGTTTCACACTTGGACAAAACAGCTTAATATGTCAGCAGCAATGGATCCGTTTAGTGATGTAATGAACAGAGCAATGTCTGAGACTACTAGGTTGTTAGTTAGCAACATTCAAAATGCTGTACTAGGTTACACACAAAGCGATGAAATTTCAATCTTATTAAACGATTGGAAAACACTTACAACTGATCAATGGTTTGGTAACAGTACACAGAAGATGGCAAGTGTAGCAGCAAGTATGGCTACGGCTTACTTTGCGCAAAGCATTGCAGAACAAACTGATCAAAAGTTTAAGCCGGCGATGTTTGATGCGCGTGTGTTCAACGTACCTAAGGAAGAAGTTGCCAACTACTTCGTATGGCGTCAACAAGATGCTACTCGTAACAGTGTGCAAATGCTTGGCAGACACTACTTCAGCCATCCTGAAATGAATCATAAGACCGTAAGTGATGTACAAGACATGCTTATGAAAACGTTTACGATTAACTGGAACGATATCGATACGTGGAAGAAGCGTGGTACATGTGTTAAGCGTGGTGGATACACTGATATGGGTTCTGCCCAAAATGATCTACTTGGCGGTGTGGTGTCAATTAAAGCGCCGCACACACGGATTGAACTTGATAAGGAGATTCCAATCTTTACACAGGATAGGAATTACATTGAAGAATTACTTAAGGCGGTGAGTACATGAAAGTAGGAATAGATTTTGAAGCAGGTATGGTATTTGGTATAGTTGAGTCTGAGCAAGGCACAGCACATGATATTACATTACATGCGACACCAGAGTTGGCTCGACAAATTGCAGCGCAGCTTGTTTCATGCGCTGATCAAATTGACGAAAGCAATCGCACTGTAATGTCGAGCAACATGTAATGAGACCAACACTAACTAAGGACGAAGTATACAATAGCGTTCATTATGGGTTAGTTAAGTACGAAGGTACATGCAGTACTAATAGAGGTGGTGCAGGGTTTTGTTATAAGTTCAGTCTGGTTAACGGACAAGTGAAGTATGTTGATTTAGGTGAGCTAAGTACATTCTTAATGGAACATGAGTATGCGATGTGATTGCTGTGGGCAGGCTGTACATAAGAATGATATGTACGCTGGCCATGACACTGCGATGCCAGGGTATAGATTCTGTGAAGAATGCTACTTCAATATCTCAGGCGACTTGAACAGTATAGAACACGAAATACAAGAACGCAGGAAGCAGTTAGCAAAAGAACCAGAATTCGTAATATGGGAAAATGTTAAGTCCTTTAGTAAACAGTTCTTGCCAAGCCACACCGTCGGCCTGAAGGAAGTAATAGCATCAAGTGATGAAATAATTATTATTGCGAATTGCAAATTGCATCACATTCCTATCAAAGGCAAAACTACACAGATAACGATAGATATTGATAAGTATAACACTTGGGCAAAGAACGTTAACCTGTTTAATTTTGTCCATAGTGATTGATAATAACATACATTTATTGTATAATACATTTTAAAATAACGGAGAATGAAATGTTTAATGAAATACCAAACGAAGCGATTGCCGCTCTTGTAGTCATAGTTTTTATTGCTATTGCCTTTTTATCAAAACGCAAAAGTAATACAGCAGAAGTTGCTAAGCCTTTAACAGAAGGTAACACAAAAACTAATGTTAAGCCTATGCCAGCGAAAGCTCAAAAGCCAACTGAATCACCAGCTTCACCTAAGGCAGCTAAAAAGAAATCTGCAAAGAAGAAAACTGCTAAAAAGAAAGTAGCAAAGAAGAAGACTTCAAAGAAGAAAGCGTCTAAGAAGACTTCAAAGAAAACCCCTACCAAAAAGAAAGATAAGTAAGTCACCGTGGCAGACGTCACCGAGATAGACTTCAGCGAGCAATTCCTCGAAGCGTTTAAAAACTTCGGGGGATATGCTTATGACTGTAGTTGCGGACGTGAACACATAGACATCCCCGGCCTAACAGGTCAAAATGAAGACAATGGCGACAGTGAAGAAATCATCAACGATGAGATGAACACGTACGAAAAAGCCGCATTAGAAAACGACAAACTAATTTTACACTACGATAATGAATCCTTAGAGGTTATGCACATAGCAGGACAGAACTTTGTTTATAAATGCGAGTGCAAAGGTTACGAGCAGTACATGAATTTTATGGTGCAATATCGTTACCAAATTAAAGACTTTTTATTCAATGTATCGTACGAAGTTGAGCGTATGGTAGAGCAAGAAAAAGTATTCAAAATCCTTAAAAACACAGATCTAGGTTGACCTTTCCAAAAACACCTGTTATAATGTAGTCTTACACGAATAAAGGCAGGAATAATGAACAAAATTGTAAGAATGAAGTTTGGCTCGCACTTATACGGTCTAAACACTCCTGAATCTGATACTGATTGCATCGGCATCTACATGCCTACGTTTGACGAATTGTTACTTAATTCGTATAAGCCTGAAATCAAAAGCAGCACAGGCAACAGCAAATCCCGTAACACTAAAGACGACATCGACGACGATTGGATTTCGTTACCTAAGTTCCTTGCACTTGCTTTAAAAGGCGAGACAATGACTATTGACATGTTACATGCAACAGACGTTGAAGTTGGTCAGTACGGATTCATCTGGCATGAGTTGGTTAAGAATCGTAAACGGTTCTACACTCAGAACTTATCTTCTTACATGGGTTATGTTAAGCACCAAGCAGCTAAGTACGGTATTAGAGGTAGCAGGATTGCTGCAATGCGTGAGGCTATCGAGATGTTGACTACATTTAATAACGAACATAATTTTGTATTAAATGATATTTGGGCCGCTCTTCCAGTAAATGAGTACTGCAAGAAGATTCTAATTCCCAAGAAAGGTAAGCCAGATGAAATGGAAGACTTCTACGAAATTAATGCTAAGAAGTACGCACCGACTAATAAGGTAGCTTACGTTCTTGAACGTGTTGAAAAAGCATTAGATGGTTATGGTGCTAGAGCGTTACTTGCAGAAAAGAATGAAGGTGTTGATTGGAAAGCAGTATCACACGCATTCCGCGCAGGTTATCAAATGCGAGCAATTTATTCAAAAGGTGACTTTGAGTATCCGTTAGGCGAAACTGATTTTATCCTACAAGTTAAAAAGGGCGAGCTTGATTACTTAACAGAAGTTGCACCAGTACTCGAAGCCCTTGTTGATGAAGTTGACAGTCTTGCAGCAATGAATGAATTCTTCAACTTACCTAAGCACTCAGACAAAGAGTACTGGGATAAGTGGTTAATTAAAATGTACAAGTTAACAGTAGTCGACGAGTACGCATTTCCAGAGGGTCACTAATGTTACGAATATTAAGATTTTTATTTACGGGTGATTGGCACTTGCATAAGTGGGAGACAATCAAAGAAAACCAAGTCATTAATGATTCAGGTGACGGGTACAAAGGGGCAATGTATACTATGCGATGCACTGAATGTGGTAACATTAAACGGAAGCAAGTAGAAGCATCATAACAAATAATAGGTACAGAAATGTCTAAACAACGAATACAAGAAAATGTTAACATTATTAAAATGATGACATCACAGTACGATCACTACCTTAAAGGTTACGACTTCGGCGGTGATTGGGATATGTCATCGTTTATGAAATCGTTACATGAAAAAGCAGACCGCATTGAAAAGGAATTAGAAAAGGACAATGACTAAGATATTTTTTGACAGCGATGGTGTAATGGCAAATTTAGATAGTGCTATTGTTATACACACTCAGCAGCATTATTGGCACACTAGACGCATAAGCAAAGAGCATTGGGCAATCTTGGAGCAGGTTCCTAACTTGTTTTATAACTTAGATGTTATGCCTGGTGCGTATGAAATGTTTCATGCAGTGTACAAAGCACATCCTGATAAGGTCGAAGTGTTAACAGCATTACCAGAACCAACAGGCAAATTACATACATCAGAAGATGATAAGGTGCGATGGTTTCGCCAGTACATTCATCCTACTGTTCCTGTTAATACAGTACTAGGCGGTAAGAACAAGTACAAATGGTTAACAGACCATCCGGGTGCAATATTAATTGATGATTATGATCGTAATATTGAGCAATGGGTAGCGAATGGCGGTGTTGGTATATTACATACTGACCCACATTCAACAATCGAAAAGTTAAAGGTGTTAGGTGTACTTTAAAAAACTTTTACAGCGGCAACACCGCATAATTGAAGAAGTTGACGGTAACGGAGACACAACGTTCTATCCCGAATCCAAAGATAACTTCTTTGTTATAGGCTGGGAGAAAATGTCTGATTATAGAGTAAGTAATGGGCCAGCGCGTTATGAAACGTACAATGAAGCTAATGAATGGTTATGCGAGCAACTGCATTATTACAATACACAAATAGTATCCGAGAAGAAAGTACATAAAGCGAACCCAGTATTTAACGAGTTACAAAAAACGCACAGTCCCACAACAGACGAACCAGACGAGACAAGTAAACAATCATGGTAAGAGATCTTTACATAGACGATTTGCGTACACCACTATCGGATGCTTATGATATTGTACGTTCTTACGATGATGCAGTTCATTACATGCGTACCAAAGGTTGCCCTACTTACATCACGTTCGATCACGACTTAGGCGACAATGTTCCTACCGGGTTCGATGTTGCTAAGTGGATGGTAGAACGTGATTTAAATGATAAAGGAAAGTTTATACCACAAGATTTCGAATACGGTGTGCATAGTGCTAACCCTGTAGGGCGTGATAACATTATAGGTTTACTTAAAAATTACCTGGAGCAACGATGAATAAGAAACATTTAATTTATGTATGTGACGGTAAAGCTACTTGGGGCAATCATAAAGACTCGAAAGAGTTTTACAAGAACATGCCTATTAAAATTAAGCTGTGGCACAAGGTGCATACTATGGCCGATCACGGTGGCAGTTCAGCCAAGCATTGGAAACGTGCAGGGGCTCGTCAGCAACAACACATGCCATGGTTTGACTTTCAAACGGAATGGGTATAATGCTTGAAAAGTACATATTAGTAGCTGAACCAATTATCACTAAAGAGCAACGGGACTACGTTCCAGCGCACGGTAAGATGCCTCCTTATACGGTACAAGAGATTAACATCACTAAACGATCTTATACAGAGAAATGAGCTTAAGACATAGACATAAGAAACGCCAGGAAGAAAAGTACGAAGTCTGGAATAAGCTCAAAGACAACAAACTTGGACAACGTATAAGACTTCGCGGCGACTGGACTGTAGAGACATCCACTGACTTAGGAGCAGCACACGGTTTAGATGTTGAGGAAGATTTAGTAAAATCATTGACGAATGGGTTAATTAGATGAAAGACATACACCTAACTAAGAAAGACTTCAAACTGGAATGGTTCAGTGGGCAAGGTGCTGGCGGACAACACAGAAACAAACACCAAAATTGTTGCAGGATAACGCACATTGAAAGTGGCATAACATGTAATGGTACAGCAAGTAAAAGTCGCGTGACCAATCAAAAGGATGCGTTCGATCGACTTGCAAGATTAGTCATATCATGGTACGGAGCTAGTGAAGATACACAAAAAGCAATCAGTGATGAAGTAATACGTAACTACCACGCTGAACGAAATGAAGTACACGATAAAGAATCTGGGTTGAAGCAACCTTATAAACACGTAGTAAACAATGCCAATATTGGCGATATGATTGAAGCACGAAGAATAGCAAAGGGCGAAGACGAATGAAAGGTATAGCAGACGATAAAGGTGTTTTGTTTACAACTAACAACGCAATTGAACAGCTAAACATGATTGTTACGCAAATCGAAGCTAAGAAAGAAGTGAACATACAAAAGTATGCTGACTTTATTGCGTTTGATGCTCCGTACCGTATGGATCGTTTACTTGGGCACAGACACTACAGTGACGCACGTACACGCAACCCAGAATACAAAAAATGGAAAGAAAATGCAGAAAACATTTTGCAGTTCTTCTTTGCAATAACACCAAAATCCCTACGTTACACTGCCCCATCGTATTATTGCACTGACACAATAGAGTTAATACGCAGACGCAAAACTCGAATTAGAGATGAATGGAAAACATTTAAAAATTACATTCAGCGTAAGGAAGTGCCTCAGTACTCAGGTGATTCTAATATTGTTTTTGGCAAAGTTAACTCTAATGTACAACAATACCAATTAAAACAAGTAGACGAATACGCCCGCTTTATGCGCAAAATGCGTGACAATGCATCAAGCGTTGAACTAAAGGAAATAACATTAGACGACAACGAATTAAACGAGTTCTCTAATGCTAAAAACTTTATAGAAGAAAATTTGGAATAAGAAATAGTTCGATAAGGTTGAACTAGCATAAATAAAACTATGCAAGAGAAGAAGCTAACATTATACAAAATAAACGAAACGGAATATCAAGTGTCGGAACTTGATATTCCTAATGCGGAAGCACTCGCTAGTTACAATGATATCGGAGAGCTTTACCCTAATTTCTACGATACTAGTAGTACTTATGACATGAAATCGTTTACCCAAGATTCTTTAATGAATTCTTACTTTGCTACAACACCCACTCGCTCAGTCAGCCAAGCTGCAAGAGCAAGTATAGGCGCAGCGAACTCAATCCACCAAAGCGGTGAAGGTAATTCACAATTTGGTACACGCTGGATACACTCAATAGAACTGAAAGAGTCTAAGAAGATTAGACTCACAGATGAATTACCAGAAGGATGGGAATACGGGCGCAAAATTAAATTCGACAACAAGGATGAATAACATGTCAAAAACAACACACATTATATGTATATTAGATCGCTCAACTTCAATGCGCGGACTACAAGACGAAGTAATTAGAAACTTTAACAAGTTTTTAGAAGAACAGCAATCAATTGAAGGCAAAGCAAAAATGACCTTAGTATTATTTGATACAGGTTATGAAATGGTTTACGATCGCGTGAAGCTTGCAAACATTAAACCACTTAACCGTGAAACATTTAATATTCAAGGTTGCACTGCAATGAACGATGCAATTGGTAAAACATTAACTAAGATGCTTGACAAAGAAAAAGCTATTGTTTTAATTCACACAGATGGTGATGAGAACTCAAGCACTGAGTACACTGCATCACACATTAAAGAAATGGTTGACTCACTTAAGAAGAAGTGGGAATTCATATTCGTAGCTGGTGATTTAAATGCTCAGGCTATTTCTGCAAACTTAGGTATTATGCGTTCAGCAAATGTTTCGAACACTCTTGCTGGCACACAGAACACATACGCTAACTTTAGCAACACAACAACTGCATACAGAGATGGTGGTTTGATTGCTTCGGCGTCAGTTAACTTAGCAGAAGATGGAAACTTTGCAGATGCGCTTAAAGACGTAACAACTGACCAGGTTGTAATCACTAAATAAAGTAATGCAACTACCGTACACTATATGCAGAACATGCAAAGGAAAACTAGTACCGTTTAAGAACTTAGATGATTTCAACGGCACTTGGTTCCAGTGTACGAGTTGTTTAAAGTACTACAGGAAAAAGGATAAATCAGATGTACAAAGCGCAAGTTAAACACATTGAAAAAGTACTAGTAGAAATGGAGCATCCTGATTTAGGACAAATGCTTATTCACTTACAAGAATGGAGAGCTAAGTCAAACACTTATCAAGATTACGATTTGTATATCACTGATGATGATATTAGTATCTTTGGCTCGCGCTTTTAATGTCAAAGATAAAAACATTACAGCAAATTGAATCCGACCTACAAGATTTACTTAACATACAATGCGCAGAAGGCAACTACGATGCTAATAAGTACATGTTCGGCATGGCTAACGGACTCATATGTGCCATGTCATTGTTCAATAATAAAGACCCTGAATTCATGGATGAGCCAGCAATATTCTTAGATGACATCGAAATACTTGACAAGTTCAGCCAAAGTAGTGTAGTATTAAAGAATGACTAATGTAATATTTGTAGATATCGACGGGCCATTGCTACCCGGTAAAATGCACTTAATGAAGCAAAACAGAAAGACTGGATTAGGTAATCCTCCTATCTTTGATAATTTCGCTGTGACTGCATTTAACTTATGGGCTAAGTACGGTGGTGCTAAAATTGTATTCAGTACTGCATGGTCACATGGGTACGACAACGAACAGCTTAAAAACATAATGGAAGTTAACGGATTAGATTTTGATTACGTTAGTGATGATTTCTTATGTACTCCTAAACGTATGTCAAGTTACAGACATGATGAAATACTCGATTGGCTAGAACGTCACGGCGAACAAGATATGAAGTTCATTGCAGTTGATGATGACAGTACATGTGCGCATATTAACAAGTACTTCGACGCTGATGATGAAGATAGAGATGATCGCATTGCTAATTCACACTTAGCTAAGAAGATGGCCGACTTGAATGTTACAGGCAAATGGATTGAAGTTGACTTTACCGAAGGACTTACATTCCGTAACTTTAAAGATGGGTGTGATGCACTTGGCATAGGACAAGAAGTTATTGCTGAACAAGAGTTCGGTATTAAGGTATTAACAGAAGAAGAAAAGAAAGAACGCGATGATGCATTGGAATTACTAGCAAGGGCAATATTTTAATGAGATTACCATACGGTTGGGAAATAAGACAGTGGATCAATGACAAAGTGTTCCCTGAGCACAATAAGTCTAGAACTATGGAAGAATGGGCAGTAGTAGAAAAAGATGAGCGCAAGCAGAAAGTACGTTACTTCATTGCACATACCGTACCTTTATTCTTCTCGCTCCAGGCACGTAGAATTAAAGATGTTGGGCATTTCTTTATGTACAGATACATGCGCAGACATCAGTACAATAGAATTGATACTGGGCTTGAACCTAACTACCATGAAAATGATACACGTATGTTACACGGTATGTTCAACTTACTTAAAGAGTACGTAGAAATTGAACAAGCTAGTATGATGTTATGGAATTGTGAAGAAGAAGATTGGGAAGGCGAAGGACGTGAAGAAGGACTTAAATGCCTAGAGTGGCAGGAAAAGTTAATACACGGTGAAGATGATATGATTGATACCAATCATAAGCTTTACGGCAAGCGTACACCACAAGCAATCAGCTCACAAGAAATTAAAGAACTTTATCTTTGGTGGATGGATACTCGACCAGCACGTAAAGACCCGTATGATTTTTACGCAGATACCGTAGACGATTTAGTCGATCACAATAAAGGTATTTTTGAAATAATGGCAGAACGTACTCCTGCTCGTAAAAAAGCAGACAGGGCCGCTTACAAAAAAGCTGATACGCTAGAAAGAAAGCACTACGCAGAAGACACTAAGATGTTAATTCGCTTAATTAAAGTTCGTGCAAGCATGTGGACTTAATCAAATAAATAGTACTAATATTTAGGAGATTTATGTGTCACACGAACTAGCAAATAACAAAATGATGTTGTACTACCAACCTATCGTAAGTGTAAAGACTAATAAGGTTGTTGGAGTTGAAGCGTTATTACGAATGGAACACCCAACACATGGCATGCGGCCTACATCGGATTTCATCCGCGAAGCAGAAGATACAGGATACATTCTCGAAATTGGAGATTGGATTATTGAGACTGCATTGACTCAACCAGCCTTAGCAGGGTTAGAAATTTCAATTAATATATCAATGTCACAATTACTCCAACCAGACTTTGTTGAGAGTATGCTAGAACATGTACAAAACAGTGCCACTGATGCGTGTCGAACTAACTTAGAAATTACAGAACATGTATTAATGCAAAATAATCAACTTAGTAGTGTAATCAACACTATGACCGAACTTAAGAAACATGGCATTAAATTTTCATTAGATGATTTTGGCACAGGGTATTCGTCACTATCGTACTTAAAAGCACTTGATGTCGATACGATCAAAATAGATAAATGCTTTATTGACATACACGACGACACATACAGTCGTGCAATAATTAAATGTTTAATGACATTAGCAGCTGATTTAGATTACACTGTGGTTGCCGAAGGTGTTGAAACTAAAGAGCAACTTGACTTCTTAAAGGAAATAGGATGTGATTTATATCAAGGATTTTATGTAGCAGAACCAATGCCTGTTAACGATTTAGTTGACTTTTTAAAAGAACACAAAGGGTACGAGATGACGTAAGCAAATGGCGACAGATAAAACATCACAAGACTTGAGTTCGATTCTAGTGCGGTTAGAAACGCAAGAGTCTTTAATTGATGAAATACAACGCATTGCTCACATTGGTCATTGGGATTGGGATATATTAAATGATACGTTATACTGGTCGGACGAAATTTATAGAATCTTCGGACTTGAGCCACAACAGTTCGGTGCCACGTACGAAGCGTTCGTTGGCTTCGTACATATCGACGATGTTACTTCTGTTAATAATGCTGTTACTAATTCATTAAATGATGATGCACCTTACGAAATTGAACACAGGATAATTCAGCCCAGTGGTGAAGTCAGACACGTAGTTGAGCACGGTGAAATTACACGTGACACTACCGGCGCACCTACTAGGATGGTCGGCACTGTACTTGATATAACCGATCGCAAACACTACGAAGATGAATTAAAGACTCTTGCATTCCGTGATGAAGGTAGCGGATTGTACAATAGACGTTTTTTCCTTGAAGAATTAAATTTAACAGTAGATAGAGCTAACCGCGAAAAGATCGACATAGGTGTTATTCTAATAGACATGGATCACTTTAGTTCAGTTAATAACGTACACGGTCACGTAGTAGGCGATGAAGTTATTAAAGAAGTAGCTAAAAGAATTAAACATGTGTTTGCACGGAAGACTGACATAACAGCAAGATACGGTGGTGATGAATTTGTTGTCCTAACACAAAACCGTGACCAATCTGGCTTAGTGACAAAATGTAAGCAGCTGGTTAAAGAAATGCAAGAGCCAATAGAATGTAGCGCCGGTCCTATACTGCAAACCGTTAGTATCGGCTTAGACTTTAGTTGTTGCTGTTTTGGCGATTCTACCAATGCTGAAGAACTAATTAGACGCGCCGATACTGCAATGTACAAAGCAAAGGAAGCAGGGCGGAATACATACAAAGTTACGAATCGTAATGGTTTTCAATAACTTAGCAAATAATTAAGAAAAAGGTTGACTTAATTTAAGTTTCCGTGTACTATGTATAAATAAAGTAACAAAGCAATTAGTTTAAATGAAGAAGTAAAACAGATGACAATTGACCCACATTAGAGTAATAAACGTTCTGGGCTAATTTGCAAAAAGATTATAAAGTGGTTGACATAGCATAAATAGATGTTATAATACAACACATAAACAAAGAAGCTTTTATTTTAAAATTAATTAAAATAAAGGTTGACACAAAGAGCTACGTACTATATAATACGTGGCATAAGTTAATTAAATATTATATAAAATAGAGAGATACAATGATTTCAAGACATACAGCACATACAATGAAACAGGCCATAGCACTCATGCTAGGTTGTGCTGTACCGGCACAATCATGGGCACCGAGTTTATCGTTTAATACGATTAATGAGGGACGCGGCAATGATTATAGCCTAAGGGTTTTTGAGATCATGTAATTAAAAGTTAATTACAATAAGAATTTTAAAAACCCGCAAACGAAAGTAAGCGGGTTTTTTTATGAAGTAAGAAAAGTTTTACAAAACGGTATATACAGTTAGAGCAAGTGGTTGAAATTCCCCCTCCCTGTATATAGCAACTCCGACTAGAGATAAACACTAGCCGGCCAGGCACGTGGGTATAAGCTGAAAGGCATCCACTGAAAAGAAACAAAGGGTACTTCACAGTAATAAGATTGTGAAGCTTTACCTTAACAGTTTGTTAAAAAATAAGATTATGCATGGGGCCGTAATTAAAACTAGCCCCTAAATAATTTAATAAATTTTCCTAGTACGGTTTAGACTGGTCGCGGTTCATTACTGCGAATGATGTGGAACGGAGAATGAGAGTGTGATGGCTTTCACTAATTATACACCAGTGGTCAAATGGTAAAGACACTACCCTTTCAAGGTAGCGCCGCAAGGTATGCGGGTTCAACTCCCGTCTGGTGTGCCAAATACTATATGCAGCTTAGGCATAAGACATAAAGATTTTAAAAAATAGAGTGTATGGGCCGGATGTAACGAAAGCTTGGTCATCGTCCTGCCTTGGATGCAGGAATACGGGGGTTCAAATCCCTCCATCCGGACCCATACATTTTTAACTCTGGTAAGTGTTAATTATCAAAACTATACACTTACCATAAATAACTGTATGCAAAGTTTAGAAGAATACAGTAATAAAGATGGGACTTACACAAGTCCTAAAAACTTATAAAAGTTTAAAAGCATTTAGATCACATTGGAATTACAATGGTGACAAATTTGTTGCAGCTCGAAATTCGCAAACATTTACTAAGAAATGTCCGCACTGCGATAAAAAATTTTATGCAACTGGATTTAAAGCGCATGTTACACATTGCTATCTTAATCCATTAAACCTGCGGTTGTGCGAAGTGTGTGATACTCCAATTAAAAACTTTAAACATTCAAAAGGAACATGTTCGCATAGTTGTTCAAATGTGTTATTTGCACATTTACGTAACCCGGATAAGTCTGTAGGGTATCAAACATTATGTTTTAGATATCATGAAAAGAAATGCATCGTGTGTGGCGAGGATAAGATAGTAGCTGTTCATCATTATGATCACGATCATAGTAACGACGATGTAGAAAATTTAATACCACTTTGTCCCACACATCATCAGTATGTACATAGTAGATATAAAGACGAAGTGCAACCAATCATTGACAATTATGTCAAACAAAGATTAATCCGGAATTAGCTCAACCTGGTAGAGCATATCGTTTGGGGCGATAAGGTTGAAAGTTCAAATCTTTCATTCCGGACCAATTTACGTTGTACCAAAGTAATCATGTGATGATAAAGTACGTGTGTTCGTCTAGTGGAAGGACAGGGGCCGTTGGGCCTCAAACATTGGTTCGAATCCAATACACATACGAAATTGATTCAAACAGTTTATGGGAGGTACATCGAGTCAACTGCTAAAAAGGTCTAATTAGCCAAACGCAGTTGGCGGCGTTATTTAAGACTAAGGTCTTACACAGAGTCAGGAGAGTCGGTACACTAGTCACTATCGATACTACAATGTTGATGAGCATATATGAATTCAACCTCCGGCACGAAAAATTGGGGATGTAGCACAACTGGTAGTGCAGTGGATTGTCTATCCGAAGGTTGCGAGTTCGAATCTCGTCATTCCCGCCAAACAATGTAGTTGTAGCTTAAGTGTAAAGCGGCTCTCGCAAAGGGTGCATGTTATAGGATCGTCCCTGACCAACTACTCCAAAATTAGAGGCTATGGAATTGCACTTCCTTCTACAAACTCAACTTTTATGAAACCAAGTGCTTCTACTTTCCTCTACTTATTATGTTAACGTGGCCGAACTGGATAGGCAATTGATTGCAAATCTCTAAGAATGCGAGTTCGAGTCTCGTCGTTAACTCCAAATTTAAAATGAACAATGTTGGGTCAGGCAACAGAGTTGCTATCGGCTAGGGTCGCTCCTTAGAAGATGAAGACGTGGATCGTATCCACCGCTCGACTCCAAACAATGCGGTATAGGTGTTGCAGGCGGCACATTAGGCTTCCACCCTGAAGGGATCGGTTCGAAACCGATATACCGCTCCAAGTCAATGTGATGTTATACACAAACCTAACTATGTGTATAACAGTGTAGTTGGAAATGATGGTTTATAGGGTACGAAACTTTCCGCCATCCTTGTTATTACGGTAGCTTTAGGTGCTATGTTTTAACATGATAAGTTTCACGAATTATAGGCCCGTAGTTCCAATGGTAGAACAGTGGATTCCAAACCCACGTGATGGGAGTTCGAATCTCTCCGGGCCTGCCAAACAATGCAGGCGTAGCTCAGCTGGTAGAGCATCACGTTGCCAACGTGAATGTCGAGAGTTCGAATCTCTTCGCCTGCTCCAAATTAACCGATGGGGAGGTTAAGGCTTACGGGCCAAGTATCCCTAACTTATTTGACAATAGACCGGTAATATAGTTTATAATCGAAAACAGCGCCATTTGAAGGCGTACAAAGTAAGGGGTCACGTCCTACTATTACCACCAAATTTAAAGAACAATAGTGCGATATCGTCTAAAGTAGGACACTACACTATCCATGTAGAGATCTTGAAGTAACGAGCAGTGTGTCGCAGCCATCTTCTTCGGCCTAGGCTTCCGTGTATGATTGAGTTCATACAATAGTCTACTAATTTAAAGTGCTCTTACAGGGGCGGAAAAGTGCATGATAGTGTACATAGTTAAGTCGTTGCGCCGTTTGTGGTGATTGGTAGCGCGATGAGATAAAGCAGCCGATAATAACCCTAGGATCTTGTTATCATAACCAAGCTGTCGCCGGTGAGAAACCTGCTCGCCCCTGTAAGCGTATTTAAAAGAATAATTCCCCGATGGAATATCTGGTAGTTCAGCAGACTGTTAATCTGTGGCCGAGAGGCTTATGTTGGTTCGAATCCAACTCGGGGAGCCAAATTAGTAATAAAAAATATGGGGCTTTGGTATAACGGGATTACGTTGCACTTGCACTGCGAAGATCGGGGTTCGATTCCCCGTTGCTCCACCAAACAATAGGGATGTAGAAAAACTGGTAACCTCAACGGACTTTGAATCCGTGGCATTCGTGCATTGTGAGTTCGACTCTCACCGTCCCTGCCAAACAAAATATGCGCTGATAGCTTAACTGGCAGAGCACCTGTGACGAATCAGGAGAATGGCTATGTAAGGTACGGGTTGATCGCTGTACTAAGCAAGATAGGGTTCGACTCCCCCTCGGCGCACCAAACAATTTTAATGGGCCTGTGGTTAATGTAAATTGGCACAGCTACTAGATTTAGAATCTAGACCCTTGTGGGTTCGACTCCCACCAGGCCTACCAAACAAACAATGGGCTCGTGGTGGAACTAGGTATACGCACCTGACTTAAAATCAGACGAGGAGACTCATGTGGGTTCAACTCCCACCGGGCCCACCAAATTAAAAGAACAATGTGTTGGATATGGTAACTGGCGACCATGCAGGATTGTAAACCCTGTGCCTCTGGCGAAGTAGGTTCGAATCCTACCTGACACACCAAACAATGGAAGAGTCAACCGAAATTTGGTATCGGCCCGGTCTTGAAAACCGGTCAGGGCAGTGATGTCCTGTGGGGGTTCGAGTCCGCCCTCTTCCTCCATATTAAAATAAGTGTATTATAGTGTGACCATAGCATAACTGGTCAATGCCCAACATTGTGAATGTTGAAAATCGGGATTCGAATTCCCGTGGTCACCCCATAATATATTTGACACTTAATGCACCTGAAACATTTATTGGATGATGTCCGGACTTTGATATAAATACAAGTATGAATAATACTTGTAAATACTGTGGCCGGAAAGGTAAAAACATAAACTCGAATACTGTGCATGAAGTTAGGTGTAACCAAAATCCTAATAGGAAAGTATGGAAGATAGACTATTCAAAAAGAAAAACATCTAACGGCATGCTTAAAGCAATTGAAGAAGGAAGAGAAATTACTAAACGTATGCTACCTCCAGATTGGACTGGAAAAAGTCATTCTGCAGAAACTAAGAAGAAGCTTGCTGTAATAGCAAAGCAAAACAAACTCGGCGGGCATACTTCTAAGAAAAAGATTCGTTATAAAACGAAAGATGGATCAATTGTATATTTGCAATCATCATACGAAACTAGTTTGGCAGAAGACTTAGATCTAAATAATATATCCTGGACTAGGCCTGACCCATTATGGTGGATAGATGATAAAGACGAAAATCATCGTTATTACCCAGATTTTTATCTGCCAGAGTTTAATCTTTACTTAGATCCAAAAAATGATTATCTAATTAAAAAAGATAAAGATAAAATTACCAGGGTAATGATTCAAAATGACGTAACAGTGTTAGTCTTAACTGAATCAGAATTATCCTGGAATTATTTAAAAAACAACATGCCTCCTAAGCATAAAAGGTGATGCGCGGGTTTTGTAATCCTGGGAAATCGGTTCAATTCCGGTAGGAGGCTCCAAACATAATGCCCTTTTAGCATAACTGGAGAATGCTACGGTCTACGAAGCCGTTAGATGCAGGTTCGAATCCTGTGGAGGGTACCACATAACTATGCCTGGTTAGCTGAGGAGATTAGCACCGTCCTTACAAGTCGGAGACGTTGGTTCGATTCCAACACTAGGTACCAAACAATGGAGACAGGTCTACGGTGACCAATCGGCTCTCATAAGGCTGACTAGCTGTGTTCAAACCTCAGTGTCTCTACCAATTTTGAGGCTATAGAATATCTTCCTTCTATAATCAGGCATCGGTTAACACCGATATTAAACCAGATATACTAATTTCCTCAATCATTTTTAATAAAGGAGCACTACAATGAAACATACTAAACGAAAACACACCAAGAAACAATTAGGTGCAGTGTAACTATACAAGACATTAATCAATCGATTAACTTGTATAGAGAGTTGTTAAAGACAACACACGATCCAAGGCTAATCAATATTTTGAAAGCTGACTTAACGTCATACCTTGCGATAAAGCACCTAATAGAAAAGTACAGTAAGTACAACAATTAGGGCTCGTCATCTAACGGTATGATACCGGACTTTTAATCCGGCGCGAGGTAACTCCATTGAGAGTTCGATTCTCTCCGAGCCCACCACTTTAATGCACTGTTAGCTTAATTGGTAAAGCTCCTGACTCTTAATCAGTTCGATGTGGGTTCAAGTCCCATGCAGTGTACCAATTTAAATACGATAAAGTTGACAACGATTCGCTACATACTCTGAATTTGTATGCCCCAACTTTATTATGGAAGGTTCGGATAATGGTATTCCAGTGCCCTGCTAAGGCATCGTCTTTTATTAGGCGTGTGAGTTCGAATCTCACACCTTCCGCCAAACAACGCCTCGGTAGCACAATGGTAGCGCATACGGCTGATAACCGTCAGACGAAGGTTCGATTCCTTCTCGAGGCACCAATTAAACGGTACTTAATATATTTTAAGTACTGTAACATATTATAAGTACTAACATGAAAAAAGCATATTTTATCACAACAATTAATGTACACGACTCAGCCCGATTTGATGCCGAGTACGCATTGCAAATGCGAGAAGTACTTAAGAGTTACGGTGCTAAAATAATTGCAGCGCCAACATATCAAAATGTAACTGTAATAGAAGGCGACATTGACTACAGGTCTGTAATCATAGTAGAATTTCCTTCTAAGGCTATAGCAGAACAAGTCATAGCTGACCCGCGTACTAAAAAGCTTTGGGCTATACGACGTGAGTGTTCAACAGGTACTATAATATTAGTTGAAGATCTTCAACTATCAAAATAACGCACTTCTAGCTGAGATGGATTAGCGCGGGTTTGAAACGCCCTATAGGTTGGATCGTTACCAACGGAGTGCACCAAATTTAAAGAAGTTACTCGGTAAGCCAATTGGCAGAGCTACTGGTATAAAAACCGGTGTGTTGTAGGTTCGATTCCTACTCGAGGAAGCAAGGTGCAGCGTATATTGATTGCAGTCAATTTAAGTTGCATCGGGCTAAGGCATTGCCCATCCGCACCCTGCAAGGTGTAACAAGGTGATGCTAATCTTATTATAGCAAGGTGGACTGGAGGTTGGTTCCAGCTCAGGCTCATAACCTGTACGACGTAGGTTCGAATCCTACCTTTGCTTCCAATTTAATTGACAACACTCCTGTTGTCATGTACAATACAAACTTAATTAAAGGATAACACAATGCCAAAGATGAAGAGACGCGCTAAGGGCGCAAGAGCAAGTTCAGCAACAGTTATAAGAAGCAAGTTCCGTATAGGTACACGTAAAGGTGGAAAGTCTGCATTGCAAATGTCTTCAGACGATTTAAAAGCAGTACTAAATGACACCAACAAAACTAAATTTCACAGTAATGCAATTTCAGTATTACGTATGCGCGGGATAGAAGTTAATTGGCCTGGCAAATTAGCACATACTGAAACTCTGGCCGACCTTGCACACGACATGCAGGCGGACTCAGCTGCATAAATAAGTGCATGAGAGCAAAAGATTTTATAGCAGAAGGTACTGAAATATTCGTAGGTGACGGCGACGTTATTGCGAAACGTATTGCAAAATTTGGTGGCCCAATTATACAAATGTTCATCACTAAAGATGAATGGGAAAGTATTAAGGGCCAGCAAGCTAATACAGAAATGCATGAGTACGATGTTGCGACAGCTGAAACTATCATCAATGATATGGTTAAGCGTGGTGCAACAGTTAAATGGAAGACAGCAGCAGACTTTAATAAAGATGCTAGAGATTTAGAAAGCCATAGATTCCGTAATGATCCTGAAGTAGCACACGGTTTCGATTCAAGCATTCAACAAGCAAAAGATAAAGCGCGTGACGTAACTAAGTCAACTCTTAAAACAATTAAATAACCCAGTACCTCGCAGTAGATAAATAAAAATTGAAGTCATCAGACTTTAATCCTTCACAAAGTTCACCAAAATAATTGACAATTTCGTAATTGTTTCATATAATTATACGCATCTTACAAAGGATAGATTAGTAGCCAAGATGCGCGTACCACATCTTATTAAGCTATATTGGTACACATCATTTGAAAACAATTAGGAGAAAAAATGAAAAATATTTTATTGGCAGTAGGTTTACTTGCCCTAACAGGAACTGCATTTGCAGGCGCTAAAGTAGTTGGCACAGTAGAACAAAGTGTTAACTTTACAAGTGGCGACGCACCAAGCAACACCGCAATGAATTCAGGCAATTCGGCTATTGGCTTTAAAGGTTCGGAAAAATTGAGTGACGATGTAACAGCATCTTACAAGATTTTATACGCAGTAGAAGCTGGTGGTTCAAAAGACGAATGGCTTTTAGACATGTACGGCACATTAAACAGCAAGACATATGGTGCAGTAACAGCAGGTTCGTACAAAGGTTTTATGGCAACAGAAAGCTTACGTACAATTGATTTATTTGAAGCTAATATTTATACCCAAGCAGTAACAGACCATGGTCGTACTCGCAACGGTTTACAATATATTGCACCACGTGTAGGTGGATTCCAAATTGGTGTTGGTGGTAGTGCGTCTAATAAAGACAATGCAAATACCGGAGCTGACTCAACTGAATACATGGTTAACTACAAAGCAGGTTCTGCATACATTACGGCTTCAGTCTTAGATAAGACAGCTAGTGACACAAAAACAACTTTCGTTGCAGGTACATATCAACTAGGTGCAGTTAAGTACATAGTAGGTTATGAATCAATCAACAAGGCTAGTGTTAAGCAAGACTTCACAGTACTTGCAGCAGATTGGAAATTTGGCGACAACAATTTACGTGTTGGTGTTAAAGATCAAGAAGCGAATGGTTCAACTTACCAAGCAGAATTACTACACAAGATGAGCAAATTAACAAAGGTTTATGTTAACGTTCGTCAATTTAGTGCTGATGCAGTTAACAGCGATAAAACTACTTTAACAACTGGTTTTGTTATTAACTTCTAATTTAATTAGATTGATATATCCGAAAAAGCCCTGAATTATCAGGGCTTTTTTATTAATAATCAGCAAGGTGTATTTCACCGTTGCTTCAAATTTTGAGTAAATAGTACTATGATGATATGTACTTTCTCGTTAGGTCCTAAAGAAATCTACGCAATACCAGCCACAGAATTAGTTGAGCTAATTGCAAAGCCAAGTGAAATTAGTGAATTAGGTATTATGGCAATACGTGATGAGTTCATCACGTTATTAGACCCAATGGAATATTTCGGGTTCAACACTCCAAATGAGCATGACGATGTTGTTTTAATCTGTACAGTTGACGGCAGCAAAATAGGCATGCTAGTTCACAGTGTATACGATGTTTTTGATATACTAGATGAAGATGTTATGGAAGATCCAATCGACAGCGATGTCGTTGCAGGCGTTATAACTAACAACGATCAACTGGTGGTGCTTTTAAACTTATCACAACTTTCTAATAATATAGTAGACTTAAAATGAACCTCGGTCAGTACTTTACATTTTCGCTAGGTTGTGAGATTGTGTACGGCATACATACACAAGATGTTATAGAGGTTGTGTATGCAGTAGACAGTAGTGATGCGACATTATTAATACATGATCGCATGGTAACACTTATTGATGCTTGTGGGTTATTACAGTCATCATATAGTAGTGATAAATGTGCTAAATGTATTAGGGCTTGTACTCCATCAAAGAATCAAGTTGTTGTAATACGTTTAACCGGCAGTGATACATTTTACGGCTTCAGAATAGTTTCTGCATATGATGTAATTGAATATCCACTAGACAAGATTAAAGCACCTGTATTTTATAAACCAGGAAATATAATAGACGGAATAATTCACGAAAACGATAAATTTACGTTTATTATTAACGAACAAACACTAGCTCAGCAGCTTGTTACTGACGATTACGAGACAGATATCGAACTATTTTAACAGTAACTTATCAAATCCAAGATAAATAGATACTTTATGTACACAAATAGGTTGACCTTTGCTGTAAACCGTGTATAATTACTACATAAATTGCAAAAGGTGATATATTTTGGACAAAACAAGAAATACTATTTTTAGTTTAATGGGTGCATTGTGTTTAGGTGCAGCAAGCTATGGGTTTGCAAATGTTCCAGAAAATACTAAACCATTACCTGAACCATCCGCACAGCAAATATCATTCGGCGGCACAATTAATCGAACTATTATTGAAAATGCATTTCCTCACAGAATGTACACGACAGACGATGTCACTTGTTTAGCACGTAACATTTATTTTGAAGCGCGTAGTGAAAGCGTACTAGGGCAACATATGGTTGCTTGGACTACACTTAACAGAGTTAAACACAAGAAATGGAGAGCTACAGTATGCGGAGTTGTTTATCAACGTAAACAGTTCTCCTGGACTATTAAGTACAGCAAGAACAAAGCATACAGCAAACTAGCATACAACCGAGCTGTATTAATTGCTAAAGATACATTATATGAATTTTATACAGGTGGCAAAGACTTAAGTAACGGTGCATTGTTTTATCATGCAGACTACGTTAGTCCAGATTGGGATTTTAGTAAGTTGACATTGCTTGCACAAGTAGATACACATATTTTTTATAAACATAAGTAAACACAAATAATTCATCCGCCTCTAGCTTAAGTCTGGTAAAAGCACCCGACTCATAATCGGAAGATACGGGGTTCGAATCCCTGGGGGCGGACCACTACAATGCAAGTGCGTTTAGAAATATTCGTTCATAGATTTGGTAACATTTCTAGCTTGCACCAAACAATGATTACCACGTGTATTGGTAGCACATTCGGGAAGGCCAACTTAGTATAGCTAAGGGAAGTATCCGACCGTTAGACGGTATAGTCCTGTAGGTTCGAATCCTATGGTAATCACTTAATTTAAGAAACTCAGTTAAACTGGTTTTAAAGAGTAGTGCTTGTTCTGCCCACAATTGATAGGGACAAGCCAGAAGTATTGCCCATGAGCGCAATCACCTTCTTAATTAAACAATGCGCTCGTGGCCAAGTCTGGACTAAGGCATGGGATTTCTATTCCCTGGATCGTGGGTTCGAATCCTACCGAGCGTGCCAAATTTTAGTACAGGTTCGAATAGTCGGCTGACAATTGGTGAGGGAGCAATGCCTCAAAGCCTGTACTGGTGTATTTGCATTGTGGATGATGTGAACTGTATAGCAGACAGACGGTTTGATCCCGTCGTACATGCACCAACTTATTAGTAGTGACATAGATGGGCTATGTGCCTGTATAGCAGTGCTTGGTGGTTCGATTCCACCGTTAACTCTACTAAGTTCTCAACGCGAGGTAGCGGCTGATGAAGCGGTGAGGGGATCGTTCCCCCTTACGAGAATACTTATTTTAGCAGGACCGAGAATCTCGGATAAATATTTTTATGTACAAATTAGAATACTACGATAACAAAATACCAAAAGACATACACGAAGAAGCATACAGATACATACAAACCTTAGAGTGGCAATCAAGACTCAGACATGTTCCTGACGCATCAAGTAGTCCATTAAGTGACGGCTATAAAAATGATTTAGCACCGTATGTTGCAAAGAAAACTGTATACCGTACAGAATTCGGACACAATTACGAAGTCATGCAAATGCACACGCCAATCGGCATATTATTTGATCACATAAACAAAACATTGTTCAATAACAAATTTGAGCTTACTGGTAAGCCGTTAGGCATGACACCAGAGTCTCAGGTCCCGGTAAAAGAATTAGAAGACTACTTAGCAGAGAAAGAATTTAAAGGTTGTGTAGCATACATGCAAGCACAACCGTACGAAACAATTAAAAGAACTAGCGTACCAAATAGAGATTGGGACGGAACATCACTTAGCAGTGAAGGATATTATACATTAACATTTGTTGCTAATAAAGTCTGGAGTCCATTGTGGCATTCGGAGATATTTTTTTATAACGACGGAACAAACGACCCGGACGTTGCAGGTGAGAACGTAACACAAAAACAAAATACAGGCATTGGCTGGCTTTCAGATTTTATAGTTAATATGCCAGGTAGGGTAATACTACACGATAGCAGAATGTTACATACCTCAAAGCCAACAAGTGTCTTTGCTCCGGAGTTATCGCAACGTATTAGCTTTAGAGTTACACTTAAGGATGGAGAAACCCTTGTACAAGATTAGAGTATTTGATAACACGGTACCGTACGACATACATAAGGATGCATACGATTACTTACAAACTAAAAGATGGTATGGTGGTCATCGAGATCTGCCGCACTTAGACAGAGTACCTGCTGATAATCCGGACGTTGATGTCCACCCACCGGTAGCACATCATACGATCAGTAGGGCCGTATTTGCTGCGAAAGAAGAAGATCTTTTATTGCATCCGCCAATTCAAGCATTGTTTGATCATATTAACAAGCATGTATTTGACGGTAAGCTAAAACTTAATGGGCTAAGAGAATCGTCACCAGGCATAAACTACCCTGAGCGCGGCCTGTTACACTACGGACAAGATGCACAGTTAACATCCACTGTACAATTTAGAGATGATTCAAAACCATGGACTATTGATGCAGCAGATAATGGTTCGATTGCATATCTACAAACACACCCATACGAAACTGTACGTACAACTAGAATACCACACAGAGACTGGTACGGTGGTACAGACATGGAAACAAACGATGACAAGTATTTTACGTTAATGTATGTTGCTAACTTAGTTTGGAAACCAGAGTGGAGTGGTGAGTTTACAATGTTTGACGATACTGATGAAACCGTTCAAGGTGCTGATTATAAGGATCTTAGTTTCAACCGTAAAATTGCAATTGGCTGGCCTTCGAGCATGATTGATAATGTTCCTGGTAGAATAGTTATGCAGGATGGACGACAATTACATGCGTCGCGGGCTGTAGGAGAAAATGCTCCAGAGCCTACGTTACATATTAACTTCCGTGTTACGTTAGATAAAGATTAAAATTCGCCTAGTAAGCGATAACGATCCCAGTCAAATAATTCACCAGGATCTGTTTTACGACCCGGAGCAATGTCTTCGTGTCCTACAATGTTATCCCAGGGTATGTTATAGTTCATACGTAGTTCTTCAGTTAGACGATCAAGTGCTAAGTACTGTTCGCTAGTGTAGCCGCTTTTATTATCAGCAATTAATTCGATACCGATCATCCAATTGTTACAGTATTTTTTACCGTCCCATTCAGATGTTCCAGCATGCCAAGCTTTATGCGGCAGTGGCACTAAGTCGTATATATTACCTTCTCTATCAATCATAAAGTGCGCTGATGCGTACATACGTTTTTGCACATCTTCCATCTTGTATACTTTGCGTTCACTAGCTGGAAGGTTTAAATCTTTAAATAAGTTTAAGCACTTAGCACTGTTAAATCTATCATCAGGGAATTGGTACTTACCACTAAAGTAGTGTATAGTAATACCGTTGATGCGTCTCATTAGAGATGAACTGTAACAGTTACTAGGTAGATATTTTTTAATACGTTTCATTGGGTTCTCCTATGTACGTATTTATTCGAAATAACGCCCCTGTACGCAAATTGGCAAAGCGGCTGGCTTCAAAAGCCGGTGATTGTTTGTTGGTTCGATTCCAACTAGGGGCACCATTTTTACATAAGTAATACAACGACAACACATAAGGAGGAGTCATGTTTACTGATACAGAAAAGACAGAAATTACACAATTTCTAAACAACATGCCGGATAACTCATCAATCTATATTGGTGCTGACTCTGTGCGATTCAAACGGACTGATAAGAACACAGGCAAGAAAGAATGGTTCGCACGTTACACCGTAGCGTTTATCATTCACCTGGGCTCAAAGCACGGTGGTAAGATTTTCCACACCACTGTTACAGAACGTGTGTTCGGTGAAGCGACAAAGCCACGTATGCGTTTAATGACCGAAGTATACAAGGGCGTGGAAGTTTACTTACAGTTCGCAGAACTATTAGAAGACTTACCAGTTGAAATGCACATCGATGTGAACCCTGACGCTAACCACAAGTCAAGCGTAGTTCTACGTGAAGCCTTAGGTTACGTTAAAGGTATGACTGGATTAGACGCTAAAGCTAAGCCGTATTCTTTTGCAGCATCACACGCGGGCGACCGTGGTTGCAGAGGCTTATTAGATAGCTAACACTAACAAGAATTTTGCACACTAACGGAATGAATGTTAGTGTCGCAATTTTCTATGTTATCATTGCTGGTATAGTATAGTTAGATAAATAATAGTATGCATTATATTATTTACGAAACAACTAATCTAATTAACGGAAAACTGTACAGAGGTTGTCATCAGACCGAAACATTAGATGATGGTTACCTCGGTTCAGGTGGGGCATTTACGAATGCTGTCAAGAAGTACGGTAAAGAAAATTTCATCAGGACTGTTCTACTTCACTGTAATTCATTAGATGACATGATTCAAAAAGAATCACAATACGTAGATGAGCAATGGGTGAACGACCGAAACAATTACAATTTACAAACCGGCGGGTTATCGTATGGCATACCATGTACAGAATCAAAAAAGAAGATTTCGGATTCTCTTAGAGGGCGCAGGCATACACAAGAATCAAAAGACAAGATGTCGCTGAATAGTAACAGAAAGTATAACACTGCAACTCATAATAGTAAAATAAGTAAGTCAATGCAAAAGGATCACACTATTTACACGTTTGTAAGCAGTGTAGATGACAAAATATTCACTGGCACAAAATACGAATTTACAGAACAATATAATTTCAATCGCAAAGATCTAAGCACGTTAATAAATAAAACTTACAAAACGTGCAAAGGCTGGGCGGTAGAGTAGCAATTTTCACGCTGGTATCGTTTAGTGGCAAGACGGACGCTTGGTATGCGTCAAACGGAAGTTCAATTCTTCCTATCAGCACCATTCAATAAATAAATTTTAAATACCAATCTTTGCCGAACAAATTGACCGGCGTTGGGCAAACCTGTATAATTACTACTATGATAAAAGACATAACCGATTCAGAATATTTCTTTCACGGCTCAGCATATTCAATGCATGACGGCGGCCCTGTGATGCAATTTGGGCTGTACGAGCCTATCACTAGTCGGTTTGTTTTGGTAGGTCGTGCAGAAAAAGAACTACTTACAGTAGCAAATTTATTTTCTGGTAGACTTGCATTAGAATTATGTGACCTCACAACCGCAGATAATTTTAATCCTACGCTAGTAGACAATTCGTGTTGTTTGAATTGGACAATCGCAGATACATCTGAATTAATTTCAGCTAAGGGCGTAAACAATCACATAGCACACCCAGCAATACGTGTGCCACATTTAGGTCCAGCAACAGAAATAGATACAAGTGAACTAATAGTTCAAAATCAAGAATACTTAATGGCAGCTTACGAATGGATGTGTTTAGACTACAGAGACTTTTTTCAGTTTAATGTTGATTCATTTTGGAAAACAGAATTAAGAATACGCCATGACATTGAGCTGGTGTACGATGTGTCTGCAGGTGCGGTTGCAATTAACAAAATCAAAAATATCATTTATAACGAGTGGGACTTCGATATAGCAAGGACACTAGTAAACGAAATATACAACCAGGGAAAATTATGAAGAAGTTAGTGTACGCCGGTGGTTACATGCAGGACGATGAATTACCAGATTTATTTTATAAATTTCAGAGATTACCACATAGTTCAATTTTAGTTGCTGGTGCAACTCCGTTGCCTCGTAGTAGAGGTAGTGATTTCCATACTCCGTTATACCCTATTCCAGTCTGGAAAGGGCTAAATAAGATTACATTCGCAGACGCGACCGATCTAAAAACCCAAGAAATAATAGCATACGCCGAGACAAATGATTTACCTATAGTAGTACTATGGTCCGGTGGCATTGACTCAACTCTCGTTCTTGCTGCAATAATTAAACACTTCTCAAAAGAAATGTTAGACCGCGTCGTGATTAGAATGACCAATGCAAGCTACACTGAAAACCCGTACTTCTTTAATACATATATTAAAGATAAATTACAGCATGGTTCATTCCGTGACGAATTATACGACTACACAAATGCAATAATATTACACGGTGATCCTGCCGATGCAATTTGGCTAGGTGGTAATATTTTAAATATTTGTGCGCAGAGCCCAGGTGCACAAGACTTGGGTATCACAGAAGGAAAGGATGTACTATTGCAGTTTCTAACAAAACGGTCAGATGCCGATTATTCTGAGTGGCTTTACAATTACTTAATCGAAGAGTCTTCAGCAGCTGGGTTTGAATTGCACACAATCAACGATTGGTTTTGGTGGTTAATCTTTAATTACAATTACGGCACGATGTGCATAAAGCACCTTAGTGAAACAGCACAACCATTAACAAGCGACCTTGTGCCTTTGTACTTTACAAATTTCATACCTTGGTTTCATTCCGATGAATATCAAATATGGAGTATTCAAGCACAACAAGCAGGTGAAAAGTTTGATGGGTCTATACGTAGCTATAAGATGTTAGCAAAAGAATACATTTATGAATTTGATAAAAACCAGTGGTACAGAGATTATAAAACTAAAATACATAGTCAATACATTACACAATTTAAAGCTGGTGTTATTGATGCAGTATATGAAGACTGGGAAATAGTTCTTAGTGATACCCCAGGACATTGTTTATAATGCTTGAACTATTAACTGAGATATATCCACTTATATTATATATGATAGCGGGGTTAGCTGTTGGCGTACTAGCAGGCCTACTTCCTGCGTTACCAGTGTACACAGGTCCATTCTTATTACTACAATTCCATACAGGAATGGCACTAGAAGAATTGCTTGTGTTTTGGATGACCGTTGCTGCAGGCGCGCAGTACTTTGGTAGTGTGGCTGTAATTACAACCAATGTGCCAGGTGAAGAGTCTGCCCTTGTTTATATAGACGATCTGAAAAAGTTTGATCTTGTGCAGAAGAATTATTTGCTGTACGATACTGCATTAGGTAGTACAATTGCAGCACTCATAGCAACAGCATTTATGTGGACTATTGTTTCTTTTTCAGGCATGGGTGAGCTCCCGTTCTTCTATAGTGTTAAGACTATGGCAGTAGTCTATGCTATTTTAATGGTATCATTTTTGTTTATTAATAAAAAGAAATGGTTCCTTGTTTTACTAACAATGATATTCGGTGTATCAATTGCGCCGCAGAGTAACTATGCCTTGCCACCACTGTGGTACGATTGGACATACTTGTTCGAGGGTTGGACGTTTTACTTAATCATACTCGGCACCCTTATTATACCAAATATGTTTTCATACGATGTTAACCTTGGAGACCACAGTGACGACGGCCACTGGAAAGCTAAGTCTGATAGACAGTTTACTTGGTGGTTATCGTTAAAGGCTACTGTGGTTGGTATACTAGCTGGATTGATTCCTGGACCAAGTGCAGAAGTAAGTGCTATTACAGCATACAAAACTCTAGGTAAAAATTCCAGACAAAAGATTATTGCGGCAGAAACAGCAAACAACGCTGCCGTTATCGTAAGTGTTATCCCATTCTTTGTATTGTCCTTACCAGTCAATAATAATACCTTGCTTATGTCAGGTATTATGGATATGCACGGACTCACGATATCAGAGGCTATCTTAGGACAGTCAATGATACCTGGGTTAACAGTAATAAACTTAGTTACTTTGGTCCTGCTATTTTCTATAGGACTATTTTACGTACTAAGTACAAGACTAATAGACTTTTATGTTAAAATAATTGTTCTGTTACATGGTAAAATCAATATGGTGTTAATTACTATTGTTTCAGCTTTAATCTACATAGATTTATTAAGTGCTGAAGTAACAGTACCACACTATTTTATTTTATTAACGTGCTTCACAGCTTTGGGGTTCGCATTAAGGAAATTTAACATTTCTGCGATACCATTGATGTTTAGCATCCTATTAGGTGATAAGTTAATTTGGACTGTAATGCAGGTATCCAGACTTTACCTTTAAACAATAAGAGAGAAAATATGAAAAATATATTAACTATGGTTATTGCAGCATTAATGATGAGTGTTTCATTCAGTGCTGTGGCAAGTGATAAGATTACAGTAATCAATCCAGCGAGCCAAGCAAGTCCTAATGCCGTAGTAACACGCGCATACAGTGATGCTGCAGGCGGAACTGTATACCAATCAGCTAACTGTGAAGATGCTGAAAACAAGTACAAGAAAACAAAGAACGCTGTAATGATTTATGATAGCTCAATTGAATTTGCTGCGCGTAACAAAAGCCTTGCATGTGGCTTAAACCTTGCACCAAAGAAAAATGTTATATGGACAGGTCAAACTTACTTTAAGATTTGTCGTTTACCTGGTACTGCTGGTAGCTTAGAAAAGAGCAACACGCAATACACAATGGGCACAGCGTCTATGATTGCAACAAAAGGTCATCAAAAGACTTTAAACGACAAAGGTGTTAACACTAAAATTGTCGCGTTCTCAGGTAGTAAAACTGTACTTCGTGCATTACTAGCTGGTGATATCGATCTTGGCTTTATGGGTTCAGGTATTGCAGATAGTGCAGGCGATAAGATTGAATGCTTATACTACACTGATCCAGCAGCGTCTAACTTCTTAGCTAAGACAGCTGATATTGAGATTCCTAACTTCAAAATTGCTTACGCAATTTACACCAACTCAACTGATCCTAAAGTTATTGCACGTTTGAAAGCAGTAGCTAACGATAAAGGTTGGAACAGATTCTTAGTTAAGTCTAACACAACTGGAACTTTTGACAAAGCGTCGGAACCTGAAGTACAAAGCTTCGTAGATCGTTTATCTAAATTCTGGTAAGAACAGTAGTCAATAAAAGCAGGTTTCGGCCTGCTTTTATTTGATTAAAATATAGTTTGATAAATAACAGTATCAAGAGAACTTTGTTCTAGGTTCTCTTAAATATTGATAAATACAAAAAGTAAATTTACTATAGGAAAAATTATAATTATGAAAAAACACGTAAAATGGGTTATTGCCCATGAACCAATCGATCTTTTCGAAGCAGTAGCAGAGCAGTTTGAAGCTGACGTTAATGCTAAGACAGGCGACTTATTTGATATTGAAGTACTGTCTTTAACAGACTACTCAGACAAATATAACAACGGCGTTAAGATTTCTAAACACGATCTTATCGAATTAGTTAACAACGGCGACATTGAAATGTCACACATTTACACTAACTGGTTAGGCGATATCAATGCAGATATGTACGCATTAGATTTACCTTTCTTGTTCCGTGATCATGATCACGCAGACTCAGTTCTTGAAGGTGTTATCGGTGATGATTTATTAGCCGGTGTTGCAGCTAACTCAAACATTCAACCATTGGCATTCACTTACAGTGGTGGTTTTAAGATTGTCCCAGCTAAGTTCAGCGCAGCTGATGTTGATGCTTGGAAAGGTCAAGATGTACGTACAAGTTTATCTCCAGTATGCGAAGCAACATTCCGTATATTAGGTGCGAACGCACGTAAAGACATCGACTTAGAAGTTATGACAGAATATGCAGACCGTGGCGAAATTGCTGCTGGTGAATCAACTTACGTTCGTGTTAAACCACTTCGTCAAGATGAGTCATTTACTCATATCAATGACACAGCTCATAACTTGCTTTTAACTTCTATTATGGTCAACCAAGACTTCTTCGCAGAATTCGACGCTGACGTACAGAAAGTTATGTCAGACGCTGCATTTGCTGCGGCACGTACAGAACGTCGCCAGTCAGTAGCTGATATCCCAGGTATCGTTGCAGACTTAACAGCTAAAGGTGTTGAAATTGTTACTTTAACAGATGCTCAAAAAGCAGATCTTAAAGCAGCTACTCTTCCAGTTTATGAAGAGTTCAAAGATACTTTCAGTGCAGGCTTAGTTGATCAAATCAAAAAAGCGTAAGTTGTAATTAGCTTAACTAAAAAGCACTCCTTGGAGTGCTTTTTATTGATTGGTAAATCTAGTTCACACTTTGCCGATATACTTGACGTAGTGCGAACTAGTCGCTATAATATTATTATACACTGATATAAATACTCATATGAACTTTACAAAATACACAACCGAACATCTCCAGTTAATGCGCACACGTATAAACGAGAACATTAGCGATCTCGCAATGAAGGTGGATAGGTCTGAAGACTTCCACCGCATTGCAAAATTAAGAGAAGCTCGTATTGCACTCGATTGCGAAATTAGCATCAGAGAGTGTAACGATATATTATCCGCTTAACGATGAACCTTCCGCGCCTGTTCAAGTGCATTTGGATCTATGTTAGCTAAGTCGCCTATAGATATATTTCCACCAAACGGTTTAAGAAAGTGGTTAGCTCGTCTACCGTAGTTACTTTTCTTACCCTGTTCGACGTCAGCCATAAAACCTTGCGCATCTTTAACAATAAATTGCAAAGCCCATGACGCTGATTCAAAGCCGCGCCATACTGTTTCGCCAGGTTCTAGTTTACGTTTAGCAGTAATTGGTGTGAAGCCGTGCTTAGGATCTTTACCTTTCTTCATGTTGTAGAAAAGGTAGTGTTCTGAATTTAAGTTACCTTTCTCTTTGTAGTGCGCACCGTCTTTCTTTTTAATAGTCCGACCGTTCTTACTTACTGTAAAGCCTTTAGATTCGTAGTTCTTGATTTGTTCGGCGTTTAACTGACTATCCCACATGTATTCTTCGTAGTCGCAGGTTAGTCTCTTAGACTTAGCTTCTTCTGAGTTTGTTGCTGATTTCCAAGCGGAAATAAAGGTAAGGTATTCTTCTTTTGATTTAAAATTTGACATGATGTTCTCCTATAAGTGTATGTCTTGTGTTCTTTAGTGTTGCTTTGTTTCTTTTCTAAAGTGTAAGACACCGTTATGGAGGACGGGTTATAAATGTGTGTATCTAGTTGTTCATATTATTTTCCTTTTGTTAAAGTTATTTAGCTTGTAGTAACTATAGCAATATAATTTCCTAATAGCAAGTGTTTTGGTGTTATTCGTCTAAGTACGTTAAATTTTGTGGACCTTCATGATCCGTGTACACGCCATCCCATGGAGTGCTCATACCGCTTTCTACCCATGCAGTATACGCTAACTTAGCATAGCCTCGCGACTCTTTTGGGGTAATTCGTGCTATAGCATTTACCGCTTTCTTATCCACAGGTCGATTAGGTAACGCCACCGTGTCTGGGGTTAGGTTACGTAATGACGGATCTATTTCAAATTCATTTAATTGTGCCATACTACTATTTAGCATAAGTAGAAGTATGATTGAACTTTACTTATTTTTATTTTGGGTGTATCATGCATTATGGCACATGCATGGGCACAAATATCTCGCTCACCAAAGCGTTATTTATTCACGTTTTTTAACCAATGTTGTTAAAACTTTCCGCTGGTTACGCTCAACTCAATACAACCCGGACTCGTTCCGCAAAGAATCTGCATTGCATATTAAACATCACGCTACATCTGATTCAGTTGATGATCCGCACAGTCCATTATATAAAAATATATGGACCGGGACGATGCAAATAACCGAGGCCGAAATTAATGCATTAACAAAAAACAACAAGCACGTAGATCCTACTGCAATTGATTTCTTTTTTCAAAAGTATCCAATTGGACTTTACATACAAACTATTATTTTAATGCTATTATTTGGTTGGATTGGGTTGGTGTTTTCATTATTCTTAAAATGGTATCCTGTACAATATATATTAGGCACCGCTTATATTTCACATGTGTGGCCTGGATATATTAATGTTAAACGCAGCAAAGTAGACCAATCTAGAAACTTACCTTATTGTGCTATTATTATGCTTGGCGAAGAATATCATGCTAATCATCATGCATGGCCTCGTCGAGCTAACAATGCTGTACGCTGGTGGGAACTAGATTCAGGATATTGGTTACTAAGATTTCTACAAATATTCAAACTAGTTAAGATTGCAAAACACGCTCCTATTACTAAACCTTTTGACGGAAAATTAATACCTAGCAACACCAAAATTATTGACAACTAACCTAACCCACTGTATAATTATTAGTATGATTATAAACGTTAAACAGCTATTAGATTTTAAATCAGGGCATGGTGATATTGCAGACTTAGCTATTATGTCCAGTATATGTTCATTGTTTGAACTACGGCCAACAGAAGTCACTAAAGGCTTTTATCCGGGTTACGACTTTGTGATTGAAAATACTAAAATAGAATTAAAAACTTCTAGCAAAGGGTTAGACGGATTAATTGAAATCGCAAGAGCAGATGGTAGGGCTAGTGGGCTAAGTGTAACAGAAGCTGACGTGTATGCATTCCTTAATCCAGCAGGCAACGGCAAGGCTAAGTTGCGCCTTATCCATACATTCGAATTAAAGCGTTATATTGAAAAATACAGCGGAGATGATGTCATTGAAACCAAAACAGTTGGCGACAGGATAGGATCTATCTTAGTTCCGTTTAACTTTAAAGACTTCAACGATTTGTTTATTGCTGAATGCAACTGTAATTTTACAGCAGACGGACTCGAGTTTGATACATGTACATTTGAAGCTAATAACTTTAGTAGACTAAAAATAAGAGACTACATTAAATAATGTTTAAAGAATGGCCACGCGGGCAACTACCGAAAGAATTACAACGTCCTGAACTTGATATTATATTTGAAATGGGATACGAATGGCGAGATCCACATGACGCTGTTACTATGTTTGAAGAGAAGGTTGCTAAGTTCGCAGGGAGTAAGTACGCAATAGCAGTTGACTCTTGTTCTAATGCATTGTTCTTAAGTTTAAAATACGTAAAAGCAAAAGGTGTAATTACTATTCCGTCACACACATACATATCTGTGCCTATGCAAATTAAACATGCTGGATGCGATGTTGAGTTTGACGATTATGAATGGGAAGACCAGTACAAATTACACCCGTACAATATCTGGGACGCCGCTACATTCTGGGGCGAAGGCATGTACTCCAGTGGGTTGCAATGTGTATCATTCCAAATTAAGAAACAGCTTCCAATTGGCAAAGGTGGTATGATTTTAACCGACAGCAAAGAAGCATACAAATGGTTGAAGATTGTTAGTCACGATGGTAGAACTGACGGCAAGTACTTAGATATGGACTTTCCATTCTTAGGATGGCACATGAACATGACTCCAGAGGATGCCGCAAGAGGTATTATCTTAATGGATAGTGACCAAAAAATGGAAGATAAACGAATAGGGGCTAGTGACTACACAGACGTATCCGAATTTAGAATATTTAAATAAATACTTTTATGCAAATAATTATCCTCGGTATCTCAGAACATACTACAGAAGAATCAGTGCGCGAGTTCATAGGCGACAATGTAATGGCCGGATGGTTAATGGCTCCTGCTGAAATTGACGACTACAGCACAATAGTGGTACGTGATGCGTTAACTGATGTCATTGAATACTACGGATTAGTTACAATTAACAATGATGCGATTGCTAAAAAAGTTATAAGCAAGTGCAATTCACAGCGTTTGAACGGTATTTTAGTGGTTGTACGCCAGTTTTTCGAAAGAGGACAGGTTACACACAACCGCAGAAGTTGCACAACTGTTGAAATAGTTAATCATTCATCGCACGTAAGTCATTGATTTACAAACACTTAATTTATTCCAATTAAGTACCTATAAAATAATAAACCCAATAGAAACAACAACTTAGCATATTTTACGCCTGTAACTCTGTACGACGGAGCATATTGCCCGTACAATCCGCAAATATAAAGGTTGACCTTTTGGACACAGATGCTATAATGTATATAACAACTTAGCAAACAGGGCGGGATATATGAACTTTACTATACATCAAATTGTTATTACTAAAGAAGAAGCTGATACAATTAATGCTATGGAAAATCCACATTCGCATCCTAAAATGAAAGCAACACGTTTTTCCGAAACAGCTGAAGATGCTGGTAAGAATTTTGTCGCAGGCTTATATAACAAAGTTGCTATTATTAATGCAGACGATTTAGATCATGTATTTAATATTAGCAACGAACCGTTCAACCGCAAAGCTAACGAAGCACGTATTACACGCTTAGGGCAAATGCATTCAGTAAGTGTTAATGATATCTTAGAAGATGAAAACGGTGACATGCACTTAGTTGGACCGATTGGTTTCTTAAAGATACGCTCGGCGGAGACTGTATAATGAAAAATCACAGAGAATTCATGCAAGCATTGATTAGCGGTAAAACATTAATTGATGTTAACGATGTTAAAATTAAACTTAACAAAGATGGAATGGTTGGCGACATGAACGGTTGGCTAACACCAGACGGCGTTGGCAACTATAAATGGTTTGAAATTTATACAGTAATGGACACACCGGAGACATTTGCAGCATTAAGCGGTCACAAATTATTTGATCCTGCAACAGACGTAGATCCAGTTATGCCAGCTAACCTAGGCGCAACTCAAGCAACTGACATTGAAAAATATAAGAAAGAAAAGACTTATTTAACAAGTCCAGATTCAAAGTTGCGTCCATTGTTAGATGGGATTGCTAAATTCATTGACAAAGTTAAAGGAATTTAACATGCATGAACTTATAGATGCACTAGCACAGGGCTTAGGTCTTTTCTTTGCAATAATAACATTTGTTTGCACAAGAGGTTAATATGAACATACAATTATTAATATTTGTACTCGTACTGTTATCAGTGTTGTCAGGATTTTTATGGGCAGTTGGGCCGGAATGTAGACAAGCAAATGGCAAGACAGGAATGGGCTATTACAAGCACATTGGTTATTTTGGTATAGCTACTGCATTAGGCGCACTAGTAGCTTCTGTGGTATCTTAGGAGAGAATATGAAATTTATTAACTTCGCACATTTTATATCATGCGTACTGGCATTCGTTATACCAACCGTTAGTTCAATCTATTTGGTTAAATTGTTTGAATTAAACGATAGCGCAAAGGTGTTTATTGTGTTAACATCAATGATGATTGGCGCAGTGCTAATGATGTTAACTTTTATTTACTGGGTGATGCGTGATCAACGCCGTCCAAAGGGCAAGTTATGAACGATTTTTTAGGACAAGAGATCATACAAGGTGATTATATTTCCGGATTGTATCCAGAAAATGAAACTCCTGCGATCTTTATTGTGCGTGGATTTACTCCTATGAAGGTTAGATTAGACCCAACAACATATAATCCAGAAGATAAAAGAACATTAAAGTTTCCAGTAGATTTGATTAAGTTGGATGCTGAAGCAGTTGAAAAGATATTAGTACAAAATCCAAAAGACCGCTTAGGGCAAGACTTAGCAATAGGCGATTATGCATTTGCATCAGGTGGCGAGTACATTGATCCAGTTATAGTTGAGATTACACAATTTATTGCTGATGCTGCCGTTGTTACTAAAGTATACGGCGATGTGTATGTTCGGAATGATACTAGATACACACGTGATTTAATTAAAGTAGATCCAAAAATTGTAACAATGTTTGTACTTAAAAAGGACAACAACTAATGACCACGTTAACTTTTTATAATCACTGGAGATTTGCACGTACTATTCAATTATTAGTTATGAAGTACGATGGTCGTTTTATTGGCAATCCATATGATCCTGTATTTGGTAAGACCATGTTTAAAGTTTCTTTTGAAAACAACAACGCGAGTAAGTTAATGCTTATGTCGCATATTTTAAATCAACCTTGGGTGTAATATGCTTATATACGTGGTTGGACTTTTAATAACTGGACTTTGTATTGGCAACATGGAACAATTTCAGCCGGTGCATGGCTTCTTAACAATTGGATTAGGCTTCACAGTGTTAGGCATATTTATAATGTTACTTAACTACTTAGATGGGAAGAAAGAATAATGGAATTTATTAAAAATTATTTTGGGGCGGCAGTATTAACTAGCATGTTACTTGCTGTACTTCCTGTAACTGCAATGATGATGGGTTACTAATGGCTAATAAAAACGTAGAAGGTGTTTGGATTGTTACTGGCGTGTTCAAGTTAGGGCCATGCGGCATGACTGAGCGACTCGGCAATGATGAAGTCAGATGCAAGTCTCGCGTCGCGACCACGCAGCAAGGGTTGAAGGCAGCAATTAGAGCGGCAAAACGTTGGACAAGCGGAATCATTCGTGTAGAAGTTGAACACTACCCGGTTGGTCCAGTTGAAACATATAACGCGGAGATAGATTAATGAAAAACGAACATTTTAAAATTATCTCACACGGTGAAGAACTTACGTATCCTATTTTACGGATAGCTGGTACTGCCGTTATGTTTTTCTTATTTGGCATATATGTCGGGTACGGCTTAGGAGCATTTTACTAATGGTTACTTTACCAGCACCGTACGCAGCAACAAAGTACGCAGGTTACTTCTTTAATGTTGAAGATAAGAAGCTTTACAGTTTAAAGATTGATGGGATTTTAAAGCCACTTAAGTTCACAAGACCAAATCATTTTAATAAAATGGTGTACTGGCGCAAGGAAACAAGAGGTGGTTATTACGTTAGTGTAAAAGGTCGTAATCGTTTATTACTAATAGAAGACTTACTTGAACTTAAAGTAGGTAACGATGTTATTCCTGTGAAGGAGGTTGTATAATGTACGTTGTAATAGTAACTTGTACACAAGGTGACGAGCAATTTGTTAGCGGTGCAGGCGACGATGCATTAGCCGATGATAGTTGCGAAGCGAATCAATACTCGCGAGAAAATGCTAAAATTACAGCGACATGGTGGTTACGACAGGTTGAGAACTTAGTCACTGAGCGTGGTCAAATTTTAGTACACATTGAAAAAGCGGAAGACGAAGTGTCTGAGACTTGTCATGTAGTAACATTAGGAAAAGCAAATGCCAACATTTAAATGTAAGGTAACCGTGTTTAGACACACTATTACAAAGTACATACAAGCTGAGGATTTAGACACAGCACATGAAATACTAAACAATACTCCGGTACTGGAATTACTCGGTAGTGTAGTATACGGAGAACTAGCATGTGGTCACAGCATCGAAATGGTAGAGGACGATAATGAAACGTCCAACTAAAGAAATTAACAAGTTTAACAAAGCTAAGGCAGCATTGTTAAAAGCTGAGCAAGAACTTGTTATGGCCATGTCACAAGATTTCTTACAGTCCTACGAAGATAGAAGTATTGAAGGTATGCAAGAGATAATTGCTATGTTGCCGGAGGGTGTTGCAATGAAGCGTAGGTGCTATGAAGCATTGATTACTTTTGAAAAAGAATTAGAGGAAGCAGATGAAATTTGAAACTACATTATGCACGGACGGTATGGGGCTATGGTCGACGTTAAAACGTGATGTTAAGACAACTCACATTGAAGTTTCAACTTGGGAAGAAGAAGGTGAACTTCCAGAGTACGGCGAATTGCTGGTGTACTTTGATACAAGTACTTGGGAGGTAGAAGTAAACGGGTTAATTTACACTGATGCCAAGTTCCTAGAAATGTTAAAACTTGCATTGTTTACAGCAGGGTTAACCGGGCAAGATGTAGGCTACAGTGAACAAGGTATGCAAGGTTCTGACTACGTTAGCTTAGATGTTGATAAACAATTTATGAAAGTTTGGAGAGAAAGAAATGAAACTGAATCTACTTTATTTTAGAAAGCCAGTTGCATTAATAAAACAAGCAGCGCGGTGGCTCGGACTTCACACTATTGAGTTGATGATCATCATTGCGGTGATAGGTGTAATAGTTGCAATCGCAGGCACATCATTACGAAACAATGCAATCACAGCTAACGAAGCTAAGAAACCTATTGCTTACGATTCTTCCGACAATGCAGCCGAAGGTAAGATTAGTGGCATGGGTGTACACATTGATAACTTAACAGGCTGCCATTACCTAAGTGGACCAGGTGTTGGCAATACATTAACGCAACGAGTAGATACTTACGGCAATCACATTTGTACAGGATATCCAAAATGAAAACAATAGCAATTAATTTTACAAAACGTAGTGCTCTGTACATAGGCACTGTTTCTTTTATGGCGTTAATGGTTGCGGGCACAATGTTCTTAACGGGCGTTGGCGCATTAGAAATGATTCGAATTTACGGACTGTAATGTTATATATTGAATTACTTCAAGGTTGTGCATCACGTACTGTTAGTCCTTTAAAGGAAACGCCGGCTGGTATCTACAAAATGGACGTGAATCTTAGAGGAAGTGATACAATGCCAGGCATTGTAGGATACAGTGCAAATAGAATTTGGCTCGAAGATAAACGCGGTGTTAGATATCGCAAGCACCGCCAAGGACAAGACACAAAAGTAGACATGAAAGAGTTCATGTTTATTAAACTAAAGGCAAAATTATTAACATGAGAAAATTCTTAGAATTTGGCCGTACTGATAAAGATTCTAAGTTAGAGAATTATCGCTATGGGTTCATCGACGCTATTAAGTTAGTAATAATTTTCAGCTTTCTAATTTACATTATTAATTTTTAACACAGGATATTAAAATGAGATTTTACGCATTTGGAAACATGTACCTGAGTTCTATACAACAAGGTATACAAGCCGGACACGTCATCGGCGACATGGCTGTTAAGTACAATGGTCGTGCTGGGTGGCAGGATGGACAGGATGAAATGTATTACGACTGGGCTGCCGAGCATAAAACAATGATACTGTTAAACGGTGGCTTCAGCCAAGACTTGCTAGAGTTTAATTCATTCTTAGAAGGTGATTTAGACAGTGACAGTGAAAGATTAAACGAGCACTACGATGGCTACAGTCCGTATCCTTTTGCATTGTTCAGTGAAGAAGGCATCGACGATGCAGCATCAAGCTTTGGGCTTGTTCTTCCGCCTGAGATTTACGAAGGCATTAAGTTAATGAATAAGGTTAAACGGATGCCGCGTGATTCGTACGATAGACAAAATTGGGAAAGAAACAAAATTCTTAAATTTGAATCAGGTAGCGAAAGATTTTATAACGATTGGGAAATTGAATTAATGCAACGCATCAACAGATGCAAGTTGGCTATATGAATAAACCACAACCAAAAACTAAATCAGCACTTGATTATCACGAGTGCAGAGATTACATTAACGATAAACACAATATCGATATTGATAACTATGCAAATTGGTCGCCTGGCGATGAAGGAGTACCGTACCAAAATTACTGGCATTGGTTAATTGATCAGTGTGATGTACAGCGTGATAGTTATTTTGTTATGTACGATGAAGTGCTTGAAGACTTACCAGAAGATGACTTCAAACACATCGTAACTAAGTGGTTCTTTGAGGAGTTCGGCAATGGGGCGGACTCAATTGAATTTTGGGTAGAATGGTAATGATGGATTTTATAGAAGCACACTATTTTATTTTTACGTACAACATCGGATTAATAATTGCAATGGCGTTTGTTGCGACAAAAGCGTTAAAGTCAAATAAGTACAACGATAAACAGATCATTGGTATTATTGTCGCATCGGCAATTTGGCCACTTATGATCACTGTTAACATTCTCGCAGCATTTTTCAACAATTTACGCAATATGCTCAATACACTTATCCCAACTCAAGACGTTGAAGAATTACCCGAATGGCCCGATCCACCTGAAATCACAGATGCATCAGCTACAGTTAATTTAGATAGTGTAACTACTACAGGGAAAATGTAATGAATGAAGATGTATTACTTGTTATTGCCGGTATTGTTTTTCTTGCAATATACGTAACTTTCCTGTATAATAAATTAAAACCAAAAAGGAAGAAGTAATGAAGTTAATGCTAGGATTTTTTATTGCAAGTGCAATTTTTTTTATTGCTGGCGTCGGCTTGGTAGCATGGAGACGGTTAGATAAATTTTTTAAAGACTGGGGTCATTAAATGAGCGATATGCACAGATACATATTTACAGTAAGGCAACGGTTTGGCGAAGTGCCTGTCGTTGACACATGGTACGAGGTTACAGTACCTGCTGGTATCTCAGGCGATGATGCAAAGATAATGAACACATTATCAGACGGTAATTTCTACAAAAAAGAAATCAAACAAGACAGTGATGCAATGCGTGGTATGGGTATACGGTTGCGAATGAATAGCGATATGTACCCAAAAATTTGTTTAATACGATCAGATGATTACGAGTTAACAGCTGAAATGCTAGATGATGTTGTTGCAAACAAGCACCAAACCGGTGATTTAATGAAATTTTTAAAAGATGCAGAAATAGGTTGACTTTACCTAAAATCACTGTATAATACACTACATAGGCTATGCAAGCGGGGGTTGTGCCCGGAATGGTTCCTTCTACAAACTGAGAAGCTGACTTAGCTTAAGGACTTAATACCTCCTTTTGCGGTCAGCACAAGAAAAACACATACCACTTGCTCTTTCCTATACCCTAATTTACAATTTAGACGGCTATGGAGTTGACTTCCTTCTACTTTTAATTGATAAAAACTTAGTCACTTTACTTTCCGTCACTTATTTAAGGAGTGTTAAATGTTACAAAAGATCGCTATAAAATATTGCAAAGGCATTGTTATTAACCAGTCTGAGCAAGAATTAGACATGGGGCGTAGCTTAAGCTTCATCAGTGAAATGATGGCTTACGGGTACATGCCTAATGAAGAACTTGCCGATGCACTAAGCGAACTTTCTAAAACAGATATCACTTCACTGTATAACGAAGTGCTGCCTATCCTCAAAAAGAGCGTAGGAGCAAACGTTAAGCACAAGCCTTTCTATCCAAACTTCCCAGAGCAAGTAATGAACGCGTCTGATATTTCTTTGTATATATCAGCTATGTCTCATTACTTTACTAAAGGCAAGTGGATTCCAAACTTCACAGTAGCAGACCGCCCAGTAGCATTTGAGAACACTAAGTTCAAAACTCTTAGCTTAGTAACAGAAGCTGAGGTCAACGACGTGTTCACTACAATTCTTTCTTCAAACGATTCTATTTCAGATTCAAGCAAAGAAGTGATTAAGTGGTTTGTCGAACAAGATCGCACATTTAATATTCCAGTAATGCCTTTCAAAGAAAATGCTTGCTTACTTGCAGGACTGTTCTTAGAAAACGACATGTGGGATTCACGCATTGTTAAAGACACAACTGATGTCTTACGTATTGCTACGTACCTAAGTGGTGGTGACATTTCACTTGCGGAAAATACCAAGTTTAAGTCTTTTTCACGCCCAACTCGACGCCTATTAGTTAAAGCTCTTGAGAATGTAGCGCGTGAAGAAGATTTTGTACGTCATGGTAAGAAGTGGGTTAAATTATTCCACAGCTTGCATGTTGGCGACTACAGTAAGTCAATATTCGAAATGGCTAAGAAGTTACGTGAGAACATTAAGATTGAAACATTCAACGGCAAGTTTGAAGAAGCTATGCAGTGCGGTGACATGGTTGCGGCAACTGCATTGGCTAAGACTCGCCCAGGCATCTTTGCACGTAACATGGGACGCATGTTAGCCGCGACATCACTTAGTGATCGACAAACAGTTATCCGCACATTTGCGGAAGTAGTTGACCAAGTACCAGCGCGTAACTTGACACAACTTTGGGGGTCTTTTAAGACACGCACAGAAGATGTTGAAAAACGTGTTGTATTCCCTAAGGGCAGCATTGCCAAGGCTTATGTACTTCGCAACGAACTTGCAAGGTTACCTGCCCCAACCGTTCAAGCAGTTATTAGCACAATTACTGACTCTTTAGATCGTCGCTTCAAAGGTGGCGAACAGTTAGGTAATGTGTTTATTGACCCAGCTATGTACGAATGTCCATTACCAACTGGTATGCGCAGTGCTAGTGAAGGCTTGAAAGAAGTTGCACGTGGCACACGTATGCCAATGGGAGACAAGGATGCTTTACGTTTCTTTGTTTACTGGAAAGGTAACGACATTGACTTAAGTGCATCATTCCATGATGAGAACTTTAAGTTAGTTGAACACATTTCATACACACACTTGAAGTCAGCAGACATACAAGCGTACCACAGTGGTGATATCACAAGCGCACATAATGGCGCAAGTGAGTTCGTTGACATTAACATTAAAGAAGCACTAGCGAGTTCTAAAAAGATTCGTTATGTTGTTATGAACGTGTTAAGCTACAGTGGTGAAAAGTTTAGTGAAATTGATACTTGCTTTGCAGGTTGGATGACACGCGACAAGGTTAAGAGTAACGAAATCTTTGAGCCTAAAACTGTTGAACAAAAGGTTGATCTTAACGGTGAAGCTGTTGTTACAATTCCAGCAGTGTTTGATCTTAAAGAACGTAAGGTTATTTGGACAGATATCACTACATCAAACCGCAGCGGTTTCAACTTTGGCGGACGTTGGGGCACTAGTGGCAACAACGTTGAGAACAATCGTGCCTCAATCGAAGAAACTGTTGAAGCGTTCACTACACTTGACAACAAGGTATCACTAGGCGAGCTATTTGAAATACACGCTATTGCACGTGGTAAGATTGTCGAAGACAAAGACGATGCAGATTTTGTATTCTCTTTTGGTGGAGATGTTACACCGTACGATATTGAAACAATCAACTCAGAGTACTTAACTGGGTCAATTGTTGAAGTTGAAAAAGACATCAACGCAGACACAAAAATCACAATTATTTAACCCGGAGGGTATATGAGTAAAGTTACAAAGGCATTGACCAAGTTGCGCAATGGTGTGACTTACACTATTAGCTTGGCGGTTAGTATTAGCTATATGTTTTATTACACGCTATTTCTACCAGTAAACAAAGCATCAACAGCAGGAGCATTGCAGTTACAAGACAGCGATGCGGCGTATGCATTAGGAAAGGGTATGGCAACTAGTTCAGTTCCGAGCTGGATTATGGTTGCAATGGTTATTCTTTTCGTGTATACTTTGTATAACATGATTTTCAACACTAACGAAACGGAGAAGTAAATTGTATAAATCAACAACAAAACTAATTGCAATCGCAGCATCAGTAGCATTGATGACAGGTTGTATGGGTCCGGCGCAAGTCGATAAGACTGAAGAAATTAAACCAAATGAAACTGCATTTGTAATTCCATTGGAAGGTGCAAGTCAGAAGGGCCAGGCGAAGTTTGACTCAATTGGTTTCTTACAAGAAAAGAAAGTAGCAGCAAAGCGTATCTATAAGCCACAGATTAAGATCTCAACTGGTCGTATGTGGTATGATTACAAATGGTTAGATGGCGTCAAAGTTATCCGCGTAGATAGAGCTCCTGTTACATTCGTATGGGAAGGTCGACGCGGACAGAAAGGTATCGGACGTGGTAGTGAAGGTGTTGCTGTAGAATCGCGTGATTCAATTGGCTTCAACGTAGGTATTAATATCTCAGCATTCATTACTGAAAAAGATACTGCTAAGTTCTTGTACTACTACCCATCGGGCGATTTAGAAAAGGTACTTGGTAAGATTGTAAAGTCTAAATCAACTGAGATCTTGTCGCGTGAATTTGCAAAGCATGACTTAGAAGGTGCTCAAGCAGTTCGTAGTAAGCAAGGTAAACTTATTACTAAAGCGGTTGATGGTGCTCGCCAACGCAAAGGTGAAATTGTTGAACAAGCAAGTTCAGAGTTGAAAGAATTCTTTGCACAAACAGGTGTAACTATTAGTACGTTTGGTTTGATTGGTGGCTTATCATATGATGATCAAGAGATTCAAGATTCTATTAACAAGAACTTTAACTCTAACTTAGAAATCAAAAATAAGCGGAACGTTCGTTTAGCCCAAGAAGAAACCAACAAGAACAACATTGCGATCGCAACTGCTGATAAAACAGCGGCGTTAGAGTTTGCTAAAGCAGCTCAAGCACGTAAGAAGCAAGTTGGTATTAAGATTGAAGAAATGCTTGCTGAAGCTAAGTTGAACGAGTCTAAGGCTAAGATCATTGCAGCTGAACGTTGGAATGGTAAGCAACCTGCTAACATCATGCCAGAAAGTGCTAACATGATTATGGACCTTACCGCTAACTAAACAGCGTTAACTACATAGAAATGAGAAAGCCCCTTAGTTGGGGCTTTCCTAGTAGTAAACTATCTAAGAGTTAGCCATGAATTTCAAAATTATTTTCAGTACTAAAACAAACGGTCGTACCGAATTCAATATGGAAGGCACAACTGCCGAGGTTAAGACTTTTATTAAATTAAAAGCGACTAACGATTTTGATTTTGCAGCCGTTGAAAACTTAGATCCAATGGTCGAAGGTGATGTTGAGCGTTGGTTAATACAGCGTAACCGATTTGGTGAGTTAGATATGAAAGTATTTTCATTTTATGAAACTGATCCCAATGTCAACATTAATGCGGCTTGGTGCGCAAAAGATATGCGGGCTGAAACTGGTGCTGTTGACAAGTTACTAGGCGGTGGCAAGTTTTAAATGTTACTAATAGAATACGACAAACAATGGTACAGAACAGAACACGAAGGATTATCCCACTGGGCTATGTCGCATTTTAATATGGTTATTAAAACTGATGAAACGTACAAAGAATTCAATGTACTTAAAAATCGCTATACTGGTGAAACAGGAATCGAAGAAGGCATTACTGATTTAATGCGTGTGCAAATGTGGACTGAAGGTAAAACAATTAAAGACTTGCCTTTGTTCATTGACGACCACTTACCCGGTAAAGGGCCGTACGGGTTCAGAGAAGATGTAGATGGGAATTTACGAGCAAGATTATTAGCAGATCAAGAGGCACGAAACTAATGGTATTCTTTAAACAAATTATGTTAAGTTTTCTGCTAGGGTATGCAGCAATGTTATTAACCTCATTTTTCACAGACGATACAGATGTGAGCTTTGCAATTGGGATTGTGGCATCCGTCGCTATGTACGCTAAATTTCAAGGTTGGTTTAAATGATTTTACCAAAAGAAATGTGCGAGCAAATTAGATATTACACAACTGATACATTTAATAGAAATAGTATTATGTACGATCGTGTTACTGTACATTTTAAGCAGTGGTGGAAGCGTAGAAAAGTATTTAACATGCGCCGCATCGAACTAGAAGACAGAGAAGATTGGTTCAAGCGATCACCGGATTGTATAGAATTAGTAAACCTATTAGATCAAATTGTTAGGCAAAGTTGGTCAGAAGATGAGGAAGATAAGGTTACAGGGCAAGATGGCAACGTAGTATCTGTAAATTTTAACAAAGGAGAAGATTAATGAAAAAAATATTATTAAGTGCATTAGCACTATTCATCGTTGTTGGGTGTTGTCAAAAAGCGGACGCACTTGGCTGGGATACTATCGCAGGAATGAGCAAAGAGAATGTCAAACCTACACATGAATACAAATTAGACACTAGTGGGTACAGCCCGCGTGTATATGAGTGGACACCAAAAGATAACAAGAACATTACATGTGTTTTTGTTGCTGCTGAGCGGAAAGGTGGTGTAGCGTGTTATCCTAAGAACAATTCAGTGAAGCGGTAATGGGGCATAACCAAGATAAAATGAATCAATGGTACTTGAAAAAGTGGCAAACACGCGATACTGAGTTTACCGCAGGATTTGAGATATCGGGTAGACAATTAGCCGATAACATCAAAGAAGGTGAATTAGTGCTCGATGTTGGTTGTGCCACAAATCCATTTAGTAAAATTCTACCTAACTGCATTGGGGTAGATCCTGGAAATGAGCATGCCGACGTGCATTCTACTATTGAAGATTTTGTGCCACCACACCTCTTTGATGTTGCTTTTTGCCTAGGGTCTGTTAACTTCGGTACTGAAGAAATAATTAGTACCCAAGTTGCAAAAGTCGTAGAATGTCTCAAACCTACGGGGCGAATATATTGGAGATTAATGCCATATATCCCACCAAAAGCAGACGATGAAGAAGAATACTTAACTTGCTTTCCTTGGACTTTTGAAAAGTTACAAGAATTTGCAGATAAGCATGGATTCACCCAAAGTGCAGAGGCAGAAGAGTTCAATTTGAATGCAGACCATGATTATGTGCGGCTGTATGCAGAATGGCATCGGTAATAATTAGTAAAAATAGTTCTTGACTAAATAGCTGTACACTGCTATAATTAGCAGCAAGTAAACAGTAAGGATCGGCAGAGGATGCGCTCAAAGCGTTACGATAGGTGAGAGACCTATAGGGTTTGCTAGTATACTATAGATACTAAACCACTACAAGGCTGCGAGAAACTAGCTACTGTACAAATTTATAACATGAATAGGGAGTCTATCATGAATACAGAACAAAAGAAATATGATCTGATCGTCTATATAGGACGGTTTCAACCTTTCCACATAGGTCACCAAGAAACGCTTAAGAAAGCAGATTACTTGGCTGACAACGTGTTAGTACTAATTGGTTCAGCAAACGGACCACGCACTACAAAAAACCCATGGACATACCAAGAACGCAAAGAAGCCATTATGGCCAATGCCCAAATCTTAAATCTTAACGTCGCTGATATCAATGACATATCTTATAATGATAATGAATGGATTAAGCAAGTAGGCGAGAAGGTAGAAGAAGTTAAGCAAGAAGTATGGGCGAGTAAAAAATTCTACGATAAGCGTGGCAGTGACGGTGAAGTAAAAGTTGCGTTCATCGGACACGATAAAGACAAGAGTAGTTATTACCTTAACTACTTCAAACAGTACGACTTCATTGAAATGCAAGCGTACCCTGCTAAAGATGATCAAATTGATTCTACAGCTATTAGACAATTAATGTTTAGCAATCAAGCATCATTCACAGACAATGTTATCCCAGGTCAAGCATACGGTAATCAAGTACGTAAGTTTATCAAAACTCCAACGTTCTTTGAATTGCAATGCGAGTGGGAAGATGAAATCCAAAAGAAGAAAGACTGGGCAGTAGCACCATACGATGTAAACTTTGTTACTGTTGACGCAGTAGTTGAGCAAAGCGGACACGTCTTATTAATACAACGTGGACAGATGCCAGGTAAGGATTTATGGGCTATGCCCGGTGGCTTCTTAGAAACTAACGAGATGGTACAGGACGGTGTTATACGTGAGTTACGAGAAGAAACTAAATTAAAGGTTGCTGAAAAAGTACTACGTGGTTCCATTGTAGCTAAGGAAGTTTTTGATGAACCTAATCGTTCTTTACGTGGTAGAACCCTTACATTCGTTTACTACTTCAAACTAGACGATGCACAAGATTTGCCAAAAGTTAAAGGCAGTGATGATGCAGCCGTAGCTAAGTGGGTTCCACTTGCAGAGTTTGAAAAAATGCAAGGTGTAATGTTCGAAGATCACTTTTCAATTATTAAGAACATGTTAGGGAGGGCTTAATCATGCAAACATTAGAATCAATTAAAAGACTAATAAGTGCAGTTAAATTTAACGACTGGAAGTTTAACATTAAAGAAAACAAAGGCGTTCCTTACTTACAAATTACGTTTATGGCTAAAGGTAGTTTCACAGATGACGAGACATTAGAATTGCAAAAGTGCCGCAAGTGGATGTTGAGTTATTACATGTGCGAAGAAGAGGTTGTTAGCACCGCTTATAAAGCAATGCTTGCGGCTGTCGAACATGAAGCGCGAGAACAGTTCTTCTGGGAAGGACAAGCAATTTACCGTCCGCACTACGACATACGCACATTGCACAAGATAAGTTCAGAGAACAAAGTTGACAAGCGTGATGAAACAAACTACAAACAAGAGTTCGCTTTCATTGGAGGTGACTTATGAAAATTATAGCAGGCACAAACGACGGCTACATTATGGAAGTATCAAATAATGAAGTAGCGCAGATTATGGGGTTCCGCGGTGCGCATGATATAAATTTTAGAAATCGTCTGCCAGAGATTGATGATAACATTAGTATCGATGATACTGCTACTATTAGTCAGTATGTTCGCAACTTAGACAAAGACCAGCTTCAAGTTATTAAACATGACTTAGAAGGTGTTATTAAGAACATTGAAGGTGCTATGAAAAAAGTACAAGCAATGAACTTATTCGAAACTATTAAGGAGGCTTAATATGGAAACTATGACAGTAGCACACTATTACGCACCTGAAGAAGTTAAAGAAATGGCTGACTACGTTGGTGATAGCTTAGGCTTAATACAAGAAGCGCAAAAGGTCAATCCTAAACGTTTAGTATTTGCTGGTGTTAAGTTCATGGCAGAAACTGCTAAGGTTATGCTTCCGGACACCGAAGTTATTATTCCTGACATTAATGCAACGTGTTCATTAGTCACCCAAACTGATATCGTAGGGTTACGTAATTTCAAAATTATTAATCCCGGGGCAACTCACGTTATGTACATTAACAGCTCAGTCGAAATGAAAGCTTTGGCAGATGTTATAGTGACTTCTGCCAACGTTAATGCTATAATAGAAGCAGAGATTGATGCAGGCAATGATGTTATATTCAGTCCTGACGCTAATATGGGCGCGTACATCAACGCTGAGTTCGGGTACGATATGAACGTGTTTACATCTGTATGCGAAGTACACGATCAGTTTAATTTAGAAGCACTTGAAAAAGATATGGCAGGATGGACAGACGGTAGTAAGTACGTTATTGCTCATCCAGAAAGTCCAATTGACATTTTAGATAAAGCTGCCTTTGTTGGTAGTACAAGTAAGATGTTAGAATGGGTTAAGAACTTTCCGAATAAAGTTGGTACTATTTGGGTAGCAACTGAAGAAGGGTTACTTAACGATATGCGAAAGCTACGACCTGAATTAGATTTTAGATTAGTGCCAGGTTACAAAGGTTGCATGTGCGCGACTTGTCCGTATATGAAGCTTAATACTGTAGAAGCAGTGCAAGCGGCTATTGACGGTACTGGTGGTACTGCAATAGATTATTTAAAATACGATGAGATTGTAATGGCGAGAGCTCCAATTGAACGTATGTTAAACTTTAAGTAGGATAGTATGGTAGAGAATTGGAAAAGCATAACTGATTTGTTCGGACACGAGATATATCTCCGAGACGACGAATACACTATTTCTGAAAATGGCAATGAGCATTTTGCAGTGTGGCGTTATGCAGACAATGATAAACCAATCGAGGAAGATGCAGCAGATAGAAAATGTCCTAAGTGCAACGGAGTTAAGACAAGTGAAGGACACGATCCATGCATTGCAAACTTGCCAGACGTGAGAGTTGCGTGTTGCGGGCATGGCCTGGAATCAAATCGTGCATATATTATTTTTAACGATGGCAGAGAGGTGCGTGGAGAAGAAGAAGTAAATCGCGCGGTCACTGAATTAAAGGTAGTAAAATGATTAGAACAACACGAATGGTTACAGAAGTAAAGTGCAAGAACTGTGGCATTGTTCAGTTACGCGGTGAAAGATTTAACGGGCAACGGTGTTGCGAACATTCTCATCCTAGTATTATTTTAGGTGAGCGCATGATAGTAGAATACGAAAAAACAATCGAAGAAGATAGACAAGAAATGTTAGATCAATTTAACAGACCATAACGTGGAAACACGTCACATATAATAAAGGAGTTTTATTATGAATATATTAAAATCAATAGTACTAAACACAGACAGCTATAAGCTTGGGCAATTTTTACAATACCCACCAAACACATCTTACATCGCATCATACGGTGAATCAAGAGGTGGCAAGTTTCCAGACACTACAATGTTTGGCTTACAAATATTCTTAAAGAATGTACTATCAAAACAAGTAACAGAATTAGAAGTTGAGATGGGCAGAGACTTTGCGGCAGCGCACGGTACACCATTCAACTACGATGGCTGGATGCGTGTTGTTACTAAGTGTGATGGATTCTTACCACTTGAAATCAAAGCAGTAGCAGAAGGAACAACTGTTCCAACAGGTAATGCATTGTTTACAATTATAAACACTGACCCAGAGTTCTTTTGGTTAACAAGTTACGTTGAAACTGCATTGTTACGTGCTGTATGGTACGGAACAACCGTCGCAACTAACTCTCGTGCTATTAAGAAATTACTTGCAGCTAGTTTGATGAAGACAGGTGGCGACATGAATACGTTACCGTTCAAGTTAGTTGACTTCGGAGCGCGAGGCGTTAGTAGCATGGAGAGTGCTGGTATCGGCGGTGCTGCTCACTTAGTTAACTTTATGGTAACTGATACCATAACTGGTGCGTTAACTGCTATGGAGTACTACAACGCTGAACCACTAGCTAAATGGTTAACTATGGGTGATGAATACTTCGAAGACAAGATGCCTGGGTTTAGTATTCCAGCAAGTGAACACAGTACAATGACAAGTTGGGGCGGACGCGAAGGTGAGATAGATGCTATGCGTAACATGTTGAAGCAGTTTGCTAAGCCTGGCGCAACGGTTGCAGTAGTATCAGATAGTTACGATATGATGAACGCAGCGGAAAACTTCTGGGGTGGCGAGCTTAAGCAGGAAGTTATCGACAGTGGTGCAACTATTGTTATACGTCCAGACAGTGGTGATCCTGCTACAGTAGTCGTAGATGTTTTAAACATTTTAGCTGACAAGTTCGGTACTACCGAAACTGACACTGGATACAAAGTGCTTCCTGATTGCATTCGTGTAATACAAGGTGATGGCATTACATACGACAGCATTAAAGAAATCATTACCGCTGTCGAAGATGCTGGGTTTAGTGCAGATAACGTAGCATACGGTATGGGTGGTGGCATGTTGCAGCAACTAGATCGTGACACACAGAAGTTTGCGATGAAGGCAAGTGCAGCGTTCGTAGATGACAAATGGATTGATGTGTTTAAAGATCCAAAGACTGATCCTGGTAAAGTATCTAAGAAAGGACGGTTAACATTAGTTAAAGACGACTTCGGCAATTACAGAACTGTTCGTTTAGAGCACGTCGGTGACCAAGAAGTTCAACTTAAAACAGTATTCTTTAATGGTACAGTTACTAAAGAATACACATTTGATGAAGTAAGAGAAAATGCAGCTATCTGAAAATAAAACTATCGAGGACGAAGTCGAGTTATACATCTACTTAGACGAAGATGGTACCTGGGCTTTGTCCGAAGAGGTAGATACACAATCTTATGACGAGTACGAAGATGCGAAAGCTGACTACGATAAGGTTGTAGATCTAAAAACATTAACAGAAGTATTTAAATGGGAGAATAAACCATTTGGATATTAACTCTAAGAGGTAATTATGCATCATCATATTAACCATTGTTTTTGTACACAGGCTGAGCACAGTAACGATTTTTACGATGCCGGCAACATGGTAGAGATTAACAAACGCGAAAATGACTCCGATGATTGGGATAGTCTAATAGATATCAAACGTGTTGTGTCCTTAGAAGATCTAGAAATTCAAAAATCCGTTTTGGGAAAGATGAAGGAAAAATACCCCGACATAGACTATCCAGTTGAGGAGATGGCTACTAAAGATTGTCCATTTTTAAAGGATGAAGTCTTGCAGTGGTTAAGTGATAACATTAAGCCGCAAGGTAAAGAGCAAGGGTGGGCAATGGGTACCGAGCAGTACAGAATTGTTCAGGGCCATCAATTAACTTTGTGGTTCCAACGTAGGAACGATGCTAAGAAGTTTATCAAGACTTTTAGCAAGTACAAGAAATCTACAAGTTATTTTAATTACTTGAAGGATCCTATCGATAACAAAATTCTTAATATCGAAACTGGCAAGTACTACAACAGACACGAAGAGGCTTAAATGAAAGTTTACATATTAAACTACGATCAAGACACTGGTGCGCGTGAAGAATGGAATACATTTTATACTCCGTGCGAAGTGTTTAGTACAGAAGAACTACGTGCTGCGCGTATTGCAGTTCTGAAAATAGCGGTGGATGAAGATGGCGAACCACTCGATTATGAATTTCATACGTACGAAACAACTGTAGACGAAAATGTATAAATGTCCAATATGTAATAGGGAGAGTGATGATACAATGACGGAGCATCACCTTATCCCTAAGTCTAAGAAAGGTTCAGAGACTGTAACTTTACACGGTGTCTGCCACTCTAAGATACATAGCATCTTTACTAATGTCGAACTCGCTAACTGGTATCATTCAGTACACTTAATAATGGAACACGAAGCAATGCAGAAATTTGCCAAGTACATGCGCAATAAGCCCCGGAACTACAAAGATTCAAATAGAATGACTAACAAACGTAACCCTAATAAGCGTAAGTAAATCAATGACTTACACAACCACAATATAACCCTACAAAATAAGAACTCTATATAAAACAACGACTTACAAAAATAAGGTGTTGTAACTTTTCAAGTACCTGCGTATTGTATCTAATTGCCATTAACTGAAATAAAAGGTTGACCTTTTGAACAGACCTGCTATAATTACTACATATTAACAAAACGGGTGACTTATGCGTAAGACAGCAAAAATTGAAGATATGACAAACCATGCAAATGCTCTGCTAATGAACTTAGCAGATGACCAAGTTCAAATGCGAGAAGGTGTTATAATGCTTTTAGAACAGACACTTCATAGAGCTGGTGCTTACAATGGCTTCCGTTACTTAGACGCTAAAGACATGGAAAAGTCATGCAGTGGCAAAACTGTCGGAATCAACGAAGTCGGAAATATTACATTAGAATACGACGAACGGTTCGAAGGTACAGATCGAACTCGCATACACTACTTCTAGGAGTTAATTATGGCTTTTTCAAAATCACAAGAAATGGGCAGAGCTGCATTTTTAAATGATACTGCAAATGCGCCATTCCTAGACAAAGAATTTATGGAACTGTTAGGCCGGCATCCAAATAACACGTTAGAAATGTTAGAAGATTGGGTACGTGGCTGGCACAGTGAAAACTTAAAAGCAGAGGTATAATCAATGAGTGCTATACATTTATTATTTTACGGAATACTTGCTGGTGTTATCATTGGTCAAATTCATGAACGTTATAAGCGTTGGAGAAAAGGATGAAACTTGATACAACATACTCTTACATTTATAAATGCCCTAAGACTGGTGACCAGGTCAGTGAAAAAGAAAAAGAGTACAGTGAAATTTGCACTCGATGCGGGGATGAAACCAATTCGCTATATGGCACACATGCTAAGAAAATAGTCGGACGTTGGAACAGACCAGGATTTATTGAAAGTGTGTTCAAGCGTAAGAAGATGGAATTCATTACTAAGGAAAGTGAAGATAAATTACTAGAGGCACTTACGCAATGAACGACACGTACTTATGTTACACCGGGACAACTATTCATTTCACAGGAACTAAAGATGAATGTGATGCGTTCCAGGCTTCTAAAGAATACAATACATCATCCTGGCGCATAAGCGATATCGAAGATTTTGGTAGCGCATGTTATTCAGATGGGTACGACGAAGGTTATGACTCTGGGTACGAATCAGGTTCAGATTAATAAAATATTTATTGCAGGAGATAGCAAAATGAGCATGAGAGAATTCAAAGTAATAAGAATGAATACGACCCGTACAAAATTGTACGAGGATTTTGTAATGTTCGAGGATTTAGAAACTGCTGATACTTGGGCTGATAACTTGAACAAAGAAGTCGCGGGCACGGTTGTAGACGTTGAAGAAATGCCTAACCAAGATGAATTGAAGTATGAATATTAAAAAACTAAAGTGGCCGGACATTTTTACTATTGCGTTAGCTGTATACTTCTTAATTGCAATGTACGGCAAGTACCATTATTTACTACCATGGCACGAAGGATAGTATGAATACTGAGCTGACAGAAGATGAGTTCGACGAGCTTAAGCGTAAGGACATTGAAGTTTATATGATCCTGCGTTACGGTTCAATGTACGATGGATTAGTTGCTTGGCAGACCATACAACACTCCACCGGTGCCAAAGATGATAGTGTCGAAAAGTATTTTGTCTTCTTAGATACAATTATCAATTGGCAAGAACGGGGACTAACATGAATGATTTATTCGATCTTATTAAGACGCATGAAATAGTCCACAAGACTTGCAATGCGTACATGTACGATGATTACGGTGAGCAAGCGTGGACAAACATTATTTTATTCTTGCGTGAGCAACAATACACACCGGAAATGATTACTGTAATTTTATTATCTAAGCACATGCGATGGGCGTATGATATGCGCAGCATCGCAACGTGCGAAGAATTTAAACGGTACTTTAAACGTGATGCCGGGAATGGTCGTAACGGTGAGTACCATATTGATGTATTCTTAGAAAAGGAATACGGGTACTTGAAGCTGGAGGACGTATGAAACTATTAAAATGGTTCAGAACACAATGGCGTAAGGTTAGTTACGGTGGTGGAGGGCTTATGGTGTACGAAAACATGTACGGTAAGTTCTACGTAAAGTACAAAGACGGGGCAGAGTCTGTTAAAATGTCTTGGGGTACTGCAACCGAATACGCCGAAATGTTTAACGGTGAAGTAAAGGAAATTGATTAATGTCTGATATAGAATTTATTTACATCGGCTGGTGCAACAAAACTAAGAATGGTGTTAAGTCCGACAAGGTTTGGACTGCTATTAAAGTAGGTAGTAAGCATTATGCTTGCTGGGGTGCGCGTGGCAAAGCACTACGCTTTAAGCAGCACAATTATCTATGGGATTTAATAGAAGTTAAGAAAAAGAAAGAAAAAGAGTACAACGAAGTTGAAGCGTTCGAATTGTTTACTATCTTCCCGTACTTTAAAGAAGATGTAGCTAAAAAGCTAACATTCGATATTATGTCCAATAAGGTAATGCCTGCATAATGTTAACTGGTCCAACACGACCTACACACAACAACGCTGATCCAAGGATGGTAGCGTACTTAGAAAACGAATTCCATAAACCAAAAACCGACTACATTATCGGTGTCAAACTGTACTCCCGCTTTGGCAAAATCAAAAAGTCTATTGTGCCAAACACGGGCAATTTTTTTGACTCTCACGCATAATTCTGTTATACTTGTGCTCTAATTTAAGGAGATAGCATGACTGATTTTGATAGAAAATACTTGCAAGCTGTATTAAAAGACGACACAGTAGTTGTCACATTCACTAAGAAGAATGGCGATGAGCGTGTTATGACTTGCACACTACAAGAAAGTGAATTGCCTCCTCGCGTAGTAAAAGAAGATGCTGAAACTAAACCCAAAAAAGAAAACTTAGAAGTACTTTCAGTTTACGATGTGAACGCAAAGGGCTGGCGTAGTTTTAGACTTGATTCAATTAAGAGTGTGAAGCCGGTATGAGATGGAAAGCTAAACCAGAACCTAAGTTAGGTGCTAAAAGAATAAAACATAAGCTTTTCTTGTTCATCCCGCTTACGTTACAGGGTGAAACCAGATGGAGCGAAGGTGTTAGTATTAGGCAAATTTACAGTGAGGTCGTTCACGCTAACCCACAGAGTGGTGCCAGGTACATAGTGCATAGATGGATTGACGTAGAGTGGGTTGACTAATGAACTGGGGCGATTACGCTAAGGATTATTTTAATAACCGTAAATCAGACGAATGGAAAATTAATACCGATTACTACATTCCTGAACGCGACGGTAAAGAAGTCGCTGAAGAATTAGACTTGCGTGAGAATCACGATGCCGTTAAAGATGCATGGGAACAGTACCAAACAGTGTTGAGGTTAGCGAGAAAATAATGGGACAATTACCACCTAATCCGCCAGGCGGACGAGATATACATACCCCAGGGTTCTGGGAAGAGTTTAAAAGCTTGTTTACAAAATCAGGTTATGACCCGATGAAGATTGCTCCGCACCACCTGCGTCCACCGCCAATGCCGCGGGTGAAGCCAGCACGTAAAGATTACAGTGAAGTCGAAGCAAATTTAAGAGCGGAACATCCAGGGTTAAATGAAACATACGAAGCGTATCAACATGCTAAGTTACAGTACGAAATGATGTTGAAGTTAGTTAGCACACAGAACGCAGAAGTTGAAGAAATGAAAATAGCTAACAACTCAGTAAGGCCAACAATAATGCAACCACGAGGGGGCAGAGGGTTTAGTGACTAGAAAGAAAACAGGGACAGAAATGCTTGAGCGTTTACGAAATCGTAAGCTCAGTCAGCCAATTGAACAACGTATGTCTGAGGCTGAGGCGCGGGCTAAACATCCAGACTTACAAGATGCTTGGGAAAAGTATCAAATGTTATTAAGGTTGCACGGCAAATGAAAGAGATGTGGCGCAGGTTAAAACAAGCATTTAGTAGCGGGTACACTGATAGTATCGGGCCTAATTATATTCCGCCGTCACGTAGCCCGAGCTGGGTAGTTCCGCCACCACCTCCTCCACGACCACCAAGGGGTCATGCACTAGAAGAATTAGACTTAAGGAAGAATAACATAGCAGTAAAAGATGCTTGGGAAAAGTATCAAATTGTTTTGAAGTTGAATAGAAAATGAGTGCAGAGCCAATGACAAGTACAGGGGTAAGAATAGCTACGGAAGCAGAACGTATTGAAATACGTAGAAAACTGGATGCTGAAGCACAATCTATCGTACTAGCACACAGAAAAGCTATGATTGCAGTAGTTAACAATAAAGGGATTAAGGATACGTACAATACGTATCAAGCCTTGTTACCGCAACATTTAAAAATGCGGGCGCCGGTTATTATCCCAGGTAATTACTTAGCAATGCATGATTGGCGGTGGCGTAAAGAAGCAAAGCACTTGTACAGTGTTAATGAAAAAGTACAGAACTTAATAAAGGACGACGAAGAGCTTAAGCAAGCTTACGAACAATATAAATTATTAGCGAGGTTAGCATCGTGATGAGCTTAACAGATTTTGCTGATTTACTCAACGATGGGCCGTTCAACGGGATCGAAGTTAACGAGGAAAAGTTACGTGAGGAACATCCTGCGCTTAAAGATGCTTGGGAAAAGTATCAAATTATTTTAAAGATGGTAGAACACACATGAACCAGAATTGGGTATGGCATCTAGTTGTAGATGAAACTGGCGATGTTAAAGAAGCATTTAACAGTTTGTACGGAGCTGAGCGATGGGCAGAGGATCATGGCGGGTATGTTGTAAAAGTTAAAGAGGTACAAAATAATGAATGACGATGATTTATACGAAAACATTAAAGATCTCTATAGAGAGATGACTTTGCGGCAGGATGTCAAAAACAGTTATCCAAGTAAGTCGCACGAAGAAAAGATGCGTGAGACTAACCCTGCGTTAAAAGATGCATGGGAACAGTACAACATTATTTTAAAATTGTGCCTAGTAGATAATCCCGACCCTAAGAAAGATTCATTGGCGGATGTTATGGCGAGAAAGCGAAAGACATTAGCAGATATGAAAAGTGCATTTAGTAGAAGATATCCGGAATAATGTCTATGAAATGCAAAGATGAATTAATGCGTGAGGCGCATCCTGGGTTACAAGACTTATGGGAACAGTACCTCACTATGTACAAATTATTAGATGACGGTAGCATACAAGAAGAAGAGACCGTTGCTGATGTTTTAGCAAGAGTCAGGGCAAGAGGCCAAGCATTGAAGCAAACAGAGGCTTCAATTACAAAACAAATAGAGGAAAGGAAGAAAAATGAGTCAAGTATATTTTAACAGTGACTTACACTTAGGACACGCTAGGGTACTAGAGTTCCATGATTACGCACGATCGAAAGCGATGGGCGGAATTAAAACAATTGAAGAACACGATGAAATGATTTACGATCTGTGGAATGACACAGTTAACAAGCGTGACAAGATTTACATCTTAGGTGACGTTGGATTTGATCTAACACACATTAAGGGATTACCAGGTACTAAAATACTGCTAATGGGCAATCACGATCAACGCTCTGCAAGTGAGTACTTAGAAATATTTGACGATATCATCGGACCGGTTAAATACAAAAAGCATTGGCTTAGCCACTTTCCAATTCACGAAAGCGAACTGTGGGGCAGGCCAGTTATACACGGACATACCCACTCAACTGGTGTTAAGGATGAAAGGTATGTTAACGTTTGTGTTGAGCTAACAGGTGGTAAGCCCATCAACTACCAAGACATCAAGTCTGGTAAGTTCACTACATACGACAGGCTTAACGTACCTGATGACCACAAAGATTAAACGGATTTTAAATGTACATACCAGTAAAAGGGAAACTCGCAATTTGCACACTTATGGGATCGTTCTGGCTAGTAATTAGCTGGATGATTCTACTACCTTGGGTAGAAGAACTTAAAGTACTATTTGCATTTTGGGTTCCTTATGCAGCTTGGGTTGTAGTATTTTTCTTAGCATTTGTTCCAGGCTTTGCAAACGTCTTTATAATGACAGGGCTGTTAATGGACAAGCGGCCAGAATACACTAAAGGCGAGCTTGAGGAATATCCTGACATAACTATTCTAATTGCCGCATACAATGAAGAAGAAAGTATAGAAGCTACTATTGAGTCTGTTGCTAAACAAGAGTACGGCGGGAAACTAAATGTAATTGTAATTGATGATGGATCAAAGGATGCTACCGTAGAGAACGCGCAGATAGCAGCAACTCAGCACACACGCGATAACTTAGCAATACACACGTTAATGCTAGAAGAAAATGTAGGCAAGGCTCACGCATTACTCCGCGGACTTGCGTTAACTGATGACGAATACGTTATTACAATAGACGCAGATACTTACTTGTACAAAGATGCTATCAACAATATCGTATGTAACATTGTACTTGGTCCGGAGAACACTGCGGCAGTAGCAGGTACACCACTTGTACGTAACAGTAGACACAACTGGCTTACAAAGATACAAGAGTGGGATTACTTCCATGGCATTTCTGTCGTGAAGCGTGTACAAAGTTTATTCCAAGGTACGTTAGTTGCCCAAGGCGCATTTTCAATATACCGCACTTCGGCATTAAATGAAGTAGGCGGATGGCCAAACACTGTAGGTGAAGATATTGTCTTGACTTGGGCTCTACGTGCAAAGGGATATAGAATAGGGTACGACGAAACTGCAATAGCATTTACAAATGTTCCAGAAGATTATAAAACATTCTTCCATCAGCGCAAGCGTTGGTCACGTGGACTTATAGAAGCATTTAAAATACATCCTAGGACTATTACAGATATTAAGATGAATACTCCATTTGTTTGGATTAACATGTTCATCCCGTTTGTTGATACATTTTATTTGTTTATCTTTATACCTGGTGCATTAGCATCGTTGTTGTTTGGGTACGATACTATTGTAGGCGTTTACATTTTAATGATGTTACCTATTGTATTTTTAAGTAACTGGATATTCTATATTAATCAAACACGCATCTTTGAAAAGATGGGATTAAAAGTGAGACGTAACCCAATTGGGTTCATATGGTACATGATTGTGTACCAAGTACTAGTTGCTCCGGCGGCTGTTACAGGATATTTAAGTGAAGTATTTAACACGAAAAAGACATGGGGAACTAAATGAAAATTGCTCAAGGATTTGTGTTAGCAGCGATAGTATTTTTACTAATTCTTATCACTGACTTAGCACTAGCAGACGAAGTAAACTTCGAGCACGAAATAACAACTGACAGTGATGGCAACGATACTAGATTGTTTACTGGCGGGTACTCAAGAAAAGCAGGACATTACATCTACGGTATTAACAGTGGTGTGTTCACAGCCAGTGATACATTGAAGTCAGTGTCACTTAACAAAGTTCAAGGTACATTCAAACGTTTAAGCAAGGGTGTACAAGTTAACGGTACGGTTCATAACTACTTCGGCAGTAACTGGTCTACATTTGGTGGCACTATTAATGTATCAAGCAAGTTAGGCAAAGGCAATGTATCTGCAAGTGCTGAGAAGAATATTGTAGACAGTGTTAATGCAATTAACTCTAAGATTACGTTTACGTCAATTGGAGTTGCAGGGGATTACAATACATCATTCCTAGATACAACGCTAGTTGGTGCGTACACTACACAAAACTTCAGTGATGGTAATGTTAAAGACATAACTAAATTAAAAGTTATTGTTCCTATCAAGTACGGGCTAAGTGCTCAAGCATTACTTAAAATTAAAGACGCAAGCTTTAATCCTAAGGAGTACTTCTCACCCGAGCACCTGCAAGATGAGCTAATTGGTGTAGGATATAGAAAGAAGTACAGCAACAAGTGGTACGTTGATAGTAAACTTATGGTTGGCACACAACAAATCAATTCAGCAGACAAATCTCCGGAAGTGACCTTTAAGGTCCTAGTGCGTAACAACATTAATAAGGACTTACAAGTACAATTCTTGTACGATTTACTCGATATAGGTGGGATTTACCCATATAAATGGGAATTATACGGCGTAAAGCTAAAATACACCTTTTAAGTCATTGATTTATACAGTGATTAAAAGGTTGACCTTTTGTTACGGGTCTGCTATACTTAGTTAACAGTTAATAAACAGGTGATACAATGAGAGCGTATGTGATAATGTCAGGACACGAAGACCAAGAGGTTCATCCAGAACCACTTGCGGTTGTGTCTAGCAAGCAATCAGCTATCACCGCATGTGAACACTACCTTGAAACCTTTCCCGAAACAACAAAAATAAAATGGAAAAAACTTGACAAACACACAGGCTACGCAACGCGCGGAGACAACATCGTCTCGTACAAAATGTTCTTCATTAACAGAGAAAACGATAATGCAGCAACTTGACATTGATGCCATTAAGCAAATTGTAAACACATGCCCGCTAGGTATTGTTGTTTTTGATATTGACCAAAATATTGTAGACATCAATGAATACGGTGCTAACTTGCTTGGTGTCGATAATGTACGTGCAATCGGGTCTAGTCTAAACGATTACTTATTTTGTAATACTGGATCAGTTGGTAAGTTTGCATGTAACGAGTGTGACACTTGCAACACTAGCCATGCGCCCGCTATCGGTATTTCAGAAGAAGGGGCGCGAGTGAAGCTACGGTTACAATGTCATAAACTCAATGACAGTTTATCGTATGCAGTATTTCATGACCCAGGTGCTTATGCATTAACTGATACATTAACTGATGCACTAACACGCGATCAGTTCTTTAGCGCAATGAATAAAATCACAGATGAATTTTCATTGATGTTTATAGACCTTAATAAGTTTAAAGCAATCAACGACACACACGGTCACAGCACTGGTGACTTCGTACTTAAAACTATTGCCAAGCGTATCGCAAATGTCTTAAGAGATGGTGATTTATTTTGTCGTTATGGTGGCGATGAGTTTATTGTTGTACTTCCTAACAACACAGAAAATGTAGAAACAGTACGTGACAAGTTAACGATGCGGGTGCGCGAGCCACTACATTACGAGAATAATATTTTAAATATTTCATGTAGTGCCGGTGTTGCTATCAGCACAGAGTCTAGTTCAATTGATAAGTTAATTCACTTAGCGGATGAAAGAATGTACACTGCTAAGGACTTTGTTCAATGAGAACAGTAGTTAAGCTTTTTGCATTCGTTATAATTACAATTAGTATTACAATTTACATATACAGTTTAATATATTGAAAATACATTTACAATCAGATACACACATTGAGAACCGTGGGCCACTAGTGGAACCTGCGGTTTCTTCTGACGTTGTAGTCTGTGCTGGTGACATTGGGCTGATATGCAACTTACTAGATTTAGAAACTTATTTCAATAAGGTTAAAGAAACAACTGACAAGATTATTTGGGTACTAGGGAACCACGAGTTCTATCATAGCAAGTACCTCCAAGCATTACAAATCGCACACGATTTTGCAGAGCGCCATGACATTATTTTAATGGATGAAGCACTCGGCACTGATAACTTAGAACTAGATGGTGTTACCTTTTGGGGTAGCACACTATGGACTGACTTACATGATGGTGATTGGTTCTCTAAACAAGCTGTCAACAAAGGTTTTTATGACTTTGAATGTATTACAGATGATGCGAACTTTGCTCCGCGTAAATGGCACGTTGATAACACAATAGCAATTAACAACAGAACACGTGAAAAGATCAACTACGATGCTGATGTTATCATTACACATCATTGTCCTATTATGATTCCACATCCATTCTTTCCACTAAGCTATACAACGTACGGTTTCCACAATACTGGCTTGGAAGAGAAAATACTAGACGCCAAAGCAAAATACTGGTTATTTGGACATACACACCATACAACTAGCGTAGATCTAAATGGTACAATGGTGCTAAGTAACCAACACGGATATGCTAGTAAGAGCTACGATGGCACAGAAGTGTTTGAAAGCACTGATTACGACCCACGTTTAATCCTAGAGATTTAACTCAATATTATATTCCTGCTAAATACTGTATTACGCAGGAGCCTAACATGGCAACAGGATATTCAAAATCATACAATAGAGTCGATGACGAGTTCATCGAGGCTCTCGACTTCAACAACGAGTACGAAGCGATCGAAGCTGCGTTTAACAATGCAGCAGGACATAATCACGATGGCTCCGGAGACAACGGTGGGTACATACCTGTACTCTCAGACTTAGCTAATAACAACGAAATATTAGTAGATGGTGTTGGCGGGCAATTAAAATTCTCAGTTAACGATACAGGTGTCAAAACTGAACAAATTAGAATTACAAACGGCACACTGGTTCCATCACTAACTAACGATATAGACTTAGGTACCGTTGCTAATAAGTTTAAGAACTTACACATTGCAGGTACTGCTACACTAGCCAATCTTGTACTTGCATCTGGTGCAACTGTTACAGGTATATTAGACGACGACACAATGGTTGCTGATAGTGCTACTGCACTCGTAACACAACAAAGCATCAAAGCTTATGCAGACGATATTAGAATTACACATGCACATGATGGTACCGACGGTACATTTGTCGAGTTAATAGCAAGTCCAGACAACTTAAATGTAGTCGAGATTGATGATGTAACTAATGCTATTGTAATGTCAGTAGACGTAGGTAGTGTAAAAACAAACAAATTAAAAGTAGACGACAGTGGTGTGTACCCTGTTGCAAACTTAGGACTCGACTTAGGGCTTGTAACTAACAAGTTCAATAACTTCCATGCTGCGACTGTTAATGCAACTACTGTCGCACTTAGCGGTACATCAGTTACTGATATATTCGACGAAAATGGCATGACTAGTGATAGTGATACAGCACTTGCAACACAACAAAGCATCAAAGCTTATGCAGACGATAGTGTTTCCCCACTTATTGCGGCTACCATAAACATTAATAGTGGGCTAGGTACGGTTGTCAGAGTTGGCTCACCTGGTACTGCTAAGGGCGTTGTTGGCGATTTAGCTGGTCAAATTGCAACCAATGGAACGTATGTTTTTCTATGCCATACTAATTGGACAGACGGTGTAGCTGATATTTGGCACAGAGCTGCCGTTGCTACTTGGTAAGCGAGCACTAACATAAAATAAAAGGTTGACCTTAGCCCTGTACTTTGCTATAATTGTTAAAATTTATAGATAAGGGCAGGGCTTTTTAATGACCAAGCAAGAAGTAGTACTAACAGTTGGATTGCCAGCAAGTGGCAAGACTACTTGGGCTAACCAAAAGATCATCGTTGACCCAAACTACATTAACATCAACCGTGACGATATTCGGTTAATGATGCAAGGGCGAAAGCGTTACAACAAGTTCAGCAAGTGGCGTGAAAAGGTAGTTTCTTATACCGCTATTATGATGGCTCAAGAAGCATTGTCACAAGGCAAGTCTATTATTATCTCTGACACTAACTTAAACCCAGGTCGTAACAAGAACTGGGAAGGTATTGCTAACGAGTACAATGCAACTTACCGTGAAGAATTGTTCACAGATATTCACTACGGTGAATGTTTAGATCGTGATGCACGTCGTGAGTTCCCTGTAGGGCAACGTGTTATTACACGTATGTTTGAAAGTGGGCGCGGTATTTGGTTCCCTGAAAAGCCAGTGTACGATCCAGACTTGCCAGATTGTTACTTATGTGACATTGATGGTACCGTTGCACAAATGGACGGACGTGGACCATTTGAATGGATGAAGGTTGATACTGACGAACCTAATCAAGCGGTAATCGACGTGGTTAATTCTGTGGCGAATAGCACCACTCTTATTATGCTTAGTGGACGAGACGGCGTATGCAAAGAAATGTCCCGGGTTTGGCTCAGAGACAATGACGTTCGTTTTGATAACTTCTTCATTCGACCGGCAGGTGACAACCGCAAGGATACGTTAATCAAGGAAGAGATCTACAACAACCACATCAAGGGCAAGTACAACGTGCTTGGTGTGTTTGATGATCGTGATCAAGTTGTTCACATGTGGCGCCACTTAGGCTTAACTGTATTTCAAGTTGACTACGGTAACTTTTAATGAAATATTTAATACAACAAGGTTGGCATGACGGCCCCAAGTGGGTCGTTGGGCTTGAGGAAGATTTTGATACTTACGAAGATGCACTCGCTAACTTACAAGCGCACAGTGAACGAATGAAGATTAAAGATGATATCGTTGTAGAGAACATTAAGATGCTTGATACAGGCGAGGATAATCCTAACAAGAATCCTAAAATTTATCACTACATTACAAGTTACATGCCAGGGGTTTGGCTTGGCTCTTTCTAATTGGAATTGGCACAGGGCATTAGAGAAAGTTGTTAATGTTCGTAACATAACTTGGTGGAACAGTGTCGAAGCTGAAGTAACAGAATGGTTAGAAGCAGAAGGAATTGCTTCGCCACCATACATGAGTGCTGTAGAGCATGGATCGTGTCCAAACATTTTCTTGTACACAGATGAACAAATAGCATACTTTACACTAAGGTGGGGACATGATGTATAAAGATTTTTCAGAAAATAAACTTGCATTATTATTCATGCTCTGCGGTTATGCACTGCTTGGCGCACTCGCAGTCGTTTGCGCTACTGCCGCAGTATATGTCGTGGGAGCGATGTTAATGATTGTATTTTCAATATTCACTCCTGTTGATTTTACCATGACAAAAATCATGCTAACTGGTATGATGTTTGTTATTTTATTTACATTATCTAAGAGGTAACACAATGAAATCACTATCCGTATTAATAATTTTAACCGTAATGTTTATAACTGGTTGTAGTGATCCAGTTCCAATGGGCGATGGCGCAGCAAAAGCATTTCAATCATGCTTGGATAAAGGATGGAAGCCACGTTACTTTAGTAATATGGGGCAGGTTGATTTCACTTGCAAGCCGCACGGTAAGGCCGTAGCAATGAATGAATTTGCAGCTACAACAATGGACGCATGTTTATCCCGACATAGAAATGCAATTTATGATGCAAAAACCGGGAGCGTGATGTGTGTTGAAGAGGGTGGCGACATCCAATTAAGCGAGTAGGGGGAACTATGCAAGGGCATTCAAAATTTCTACAATGGGCACGTGAAATGTACGTTAATAACTGTATAGAGCGTGAAGGGTACAAATTGGATCATTATGATTTCGACGAGTACATATTTGTTAATATTGACTTTTTAGTCGGTGAATTTACAAAGGTAAAAAATGGATAAACCTATAAATAAAATTAGCGTCGACGATTTGTACGATCTAATTAAGAACCACAAGTGTACACAAGAAGAAATTGACGCATACAAAGCTCGCAGAAGAATGACTATAGAACAGTTTATTGCGAGTGGTAACAGAGCTGCAACACAGGAAGAAGTTGCAGAATTTGAAAAGAGATGCGAAGCACGTGAAAAGGAATTCAAAAACAGTCCAGGCGCTCATCATAGGTTTAACTATAATTTTAAGTACGGGCCTTGCGACTAGTAAAACTCACCCTGCTACCACCCCCCACATCCTTGAAATAACAATAAACGAAGACACCTTACCCGAGGTCGAAATAGAATTTTGTGTACGCAAAGCTATCTATGCTGCTAATATAGTAGAAGAACGGTTTACTGTTGGCATGTACACACGACTTGCTAACTTAGGAACAAAAGCAATGTCAAAAGCATGGGATCATATTGGTATAATCGACGTGATGGTATTACGTGATATTGTAGTCAGTGCATACGAACTCCCCTTAATAACACACCCCGACACATACGGCGATACAGTCTACTACCGCTGCCTAGACCGCGCTGATCAAGCTGCGCTTACCAACCTTCTAGAAAAGTAATCTACTCGCATTGTTCTCCTAAATTTACAATAAATAGAGCTGTAAAACATATATTGGAGAGTAAATGGACGATTCGATTCGCAGGATTGAGCGATTAGAGGAACGGTTAAACAGAGCAGAACGCGACGTTGCCACTTTAACATCAAAACTAACATCAACTAAAGACGATTTATCTAGGAGACTAGATGAACTGAACCGGATCCTACGCGAAGATGTAGAACAGTCTCGAGCTGATTTACGCGAACGATTATTAGATCTAAAAGTTGACTTAAAGGATGACATCTCTGATATTGCCTCTACGTTAAGTGTACAAACATCTAACGTTTCTTCTGTTACTGAATCACTTCAAAACTTATATGCCTCACACAAAGGTTCTAACGTTAAGGTTAACACTAACGAAAAGATTATATGGGCTGTGGTTGGGCTAATAGGAAGTGTAGGATTATATCTCCTACAAAGTTATTTAAAGACGAAGGGAGGTTAAGATGGATCCAGAATTAATAATGGAAATTTCAGGAAGCATCGCAGTTGCGATATCTGTCTTAGCTGTACTTTGGATCTTTAGACACAACAACGCATACGCGACTGTGCCTAAAATAATTGCAGTTGGACTAGCAGTGTACACTATATTGCATTTATACATTCATACTAACGCCGATCACTTAACGCAAGTGACACACTTATTAGTTGACAATGGATTTTTAATTATAACATCATTAATAAATGCCATGAATTGGAGGAGACGTTAATGGAATCGCTATTACTTATTATCAGTAGCTTTGCATTAGTTCTTTCATTCCTTAGTATGGTATGGATATTTAGATGCTCACGCTGTTTAAAGAGTGTGTACGGGTTAGCTGCTTTGTTTATTTTTATATTTGCATCGTGGGAATTTGTTCACAATTTATACATGGTTGATCGCATACTAGAAGGGATACTTATTAAATTGTTTATACTGTTCACAGCTGGTATAAATAGTTTTCACACGTACCATGCTGTGACTGATCCAGCAATTGAGGTTGCTGTGAACAGACGGTATAATAAAAGAAGAATTTCCGACAAGGAAGATAGGAGAGCAAATGATGAAAGCATTCGTATATAATGCAGTAGTAACAAGAGTCGTAGATGGTGACACAGTTGACGTAGACATTGACTTAGGATTTAGCGTTATCCTTAAAAAGCAACGTATAAGATTACTCGGAGTAGATACACCTGAGAAGCGCACACGCGATCCAATTGAAAAACAATTTGGTTACTTAGCTACTGGCATTGTTGAAAGTTTTTGCCCAGTGGGTAAAAAGATATTAGTAGAAACACAATTAGATGGTACTGGTAAGTACGGTCGTATTTTAGGAATACTTTGGGTAGACTGTATAGTTGGTGAAGGCGAACAGATTAATTTGAATGATTTCTTAATTGAGAATCACTATGCAGTAGCATACGAAGGACAGTCAAAAGATGCTATAGCGCAAGCGCATCTAGACAACTACGACATTTTGGTCGAATCTGGTAAAATTGTACTTGATTAAATAACTGTATTGTTGTATAATACAGTATGAAAATTAAAATTGGACCATTCATTGATCGCTGGACTACTACTAGTTTCGAAAACTGGTGGCTAGAATTCAATCATAAAAAGCCGTACTTCGACGTTAGCAATAGCGAAGAAGATGCGCTCGATAAGTTTGTTGAGAAGTGGTGTGATAGATGGCAGACTGTATTGAACTTAACTATCAATCAGTACTTAGATCGCAAGCAACGCAAAGTTAAAATTCAAATCGACAAATACGATACCTGGGGCATGGATCACACCCTTGGGCTAATTATACTTCCTATGCTCATTCAACTCAAAGCAACTAAGCACGGTAGCCCCGACGTTGATGACAAAGATGTTCCTGCAAAATTACGTGTAAAGAATGCACCTAAGTTTGACGAGTACGGTTGCGAAGGTGACGAGTACACTGACGGCAATTGGCACAAGCGTTGGGACTGGGTAATGGACGAAATGATCTGGACGTTTACACAATTAACAGATGATGACAACGATAGCCAATTTCACAAAGGGAAAATTGATTTCTTACATATACCAATCGATAAGGATGGTAATGAATGCAGTGAAGAAGATGCTGATCGTTATAGAATGGTAAAAGGTCCAAACGATACACACACTTTCAATAAGAAAGACTACACTAAACACAATGAGCGCATACAGCGTGGTACTACTTTATTTGGCAAGTACTTTAGAGGGTTGTGGGATTGAGCGAACGTACAGTAACAGAGATTTTACTTTGCCCGGAATGTAACGGTGTTGGTTCTTTCGAAGAGCGTACTTTAGTCGACCACCACAAAGGTGATTATGATTACTACGATAGGTTATGTACTATATGCAAAGGACAAGGGCGGTTGCAAAAGAAAGTAACTACAATCACAGAAGTTACACCTTACGATAATCCCAAGGTAGCAGAAATATTATTTAAGAAGCTGAAAAAGAAAGCATAAATAAACTTTGTAAATGCTTATTACCGAAGAGACAAAAGACTATATAACTGTCCGGTCGGCGTTTACAATCATTAAGCCGGTTTAGCTCATTTTGGCAGAGCAACGCACTTGTAATGCGTAGGTGGTCAGTTCGAATCCGACAATCGGCACCAAATTTCAAGAAACGCCCTTCGGGGCGTTTCTTATATTATGAAACTACAAATCACATTCAGTAACAATTTCAAACTAAACTTCGATATTTATAATACAAGTATGGCTCACCGTTGGGTCGAGGCATTGCAAGATGCGCAGGCATTCCCTTATCCGATCGATGATCCGAAACGGTTTTACGGCTTCGGTGATCAAGTAACAGAACAGCAAAATGCACTAGAGCGTATCAACAAAACTATTAACACAATAAACAACCACAAGTTACTAATTGATCGCACGTTAACCAGAGTAGACGATCAAGACACACTAAACTACCTGCATAACATTTTTGAAATATATCACGGACTACTTGATCAGCAAACGCATCCATTTTATATCACTGCACCGGACAATGTGCGCAAGGCATTAGCTGATTTAAATTTAGATGTACATAGATGCGAAGGATCTTATCGCACACCTGATCCTCGCGTAGTGCTAACGTACTACGGGTTGCCTAAGACTAGACTTTACACAGATGATGATTTCGATCTTATTACAAACGATTACACGTTCGGAACAGTGTATTTAAACTACGCAGAAGTTGGTAAGGTACTTGAAGACTTTTATACAGACAACGACACGTACATTGCAGAAGGTGCGTTTCAGCCACTAACACATTTTAGCGCAGACTTTACAGTTAAGTTCTTTGACGCAAAAAATGCCCACACTCGCATGTTAGATATTATAGAGTACGGAGCAAAGAACGGGTTTGATATAACTAGCAAACAATTACGTCCGGGATTGATTCCTGTTGCTACATTGGATTCGGATTTATCCGAAAGTGAAATATTAAGTAAAATTAAAGAGTCTCAAGAAGTAACAGATGTTACTCTCCTATTAGTTTAGCCAACCAAGGAAATGCAGTGTGCCAGTTCGTGTTGCGTCGCTCGTCGATTTCATCTAAGTACATAACAAGTTCTGCTTCTAAGTTACAATTACGTTCAGCTTCACTTTCTATTTGTGCTATCATTCCCTGCATCATTTCATAAGCGTGTTTTTCATCCCACGTTTCATTTTTCATCAAGGACATAATAGCTTCAAAGTCTTCCTGGAAGAATCCCGGGGCAAATATAGTAGGACGCATCAATGCTGGTGTATCTAGTACTTGGAAGTAATGGCCGAACTCAGTACGTTGGTTCTTCCATTCGTTAATTTTAACAATCAGCGCAGGCATTGTTTTTATAGTTAGTGCGCCTACTGTCTGATTGACATTTATACGCAACCAGCTTTCATCTTGAGCTAGAAGGTAATTCATGTTCTTTTCAAATAATTCTAAATCTAATCCCATTCGCACGTATTCTTGTGCTTTGCCCCAGCAGTCAATACTTGCTGTCATATCAAAGCGTTTAATCTTTTTATTCTTGACAAGAGTTTTAATGTAATCAATGTACTCTTTAAAACGTTCATGCGGGATTGATAAGTTTGATACTACGTTTACTTCTACTAAAGGGTTAGGATATTTGTCCCAGTGGTCTAGACACAGTTGAAAGTCTTTCATAAACAAAGGCTCACCACCTAGAATATGAAAGCGTCTGAGTGAATTAGAGTTACGTGCCATCCAATCCCAGAACTTTTCTTTAAGTAATTCTTGATCAACTTTAGGTGTATGGGCAGCTTTGCCACGTGTGAATATATCTCCAGCTTTAAATGGGCCGTGCTTATTAAATTCTGCTTCAATTTTTGAACTGTTAGCAGGGCGGCAATAGATACATTGAAGATTACAAGTATTAGATAAGAATATTTCAAGTATAGTAGGAGTGACATGCGTAGCAGTATGGTCAATAAACAATTCAGGAGGTGTTTGGTTCGGTATGGTATTTTGGAATTGTCTATCACTATGCCCGCCGGCGTCTTCTACTTTTTGACAGTAGTCACACCCGCCTGTAACAGGCCACATGCCGTTTAGCATCATTTTACGTTGGACTATTTTGTCTGGTGTGTTGTGGAAGTTATCAAAGTCATTGAGATCAATCTCGTGCCTATCGCATCTGTGACAACTCGCCGTGGTACCATCATATAACCAAATTGTGCTCCATGCCCATTTTGACTTACATGCCGTTTTGGTTTGTATTGGAAAGTATTCGTCTTGCATAGTACTATTTAATGTAGTACTAAGCGTTGGACAAATTATAGTGTTCGTTATTTTCGCGATTCATTAGCATGAAGTTATTCATACATACTTGATACAGAAAGCTTAGTTCTTCAAGTACTTCATCACTGAAACCTTGTCTATCAGCTCTGTCGCGTATTACTAAACTGTGGTAGTACTCAATGAATTTAGTTGTTCGCCAAAGCCTTGTAATTTCGGTTGCAATGTGCGGGAAACCTTCTAAGCTACTTTCGTCTACGTCTACTAGGTTAATGTAAATTACGTTATCTAAAATTATATTGTCCATAGTACTATTTATCATATGTGTTTGAACCATACATCGTTATTACCTAGTATGTCGTCCATTTCTACTTGCTGCGATGCTGTCATTGGCATACGATTAATAAGCTTGTACTGGCTGCAATATAATTGATACAGAAATTGTATTTCTTCTATAACCGCTGGTGGAAAGCCCTGGCGATGTGTTCTATCCGAAATGGTTAGTTTTCTGTGGTACATTAAGAATTCTGGGTCTCCCCAATATAACTCTAAACATTTAACAACATGCTTGAATTGTTCGATTTCTGCTTCCATATCCGTATTTATCTAAAATTAAGGTTGACCTTTGATGTATTGTAGTATATACTGTATTCATATTATAACTTTTAACTCTATATATTTATAGGTGATCAAAATGTCAGGATTTATTGTAGCAGGTATCGGAGCATTAGGTGTGATTGTAGTTGTATTCGCATTTGCAATGTGTCGAATGAAAAAAGGTGTAACTAAGCAAAAGAGTTGCATGTCAAAATGACAGACTACTGGCTAATTAGATTACAGCACGGTTCCGCGTATATTTGGAAGCGTAAGTATTTCTTAGGGTTCATTGCTATTCCGTGGGCCTTTCATGGCGGTACTACTATTATCCGCACACCGGATAATAACGACGATGTACTTGATGCTGCATTTAGATATATTAAACTCAAGACTCCAAACGCAACTGTAACGGTGGAATTATGAGAGCAATTAGCAAACAAGCACTTTTAAAATTAATCGATGAACACTTACCAGACGACGCAATGATTTCTGGTTTAGGCGGGATGGCCGGTGATGCGTTTGAACTAACGCAAGACAACATGGATACTATTTTTAGTCCAGCTGAAGAACAGGATCCTGAAGATATTATTACTAATTCAACTTACGTATTAGTGACACTATAATGGACGATCCTACTTACTTTTTCAAGGTACACTTAACACACATTATACCTTCAATCTCACATGTAAACATGCCGCGAGGTAAAAGCATAAGCGACATTAAACAAGGCTTTTGGATTAACGATGATGGCAAGTTTACTTACGGCGAGGATTCAAAATACTGGATTCCTATTTCACAAATTGTATTCGTAGAGAAGGTAAAGATCAATGAAGATTAGTCCAACTATCGTAGGAATATGTGCTGCAATCGCTATCGTCGGGACAATAGTAACCGTAGGTAATTCATTTCCGGCGCCATATGAACGTGAAACAGATACGTCAGGGTATAAGTTAGCAGACGACTTACTCTACACCTGTCCAAGCTTAAAGAACACACTCAAAGATCTAATAGACAACGACGGGGTACTAACAGGAATGGAACTTTCAAAGTTTCACAAACTGTGCGAGCATAATAGACGTGATGCACGTAAAAAAATACTAATGGATAGACTATGAAAGGTGACACTCCGCACTGCCAGTCACTGAGCACCGAGCAGCAAAACATTGTTTCTATTATGCGTGACATCGCAGAGGGTAAGCAAAACCTATTAGGGGACTACTGGGACAGAAGTTTCTGCAATGATGCAGCGAACGAAATTGAACGCTTACAAGCAGGGTTAGTCGAGATTAATAAAAGGGTCAATGAAATCCAAGGCAAATTAAAATGACCCACACCGAACTGTTTGATCTTTATAAGTTAGTACAGAATGGGGATCGTACCGCACAAAACAAGTTACAAGAAGAACATAAAAAGAAGTATCCTTTGTATTACGCACACCACGTACCAAAAGGTGAATGGCTTGACGCAAAGAATGAATACCACACAATGTATTTGCATTTAACAAAATAACAAGGTTAAGCTATGAATCGTAGAGAACACTTACTAACAATACTAATGGAAGAATGTGCGGAGTTGTCTCAAGAGGCTGCAAAAATACTACGCTTTGGACACACTAAAGAAAAAGGTGTACGCTTCCAAAAAGAATACAATGACGTGCTTGCTGCGGTTGAGATGCTTTATAAAGAAGGTATCGATGCACACGACGACAATGATCTCGTCGAAGCTAAACAAGCTAAGGTTGAAAAGTACTTACTCGAATCTAAGAAGCTTGGCACATTAAGTGACTAAAGAAGACTACACTAAGTTCGCGTATCATAATGCAGATGCATTCCTGGATAAGTTTTGGGGCGGACGTAGCGCAGATGCTGAATTAGTTATTATAAAAATGTACGACACCGTTGTAGATTTTAAAGTCAATATTGATAACTGTGATAACTTTTTTGTACAATCTATTTCAGCTGCTGAATATATAACATGGTGCGATACAATGAAATTAGCTGATTGGGTAACAACCGATGTTTGAAAGTGTGCCAGAACAGCGAGAAAAAATAAAAGCAGGATTAGATAAATGCTTGCCCGATGAGCGTGTTATGTTCTGTCGTATGTACGGTCCTAAGATTTACAGCACAACCAGTTTTATTCACAACATTGACGCACTTGCAGAACATAACATCAATGAAGTTGTAGATGCAATGCCGGCAAGACAATTAGTGCTGGCGCAGAGGCAGATTAATAGCACAGTGAGGAAACATGAGTGAGCATAGCGTTTGCTTCATTAATGGACAGAGTGGCAACTGCAATGAAGATTGCGCAGTCTTTGCCGGCGGAGAGTGCGAGGCTGGTGATGAAATAGTTGAGCAATGTCCGATCGCATGGATAGATGCTTTCCTGACAGGAGCACACGGTGAGGTTGTTGTGTTTACACTAATGAACGATAGAAGAAAAAAGAATGAATTAGTTTGTAAGGAACTAGGGTATGAGTGATATAACAGCCGCAGGCAGAAAAGTAGTCACTGATGAAATGATCACAGCTGAGAGCAAATTACTTAAAGCTAGAATAGATTATGAATCCAGATTAGAGCAATACGAAATACTAGTTAAAGCCAATGCTTGCCCGCATGACAACATTAAGGATAGAGGTGCGTTTATGTACGCTCAAACTCAATGTGATGATTGTGGATTCATGTGGACTGATACATAAATACAGTATGCGATTACTAGAATTCACAGACGATATATTCACTAACAGCACAGGCATGCCAACTTACGATGACATGCTCAAAGATCCTGATTACTTCAAACGTGCAAAGGGCAAGGTTTTTAAAATTATCGAAATGTCACCGGACAAGTACATCGCGTACTGCCACAAAGGGTTTGGCGAAGGAACTTTTTACCCAGAACAAAATTTAGTTGACGAATATGCTGCGAGAGTGAAAGCAGGTAGTAAAATGCCTATGCCTACATTAGTATACGAACTAAGCGAGCACGGAACAGATTTTTCACAAGAGGGTAGACATAGAGCATACGTAGCAAAAGCATTAGGTGTTAGCACAATGCCTGTTATGGTTGTTGCAAGTTCTTACCCTGCACATAAGTTCCGCGATGTGTTTGATAAGTTCCAACAGAGTATATGGGCGCAGTTCTAAAAAATAAAGAACGTGTAGCAGTAATAAGAATACTAGTTATGCAAGGGTACGGCAATCCTAAGTGCCGCATTGAAGTCACACACAAGCAATTCAACAACATATCGTATCAACGATTAACACTAATTAACCCCAATGTATCCAATAAGGAACGGTTTAAGGAGCGATTACACGCTAAATTCAACGATCTTGTCAAAATTGAGGGAGATTTTGTACTTTATTTTAAGTACACTATATAAATCAATGACTTACAGCAAATATAAAGGTTGACCTTTTGGACTCGTATGCTATAATATGTACATAAGTTAATAAACAGGTACAAACTATGTTATTAGTTAATTTAGCACGTGGCAACAACGTAGAAGTTACAGACTTACAAGCTGCATCAAACGCTGTAAGTGAATTTATAAACGAGAACGCATTAGGTTCGTCAAATTTCACTGGTGGCAATGTAAAAGATAACGGTAAAATTATTGCTAAAGTTAGTTATAACGGTAAAGTTTGGCCTCCAGGTAAATGGACTCCAGAATCTAAACCATTAAATTTAAAATAAAGGTTGACCTATCCGTTAATAGGTTATATAATGCATACACAGAAACAAAAACTGAAAACTTAAAACTTGCTATAGGAGCAATATATGTCAGATACACGCCAAATGTCAGCATCGGAAATCAAAAAAGCTATTATTCGATGCTTCACTGTACAACGCCCGGCCTTTATTTGGGGACCTCCAGGTATTGGAAAATCAGAATTAGTTGAAGGTATTACAAGAGACTTAGGCGGTGTCATGTATGACTTACGCTTAGGCCAAATGGAACCTACAGACATCCGTGGTATTCCTTATTACAATAGTGATGAGAATGTAATGGATTGGGCACAACCAATTGATTTACCAGCAGGTCAAAAGCTTGTTATTGATGCAATTGAATCTGAGCGCAAGCGTGTTGAAGCACTTGCAGAAAGTAAGGATCCAGCAGATATTAAACAAGCTGAGAAAGATGCAAAACGCACAGTAGGCGAAATGCCAGTAGTAGTTCTTTTCTTAGATGAAATGAACAGTGCTCCACCAAGTGTACTTGCTGCGGCATATCAGTTAATCCTGAATCGTCGAATCGGTAAGTACGTACTTCCAGATAACGTAGTTATGTTGGCAGCTGGTAATCGTGAAAGCGATAAAGGTGTTACATTCCGTATGCCTACTCCGTTAGCTAACCGTTTCGTTCACTTTGAAATGAAAGTTAACTTCGATGATTGGTTTGATTGGGCTGTTGAAAATAAAGTTCATCCTGATGTAGTTTCTTACTTGAACTTTGCCAAACAAGATCTGTATGATTTCGAACCTAAGAGTTCATCACGTGCATTTGCAACTCCGCGTTCATGGGTATTTGTAAGTGAATTAATCGATGATGATGGCCTGGACTCACGTACAGTAACTGATCTTGTATCAGGTACAGTTGGTGAAGGTCTTGGTGTTAAGTTTGTTGCTCACAGAAAGGTAGCTGCAAAGATGCCTAACCCAAGCGACATCTTAGAAGGCAAGGTTAAAACACTTGAGGTACAAGAGATTTCAGCAATGTTTTCACTTGTGGTATCTATGTGTTATGAACTTAAAGAAGGTATTGACAACAAGATTGATGACAATACATTCCATAAAATGGCAGATAACTTCTTCCGCTTTATGATGGATAACTTCGAAACTGAGTTAGTTGTAATGGGAGCGCGTATCGCGTTAACTACTTATAACTTACCTATGTTGCCAACCAAGCTTAAGAACTTTGATGAGTTCCACAAGAAATACGGAAAATACATCTTAGGTGCTACTACAGACTAAAACTATTTGAGTGGCGTGTTGTGGGCTTAGGAGCAATCCGGGCCCACTTTTTTAATTCTCAGGAGAATAGTATGTACGACAGAGATAAAACTATTTGGGAAACCGCAGATGGTGATAAGATTTTAATCAAAGATCTAACCACACCGCATATAGTTAATATCCTAAATTGGATGCGCAAGCAACCATCAACTTACTCACTCGATCTATATTCGTTTATGGAACAAGAAGCAGAACTGCGAAAATTCGTAGCATTTGTTGCCAACGGTGCAATACCGGTCAAACTAGATGATGGTTCGTATAAAGTTACCAACCTTCCATTCTTAGCAAGATGCAAATCACTGTACTACAAATACAAAACAGAATTCAAATTAAGAATTCAAAGGCGTATGTCTAAGACTTGGATTAGCAGAAAACTGCAAAGCATTAAGAGCTTAAAGTACAATCGCTTGAAAAGAGAAGCAAATCGTAAAGCAAATCAATGAAACGATTATTCACATTTGGATGTAGCTTCACTAATTACAAATGGCCTACATGGGCAGACATTGTAGGTCTCGAGTACGACCATTATGAGAATTGGGGAAGGCAAGGTAGTGGGAATCATTTTATACTATATTCATTAATAGAATGCATTACACAAAATAACATCACATCTGATGATACTATTGCTATTATGTGGACTACAGTTGATCGTGAAGATCGTTTAGTAAACGGGCAATGGCACGGCAACGGCAGTATGCACAACGCAGACGTCAATAAAGAATTCGGAGACGAATTTATTAATAAGTTTATTGATATGGATAGCTACCAATTAACATCACTAGCAGTTATTGATGCCGTTAAACGTATTGTTGAGAATCTCGGGTGTACATGGTATGCGATGAGTATGCACTCTTTGACAAAGGTTCATCCGTATAACCAATCAACCCAAATGTACGAAGATGCGGAGTCGAGTGAATTATTCAGACAAATATGCAGTACGTACAGCAAGACATTACAATCTATTAGTCCTTCGTTCATCGATACCGTGTTTAACGGAAACGCAAATTTAGCTAAGAATGTCGCGATACCGCAGGTTATTCGTTCTAATTTGCAGATATTAAAAGATGACTGGAATGCAACCAAAGGACCATCCTGGCCAGAGTTTGATGAGTTTGTTAATGACTTAACATTAGATCTACCCAATGATATCCGGGATGAGATATGTAACAAGTATGAATTTGATATTAACATTAAGTACATCCTTGAAGGCAGAGTAGACAAGCACCCTACGCCCAGTGAAGCATTGGAATACTTGCAACAAATAAAAATATTTAATTTGACAGAATTTCAGGAAAAAACCGCACTAAAATGGAATGAATTGCTGTTAGCTGACGTAGATTTTACGTTTAAGGAGCACAGAACACGCGCAAACCGTCTTGGAAATCAATGACTTACAGCGCAAAATAAAGGTTGACCTTTACTACAATATACCATATAATTACTTATAACTTACTAATACGAAGGATTTTAAACCATGGCACAAGACAAAACTTCAGCAGATGCAGGCGAAAAGCAAGGACTAGACTTACTAGGTCCAATGGATAAGGCTGTAGATCACGAAGCACGTGAAAAGCTTATCGGAGCGCGTGTATCATTACTTTTAAAGCAAGCATTTTTTGGTAACTTAGCAACTCGTTTAAAACTTGTTAATGCTGATGAATGGCTCCAAACACTTGCAACTGACGGTCGTCACTTTTACTACAATTCACGCTTTGTTATGATGATGGACCAAAAGGAAATTGAATTTGGTTTCGGTCATGAAGTACTGCATTGTGTGTATGATCACTTTGGTCGTAGAGATAGCCGTGAGCCACAAATTTGGAACTTTGCTAATGACTATTGTGTTAACAATGATTTAGTTGATCACAACATCGGACGCAAGATTACAACTATCGAAATCTTATACGATCGTAAGTACAAAGGCATGCCTTCTGAAGAAGTATACGAATTGCTTATGGAAGATGTTCAGTACATGACACCTGAAGAAATGCAAGACATGATAGATAAAATGCTTGATGAGCATTTAGATGGTGAAGGTGAAGGCGAAGGCGAAGGTGATGGCAAGCCAGGTGGTAAAGGTCGTCCTACAATTTCAAAAGCGATGCGTGATGAAATACGCGATGAATTTAAAGAAGCAGTAATCAACGCCGCTAACAATGAAAGTAATGCAGGCAACATTCCAGGCAATGTTAAGAAGATGTTAAAAGACTTAACTGAACCACAAATGGATTGGCGTGAACTGCTTAACTTAACTCTAACAAGTGCAATCAAAGATGATTACACCTTTATGCGTCCATCACGTCGTTCATGGCACATGGATGCAATTATGCCAGGTATGAACCCAGGTGAAGCTATTGATATTGCAGTAGCAATTGATACATCCGGTTCAATTAGCCAGCAAATGTTAATTGACTTCTTAAGTGAAGTGCAAGGTTGTATGGAGATGTTTACAGCGTACAAGATTCATGTATTCTGTTTTGATACTGCTGTACATAATCCAGTACAGTTCACAAGTGATGATATTGCTGATATGAGTGAATACACACTTGGTGGCTTTGGTGGTACTGACTTCGAACCAATCTTTGAGTACATGAAAGAATACGATGTTAGTCCTGAACGCTTAATTGTATTTACAGATGGTTACCCATTTGGTAGCTGGGGTGATCCAGACTACGTTGATACGCTTTGGGTTATCCACGGTAACGATTCAATTGTTGCACCGTTTGGTACAACTGCATACTACGAGCAGGAAGCTGGTAAGTAATGGACGGGTGGACTACAGTTGGCATTGATCCTAGAAATAGAATCAATGCCAATCATTGGCTTGCTTCAGAGAATACTACAGGTAAGTACGCAATTTCAGCTCAGAGCATTGAATTCGAAATTGAAGAAGATGCGCTGATGTACCAACTTAAATACGCTGGCAAGTAATGGACATTAGAACCTTAAGGTCAACAAGTAAAGAAGTCTTAAGTGAGTGGTTCAAAGTTAGATATGATTGCTTCACAGGGCACGATTTGCGCACGTGGATTCGTGTCCACTGTACAGGTGATGTTTATATTAGCCCGTCGTTTTTATATTTTATTAAGTCCGAGGACGCAATGTTTTATAAGATGAGTATAGCATAATGGATGGTTGGATTACAGTAGCATTGCCTACAATCCACATGTGGCCTGCACAATTACGCATTGATGCTATTGCTGATTGGGTAATGGATAATAAGTTAGTAGAAGCTGACGTAGCAATTTCGAGTAGGATCGTACGCTTTAAGAACAGTGTAGATGCTATATTTTTTAAAATGTCATTTGAAGGTGCGTCATGAGCGATAACAGAGATTTAGACTACAGCGAAGTGATAAACAGTTCACAAGCGTTAGCAGAGGCAGCTGGTGAAGCTAATCCCGAAACGGCTTGGTTGTACTTAGAAGGTGCTTATCACTGGCCTAATCCTTTTTACACTGGTGAGCCTGTATGCAATCCCGATGCTGGTCCGGACTGTACAGATGGGCAGCAATTTAATCCGCGTGTTGGACTTACTTTGCGAGAACGTTATGCAGCACACAAAAATAAAGGATAGAATGGCAGCGTTCGTTGCGATTGAACAAAAGTCCGGTGTTGAAAAACTTGGCAATGTTATTGCACGTACTTATAAACGCAAGGCGCATTTCATAAATGGGCATACCTTTACAGATCAACACATCGGGCCGTTGATGATACGCTGGGTTGACACAAACACAACTGGGCGTTTCATGATACAATTAAATTCAATAACGTTTGAAGATGGCCAGGATGCTACGATGTTCACTTTAAAGTTCGGCAGATGAATAACTTTAAAGATTCAATGAATGCAATAGAAGAGGGTTGGATTACAGTTTCATTTAATTGGCGCGACCGAGGTAAGATACGTAAGTGGATAGATTCACATTCGCAATCACGTCATTTAATAAGTTCGTACTCGGTTAGATTTGAGAATCCACATGATGCAACTTATTTTAAGTTGAGGTACGGAAAATGATTCCAGACAGTGACGCAAAGATTTGGACTATTAAAGGTAAGGCTATGCATCTCGTCCCGAGAGTCAAGTATGCACAAAGCAACAAAGAAATATTAGATTGGGCGACTAGGTACACTGAAGGTAATTGTATTACAACACCGACTTATATAGCGTTCGAACACGAAGCAGATGCAAAAGTGTTTGAAGTTATGTTTGCGTTAACAAATTAGGATTTAAACGATGAAAGATATAAACCCATTAGATTGGTTCAACTTACGGTACTTGGATTACATTCCTGAGCACTTTGTCACTATGCCCCTTAAAGGAGACGTAGGTGATACACTCAAGTGGTCAGAGAGAACTACTGTTAGTCGCTTTGCTATTGAAGAAAAGCAGGATGTTGAAGGTGGTGGCGCGATGTCATTTATGCGTAACGATATGTTAATCGGCTTTGAGGATCCTGCAGAAGCTACTATGTACGCAATGTTCTATAGCTAATTTGGTTCCTGAAATTATATACCCTCTTTAACGGTGGTTAAATACTGCTGTTATATAACACAAAGAGGAATATATAAATGATTGACGATACACAAGATACACAAGAAGCAGTAGTTGAAGAAGCTACTGAATCTACAGAAGAAGTAGTTTCAAATGATGTTGCGAGCCTAAGTATTCAAGACTTAGCTAACCTACGTAACATTATCGATGTTGCTAGCCAACGTGGTGCCTTCCGTACAAACGAATTTACAGTAGTAGGCGCAACTTACACTCGCTTAAATAACTTTATTGCAAGTGTTGTTCCAGCTCCAGCTGTCACTGAAGAAACAACTGACGAAGTAGCGGAAGAAGAAGCTACAACTGAGGAGTAAGATTATGCCATTTATTAAGCATATAGGAAAGCACGGCGATCGTAAGGTTGCTATTGTTTTTAGAACTGTACCAGGTGAAGAGCATATGGCGCTTGTATGTTATCCGCAAACATTACAAGCTGGTATTCATGACGCAATTATGCGTGTCATTGAAAGTCCAGAAGGGCAGGACGCTACTGAGTTAGCTGACGCACTTTCTAGAAACTTGTTACCAGATGGTAGACAAATTCTTCAAACGTTACACAAAGAAGGCATGATTAAAAAGGTTAAAACAAGTGAAATTATTGTTACACCTAATGCTACTTCAGCTGTACGTTTAGACGAGCTTAACGAAATCTTTGATGGTGTTGAAGCTGGTGGTGAAGCTGCTGAGAAGATGAAGAAGTTAGACGAAAGCTTAGGCTTAGTCGATCCAAAAGCGAATCGTGTTCAGCAAAATGCAACTACAACTGCAACTGCTTCTACTATCTCTGTAGAGAATTTAGATAATGATTCAATGATCACTAACTTAAATGCTCAAGCTGATCAAATGGCTAACGAAGCTAAGGGCTTAGTTGCAGAAAGCAAACGTTTAAAAGCGGAAGCAAAAGCACTAGCTCCTAAGAAGAAAGCTAAGAAGAAAGCTAAGAAGAAGACAGCTAAGAAGAAAGTTTAATGGATCTTACAATTACTGACTCGTTAAGTGATTGGGAATCGTTGATCAGTACCGTTGACAAATTCGACATACCACTTGAATTTGTTGATGGTATTAATCTTTTGTTCTCAGTACCAGAAGACGGCAAAGACTCATTATTAATCGATGTAAGCAAGTACAAAGCAATAGGTTACAGCGATGATTTAATCGAAGACATTGTTAACGAAACACTCAACGAGTACTACACAAATATAAGAACTATGGATTTTGATCTTAACATAGCACACGTAGCAAGAACTGTTCAAAAAGAAACTAAGCGAATGCTTAAAGGTCTATAATGAAAGCAATCTTAGCAGTAGAAAAGAATGGGGGCATCGGCTTTGAAGGGTCGATGCCTTGGCCTAAACAATCAAAAGATTTACAACGGTTTAAAGACTTAACACTCGATACAACTATTTTAATGGGTAGAGGCACATGGGAATCAACCGGTATGCCTAAACCACTTCCAAATAGGAAAAACATTGTAGCAAGTAGTTCAGATTTGGACTTACCTGAGGGTGTAGAACAAATTAAAGAACTTGCTGTCACTGACTTACTCAATATTGATTGGGTGATAGGTGGTGCAAATTTAATTGATAATCTCTGGGTAGGTATCGACGAGATACACTTAACTAGACTTAAAGACGCATACGAATGTGATACGTTTTTTGATTTAGATAGATTAGAAACAGACTTCGAGCTTACACGTTCACAGTTATGTTTAACGCACACTTACGAAATATGGGTACGAAAATAAATGGACGCATATAAATTTAACTTACAGCATGTATTAGACTCTGGCGAAGAGCGTGGTGATAGAACTGGCACTGGTACGTTAAGTGTATTCGGTATGAACTCAGACTACAACTTAGCGCATGGTTTTCCTGCTGTAACTACTAAAAGGCTTGCTTGGAAAAGTGTAGTCAGTGAACTACTGTGGTTCTTGGAAGGTAGTGGTGATGAGCGCAGACTTGCCGAAATACTCTACGGTGATAGAGATACCCCTAAGAAAACTATTTGGTCTGCAAATGCAGATGCAGATTATTGGAAAAAGAAAGCTAAGTTCGAAGGTGACTTAGGAAGTGTATACGGAGTGCAATGGCGTACTTGGCCTTCATTTAAATCTTTATCACACAATGAAGATGGACTTGAAGTAGGGCGCATAACATACACTGATCAAATTACTAATCTAATAGATGGTATTAAAAACGATCCTTATAGTCGACGACACATACTTACAGCTTGGAACCCAGGTGAGATAGATAACATGGCATTACCACCTTGTCACTTACTTGCACAGTTCTATGTTAGTAAAATGACACAAGATGATATGAATCATTCATACAGAAAGTACCGCAGTACATTTGATGAAGGCGGTCGTAACAGACTTGATGCATTGTACGAAGGTAAAATTAAAACTGAACACGTACTACAAGAATTAGAGCTTCCTACTAGTAAATTAAGTTGTCAAATGTATCAACGCAGTGCGGATATGTTTTTAGGCGTACCGTTTAATATTGCAAGTTATTCATTGTTAACACATATGATAGCGCAAGTTTGCAATTTAGACGTAGGTGAGTTCAAGCATGTTATAGGCGATGCACACATTTACAATAATCACATCGATCAAGTTAAAGAACAGTTAACACGCAAGCCGTACGCATACGGTGATACACAACTGCATATAAACAAAGGTGTTAAAAGCATTTTTGATTTCACAATGGACGACTTCGAGCTTGTAGGTTACAATCATCATCCTGCTATTAAAGCTGACATGGCTGTGTAAGTCATTGATTCTTATAGCTATATTATAACATACTCAAAACAACAACTACTTATTATTCAATGACTTACAGCAAATAGGGCTTGTAAGTCTAAAGAACCAGCGTATTGTTACTAGTACGTTATATATTTAATATAATAGTACTTAGCTAACCATTCCCAGTCAAAGCTTAACAACAACTTATCCATATCACCGTTTGAAGTCTTAAAGAAATCAACTGCATCATTAGCACCTTTAGCTGTCCATTCATCATTCGCAGCGAGCCACTTCTTTAAGTGCAAAGACGATTCCATACCATCATCTAACTGTAACTTTATAACTTCACGGAATGCTGTTCTCCATGCTGCCCAAGGTTCGTCTGCGTATATAGCTTCTCCCGAGAGTACAGGAATAACTTCGTGCTCGTGACTCATTGTAAAGTCTAAGCCCCAGTCAGTATCAGTGTTAACTAAATTCTTATTCCAGGCTATAGTTGCCATGTGTCCGTACGTATCATCAGTTAATGGATTATATGCATAAAATATATAATGCTTTGCGGCTTGCATACAATCGGGTTGCCAGTCCCAATCAAAGTCTCTATCTACTTTAAGTTTAGCATTGACAGAAAAGAACCAATCAGTGTTTGAAACTCTGGCTGCTTCACGTGCTGACGCAATACGCCCTTCAACATCTTTAACCCAGTGTATCTCGTAACCGTCAGCAACTTCGCATAATCGATCGTAGTTCTCTTGCGCACATGATTCGCCGTTACTCATAAACACAATATCAATTGGGGAAGACTTGTAATCGTCATTATGACTTTTATCTATGTACTTGTAATCGTATAACTGATCATGTACTTCAGTTAATGCTTCTCTCGGCACAAGTACACGCTTGGCACCTTTGTCTAACGGAGTAATAGCTCTTGTCTCGGGGCGCCATAAGTTAATTGTAGGAATAGTTCCGTCGTCGAACCCTTCAATTGAAGTTGTAAACAATGTAACAGGATCGTTGAATTCACTTGGGTCTTCTATCTTCTGAAAAATAGCTGACTTCATTGCGTCAACTTGATTATCGTGTTGATGTAAGTACATAGATGGAGTTGCGCGGTGTACAATAGTATCTTGGAAACAAATAGTGTCGTACCATTCGAGCAGTTCTAAGGCTTTGCTTTGTTTTAAAAAGTCTTCTACGTTAATTAAGAATGTGTCACCAAACTTTTGTTCATTACTAGGAAACACATGCAACATATCTTGTTGCCATTCACTAGGATGCCACGTAAAGTCAAAATCTCTATAACTACAAACTGAGCTTATCACCCATAAGTGACCACAATCAATATTCTTCTGTACTACACGTTTCAATGTACCTAAGTAGTCGTTAATAAAACGTGATCGTTCTAGCAAGTACATTCCGGTTGTAGGTGCGAGCCATGGGTCAAAGCCATTGCCGTGATCTAAGTGTACAATTTTAGGAAAGCGTGTTCTGGGTATTTCTTCAGTGTGGTAATTTGTATCTGTGTACTTTTGCTTAGGTACTAATCTAGTACCGCCGTTCTCTTGATGTTGGCTAGGCCAGACGTGCGACTGATTAGCCTCCCAGGGTGCCGGCTCCCATAGGAAATCAAAGTTACTGTAATCATTGCGATCATCAAGTATCCAGCAGTACCTAGTCTTTGTGAGTTCTTGCGCTTCATTGATGCTATTTACCTTAGTAGCACCCGGATAAGATGTCAATGTAAATATATCGAACATTTAAGAAAATACCTTTACTCCGTAATGCTGTTCAAATCTATGTGCGTCATGCACATCGTTTACTATAGGTTCGCCCCTAACATTCAACGAAGTATTAAGTAACATAGGACATCCTGTTTCCTCGTACCACTTTTCCAATAGCTTTCTAATACCTGTTCTGTCTTTAGGAACAGTTTGAACTCTACTTGTACCATCGTGGTGTACAATAGCAGGGAACTCTTTAGGTGCTTTGCACTTAGCGGTGACTTGCATGTACGGACTTGTTTCGAATCCGTCCGGCATTACAAAGTAGTCATGCACATGTTCCTCTAATATCACAGGCGCAAACGGGCGGAACTTTTGACGTTGTTTAATTTCGTTTACTTTATCTTTAATATCATTACCTCTAGGGTCTGCAAGTAAGCTTCTATTACCTAGTGCGCGTGGTCCGAACTCTGCTTTACCGTTAGCAACACCTGCAATTTTAGTGCTAAGTAATTCTTTAATTATTGCGTCTACGGGATAGCCATCACTTATAATATTATACCCTAAGAATGCATCACCGAACAATACTTTCTTACCGTAAGCTAATGCGGCTGCGCCTAAGCTACTGCCTGCATCGCCTGGGTTAGGCATAATCCAAATATTATCGTAGTACTGTCCGAGGTACTTATTAGCACTACAATTTAATGCCACTCCACCCATGTACACTAAGTTGCCTGTGTTATCGTACTGCTTAGACTTTTCCATGATACCTTCAATCATTTCTTCTACTAGGAATTGTGCGCCTGCTGCTACATCGTACTTGTCTATGCGTGAGTCTTCTAACGAATCTTGTTCTATACCTATGTGCAAGTTTTCTTTAAACTTAGGTGGCTTTACTGATGTGATTAATTCTCTACGTATCTTTTTAATACTTTGGCGCGGGCTACCGTATGCAGCCATGCCCATTAAAATGTATTCCTCGTCCATTGGACGTAAGCCTACGCTGCCTGTTACTGCACTGTAAAATAATCCAATGCTATGAGGATATCCTTGACTCCATACCTTCTTGTACTTTGCAAAGCCATTCTTATCGTACTTTGCATTCCAAATACTAATAGTATCAAACTCACCTATAGCATCTATTACCACTACTGTCGCTGCATCGTACGGGCTTGTTTGAAATCCTGCTGCGGCATGTGACTTGTGGTGGTCGTAGCTTTTAAGGTTTGCACCTTCAAGAAGTACTTCATTGTCAGGCAAGTGTTGTTTAAGTTCACTCTTCAGAGTCCAGTTAAAGTTTTCTATCTTCTGTCCTGCGCGCCACATACGTAAATTCTTCTTCAAGTGATTCTCGTAGTACGCTATAGTACTAATTGGGCCTAGCCCTTTTGCGTACTCAAGTATCTCAGGACATATTTTAGCGTCATGCTTCTTCTTACTGAAGCGTTCGCTGTGTCCTGCAAATTTAATTAGTCCTGTTTCACTATCAACTACTGCCAGACCTGCGTCGTGGAAGCCTGCACTTATTCCTAATATATTAGCCATTGTCTCTTCTTCGTACTCCTAGTACACTTAATATTGAATTGCGGGTAATGTCAGTAAAGCTATCCCAAGATCCTATTTCAGATTCTGATCGAAAGCAACCAGTACAGTAACCAGTACATTCATCGATAATCATGCAGCCAACGCACGGGTTTGTTTCTTGTGCGTGTGTCATTTATAGATAAACGGATCGCGTTTCTTAAGCTCTTTAAGCTTTTTGCGATAACGTCGTTCTAATTTAATTTTGTTCCACATCTTTTTAAGCCATTTCATTTACTAAGTGCCTCTACTTGCTGTTCTCTGTAATCCAGATCATCCCAATTGTATTCGAACTCAACTCTATTGTCCTCGGTTTCAATTGAGAACACATCTAAATGATTAAATAGCTGCTTCCATATTATAGCATAATCGTCAGTGCCAAAGCTACGGTTTAGGTTAACTTGAGCAACTTGTGGATGACCAATTGTTAGTGATTTATCGGCTGGATCAAAGTTGTTGTTTATTAGCCACTGTTTAAAATCAGCTAATTCTTTTTTCATAAACTCGTATTCACCTGGATTGTTTGCCCATTCTATATCAAAGTCTCCTGCTGCTTCTGTCTGTGAACGCAATGTTGAAGTAGTTAATTCATCTATGCTACGTCCGCCTTCATCTTGGAATACTTCCCAGTGATGTTTTCCTACTGCTTTGTTAACACCTACAAAAACACCACCTAAGGGTCGAGCTATTGTTTCGATACCGAAACTTTCGTAATCTTCTGCTGTCAATTCAAAGCGTGGAGCATTTAAAAAGCACATTAACTGACTCGGACGCATCCATTCCTTAGCGTACTCTTGTTTGCGGTAACTAAGTACCCAACTTTCGTACTCGTGACATAGCAAGTTCAATTGCCTAATGTGCCAGCGAGTGTACTTATCTGCTTTATTATAAAAAGGAGACATATTTCCGGACGTACCCTGCAAGTCTTCAAAATATCTATGCAAATCATTCATACGTTGATGTATTAGTTTACGACCAGGGAGGTTATCGCCTATTTCGCCATCGATGTCCTGTATAGTGTTTGCCATACTAAAACAATCGTGTATGTGATAACCTAAGTTAGCATCATTTATTGCATGTATTGAATCGTTTATTTGATCAGTGATGTAATCACCATTACGTTCGTACTGCGGAATACCAAAGAACTGATAGTTCTTTTCTAAGTGTAATTCTTTTGCTAGTATATCGTTAAGTGCGCCGTACCACTTTGTACTTAATGCATCGTTAAATACATCAATGTAAACTGGAAGTAAATCACCAGTGTCTCTATTCTGTAATGTTATTACCATCGTGTCTAATGGCTGTGTACCACTCATGTGCTTCATCATCCTTTCTAAGTATGTCTTCAAATGTAAGTGAAGCAGGTCTAATTGCTTCAAGCTTTAATATTCGTGCTTTGCCTTTTGTTGCACCTGCAATATAATCAGGAGCCCACTCTTCTCTAAAGGTTTGTCTGCTAAGTAGATTCTTCAAGACATCTATTAGGGGTTGTTGATTGTTATTGTAGCCTTCTTTATCAGCATAGTCTAAAAACTCATTTACAATTCTATGTAAAATGTGTTTAGGCAATGCTAACGGTGACATTAAAATGTCTGGGCTGAATGCAAATGTAACTTTAGCAAGCATCATTGTATTTAAGTCTTTACTTAAGTTGAACATATTTTTCAGTTCGAATAACCCAGGTAGTGTAAGGGTAAAGTCTAAGCGCATTTGTCTAGGGTGCGTTGCTATCGTCTGCATCTCTTGGTAGTTAGATAAGAACATTGGCCAATCCAATCCAGTACGTATGTACTCACCAATTTCGCCTGTTCCGTCAATGCTTGCACAAATTTGCCAGTCACGTATCTTAGGCAACATTGTACGCAAGTCTAGACCTTTGTACTTAAGTCTGGATAAGTTAGTGTTATATCGAGCGTACAGTCCTGGACCGTCACCTAGCTCAATTATGCGTGACATAAAGCGCCAGTGTTCTTCCATCATAAGAGGTTCGCCACCTACCCAGTATATCTCTTCCATGCAGTGTGCTTCGATTGCATCGCTGAATTCTTCTTGTACTTGCCAGTCGTGGAACTTGCTAATTTTTTGTCTAACTTCAGGTTGCATCCAATTGTTTTTAGGATCATTGAAGTTAATCATATCGTTATTGCGTTCTTCAGTTTCCCACGCTGAGCTTAACATGTCTCCGCACATACGGCATTTGAAGTTGCACAAGTTACTAAATCTGTAGTCCCAACTTACTGTATTACATGTTGTAAACCCGTCTGCATCTGTCTTAGCAATAGCTTCTTGTCGTTTATGTTCAAACAAGTGCTGGAAGTAGCTGCGATAGACGTCTGTATTTAAAAGCTTATCGTTGCATACTTCGCATTCTGGAAGTTCTTCACCTGCGAGCATACGTTTACGTACTGACATCATGTGCGGACTGTTCCAGTGTTCTGCTAGTGTAAGTGGATTGTACTCGCCTGTTCCTTCATCAGTATCTATGTACTGTTTAAAGTTCTGCGCTGGTTCGCGTGATGCACAACACATGCGGCGTTCTGTCTGTGGTGACATATAAGTATGGAAGAATGGTGCTAGACAAAATTTATTCATTATTTTATCGTCAAGTTTATGTTTATGATATCTGCTGCTCTAGTAGGCTTAATAAATACATCAACATTTAACCTATTAGTAGTAACGTCATGGACGGTGTTGTTACCTGCGTCGCACACGACTGTATAATCATAAATTTCTCGATTATCGAGATAATGATTTAGTGATTCGCACAGACTTTGCTCTACCTCAATCTGAGTTGCTGCATTATTCGACATGCCAGTAAAAAATTGTAGGCGGCGTTGTAGACTAGCTGCGATTTCAGAGTCAATTCCAGTGTGTTTTAATCTATCCCATACTTCTTGTTGGTTGTCAGTTAGTTCATGCATTTGCAAACTCCATTAATGGTTCTATTATTTCATCTTGTAACATTTTGTTTACAATTTCTTCATTGTAAAAGTGATTGCGATTATATGCGAGTATTTCTGCAGTAAGCGGATGGTCATATAACATAACATCAAAGTTTTCAATGTCATTCTTTATCATTGTTAACCGATTACGTGCTCCGAACTCTTTATCGTACGACTCGTCAAATATATGTCTGAACGTAATAAACCCTAACTCGGATAACCTTGCCAGTGTGCCTGATTGGCCCATAACTATAAATGGATGAGAAAACATAATCGGTTTAAATGTTTTTTCTGTTATAAAAATACTACTGCCGCCATACCACCTCTTCATCGTCTCTGTAGTGTCGCCGGGTGGAATCACTCCTTTTAACTCTTCGGGGAGTACGGTTTGGTTAGTCTCGGTAACAACTGAAAAATACGTTTGATCGTACCAATTTGAATTAAATTCTCTATCAAAGTCGGTTGTACTAGTAAATATAAGATTAGCACCAGTATCGTCCATTGGCAACGAAATCCCATCTTCGTGACGACTAATTATTGCGTCATCATCTTTTAATGTGTTGTAAATTATGCGGCGGTCTGGCTTCATTTTATTCATTGGCATTAGGAATTTTTTGGTATTAATGCGCGACGGTACATACCTGTCTAGCTTATTTTTTTTACTAAACAAAAATTCGCGAATCCAAAAGTAGCTAGGAACTAAATGTACATTAGTGCAATCGTCGTATATCGACTTTGTGCCACAGTACGACACTAGGACCTGGTTGCCGTACTTACGCCATAATGCAACACCGGCATTGTTATAAGACTCCCAGACACTATCAACTATTAACTTAAATCCAGCATCCAGTATTCGGATAGCGGTTTCGTTGTTATTGTGTAGCGCGAAAGCGTTAATAATAAATACCGTTTGGCTGTCGTACGTTTTTGTCTCAACATAATTCTCAATTGAGAAAAAACTGTCATCTAGTAAGTCCATCGTTGATAGATATGTCAACGAATCTGCCAGCTGTACTAATTTAATTCTATCCATATAATAAGTCAAATAGTTCCTTATGTGTGTCTTCTAATGTACAATTGCGTCTTATGTCTAACTTAACAATATCATTAAGGATGTCGGACACTCCTTTACCACTGTACATAAAGTCGACAATGTTTCTAAATTCATCTAATGTTTTGTCATCGACATCTGCCATTAACAATTCATCATGCACTGCATCTTTAGCATTTTCTGGTAACGACTTAATGCAATTCTGAGGTGCATCATGTAACATATTCCAATGTACATAATTAAAGTCTTGGAAGTGTTCCCAGTTGAATATATCTTCTAAGTATAACACATTATAGATGTTAATAGTACAACAAAGCTGTAACGATATGTTCAAATTCTCTTCGCGCAGCTTAATGAACTTTTTAATATTGTAGTTAACCATATCCCATTTTGCGCCTGTGCGCTCGTACTCAAAACGTTTACCTACGTTGTCTATACTGAATGCTATTTCAACATGCTTAAAATGTTTCCATACATCTAAGAACTCTTTTGGATACTGTGTGCCGTTTGTATTGTAATGTATTTCTATTCTGCTTGCTAAGTTCTTATCTGCTAAACGTTGTAAGAATTCAAAATGCTCACGTATCATAAATGGCTCACCACCTGTAAATTCAAGGTAACGTATGTCGCCAGATAAGAAATCTAACTCACTCCAAAACGATGTAGCAGTCCTAGGCCATGCACCCATCTTATTCATGTTACGATGAAATTCTTTATTTTCCGAACACTTTATTTCTTCTGCTGCGAATGTACTACTGCTCCAACTACCACATATTCTGCACTTAAGATTACAAATGTTACCTAGCTTTAAATCTAAGAACTGTAAATCATTTGCCGACTGACCCCATTCTTTTATATCTTTAATTAAGGGCTCTAAGCGTACTTGTGTATTCATACGCTTACTTGTACGGCCAACTTTTTCTTCGTCCCAGCACTTGCGGCATGTTTCTGGCATCTTACCGTCTAAGAACTGTTGACGTAGCTTCTCCATGTACGTACTGTTCTGTATTGTTATTAAACTATCATCGTTTAAGTTAAACTTCCTGCCACTGTCATCTGTAATCTCATCATCTGCAAGACAACACGGTCGCACGGTGCCGATAGGACTTGTTTCTAAACTAATCCACGGTAGGACACAAAATGTTTTATTTGGCAAAGACATTAATTAAATTACTCCACTTTAATGCAAATAGCGTAGCACTTCTACTAGACATTGCTATTTGTGTATACGGTTCGAAATTTGTTTTATCTATTTGCTCTCTGGTTATGTAACTAATGTCGTTGGCATCAAGCCAGTTGAACACTTTTACTAAATGCGTAAACCCAGGTTGGAACGTGTCCATTGGCGTAAACGGTCTGAATTCAAATCTGCTCATTATAAGTCTTGTAACTCCGGAATAAAGTCATGCCAGTCTTCGTTGCGTAACAGATCAAGTTGTCTTATGTGTGTCCAGAACCACGTAATCTGATCTGTGTTATCTGTTGCATCCATAAATTGTATAGCACTTTCAAAACCTGTGCTTGCTCTGTTCAAGTCATCTTTACCTTTTAGCCATAGTAAGTGTTCGCGGAACTTAGTACGTATTTTGTCTTTGTACTTTGCTTGAGCAATGTCAATACGGTAATGCATCGGATCCTGCAATATGTTAATGTTAAAGTCTTGTGGGTTAATTAATCCTTTAGCTACCCAAGCCCTATGAAAGTCTGCGATGTGCAATGCATTCATAATGCTTAATGTTGCACTAATATAGAAGTCTACGTTAGGACATACTTCTATCATCTTACGACGATTAGCTTCTACTACAGCCCAGTCAGTACCTTTGCGTATGTACTCTGCACGTTGCCCCATTGCGTCTAAGCTTGCGCCTACACTCACTGAGTCGAACTTTTTCCAGTAGTCAAAGACTTCTCTATCTTTAAGTTTAATTTGTGTAAAATTAGTATTGTAAATTAAGCGGACATGGAACATTTCTCTTTTTTCTAATTCGTCTAAAATCTTATAATGTTCTTCCATCATAAGTGGCTCACCGCCTGCGAAATATATTTGTTCCACACTATCAATATGCTGCATAAGTTGATCAACCATGTCTGTTTTACCGCGGCCTGCTATTTGCAATGCGCTATTGTTTGCACCCCAATCGGGACCGGCTAACTTTACTTGATCCTTATACCAACTACTACTAAAAATGTGTCCACAGCTTCTACAACTAAGATTACACAAATTACTAAACCTTATATCCCAGTACGACATACTAAACTTATCTAAATGCCCGTCTGCATGTGTTTCTTCTACTAAGTCTATGTGGTGACCGTGATGCTTATTAGCACTCTTCCGTCCACTAAAGAACCCACTTGCTTCTTGTTCATAACATCCTACGCACTCGCCGCACTTAACACCTTCGATCATATTATGACGAATTTGTTTCATGCCTTCGCTATTCCACATGTCTTTAAGCGTATTGACTCTTGCATTGCCAACCGGTAATTGCATGTCAGCGTGGCAACAAGGATACGTTTCGCCTGTAGGATATGCGTGTAAATGTATCCACGGATAGATACAAAATGTTTTACTATCACGTAGCAATTCAGTTTCGTACTGGTCTAATTCATCTGCGGATATTTTTACAGGTTCCCAACTGTTATAATCATAGCTCATTTGTTATAACCCCTGCCTGTTGTAATCTTGGCACTAGCACATCCGTTACCCACGATTCGTGACCTTGCCAATGCACATGAAAGTTATCGTCCATTAATACATTATTTGTTTTTCCGTGTTCGTACAGGAATGGTTGTATCCAATGTGGATTATCCACAGATAGCCCAATTTCCGATAATTCGTTAGTGTACTGTATCCACCTATTAGCATCTTCAGCACCGTCTAAGTCTGCAATAGAAGTATATATGTAATCGTATCCGTTTTGTTCGAGATAATTCGTTAGGCTTTGCATAGCGAGCCAACTGGTTAATGCTAAACTAGAGTCGCTCTGATATTTCGAGTACTGAATGATTAAATTTTCAACGTCGGACCTGGGCTTGTTTCCCCACCATGCGCCTCCAAGTACTAATTCATTGTTATCATCGTAATCGTATGTAAATGGATAGGCATCTTTAAATTTCGAACTCTCTTTATCTGTTATCCAATCAATACGTTCAGGTCCGGTCCACATAACCATTACTAATGTATCCGATGGATTAGGCTTATTCTTTTCTAAGTGCAAGATAATACTATTAGCTATATGTGTATTGCCGGCACCAGGTACAGCTAAATTTGTTAGTTGCATGTCGGACCATGCTTCGAGTATATTAGGCCAAGCGACATGGGTATCATGATTGTTGTGTGTAAAACTACAGCCGCTTACTATCAACTGGCTAATCCTGGTTTCGTATCTTTGAGTACTCATCATTGCCACCTTAGTAAGAACCATGTGCGTTCTTCTTTTGTTTCAAATTCTATTGTCATTCCTTCCCTTACACCATTCAATTCAATTACTGAATTTTCTAGATCAACTTCATTGCTCATCCAGTAATGATAATCAGAAATAATTAACGTCCATTTATTGTTTATGCGCAGTGATGGAATAAAACGTTTTTGTTGTATGCCAACTATATTCGAACTGGCAACTTCTCTAACTGTTACACTTGGACTAACTAAGGGCATCGTACCACTCCGAAATTATAGGAAACGTTATATTAAAATATTTGTTTCTACGTTCATCGTACTGCGTATAAAACTGTTTAAAGTCATGACGCAACGTAGGCAAGTCAAAACTATCATCATGCGGCGTTTTAACTACATCTAAGTAATCTATTAAACGCTTAACTTGATTGATTTCCATTTGGTGTAACAATGGACTATCAATATTCTTATCTAACCACACTTGCAAATCATCTTTAAACTCTGTACGCAAATCATCTGGCAGTACTAACGGACTCTGAAACGATGGGAAGCGTAAAATGTTTAATGAAAACGTTGGATAATCTTTACCGTACTGTTTCTTTAAGTTCATCATATGATCTAAGAAACCAGGTAACGAATCTAAGCATAATGCATTAACAGTACACATCATATGGAAGCCGTTTACTTTTCCTAGCGTTAAGATTTTATGTATATTACCCATCCACTGATCCCAGTTGAACCCATCGCGTATGTATTCTGCTTTGTCACCTACTGCTTCACAGCTTGTGTATAATTGAAAGTTGTCTATACTATGGGTTGTTTCAATTAACTTAGTAATGATACTATCCTTAACACAAAGATTACTATTAAGAGCAAACTGCATATCCGGTTTGTCTTCAATGAATTTATCAAACAATCTGAATGTATACGGAGACATTAGTGGCTCGCCACCGGTCAGTCGTAGCTCTTGTAAGCTATGTTTCAAGTCGCTTTCCCACCATTTAAAGAATGCTTCTACGTAAGGGTTTTCTTCGTCCGGCTTATACATTTGCGCGGCATCGTGTGTATGTGTAAAGTGTCCTCTACCATCGCTTATTAAGTTCTCGTACGGGCCGTTGCGTTTAATATCTCTTACCCAGGTCGAACTAAATGCAGGGTTACAATAAGAACAAGCAAGGTTGCACGTTCTATCAAATGCAATCTCAAGTGTTTTAAGATTAATATTATCTTTTGAGTCTGACTTAGCTGCATACACCATGTCTCTGTCTTTATATATAACAGACTTATACACACGATCACTAATTGCATCAGTGCCCATGTCTTCTATTTTCCAACAGTACTCACACCCTTTAGGTCGTACTCCTTCTTGCATCATATAACGATCTAACTTTTTATCGCGAGTGTTATGCAATGCCGATGGATTAAACTTTACTTCGTGTACTGGAATGTTATGTGCTGGTGGGTGATGACAACTAGTAGTCATGCCGCTGCCTAGCCATATAGTAGCATTGTACCATTTAGCTAAACACATTGACTTACTATAACTATTGATATAGTCTAGTACTTCTTTGTCTGTTTCTCTGCCTTCTTTTCTTAAACTCATTTAATCTCATCTTCTATTAAAAATTTTAATTCTTCTGGAGTTGTTAACCCATTGCGTTCATTAAACTGCTTAAAGAAATGTTGTTGATCTTGTCGTAATTCTTCATTGAATGTTGCATTTTGTAATGCTGCAATTACTGTATTGATATTAATTAACTCCATTGCCACTCTGTTTTCTTTAGCATCTAAATGTTGTACATTGGATATCTTTTCTTGCACTTTCAAAGTCTCTGTTAATGCGCGAGCTTTCTCTGTATCAGTTAATGCATCGAACGTATGTGTTAACGGCTGTGTGCAAGTCGACACAAACCAGTTAATCCTATTAGGATAGTTATGTTTCATCTCGTACACAAACTCGTACATGTCATTTATCCCGAATACTGTCTGTGCTGTTACTAGTGTACCGAATGATACATTCACCGTGGTGCTTGTTAATAAAAAATCTAAGTTACTTTTAAATGTTTCCCAGTTAAAACCAAAGCGTAAATATTCTTGTATTGGTGCATTAACTGTATCTAAACTAGCATTAATAGTTATTCTGTGTGTATGTTGGAGCTCTAATAACTTATCCAATGTTCTAGTATTAGGGTAGTTTAAATTAGATGCAATGTGTATACGTCTGACTCCTGTCAAATCACAACCAGATAAAATATCATACAAATCGGTACCTATTAGTGGCTCGCCACCGGATACAGTTAACTTGAAAATCGAATCCAGCTTATTAAAAAAGTCTATATATACTTGCGAATTTTTATTATCGCAAGTTGCTCCACCATAATATACATTAGTATCAAACTGCATATCAATCTGACCATTTTGTTTTCTGTCTGTCTGCCATTTTGAACTTGCCTTTTCATTACAATACGTACATTGTAAATTACATAAATTACCCACCACTAGCGTCACATGGCGTGGTGCCAATGACCCATGCCAGCGGCTTAATTTCGAATGGCGGTAACTGTCATTACCTTTTGCTTCTGTATCCCAACAATAACTACATGCTGGATTTTTAATTCCATTTAATGCATCAGTCCTGCGTTTTTCTAGCTCCTTAGTATCCGAGAGTAAGATAGGTTTAGCTTTACAGCACCCGTACATATATCCCTGCGATGGAGCAAATTGAATATCATCCCAATGGCCAGGACAGAATGAATCTTTGTTTTTACTTGTTAGCAAGGTATCTTCCTGCGCGGTACCAGTGTGTAAGTTCTGGAAATGTTTCTTCAAAGTTAGTGCCGTGACGTTTGTCTGCTTCGTTAAAGAAGCGATAAAAGTCCGCTTTCTTTTGTTCCACGTTATCAGTTCCTTGTCTCATCCAAGCTATGTCTCTGCTCATACGTTGTATTTCATAATCTTTGAATCCATGATACAGCTCATCAGCTGTCTCCGCGTTGTCTATCATGAATTCTTTTATATCCATCAACTTAGTTGCATAGTACTCTGGCAGAATTTGTAAGCTCTGCCATTCTGGTGTACGCAAGACTGGAGTATCAAACCATACACGCTGATATGTTTTACTGTGCTTCTTACGCAACTCTAAGATGCCTTCCATTAACTTATCCAAACTGTATATCGACAAGTTATTCATAGTAATTATAAATGTAATACTACAGTACTCAGGCACTTCTGTCAAGTACTGGTCTACTCGTTTCCAAAGTAAATCAAAGTCTAACCCGTGCCGTATGTACTCTGCTTGTTCACCCCATGTGTCTACTGATACGTACTGCATGAAGTGTTCAATCTTGCCAGTAGTTAATTGCTTAACGTACCCTAAATATTTGTCCCACAGCTTCTGATCTACAGACAGGTTTGAAGTTACATTCAAATGTAAATCAGGTTTTGGATTTTCCAAAACATAATCAAAGACTTTGTAAGTATTTTTATCTTGTAATGGTTCGCCGCCTGTCATGCGGAAATGTACTAAGTCTTTGTAAAGCTCGGGCCACCATTTCCAAAATGCTTCTACGTATGGATTGTATTCGCGATTAGGAATTGGTTTACGATTACCTGCAAAATAAGCAGGATCGTTATGTGGAGTTGAAGTAGGGTAAGCTCCGAACTTTCTTGCTTCAACCCCCCACGTACTCGAAAATTGTGGGCTGCAATAAGAGCAAGCTAAGTTACATGAGTGGTTAAAATTAACCTCTACATACGATGGCGTTACAGAAGCTTCTGGGTTTGCGACTATTGTATCAAAGTCCTGTGCTGCCCATGGTTCTCCACTTCTGTAATGCCTGTCACTTAACTCACCGTTATCCTCCATTGCCCAACAGTAGCTACATTCAGAGGGTCGCTCGCCGCTCACCATTTGTTTTCTGGCTATAGCTTTTTCTGCTGTATTATGTAGTGCGCTTGGATCTTTTATTATATCGTCTACATTAATTTTATGCAATGGAGGATGGTAGCAAGAGTTATTCATGCCATTTGTTAAGTGCAAGGATACTTGCTTCCACTTTGCTAAACAAAATGAAGGAGATACTGTATCCAACTTTTCCTTCATGTTTTCTGCATCTGTTAAAAATTTACTCTTCAACTATAACGTCCTTAAATTGTTCTACAACATCATCCCAACTTTCGTAGTCTTTCCAGAAACGTATTGTAAACCCGAAACGTTGTTTGTCTCCCATAATAACATCATGCGGTATGTCTGCGCGTACAAGTGCTAAGTTATCACTATTGCCAACACACTCTCTATGTATTTCTTTTAAGTCGTATTCATCTTCTGGGAACGTCCAGTACTTAACATATTCATCTTCAAGCATATCGTTGAGTACGTCGGGCATGTCGTACCATATCATTTCACTATCGTCTTCGCCTTGCACCCAATTCAGACCCATAAATATTTCACGGTCTCGGCCGCCATCTATATGTGCTGCGCCTAATTGTACGTGCGGGTTACGACAAAATGCCATTGCAGTAGTAGGAGTCATTCCTAACTTATCATGTACGTACTGCATCCATTCATCTGTAAATATCTTTTCTTTATCTAATATAAACTTTTGATGATGGAATGTTTTTTTGTCAACTAGTCGCCTGATACGATTTATTTCTATTCCACCTAACTCGGATAGCGCGCCTTTAAAACTTATGTTTGTTCTGTGCATACATTCACTCATACTATGTACTCCTTCATTCTTTCTACGGACTCTGCCCATGTGTACTCACCTTCACTAAAGCGTACACTAACAGCCAGCCTAGGCACGTCACCCATTATAATATTATGCGGAATGTCTGTTCTGACTAATGCCATATTATCGCTACCGCCAAGTGTAGCACGAGAACGTTCTGTTAACTGCTCGCTTCTAAAATTAGTATAGCGTGGATCGCTTTCAAAGTCGTAACGGTCAACATCTAATGCTGGCATCTCGTACCATATCATTTCGCTGTCATCGTTATTATCTTCTACCCAATTAAGTGCTCCGCTATCATGTATGCCCAGTGACTTATCTAAATGTGCGTGTGGGTGTTGGGCTTGGGATAGCCTACATATAATTAGCACACTTGTAGGATGTAGTCCAAATTCTGCAAGGTACTGCAACCAACTGTCACTAAAGATACGTGTGTCTTCTTCATATACTACGTGACACACGTATTCTTTTTCTGCACGTTCTTTCATTGTTTTTACTGCTTCGTGTCCAAACTCACTAAGTGAGAACTGCTCACTAAATACTATTTCTGTTTTATACCAGTCTGGTAAGTTGTTGCTATGCATTTGATAATCCTTGTATGTTTTCACTTACTATCTTGAAATTGTGTTCAATGTCTTCTTTGCAATCTTCAAGTATTGTATTAATTTTACCTGTACTAATTAAATTAGCAAGTAAATCAAACACGGCGTCCACTCGTTCCTTGCCGTATAAGTTATCATAGTTCAATGGTATTACATCCTCAAAGAATCTCGGTTTCTCATCAGTATGCCAGTAATCGGTTTTTAAACTAAGCAGAATACCCGGGCTGCCTATTAATAAAAATGGTCGCTTATACAAACAACACCTGAGAAACTTTTCAGTAATAGCCATATTACCGTACGAATCATTAGTTTCGCATATGATTTCAATTGCTATTTTTTCGTATACCTTCTCCCATCCTATTAAACTTGCGGGTGGAATTATAGGTGGCTTTATTACTTCGCCGAGATCGCTGTACGGCTGGAGATCCTTTATGTCTGCCCACTTCGTATCTGTGGCTTTTAAATATTGTAAGATAAACTTATCGTTAACGGAATCCTCGTAAGGTGCCTGATTCATCGACGTGATGCCAAATTCTTTATATTTAAAATTCCGGTAACTATCCAATGCGCACAGTCTTGTAAAATTAAGCCGACCAATAAACATACCAAAATCCATTTCCTTATTCCACGGTAACGATGTAGGAACATCAAATGTGCGACTACCGGCTAATGTACCAGACTTAAAATCCGAGAACATCACGGCATTAAATTGCGTAATAGTTTCCATTTCTTTTCTATTAACATACTCGAGTGTAATCTTTTTCCTGTCCCAATTATAGTGCCGGATTAGTTTATCTAGTACATCAACGAAGCCAGTGTTAACAGCTGAAAATACCTCATCGGTTACCATTGTGATTTCACCGTGCTCGTGCATGATGTCAATTATTGAAATAATTAATGTAGTTGTATCAACTAACTCGTCATTGCCGATATGTTTTTGTATCTCAAGTCGCATCAGCAAATTCACCAACACGTTTAGCACTTGTACCCAAGTATATACCGGACTCTGTTATATGCTTACGCACACAAGTCATTGCCCCTAATGCTACTCCGTCGCAAATACTATAACCTTCAAGTACTGTACTCCGCGAGTTGATCATACAATTATCACCTATTGTTACATTGCCAGATATCATTACATTAGGACGTATATGCACATTGTCTCCAACCTCTGAGTGATGTCCTACCATACTGTATGCTTCTAAGACAACGTGGTCTCCTAGTTTAGTATGCTGGTACAATGATGCAAATGGACCTATAACTGTTCCTTTGCCAATGTATGCATTTGCTGGCATCCAGGCTGTATGATGTACTGCACTAACACAATTTAAACCTTCGCAGTTTATTGTATCTATAACGTCTTTACGTACTTTCTGATCTTTGTTAAACATAACAAGGTACTGGAATACTTCCTTCTGGCCAATCTTAAAGAATTCGTCAGGTGTAATAACATCAAAATTAAGACCAGGTGCATCACCACGCATAATGCCTTCTTCAAACATGTACGTTATCTCTTGTGTAATTGTGCTTGCATTGAAGCCAATTATCATTAAGTGTTTACCGTTGTTATTGTATATCATATTTTAATACCTTTAAAAAATTCTACTGCTTCTTCCCAATCTTTAAATTTATTGTGAAAGCGCAAGCTAACTGACAAGCGTCTGCTGTTACCTTTAATAATAATGTCATGCGGAATGTCTGTTCGCACTAACGACATTAAGCTTCCACGGCTTGCTGTAGGTGCTGATGCGACTTCACGGACTTTACTTTTTTCGTACTGTATATAAGGCAGCGTATCATGTACTGGCACCTTACTAAGGTCTGTAACTGTTTCATTCGCCTTGTACCAAACCATTTTCTCTTCACCTAAACAATGCGCATAATTTAATGCTGTGAATATACCGTCGGGCTGTGCGTCAACGTGCGGGCCGTCTGCATTATTGTGTTCTGTGTTTTGTCTAACAAACACCAAAGCGTAATACGGCTCTAGACCTGCTGCTACTAGTTTGTCTTTCCATTCAAGTGTCAGGAAGTTCTTTTCTTTATCATCGTAATCAATGAAGTACTTCTCAATTGAGAATTGTTCCGGGTTAGTTATACTCTCAGCGTCTAAGCGTCTAATTTCTTCTGCGCCGTAATTTGAGATACCGTTCATAAAATCTATATTTGTTGTTGCGTAATACGGGTTCATAAGTTATTACCTTTAAAAAATTCTACTGCTTCTTCCCAAGATTGCCATCCGTTGCGGAAACGTACACTAATTGTCAGACGAGCTGCACCGTCACGGCGGACGTCGTGAGGTATATTCGTTTGAACTAGTGTCATATTATCACCATGAATGTCCTTACTATCTATCTCTATTAGGTCATCGTGTTCGTATACTAATGTATCTATTGCTTCAATCATTGTCGGGTCTTTTGTTGGGGTGTACCATACCATTTCACTTAGTCCTGTACACTCTACCCAATTTAAGGCCGCATACGTAGTAAGTGAATCAGTATGTGCAAATTCTAAACCGTGTGCACCTTCGCGTCGATATACTGCTAGAGCAACATACGGATACAATCCTGCATCTTTAAGAGAGTTAAGCCATGCTTCATTGACAAAATCAACATCGTCAAAATAATACTTGTCCATCTTCCCTTCTGACTCACTAAGTGACTGTATCATTAATTTATTGATTAATTTGTGGCCGTTATCTGACAATGCATTATTAAAAGATATGTTTGTGTCTAGCCAACTTACCATCCTTCTTGCTCCCGTATGACATCAATTTCTTTAACGCCGATACCTTTATTATGAAAGTTAGCTTTGTAATGATGCTTAAAGAATCTACTGTTAGCGGTGTCTGGTAGCAATATAGTCATGTCTAATTGTGCTTCAAGCTCGTCACCTATATCATCCATTAAGCCTTCAGCATTAAATCCACGTACACTTGTATTGTAAATTTCTTCTACTTTATCGAAGTCTTGTACGTCTTTATAATCCCACGTGTCGTCTAGCATAGTCATGTACGTACCTTGTCTTGCTCCTGCTATGGCCCATTCGCCGTTCTTTACGTCTAGCCCTATATTATGCCAAATGCTTAGGTTATCCATGTTACGCTTATGTACTTGATCTTTAAATTCTATAATGCTCGGCTTAGTGCCCTTAATAAGACACATTTTAACGCCTTCTCTGAAACCGGCACGCCATGCTTGGTACTGACTGCCATTAGGAAAAGTAGTACTGAAACAATCATGCATAGCCCAGTAATTAGGATCGAAACAAAATTCGACATCGGTTTCATCATCGCCTTCACTCGCCTCGTGTGTTTTCATGTTGTATATAAACTCTTTAGTCCAACAACTAAGTCCACCGTTGCCGTACATTAAGCCATTTATTTCGTTACGTGCTCTCCAACGGAATACTGCTTTTTCGTAATCAGCGTCTACAAAATTTATAGACTGATTAAAGAAGTCTAAGTCTGGCATGTTGTCGCCATCTATTAGAACGAAGCGATCTGTTTGACTTGCATCAGCTGCGGCTTTATGTGCTGCGTCGCTGCCTTTAACTCCGTCTACACGTACTGCCCATGGCACCATGTTTTTAATCTTAACCCAGAACTCTTCTTTCTGCGGCTCGTCGTAACTAAGATAAACAACGTCCATATCAGCTATGTCCATGCTGTATTCACTCATTTAAAGGTTTCTGATAATTTTTCCAAACACATAACCTTTTCATCTTCAGTTAATGTAAATTCAAAATCTAACTCTCCAACTAGAGCCTTTACAATTTCGTCCGTGACATCAATCCCAGGGTGATACTTTTCCATATCTTCAACAATGTGTGGCTTCCATGTCGCTGATGCTTCTTGATCATCGAATATTATTTTTACCACTGGCACTAAGTCTTCAGTGAATGCTTTCTTTATTTTAATCGTTCTCATACGTTTTCATACTCCATAATGTTTCTAATCCTACTATACTGACATCGTCTCGTAGTGTGCCATATCCATCCTGCGATGGTACTAATTTACCTATGCTTATACCACTAACACGTTTAATTTTGCCATCTTTGATAACTACATCTTGCCTGCCTTCTGCAAACTCTAGTGCTGTTATGTTAATGTAATTGCCTTCAAGTTCTTCCATGGTGTAGAACGTTGGCTTATTTTCGTCGTCGTAGTACAGCCTAAATTCTATTTTTTGATAGACTGGCTCGTTAACTTGGCTCAGGGCTTTGAAGAAGTTCGTCATAATATTTGTTTAATTCCTTGCTAAATTCTTTGACTTGGTAATGAAAGGGATATTGTTGATCGATAGTGTTAATACGAATGTTTGATTTATCGAATTCGTAAACGCATTCTTTTGTCCAGTCTTCGCCTACAAGCTTATTTATCCTTCCTTTCATATGTATAAGCGTAGGATATGATGTTTCTGGCAAAGTTACTTTTTCTACACCCATAGACCTTGCCGCTATTGCGTACACTAAATCTGTAGTGCCAATGTCAGTACTGCCTAATTTAATTTGCTGCTGCACGTCTGGCCATGCATCAAATAAATGCTTAACTAACGCAAAGAAGTCATGTGCTGTTTGACTTACGCGCCAGTAAGTAATCGCATTATATACGTCAGGTAAATTATTTGCATCAAATATTTTTCTATAATGTCTTTCATTTGTTTTTTCATTTTTGTAGTTCCTTGCTCCAAGTGTTAGTACAACATCTTTGTGTCTAAGCATACTAAACCAATGTTCGATACTATGCGGGATAATCATATCCGCTTCTATTTTAATCGTTTCACGGAATGGACTTGCGTGGTATATTTGCCAATCGTTTGCAAATGGATTTTCTTTATTGACTGGGTACGGAAATAACTTAATGTAATCAAATACTGTATGTGCGACCAATTTCACATCGCTAGTAGTTAATAAGCATATCTTAGCGTCTGGTGTGTGCAATCTAATACTACGCGCACATGCAACCGCACAATCAATGTAGTCTACATCATCTGTGTTAGTTGCTACTATTAAGTAACCGTTTGGGTCTAACTTATGCATCTATCATTGCCTCTAACGCTACCTTATTAAACAAGTGTAAGTCTTGATCTTTAATAATTGTTTTCATAGGACGTTTCTTATTCCTGTAGTGCTTCTCGTACGTTAATTCAAATGTTGTATCATCTATTTGCGTAGCTTCTATATCTGTTACCGCTGTAGGCAAGTTCCACGGTATAGTAGGAATAGCATGTAATCTATGCCCGTAAACAATAGACAGTGCTATACTAACTGCAAAGTCATTACGGAACAATGCTCCAGTGAACTGATACAACTGACTATAAAATTTCCAATTCTCTTTAATCATTTCTATTAGCTCAAACATGTCTTCTGCAAGAGCTGACTCGCGGAAGAATAAGACAGTAGCCCAGTAGTGCGGCATTTGCACCTTACCAAATGTGCAATCCCCACTTAAGCTATTTCTATTAGACACATCGTACACATCTCTATGACATAAGAAGTCATGTGGCGAATCAAATAATAAATTAAGTTGATCGCTGCTAACAATGTAGTCACTATCAATTACTATAGTTTCGTCGTACGGCGTAAGATCGTATGCTTGGAAGCGATTAGCATTAAACCAAAAATCAGACTGTGATCCTTTACTAACATCAAATACACGTTTAGACATAACGTGTACTTCTTTAATAATAACATTGTGCTCTGTTTTTGTGCTTAAGCTTGCTTCGTCAGTAACAATAGTTGTTGGAAGGTTAAGGAATCGCTGTACTCTATCAGCTACCCAGACTGCTTGCTTAAAGTAGTCTAACGTTTTATTGTTAAACGCAAATATTAGTACGCCTCTACTCATCGTTTACTTTGCAACTCTTCAAATTCTTTGTGCCAACCATTCATTTGTTCTTTCCAACGTTGTTGAGCCAATGATAATAATTCCATTCTCTTAACGCTACATGGATTACCGTACTCGTCAATTAATACCATGTTTGCATAGCAACCAGTAATTTCAATTTTGAGTGTATTAATTAATTCTGGACCTGCTTTCCACATGCCTTCGAAAGCTGCAAATAGCATTTTGGCTTCGTACTTTTCTTTGAGTATTTGTTTTGCAGCATCGTGATCGAAGTGCTGGCGGACGTTTTTGAGTTTATCTTTCATCTGCTAATTATAGCAAAAAAGAAGTCAAAAGTAAAGGGGCAAAAGCCCCTTACTTAATTGGATTGTACCAAAATGTTATAGTGCTTCAGTAGTACTAATACTAGGTGTGCCCCAAGTGCTAGATAAATTAGCAGTACTTGGTGGAACTACTGTTACTGTACAAGTTAAAGTGCCATCTACTATATCAAGGCTTGGATCTTCAGGTTCGTCAGCAGCATCATCAATGAATGTTGTTCTGATGTCAATAGTTGCTGCACCATCAGCAAGCGCAAGATCGATTCGATTTGCTGTATAATTTGCAGATGCATCGTACTGTCTGAAATGAGTTACTAACGTACCAGTTAAATCTTCTTCACCTGTACCTGTGTTTAGTATAGACACTGTGCCGCTTCCGCCTTTCTTTGAAAGACCTGTGTATGATACCGCTGCTATTGTTTTAGCTGCACTACCACCAGTTAAGTTAATTGTGCCGCAAGCTGTACATAAATCTGTCCAACCTGTATTTTTAGCATGTGCTGTTCCGCCAGTACGCGAGAACGAAATCGTAATACGTCCACCTGCGTTGAAAAAGAAACGTCTTTGTTCAGTACTGCCAAATGTTACGCGCTGTGTTGTTGCGCGTGTTGTAGTCCATGATGCTGTAGTTGACGAAGTGCCACCAGCTGTGATAGCTGTACCACTTGCCGCTGCGTTTTTCTTGTTAGTTCCGATAGTCGAAATGTTACTAGTAAGTGCTGCTTCTGCTGTAATAGTATCTGTTGTTACTGGGTTAGCAATACCTGTAATACTAGAACCTTGATGCGACGCTGCTGAGCTAATTTTGTTTAGCAATGTTGCCCATTGTGCTGCTGACACTATAGTACCTGCTGATACTGTAGACACTGCACCTTGCCCGTAACCGCCTTCGCCACTACCTGTCGACATAACTGCGTTCACACTTGCTGCAAAGCTGTTGTACTCGTCATCTAATATTGTGTTGCCCGATGTATAAGCCATGTTTTAAAAATTCCTGTTTAATTAGTTAACGGTTACGAATGCTTCAATTACACCTTCGCCGCTTGTTGTTTTACTTTCTAGTGCTCTTCCGATTACATTGAAAGAGTTAATTTCTTCTAGTGTAGCTGCTCTGGCTAAGCCGTCGCCTGCCGACACTAAACGCTGTCCTTTATTTATCGTTCCAATAACTCTGACCGGTACTCTACCGCTCATTGCTACTGGTGGATGCGTTTCATTTGTGCCTGCGTCTGAGTTCATTAAGAACGCTGCATTAGTACTTATAACACCAAACACTTCACTTGATAAATCACTTACCGAAGCTGTAATTTCTGCTATACCGCCTAACTCAACTACTGTGCCTGGAACCATTGTAGCATCTGCTTCAAAGCGTTCCGCCAAATCCGCGTACTGTGCTGTCGTAGCTTTACCGCTAAATGTTACTGCATGTACTGTTGCCCAACGTTTTGCTACTTCACCGAAATCTGTTGCATTATCTGCTGCTGGGTTAATAACGCCAGTGACATCATTGCTACCATCTTTAAGTAATGCAGTACCTGTAACAGGATCAACGGCTGCTGTTATTGCAGTATCGATATAATCTTTGTTAGCTACATCGTTTGCAGTAAGTGGTGCTGCTACTGTTGCTCTACCTGTCGCGCCATCTATTGTTATAACGTCAGTTGGTACGCCTCCATCGTTAACTTGTAAAATCAAGTCTCCGTCTAATGTTGTATTACCAACTGTAACATTTGTGCCACTTACTGTAATCTTTGCATCGCTATCTGCGCCAACTGTTAAACCGTTGTCATTTAAAATGCCAATTGTTCCTGTTGTAGTGTCATCAGTAGTAGCACTAATAAAGCCTGTGCTGTCGATACCGTCTAATAATTGTGAATCTGTAGCTTGACCGATAAACGTTGGAATCTCACCGTTTACTGTTGATGCTAATTGAACACCTGGAGTAATTGTTGTTGCGAAACCTGGCAGTGGTGTACCAATTGTAAATTCTGTGTCTTTGCTTACAATAGCTACAATGTCGTCTTCTGCGTATAATTTAATTACAACGTGATCAACTGCTAAACTATCTTGGATAGTATCAACAATGGCGCCAGAAGTACCTGTGCCTGCTGTAAATGCTGGACCAACTAATATAAAGTCAGCTCCATCATAAACGTTTAACTGTGAGTTAACTGTGTCAAACCACATGTCGCCTGTTACATTACTTGGTGGAGCAACACTGTCTGCTGCCGCTGCGCCTAAGTTCTTAAATGTTGTACCGTTAAATACTTTAAGTAAACCTGCTGCTGAATCAAACCATAGCTGGCCCTGTAATGGGTTAGCTGGTGCTGCCGCATTTGAACCGTTTTCTAAAAGGCGTAAAAAGTTTTCACCTAAAAATTCGCCGTAACCAGCGTAGTTTTTACCAATGACAGTAACACTACTGTCTGTATTGATTGTTCCATCCGATACTGTTGCGAAGATAGAACCATCTGTTTTGTTTATTGTATAAGCCATCGATTGCTCCGTATATTAGCTTTATTTATCATTTTAAGTTGTTGACAAGTTCGTCAACGTCTGGATGCGAACTGTATAATCTATTTGTATTTGTCTGTTCAAGGACTTTTGCACTGGGTGGAAAACTACATGAGTGATTAATTTCAAATCCTCGGCACTTCCGTACCAGCTCTTTAAGCCAAGTTCATCAAATACAAACTCTCCATCAAGTTGCGTACTATTATCGAACGCTTGTTGTCCTGATGGCTCACCATAATCAAGTAAGCAACTAACTAGTATATCAGTGTAAACCTTACCACTAGTATGAATAACTGTTAAATTGTTTCTTGAAGTATCTGTATTAGCAGTTGAACTATCGTCAACTACTTTTGAATATGTTTGATTGTACAAATCAGCGTTCTGACCTGTTGAGTTAGCAGGCAAGTAAGTAATTACGCCTGTAGGATCAACACTTGTGCCGCCGTTGCCAAATGACATTTGATATATTTGCCCAACATTCTTATTGGACAAGCTATTAGCCAGTGACTCACTGAAGTTTTCATAATGAATAGCGTTGCGTTTGTCAAGTATTACTTCGCCTGTGACAGGATCAGTAATTTTAATGTGACCTGTAACCTGTACGCCGCTTTGTTCGTTTGGTTTTTTCACTTCTTCTGTACTCTCTTGTTTTTTATCGTCTTGCATAATTGCTATTATTTATCCAAATCATTAACTGCTTACTTTTTAATGAATAAAGCAGGTATCGTCGCTTGGTCCTGTAACGGAATTCCATTTGACGCTTCGCCATCACCTACAGCGTACCATATTCTATCATAATCCCATTGTACAAAACTCTTAGAACTAATATCGTAAGCTCTGTCATCTGCACTGTGCAAATCTGCTGCACCTGTGCCAGCTGTACCACGACGTAACCCACTAACCGTATTGTTAAGTAAGTCGCGTTCTCTGTATGTAATGCGCTCACCGTTAATAGTTAATATACCAAACTTAGCAATAGCTAGATTCGGCTGTCCTAGTACACTTGCATCACGTACATGTATTATGTCGTCTGCTATGTTTAAATCTTGTATTAATTCTGTAGTTGTAGTATCTGAGATTTTGTACATACCAACACTGTCACGCATATCTTTAAATATACGGAACTCTGAACCATCTGTAATAATACTATCAGTAATACTAGTTACGGCTACAACATCTGTCTCAGATATTACTGGAATTGTAAGTACTAACTCGTTAGTGTTCTCAATTCTATAATCTTCGCCAGCTGCTAAACGTTCACCGTTTAATGTTACCCATAGTCTATTTGTATTTGCTAGTGCAATCTTACTGCTTCGGAATACATTTACATCTACGTCTACACCTGATGTTAAATCAAAAGCAAGTGTATCGTAACCTTCTGTATCGTACAAGTCTAACTGTGCTTCTTCGATTTGTGTTGGGCCAACATATACTTCTGTTAGTATATCAAGTTCTCTAACATCTTTAAATGTTGTTACTGCTACAATATCACCGTTAGTTGGTGCTGCATCTAATATTAATGTGTTAACATCAAATTCGTATGCTGTTTCGTGACTAACAAATACTTCTACTTTCTGACCATCAACTGGTGCAGTGTTTAATATTACATAACGCGGGATAAAGTTCCCGGTGCTATTATAATACAATGCTGTACCGTACTTCGCTGTGCCGTATCTTGCAGCTTGTGGAGCTGCTGGGCTTAATGTGTAATCAATTCCATTCGCAAGTAACACATCGTTAACATATACAGACACTTCATTATCTGCAACTAAGTCATGACTGTAATTGCCGCCTTGTGGCAATAAGAACGTTGTGTTTATTCCATTTGCAATACTACGCACACCTTCTTCTGGCTGTAAACGTAAGCCGTTTACTTCAACAATAGCGTTATGTCTGTTCTTACCAGTCAATGCATCAACGTCCATTTCAAGTGCATCAGTACCATATATAAACGTTTGTGTAACTGGGTAGCTTTCGTCGCGCTGCGGAATATTAAATCCAAATACCGTAACAGTAACAAATGCATCTGCTTGTAAAGTGCCTGTTATAGTAACAAGTGATGACTGATTATTAATTGGGGTTGTTGTTACGTTAGTAAGTTCAACACCATTGGCAAACATTACAATATTATATATTTCGTCCAGTTTAGCCGGTACAGTAAATGTATTATTAGCTTCATCGCCTGTCATTGTAGCTCTGTACAACTGATTGCCACCGCCAATTTCATAAACAAATATCTTAACTTCATCACCCTGTACAATACCGCTAGTAACTTCTACTGTCTTGTCAGTCCAGTTAATGCTGTAATTTGCACCTTCGTACAATGTTGCTCCTGTTGTTAAATTAACAACTACAAGCTCAATTGCGTGATTTGCTGCGGCATCAAAGCTAAACGTGCCTGTTGTTCCACTTGCTGTATTCGTTACGCTTTGTATATCAAACCCATGTCCATCATTGTTGTAGTCTGAGCCAGGGCGACTAAACACTTTAATATCAAGTGTATCAAACATTGCACCTGGAACTAATTCGTCCGGTGCATGTGAGTGATATGTATCAATGAACATACCGCCGTCTATATTAATATCTATAGGCGTTGTGCCTAAGTAAGTATCTAAGAACGCGCTCTCGTAAATTGTATCTATTATTTCTTCACTGTACGTCGGTAAGCCTTCTGGACCTACTGAGTCAAGTGATTGTGCAAAGTGTACACTGTCAACTTCAACACCCGGGTATGCAATGCCATTAATTAATAATGATAAGTCTAGTCCTGGGTTGTTAACATCACTCACATAGTAGCCTGTTGTTCTATCAATACCACTTAAGGTTTCGATATCAACTAACTCATGTAATGCTGGGTTAAATGTTTCTGCACTTTCTTCTGTTGTAAGCACTTTATATACTGCATTGTTAACACGTACTAATTGGTCTTCGGTGTACTCAGTTAGTGCTTCCCACTCTACTACGTTTGACTCGTATTCGTACCTATCGTACTTAATAGTAGTGTTTAGCGTTCTGACTACGTTGTTACCTGTAATAGCTAATGCAGTAGCGCCGTTGCCGTTACCACCTTCTATTGTAATAATTGGTGCGCTAATGTATCCGCAGCCTGCTTTAACAATTTCTATTTCTTTAATTTCGCCTGTGCCTGATACCACTGCAATAAGCTCTGCAGGATTTACACAGTCACCTGTAACAGTAACAGTAGGAGCAAATGTATATCCACTACCTGGGTTAACTATTTCAACTTCACTGATATTTAATCTGTAGTTGTTGTACCATTCAGCCCATGGGCTTGTTTGCCATTGTGCATCATCTGCAAGTACATTGCTTACGTCTGTTGTAAGGATAGCACCATCATCTAAGATCGGGCTAATAAATTTATTGTACTCATCGCTGTACACTGCTGGACAATCAAAGTCAGTCAGTGAGCCATCAAATACATCGTTGCCGTCATAGCTAAGTAATAAGTCTTTAATCTTAGTATGATAAGGCTTAGCTTCCTTGATGTAATCTGCTAAGTAGTCTTGGTTATCTTTCTGGTATACTGCATATTGACTTAAGCTACGTACTCTGTGATTCACATCAATTAAACTTGTCTTGTACAACCAATCAACATGTGGTTGCTCCGACAATATGTAATTAAACATTGACATGAACGCTTTGTTACGTTCCACTGCTAAGTCACCAATTAATATTTCTTCGTTAATTGATTGAATAATTTTTCTTAATTCAATTACTGGTTCTTCATCGTTGTATTGTGCATCAAATACTTCTGTATCCCAACCGTAACGTCCTAAGTCATAATTCCATAAACGTTCATTGAACTGTATAGTTCCGCTTTCTAACGCAACACGTACCCATGTATCAGTTTCGTATCTGTATATTTCCCACTTGTTAACACTGTTCTCAAGTACTTTAGCCACTGCGTTGTTAGCTGCGTCTATTGCTGCTAATTCTGCATAAGTGCCTACAACATAATCCGATTTAGTAAACGGACTAAAGTCTTCTGCGTACCAATTCTCAGTACTCCAAAAACGTTTAGTGTCATAACTTTGCACACGTTTTAATTGTAAAGTCTTGGTGGCTGTTACTTCGTAAATTGCCCATAAGCCGTTACTATTACTATCTGTTTCAAGTAAGTACGTGTGCCCTGCTGGAACAATGTTTAAGTCCTGGAACGATAGTTCTTCTGTATTAAATACTTTTTCATCCCATGCACCTGATGCTTGCGCAGGGATAGGCTCTTCACTATTAAGTAAAGGATAAACCCTAGACTCTGCAATAGTGCTTAATTTCATTATAGCATTAACACGCTCTAAATAACTTGTCAGAGCTGCAAACTTATCAATGAACATAGACTTACGTGGTCTAAAATCAATACCAAATCTATCACTATAACTTAAGTTAACATCCGGTACTTTATTGCCTAAGCTATCAACGCCACATAAGCTGTCTTGGAACTTTTTGTACAGCCCATCTGGTAAGAAGTCATTGGCAAAGTTTTCTCTTAATAAGCTGTACTCGTGGAATACATTGTTATCATTTTTAATCTTATCGTATTCAATATGTAGTACTGACTTAGTGCTGTTGATAATTTCTTTACAGTTATACAGCCCTACAATGTTTTGATCAATTAATGCACAGTACGCTATGCCTGAGCTAATTGGTGATTCAATGTACTGAGCTACTGCGTCTGCACTTAAAGTTTTGTGAGCGTTTGTATCTACTGCATTAACACCTTTAACCCAGTAGTAATAAGTATTTTGTATAATACCGCTATTGTTTATTTCTGACATTGTAACAAATTTAGTTACATCGTACACTGTACCTGCGCCGTCGTATAAGTCTGGTGTCACATCACTTTCAATCCATTGATAAACATCAACACTGCTACCTGGGTACATTTTGCCCCATAGCTTGCTTGCTTGTACACTATCGTTTTGATTATAATCAACAAATCTACATGTACTAATATCCCACCACATTTGTCCAACTTGTTGTTTGCCCCATAATGCACCTGTGAAGTCGCTGCCATACACTGTTGGTTCTTTTGTTTCTATGTAATCTATATTCTGTTTAGCTACACCAAGTATCTTACCGTTAAGTGGATCGATGTAATCTAGGTACTGCTCAACAGCAAACGTTTCATTGTTGTAAATGAATACTGAGTTAATTAAGCTAACATCAACAATGTCTTTTTCTGTTTTAATTGCATTCCAGCTTAACTTGTTTTCTTTATTTTCAAATATAGCAACTCGCCCTACATCAGTTAACGTGTCTGTGTCGTAAGCAATTGATGCAACAACTAGTGTACCGTCTACTAAGCTTACGGCATTACCAAACAGTCCGGTAGTTACCATCTTATCATCTATAACTTGTTGGCCAAATACTAATTTGCCTTCACTAAACTCTGTTGCGTCAGGTAGTAAATCGTATGTATAAACTACACCTGTTGATGCCATGTCTGCTGTATACGCTGTTGTATCTGCGAGAACTTCAGTTGTGTCTGCGCCGTATGCAATCGGCCCATTTACCGCTGCTACAATTAATTGATTTAAGTTTAAGTCAATTTGCACCGAGCTACCAAAATGTGCTCCAGCAGCTGGTTGCGGACTTGTAATTGTTTGTCCATTGTAGTAAGATTGTAAGCCAAGCGATGCCATTGTAGTACCTTTGCCAGGCAATACGTCTAACTTGTTAGCAATCGATGTAATTGTTTTGTTCTTAAGTTCGATTATTAAGTAACCATCGTTAACACTTGCAATAACATTCGGTATTGCAGCATCGTTGACATCTTGTGCTACTTGGTCTATTGTTGTTCCTGTAAATACGATCTCAACATTATTGACACGTAAACTATCACCTACACTAACTGTTAAGTCCTGTATTGTACTTTGTATAATACCGTACATTCTTGTTTTGTTAACATAGCGCACAACACTACCTTCGCCGTCGTTATCATTTTCAGCGCCGAAGTATATAGAGCACTTAGACTTACAAATACTTACATCGTTACCAAAGCTTGAACCTGCTGGGCCTGTTAATGTTTGTATTTCTTTAAATTCAGTTGTATCAACATCAACGAAGTCGCCGACTTTTACATTGTCTGTTATAAATGTAATTGTATTACCACTTACACTGTAATTAGGGTTTACATTGAATCCTTCTTTAATTTGCTTCACACCATTTACAAATACATTACCGCTCACAGTTCTACCTGCGATAGGATTAAGGGTAAACGTAATTGGTTCTAATAGAGCATCATCTTTGTGTACTACAAAACGTTCAACAACTCTATCGTAAATATATGCTTTGTCATCTGCTGGTGCTGTAATTATAATGTGACTGCTATCTGTCGTTGCATCAACTGCTGTACTGAAGTCACCACTTGCTTCTGCAATAGTGCTCACATAAGCAAAATGTGTATCAACTGTAACTACTATATTATTAGTACCTAAGTCAGGTGCTGTTGTAAATGTTAACACGTTACCTGCTAGTGTGTAATCATATCGCGGACGTTGTATATTGCCATCAATTGCTACTCTAATAGAATCAATTCCATTCAATGCATAAACATTGTTTATTGTGAATTGAGCTGAGCCGTTACCGTCAAACACATTCGAGTCTAAGCGTGACACGCGGGCAATAACACCATCTGCTGGCGTAACATCAAATACTACATTTGTTCCGTCGTATTCGTACTCTGCTGTTGAAAGTAAGTTGCCATCTAACGTCACCGACAATTCATTCTTTGTATCAGCTTTAATAACATCTTCTACAAAAATATTCTGGGTAATTCCGTCCATTGTTGTTGCAATAGTTTGTGCTTGATGTTCTACTTTTTGATACGAGTGAACTTTGTTTGCATTAGGTTCGCTTACGTACAACCAATTCTCATCTGTACTTAATGTAACATTCTTACCGAATTCTGTATCTAGTAGAGTTGCGTTAGTAGCGTCAGGATGAGTCATAACTTGAATTTCATTAAACAATCCTTTAACCTTATCACGTGATACTAGTACTGCAACACCTGGTATAGATGCTCCGTCGCCCGGTGCACCAATTACTGCCCATTCCTCAGACATCGCAAGTGATTCACCATAACGTGCTACTTCTGTAGATCTAAGTTTAAGTACTTGATTTAATATATAATCGGCTGATCCAAATTTGTCAAAGCAGAACACTTGTCCTTTTGTATTAATAGCCGGATCACTTACCATCATGCCAGCGCCGTTATAACCTTGTACTACGTCATAACCGTACTCCGAATTAGCTTCTTCTTCTGGGCTAATGTAAGACACCACTGGTGTAAATGGACTTGACTTTTCGTACACTGCACCTTTACTATTGTATTCGTTAATCCATACAGTATCCGTTGCAAATAATCTGTTATCAACAAATGAGCCTGCAATGCTGCTTGGATTTTCCATGCGCACTGATAGGAACTTTAATGCTGTTCCTGTAACATCATCTATAGTAGTTTGATTCTGTGCTAACTCGCCCGGGATAACAACTTTAAAGTCATCAGTCACTGAGCTTATAATATGTGTGCCATCTACTAATGCTGCATCAACATTTTGTACTACTAAAATTTCACTTGCTGCTAGTCCGTGTTCAGTATCAAATATTAATGTAAGTGAACCGTCTAAGTTATCAAGCACATCTGTTATCACTGCTTCTAATTCAAATGCTCTGTACACATTCCAATCTGTTACTGTATCTTTAGCAACCCATACAAGTGTACCATCAATGACATCTGTCACTTCAGGGAAGTCAGCTAATTCAAATATAGCAATATCTACATCGTCTGGGTTAACAAAACCTGCTGATGGTAGCATAGTATCTAAATTCTTATCACCGTTAGTTGGTAGTATGTTTTTATCTATGTTCTTTTCGCTTTGCTTGTATATGTTTGCCGTTGTAATTGTTTGGTCGCCAAATTCTGCGTCAATGGTTGCATTAACAACTTCTACAATACTCGGATTGCTTGTGTGGAACGTTTCATCTAATTGTAATTCAATGTAACTTCTGCTACTACTCGCACCGAACTCTGCACGTTTAATTGCCCAGTTTTCGTATATTTCGTAATCAACAACTTCGTTGTTAAGTATAACATCTTGGAATAAGTTCAAGCTATCTGCTGTTCCCTTAGACTGTATCATGTCACTGTATATGTGTGCTTGACTTATGTCATGTAAATCTAATGCACGTAAGTAATCACGCGCTCTGAAGCCTGTTAAGCCAAGTGCCATTAAATCAACATCACTTTCTAAGTTAGCTGTTTTATTATTATAGAAATCAAGTTGTTGGTCTGCTTTCGTTGCAATATTAGGTAACAAGCCTTTCTTAATATCATTGTAATTAGTCTTGACCCACTTACTAAAATCAAACTCTGCTGCTGGTTGTAGCTTTTCTGCTGCACTCCAGTACGAGTTTTTAAACTTAACAATATCACCTGTGTTGTAGCTATTAGTTTGGCTCCATTCAACTACGTTATCGTCGTTGTATAAGAAGCCTTGCGCATCAAGTTGGCCGTTCCAATCATATGTTGCAAAACCAGAAAGTTTAACACGATGTTGTCTAACACCAGTAACCGGATCGTACATTAAGTCGTTAAAGATACTTACGTTATCAAGTACTAATAAATGTTCGAAGTTAGTTAAGTTAAACTTCAAGTAACTTATAACGTTATTGTTTAACATTCTAATTTTAAAGTTATTATCAATTCTATCAACAACATAATCGCCGGATTGTAATGGCTCGCGGTTTTGATCCAGTGGTTGTTCGTTTAATTCTAAATTGTTTAAGTCGTCTACAAGTACTAACTCACGTTCGAATTCTAATGTGCTTGCTGATGGGTTTAAATTAACTACACTGCCTGTTGACCAGCCTTGGTCAGTCCAGTAAATAAACTCCTTAACCATTTCTTCCCAATCAACTTGTATAGTACCTACTGCGTCATTGAACTGCAAACCTTGTGCTACTAAGTACTTGTTATAGCTTACGATAAAGTCTGCTACTGCTTGTCTGCTTCTAAATACGTGACCATAAGGGATAAACACGACTTCTTCTGTGAAGTCTTTCGGTACATTAACAGATGTCGATGTACGCTCTGTACGTCCTACCGTAATAGTTTTAAACTGTCCTGTTGGCTCACTTGCAAATATTTTAAAGTACGGGTTCGTTGCACTGTTACCTGACACTGAATAGCCATCTTCTGTTTTTTGTACAATGACAGATGAGTATATAATCTCGTCGAATGGTTGATTCTTGTACATTAATAAGTTGTAACTTTCGTCTGGTAGTAATAAACTACTATTAGTGCTATCCGGGGAACTCTTATCTGTAAATATACGTAAGCTGTTCTTATCTGTAAATGAAGCCATGTGGTGCATTAAGCTAACACCTAAGTTGCTCATATCTTCTTTTAGTTTCTCAGATGAGTTATAACCGTAATGCTTATTATAATCTACAATCCAATTTATGTAACTATGTTTAAATGTATCTTCTTCAAGTATCTCTACCTTACGTGAATCAATTCTATGTCTTTCATCGTACAAGTACTGATTAAAATCTGTGTTGTAAGTGTATCTATCTCTGTCTGCCATTAAGCTGAAGTACTGCGCAGGCTTAGTTAATGCTAATAAAGTCTGTACAGCATAAGGGAACGCGCTTGACTTACGCCATGCTGTTTCTGCTGGACCGTGATCGCCTAGTGCCCAAGACTTCTTAAAGTCATATTCAGTGTAATCTGATATTACTGTATCAAGCGGCATTAACAATTTGCCTTCACCGTCTACAGGAAGTACGTTTGTTAATCCTGGGCGCACAAATCTTTCTGCTATGCGTTCGTTACCTGGCTCTTTAATTAAGCCAATTTCTAAGTCGTCCCATAGTACTAAGTTACCTGCTGTATAAGGTGCAGGGCCGTATCTATTTTTCCACCACGTTGGCTGCTCTGTTAGACCAAGCATTTCCCACGGGCGTTCATGTGGTGCATCTGTGTCGTAGAAGCAGTTATAAATTCCGCGCCAGTTTCCTTTAGCTACTTTGTCGCCTTCTTTACATTGTGCCGAACTGTAGTTCCATGTTTTACTTTCTAGCTTATTGTAGTCTTGTGTTTTGTAATCAATTCTGTTCCAACCTAACCAGCTTAATAAGCTAGGAGCAAGTACTTGATTGATTTCAGCGTCAGTGTAATCTGTGAAGCGGAATTGTCCACCTTGTACATCACTGTACAATAGTGGTATCTCAGCATTAACTTTAATGTTATTATAAACACGTTTTTCAAATTCAAGTAAAACATCATCACTGAAGTCGCCGTGCGCTACTGTAACACTACCGTCGTGTCCTCTGATAACATCTGTTGGTTTAACGTATGTGTTATCTGTGTACAGCTCTGGTTTGAACTTAGGGTACATTCCCATTTTAGTAGGTGTACTTGGTATACCTGAACCAACTGTTGTGTTGTATTCTTTTATAGTAACAATGTCGCCTACGTCTAGAGTAGTTAAAATTTCAATACGTGGGCCATCATTCGCTACTGTGTATTCTGCATCTTTAGTTAGTAGTTCATTGTTTACGTACACTAATAATGCTTTACTATTTGCGCTTGTGTAATTGTACGAGTAAAGAGTTGTAAAAGTATTTGTGCTTATAGCAGTAATACCGTACTCTGTTGCTTCGAAGTCTTCACCTGTCGCAAGCATGTCGCTCCAGTAAAAACTTCCGTCTACGTGCTTGTTAGCATTTAATTCTTTCAATGCGGCATCAAGTACTTCGCCTGCATCCATTCCGTATACTTCGTTCTTACTAACCCAATCCATTAATTGGTTTTTAAATTTCTCGTATTGTCTTGCATTGAACTCTGTAGCACTAAAGAAGTTATATTCTTTGTTGCGCATAAACATTGCTGCAAGTGCCAGTGGTGCTGATTGCTGTACAATTAAATTACCGTAACGGCTTATGTCGCCTAAGTCACGTAAGTTGTTTGCACCGTTTACATCACCATCAATGTCTAAGATATGTTGTGATAAGTTATTAAAGTGATTACGGATTGTACCTAGTGTAAGCAAATCTGTATTTTCATTAAACATGTTGCTTGCTATATTACTTGGAATTTCGTAATAACCTAATTTACTTACTTCGTCACTTATAACATTAACAGTGATAGTATCGCCTATTTCTGCAATAATATTCGAACATGTAATAACGTTATCAGTTACTGTGTAGTCTGAAGGGTTAATAAATTCGTTGTTAATAGTAATATGTACAGCTGGTATACTCAATCCTACCTTAGGTAATACATCTAATTCAAGTGCTGCACCTGTGTACTCGAAGTTTAAAATTTGTGCTAAGTACGATTCTTCAACTGTCTTAGACCAACCAATTTCATTTGTGTATTCTTCTCGTGTGCTGTACTTTCTTAAGTAACCATCGCCAACCGGGCTATTGTCTTTTGATACACTGTTCTCTACGTAAATAAACGTATCAGTGTAAAGGTTGTTCTCGAAAACGATGTCACCTAAGTTATCAATGTTTAAGTACTTTAATGGAAAGCCTAAGACTTTATCTTTAAGACCAGTTCCTTCTGCATAACTAAATGCCTTAGTACCTGCAAATGAAGTACTTGGATATGCTTGTAAATCACTGAGTGAGGTACCAGCTGTATCAAACACATCAAACAATGGAGCTTGATTAACTGATTCTTTTTGTTGTGATTGTACCCATACATTATTAGTAAATGTAAACACTGCGCCTTGTTGTGTTAATCCGTTAGTAACAAGTACAACGTCATTGTTTTCACTTTCGCTATCTTCTGCAAGAGTTAAGTTTATAGTCTCTGTGCCGTTGTTGTTTAAGTCAACTAGTTCAACAACATAAATTTTATTACGCACTGATAAATCCGCATCTGCTGCGAAAACAACCCGTGATCCTTCTACTAAGTTATATCCGTCTATAGTATAGCTTTCTTCGTCATTAACGTTTGAAAGTGCATCTACTTCTGTAGTGTCTACTATGTTAATACTATCCTTACCGTTAGTGCCGTAATTAAATAAACGTAAGTCTGCATCAAACTCTATTACGGGTCTGTCTGCTCTGTCGTTATTATCTAAGTCTAGTACAACGTTATTATATTCTGCTGTCTTAGTAATTACATCAATGTGGAACCATCTGTTACTACGCGACCAAGCGTTTCTATCAATGCTTGATCTGTTAATTGTGATGTAGTCTTGATCAAGTGGGGCATTTAATGTTCCATCGAGTCCTGCTGAATCAAATGGGCTAGTATCCCATGGTGCTGTCGTACTCTTAGCATACGCTTCTGGTATTATTAAATCGCTGACAGCGACTAACTTAATAGCAGTGCCTACGCCTTCAACGAAGTACTCATTGTCGCTGTACTCTGCTGGGTTTGTGTTGCCGCGGAATTTAACTTTTAATCCATTAGTAAACACCACTGCATTTGCGCTAGTGTAATCTGTTCTGCCAAGTATATCACTTATATTAAGTGTAGGAGATTCATTTGCATCGACTATGTTTATAACACCAAAGCGATCCGGGTGTGATGAATCTTGATAGTACAGTGTAGTCAATGATGCTGTTAAAATTGGCATCTCTTTAAACACACCTTGTTGAGTTTTATAAAATGTCTTGTTACTGTGTTCGTTACCGTACTGTACTGTAAACTTTTCTAAGTTATTTACAAGTTGGTAAGGGTTTAGTCTAACATACACATCGCCTGCGACGTCTTCGAGAACGATTTTAAAAACTTGATAACGTTCTGCTAATGTTGTCAGTGGGATTCCATTATTGATCCAACCTAAGTCGACTGCATCGCCTAGTTGATCATTTAAAAATACAATAGTATTGTTGTTGATGTTTTGTATGCCTAAGTGTTCACCGACATCATCTAATAATTGATCTGCAATCTCATCCATGCGTACTGAGGTTGCTAAATCAACATCACCTATGCTTGTTAAGTTATGGTAGAAGTCTTGTGCGTTACTTTGCGGTACGTTAAATTGTACTGCGCCGCTGTCTTCGCCGTTGTTGCTAACACCAAGTACGTCACGTGAACTAATGTTTGCAGCCCATGGCATGGTACCGTCGGCACCTGGTTGTGCTTGTATAAAGAACTCTTGTCCTGGTTGATTAACATTAAATGTATATTCGCCACCACGTGCTACTGTAATGATTGGATTGTCGATACTGTAGTCTTCTACGCTGTATGTATCTTCTTCTTGCTCCATGTTAAAGTCGTTAGTTAACAGTACGCCGTCAGCAAGTTCGCCTACGTCTACGCTATCTGGGCCAGCCGGTAACCAAAAATACTGTGAGTAGTTAACAAATTTATCAAAGTCTATAAACGGACTCCAACTGTATGTCTCACTACGGAATAAACGATCGTGATTATCAACATTCGCGCCTGCAGCCTTAAGTCCGTTAATAAGTCCTAAGTAAGATAGAGCATCAATTGTCTTGCCATCGCTATCTTTAAATGTCACGCCCGGTTCAAGTTGATAGTTAGTACGATCAGCTGTAGGTTCTAGTACATAGCCATCAGTTGGCGTTGCACCAGGTGCATTCCTACGTCCGATGTAACCTTGTACTTCTTTAAACTTTGGCTCTTGAATTAATTGATCAAGAGTTGAGTTCAAGAACTTTTTGTTAGTCTCTGTTTGAAAGATTTCAGGTAAAAAATCTACACTACGAATTCTTGCCATTTGTTATACCGCTCCGTTCTGTAACTTGCTTACTGTTAAAGCATCGATTATATTTACATCGTTAACTGTTGCCGCACTTACAAATATCTCATGCGGTGCTGATTTAATTTCATATAAATCACCAAATGTTTTAAGTGGATCCTTAGGAATAATAACAATAGATCCTACAACGTCACCAAGCTTACTATGTAAGTATGCGCTAAGTTCACTGAAGAAGAATGTATCACCGAAGTCCCAGTTATCAATATCGAAGTACTCGTTAATAGCTGAAATAACATTACTTTTAATTTCACTATCACTTGTTACAACATTATTAAGTTTCACTACTTTTATATATGCTTGTAAATTATCGTCTGCTTTATCTCCGAACAGTGCTTTAAACTTAACACTATTCATAACAACATTATCACTAACCATTTTACTATCTTGTAACTTCTCGTACTGTACTGTTAGCTCATCTGTTGTTGGTACGATCGGTTTTTCAACTGTATTCGTATTGTCTTGAATGTAGCGAGTGAACGCTTCATAGTAACTAGCAGTAACAACAAAGATATCTATAATGTTTGTAACACTTGGATTAATACGTCTTGTTTCTGGACTATTATGTTTATATTGGAAGTGTAATTTATCACGTCCTGTTTGTGCATTGTAGTCTGTACGTAAAACTATGCTGCGGTCTATACCGTCAACTACTAATTCGTAAAATGCATCATCTGTATAAGCATAAAATATTTGACCGTTTACGTTTTCTGTTTTAACTAAAGCAATGTCTGCTTCTGTTGCGTACTCTGCATTAACAGTGTCTGACGCAATAGGCAGGTAACGTTCTAAGTTATCAAAATCTACAGTACTTTGGAAGTACACGTTTTTACGAGTACTATCTACTTCTGCATTAACTAAAGTATTAAAGTAATCCGGGTCATCTGCGATGCCGTCTTTATCACTATCAGTAAAGCTTATTTCTACTTTGTAATCGTTTACATAGCCATCAGTCTCTACACTTTGATCTATAATATCCATAATGATATCACCAGCCAGTGGTTCGTTATTGTCTGGCTTACTATTTGTTTTAAGTACTTTAATAAAGTCGTTTACTACCTTGCCAGTTCTTGGATCAAATATTTGTCTGCTATCATCAAAGAAGAAACGTGTTTCAAGTACACTTGAGAAGAAGTACTGTAAGACTCTTCCTGATACTTCGTAGCCTTGTGGTGTACTAATAAAGCGTACTATCCAACTCGCATCTTCATTTACGTTATTAGTTGATCCTGCGTTATCTAAGCTAAAGTCACCTTGTGCATCTAAATCATCTGCTGCAATAATGTACCATGTATTTGTTAAGTGATCAAATCTAATGCCAAAGTTACGTAACAATTCTACTTGCGCTAACATTTCTTGCTCAAGTGCAACTGGTAAGTCTGTGCTAAACACTGGAATAATTTCTGCCGGGATTGCTTCAGTTGGCACAAACTGATTTAATGTAACTGGACCTGTTCCGTCTTCATAATTACCAACACCTTGATTTGTTCCGTCTGTATCTACCGAAACAATAGTTGCCCAAATTTCATCTTTATCTTCTGGTGTTACTACTGTACCTGGTACTAATTTGTTAGTTGCGTTAAAGTGATACCCGTTTGGAGCAATAAATTTAATAAGTGCATTAGGAATTAAGTACTCTCTATTATCGTTAACAAATGACCCTATACTAAGCGGAGCATCCGATGAGTTCTTAAAGAAGCCGGTCGTTTCATTTGTTATAGTAGTACTCTGACTCCACTGTATATCAATTGATGACATGTCAATTCTACTGTAGTTCTCGTAGTAAAATTGTATAGTGCCGCGTGAAGCAAGTAGTGGTTCTACTTTATTACGGAATACTAAATCAATGTCATTCTTATCATTGAACGTGAAGTTAAATGACTTCAAGCTCTCGTCTTTATAAATTAATCCATCGCTTGCGTATGTGTTAATGCTACTGTACTTGCCAGTAGGATCAACTAAATCTAAATAGCGACTTGCGCCTATGTTTGTTCTGTTAACTGCTTTGCTTTTAATAATCGAGCTGTATGCAGTGTAAGGGAAGTTGTTATAATCTTCGCCGTTTACCATTCTGTTCTGTGTGTAGAAACGTGCTGGTGCGCGGCGTTTAATATCGTCTAAGCTTTCTCTATTCTTAGCATTAGTAATTGGAGTCGTTAAACTAAGTGTAAATGTAATTGTTTCTGGACGTCCAGTTCTGCTTGTGTAGCTTAAGCTAACATCAATGTTTTGTAATTCTTCTGCGTTGATAACGTACTCAAGACCGTTACTCTCACGTAAGTAAGAACGATATGTACCTACTGGGATATCACTAAACACGCCATCGCCAAAGTTAAGTGTAACTTGATCTGCTGCTCTGCTTGTAACACTAAAGAACTTTCTATCTTCTGTATCAAGTTGTGAGTTATTAGATGCGTAAATGTTTTCTACTTCAGTCCATTCATCTGTTACTACTGCATTTTCTGCATCAACTTTAAATAACCACACGTCACTATTATTAACACCGTCTGTATCAAATTCAACTGAATGATTTGCAATACGCTCGCTTAGTGTAAAGTCTTGTGTCTGTAATGAACCTTGCTTAAAGTGGAAAAAGTAACCTGTGCTACCGCTTGCATAACCATTATTATCATTGCGGAACAATAAGTTAATTTTAGCATCAGCTTTTGGTGCTGGTTCGTAAATATAATTTTTGTTCACTGATGAAGCATTAACAAGTTCAAAGTCCATTTGTGAACCACTTACTGATGCATTAAATGGAACTACTGGCAAAAAGCCTGCTGTCATGTTAATAGCGTACTCGTCTGTTTTAATTCCAACTACATCTGCGCTACGTCCCGGCTGGCCGATTTTTTGCGAATCAATTAATGCAGCATTAAGTACTGTACTAAATTGTTCTTGCCAATCGTCATTTGTTTTATCGTTCCAGCGTACTGTTACGTTAGAGAGATTAACGCGATTGTAGTCAGTGATGTTTTCTGTTGTAGTTACTGATTGTACTTTTAAATAGCCACTTGCTGCATCGTTACGCTTTGGTGTATACCCTACTAGTTTAGCAAGGTTTGTAACACTATCACGTCGTTCTGCTGTATCTAAGAAGTTTTCACGAGTGTTTAAGTCTGAGCGGAAAGCAAGTGATTGGCCCATAAATGCCATTACGTTTAAAATTGCAACGTACTCTGAACTCTCTGTAAAATCGTTAAAACTTTCTGGGTGGTGTTGACGTAAGTAGTCAACCATTGTTTTACGAATGGTCTCAAAGTTATAACTTTGGAAGTCAGCTTCTTTATATGTTTTATAAAGCTTTTTCCAATCCTCTGTACCGAAGATTGCCGTTTGACGTGTAGTTGTAGCCATTATATTTTCCCTTAAATACTATTGTTTGTATTTATGGTGAACTATAATGTATGCAGTTTATTGTGCTGTTACTGTTTGGGTGTCCGTGTTAAATATAAAGTACAGTGTTTCAGTACTTGAATCCGGTGCTATTAGAACTTTTGTTTCTGCGTTCACGGTGTTATGTGTTTGGGTAACACGTATAGACTGTAACTCAGCGCGTGGATCTGTGTTAATAATGCGGGTGATTTCATTTTCAATTTCACGCTTTAAGATGTCATCGTTCGGATCATATACCATTTCCCATATTTTCGAACCAACCTCAGGCCGTCCTGGCATTGTGCCTAACCTTATACTAAATGCATTTAATAAATCACGTTTAATTAACTCATAATCAGTTAGTGTGAACTTCTTATCTTGTCCTATTGTATTAAAGCCTATAAAATTCGGCATTAGAAATATTCCTCATCATCTTTTTCTACGTAACTTGATTCTACAGGATCTGCTTTGTTGTTTATCATTGCGTTCATCATTTTAGTAGACGCTCTATCATCTACAGTGCCTGTGTTACGTGTTGGTACTACAACTACTGCACCATTTGTTCCTGCTTGTATCTTAGCAATTTCATCAGCTACTTTTTGATCAACTAGGGCTGATGCGTATTGTGCTTGCTTTGCTACTTTATTTATATCTGTATTATCTGTACCGTTTATCCAACTTGCAATTTCATCTACACTGTACTTCATTGCTGCTCCGAGTACCGCTGCCATAGTAGCTGCACCCTCATTGTTTAACAGACTTCTTTGTGTTAGTTTATTAATTACAAATGTTGCTGTTTCTTGTAGTAATTTATTTTGTACGTTTTCGTTATCGAGAATATCGTTAACATGTGTAATACCTTCGCGGCCTGTAAACACCGACGAATCGTTTAAAATTACACTTGCATCACCGTTTGCTATATGCGGTTTAACTACAATTCTTGTTTGTAATTGCGGAATGCGTAGTCCGTATAATCCAACACTACTAGCAGTTACTTCGTCGGTATCTTGATTAACATCTTTCACCCTCGAGGCAATGATACCTAGCACTTGTTCTATTGTAAGTGCTTGCACTTCTGTTATATTATAATTTTTCACAGCTTCGTTTAACACGTCATCTTTTTTAATCGGTGCTTGTACTACTTCACTTTCAAGTTCAGATATTCTATCTTCTAACATTGTTAACTACCTGACTTCTTAGGGTTAGCAATACCAGCACCATGACCTGAGTACGGTTCATGAGTTGTTGCGCGTGAAACAATACTTTTGAATTTACCAGCTTCTTCGTACCAGCCCTTGTCTGGTATTTCGTACGTGTCTGGCCAGCTATTTTGCGATAGTGCCTGTGGTGCTGTCACTGATGCTGCCGAGCCATCATTTAACCCTACGCGTGAGCCTTTAATAGTCATTGCTGCACCTGCTTTAAACGATCCCGAGCTCCCTGCATCGAGTGCTATTGTACCATCACTCTTAAGTCCTATAGTTGCTGAACTGTATGCTGTTACTGCTGTCTTACCTGTAAGTAATAAACTAGCATCTGTTTCAAGTGTCATGTCTTTAGTTGCTCGCAAGTTAATCTGCTCACCGGCATTTAAGTTAATGTCTTTGTCGGCGTGTAAGTTTATGTCACCACCTGTACGGAAGTTAACACTGTTCGCAGCCCATCCATCTATAGTTCCTTCAGAGCCTAACTCTATCCAGCAATTACCACTACTATGTGTAATGTAAATAAATTCTTTGCCTTCATCATCGCACATAGTTATTTGGTGGCCACTTGATGTACGAATACGCACTAAGTTATTATCAGTATCTATGTCGCCATCGTCCATTACAAAACTATGGCCTGCTTTTCTATAATGAACAGTAGTATCAGTTACTACGTCGTTGGCTACGTCGTCTTCTATTTTTTGCCTAACTTCGTCATCTGCCATTGGTACATTATACACAGGGCGGCCTGGAGTATTAAAGCCAAACACACGACTTGGTGTTTCTCGCTGAGCACTACTTGTAATAGGACCACGTAAGGTATCTGCTATTAATCCTGAGTTAACCATTTGAGACGTTAGGTACTTGTAAAATGGCTTCTCTGATTTAAGGTAGTCTGGATTATTAAGTGATCGTTCTGATCTGTCCATGTCTGACACTGGTATTTGATCTGCAAACAAATCTTGTACTATTACAGTATCTGCCGCGGTGTTAATTTTAGCACGGCTAGCAGGCACTGCGCCCATTGCTGGAATAGAGTGGTTCATCATCGGAGTTGGAATACAGCCTATATAGAACGCTTGATCTGGATCGCCTTCGGCAAATACAACAAGAACTTCTGTTTCTACATCAGGGGCTACCATCCACATACCGTACGACTGACCGTTTTCGTCGAAGTGATTATTTTGTACTGTTTCGTAAGTTTTATGTGGTGTTACGCCGTAGAATGGAGTCATGTACCTAGCCCATATCCAATCAGCTTCATTATCTTGTGTAGCTATATTACCGAATGTTTTAATCCATACTTGTATACGTCCTGCATGTGTAGGGTCTGTTGTACCTTTAACTACTCCCACAAAAGGACCAGGGTGCGCTATCGCGCCGCCTCTATCTAAATTAAAATTCTTTGCCGGCTTTCTACTGCCACTGTAATTCATATCACTCATTTATTATCCTTGGTCATCATCAAATTCGTTTGCAAAGCCTGAGCCACTTTGAGTAACTGTACTGCCTTTCAAGTCAAGAGCTTCCTTCGCTGAGCGATCGGTTCTTTTGCTGACGAGACTCGGTGTATTAGTTATTTTATTAGACTTACCTACCTTACTAAGTACCGGAGCAGGTTTTGCGTCTGTGTCTGTAGCTCTAATAGATACTCCCTGTGATCCGTTACCTGATCCGTTACCTGATCCGTTACCTGATCCGTTACCTGATCCGTTACCTGATCCGTTACCTGATCCGTTACCTGATCCGTTACTAGTGCCGGCTGTACATCTATCAGGTATAAACATAATAGTACCTAACAACTTCTGCTTAAACTGTCCATCGTGTAATTGTGTAGTTATCTGGTTTGCTCTGTACACTAATTTATATTGCGATAATGTTTGGCCGTTGTGTCTTGTATCTGCTAAGCCTGTCGTTAAATCGTAATCAACTACTGTATTAAAACTAATACTAAAAAATACTTCAGCCACGTTCGGATTAATCGACCCATCGTTCATAACTGGACCATAATTCTTATCTTCACCTGGACCGTAATACAATTCACTCTGACAGATCCAATCTGGGTCGCCAACTATATCAATTTCTGCATTAGCTTGATCAGCAGGTGAGTATAATATACTTGCCGCGTTAGCTGATTGTTGTGTGCTATCATTTGTTCCACCGCGAGCAACTTGATTTGAAGTTGCTATGTTTGCTGTACGTGTTGTGTTGCTTATTAAATTATTAAAGTTTACTTGTGAGCCTGTTTTATTCTCTGAATGCGAATTACTAAACGATGTTAGATAAAATGCATTGTACTCTTGTCTAAAATCAAGTACTTCTGTATTAGCACCAGTGAACCAAAAGTCGTATTCCTTGTGTACTTTAAAACAATCAACGCCGTCGAACACTGGTGATACTGTACCTAAACTCGGTACATCGTATTCTGATATAACGTATGTAATGTGATACGCGAAGTCGTTGCGTTTTTTATCGTACTTGTTAACATCAGCTTTAAGTCTTGGTTGTATTTTGAACCACTTCAGCGGGCCTTCAGTCTTCTGTACATAATGCTTTTTGCCCTTGACAGCCGGATCGTCTACCTCAGTGAACTGACTCAGTATGTAGTCGCTAGAACGTATTGCTGTGTCTAAGAACTTAATTATGCTTGTTCCTGCATGTGCTGATAATGCTTGTGCCTTTGTGTCTAACTCAGCTGTACTTATTATCGTCGTAGGATCTATTTTTGAAGCATTACGGGTTACGTCTAATGCGCCTTTCTGTTTCATTTCAGCTATAGCCAGGGCGCCGCCTTTTTTGTCAAATTCAAAATCATAACTGTCTACATGAGTGAACATGTGGTTTTTCTTTAGTTGCTTTTGGTGATCATTTAATACTGTTTTTAAACTTGTAGAGCTATTAGAAGACAGTAAATCTGCAAGGGTTGCACCTTTCAGTCCGATTGTCTTCTGTATAACTCCATGTGCTTTATCGTTTGCTATATGTGATTGCGGGCATACCGCTTCACACCTATATACAACCTGTGCTGCTTCCATTGTAAATGTAATGTTACTAAACATAAACGGAATATATTTTTCAACTGAGGCATCTGCGTCTGACGTTTCGATACTGTCGCCTGTTTGGATATTACCATCCTTGTCATAGCCATAAAAACGGACTACCATTAAGTATGTTTGTGCTACGAAGTTGACCTCACCATCTGCGTACCCTAATTCCTGATTATATTCTTGTACTGCATTGTTTAAGCTTTCAAGGAATGTTAACCCCATTGGTTCTGTAACTGTAAAGTTCAATTCGTACGAGTTACTCGGACTGCCGGTGGCTGTGCCACTTATTAAACTTTCTATTTGTATGTCGTTTATATAAAAGTCATTTTTAAAATGCCTGCTACGCTTTGCTCCGAGTGTGCTATTAGTTATACCACCACTTTGTAAGAGTAAAGTTAGCCTACTCAGATCCGTGTAGCCATCGACACTATTAATCATGTCTGCATAATGTGCGGGAGATTGAATGTATATAGATACAGAATAAGTGAAGTTATTAAACTTCTTAAACTTATTAGGTAACGGTTCAAAGTCAGCCATATTAAATTCCTAGCACTGTGCGCAATGTTGCTATCTGCGGTACAAAAATATCAGTACCTGGTTTAAAATCAATTAACGGATTTTTTAATGTGTCTGGATTGCGTTGAGCAAATACCCACCACAAGTCTGCATCACCGTACACATCATACGCTAATAAGTCTGGGCGCATGTTATACGTTTCTGTAATTGTAAAAATAGTATCGTCGGATAACTTCGGTATTGACCTGTTTACCATTAAATCTAAATAGTAATCACTGATACCTGTATTACTGTACGCACTTGAATTCTTGTAACTCATTACCAAAATCCTTTCTTAAGTAGTTCACCACTTGCATATTTTTCTAAGCTGAACTCGTTGCTAACTTGATCTCGTGTTTGTATCGGAATAGCTGTGAAGTTTATTATTATCTTAGTAGGCACATAAGTAACATCGTCGTGTACTTCTATCGGATCGTTAGCTTCTGGTTCGGACCGACCTGTAATAATTCTGGCACCTTTCGCTAATGATTTATTCACTCTGGCACTAGTGCTAGTCTTGCGAGGTGGTGGTGTTTGCATAGAGCCTGCTGCGATATAATCCACATCTGTTTCTAAGTTGTAGTTCACCATTGTTAATGCACATGGGTGATTTTTAAATTGAAATTCGCCTAAGCCTGTTAAGAATAATATTGGGGGCGGAACTCCACGCTTGCTATCGTCTTGACCATAAAACATTTTAGTTGCACTACGTAAGAAGTGCATTGCTGCTAACATGTAGTTGGCTTCTGCTCTATCCTGTGCTGTGAATGTTGCTGTTATAATTAAATTTTCTACCTTACTGCCTTGATAAAAATAACCTTTGTAGTTACTGTGAGTTAACTCGTAGTTCTGGTAGTTAGCATTGTACTGAACTGCTATCTCAGGAGTATAAGGAAATATAAGGCCGTCTGTCGCCTTAAGCGGGGCTAGTATTCCAGGATTGTCTGATTTATACAAGTAATCAGCACCTGGTGCCAGATGTAATCGTACACGCCAATCTTTTTCCTTTTTCTGTTCATCCACTGCGTATTGTTGCAGGGTTGCTGATTTTAATTTACGTGCTTCTGCTGCCGCTGCTGCCGCTATAGTTTTAATTGAATCTGCCATTAACTTACTTTCCTGTTTAACGTATTTATGAGTACATATTATAACCCAATATAATAAATTATGGTTGACTTATTATGCTTATGTGCTATAATAGTTAAATCTAAAGCTACAAGGAGATGTATGGCTAAACGTAAAAAGAATTATTTAAATAACAAGGATATGTTGAAAGAGATACACTTAAGTAAAATTTCATACTGTTCTTTTCTGGACAAAGTAGAAGACAATCAACAAGACTTCATAGTAGAAAACTTATCGGACATTTGGGGTACACAAAATGTCGAAGTAAGCAAAGACAAAGATGGAAAGCCCATCATGGAAGACGTACCGGTTACACTACTTGGCAGACAGGCAAGGGCAACACGCTTAACAAAGCTTGACATTCCCACCGAATTAGAAGATATCAAATTAGAAGATGTAGTTTACAGAGTAATGACTACAGAACACATTCCACTTGTACCTAAAAAGAAATCAAAAGCTGCTACTGCTAAAGCGGCTAAGCAGGCAAAAGCTAATGCAGTGTTTGATGATTTATTAAACGACGATGAATTAGAGTTACTAGACGGCACTGGGCTCGAAGTAGAAATGATTCCTATGCGTTGTGGCTTTCCTGCATTTTATCACTACCGTGTTTCAAAGTTAGCAGACCACGGGTTTGCTATGGAAGGCGATAATGCTATGGCAGTACAGCTAGTAGGTAAGAGTCATTGGAAAGGTGATTTAGAAACTGGTGCATTTAATAAAGATCACGGGCGGACGACTGGCAACTTAGCAATGATGTACATGAAGTTATGCGAACGTTACGGAACGCGCAGTAACTGGCGTGGTTATACTTACAATGATGAGATGCAAGGGCAAGCTTTATTACAGCTTAGTCAAATTGGACTACAGTTTAATGAAATGAAATCACAAAATCCATTTGCGTACTACACTGCCGCAGTTACTAACAGCTTTACCAGGGTACTAAACATCGAGAAGAAGATGCAGAACATACGTGATGACATTTTAGAAGCTAACGGACTAACTCCTAGCTGGACTAGACAGTTTAGTAATGACAACTCAGACGACAAACATTTAACAGACGAGAAACTTGACAAAAAGTAAAACAATACCTATAATATACGAGCCTGGAGCATACGGGTCGTATCTTTATTGGGTACTTAACAATTTTACCAGCATTGGGCTTTGTGATAGTCCGGAATTGCCGTGGGGAAAGAATGGCAATTCTCACACGCAGAAAAATTTCACAATATATAACTCAAGGATTAACATGCCTACGTTCGAGCAACATGTACACGGGCCAGACACACTTCCGTTTTTCCGAATGCATCATGTATTTAATGACGAGCGTGACTTAACCGATTCGAGTGCTGGTGAAAGTGTTGATTACATTTTATCAAAAGTTGTCAAAGGTATATTAATTAGATCCGACGCAGACATGCATTTATTAATTCGCAACAACAAGCACGATAAAGTTCATGACAGATATCTAATAGACCAGCATAGAAAAGAAATCAATGATGAGGATTTTTCAAAAGTTGCAAACATGCGAGAATTTTACAGTTATAAAGAATTTATCAAAGGCGTAAATTCAGTTGGCGAATATAATAGCAAGGACAAGTGTATTGAAATCAACATCAAAGATTTATTATTTGATTTTAAAAATACATTAATGCGGTTAGCGCGTGAACTTAACTTCGACGTAACCGAAAGTTACGACACTATAATGACAAATCACAATGAAATGTTAAGCTTACAAAAGCACCTTAATAAGGACAAAGATATAGCACTGTTCTTAGATAACTTTACTAAACACATTAATTGCAACATGCCAGACGACAGTACCGTATACGACGAAGCATACATACAAAAATATCTTAGAGAAGAATTAAATCTCGAATTAAGATGTAATGACATTGGTGACGACTTTCCCAAAACAACAACAGAATTATGGACATATACATACCCAAAGGAGCTTCATGAGTAACCTATTTAATAAAGCACTAATATTTACAGATATACATTTCGGTTTAAAAAGCAATAGTCAGCGGCACAATGAGGATTGTGAAGCTTTCGTAGACTTTGCTATAGCTACTGCAAAAGAACAAGGCTGTGAAACAGGCCTATTCTTAGGCGATTGGCATCACCACCGCGCGTCTATTAATCTCCAGACTCTTAACTTCAGTTTGAGAAGTCTGGAGAAACTTAACGATGCATTTGAAAACTTTTACTTTATACCTGGGAATCATGATCTTTACTATAGAGATAAACGTGACATTCACGGGATTGAATGGGCAAAACATTTACCGAATATTACAATATGTAATGACTGGTTTAAGCAAGATGATGTTGCCATTGTTCCTTGGTTGGTGGGCGATGATTATAAAAAATTAACGAAGATTAAAGCCAAGTATATGTTCGGTCATTTCGAACTACCGCATTTTAAAATGAATGCTTTGGTTGAAATGCCTGACAGTGGTACCGTAAATGCAGATCAAATGGCTAACGTTGAACAAGTGTTCAGTGGGCACTTTCATATGCGACAAGAACGTGGCAATGTTACATACATTGGTAATTGCTTTCCGCATAACTTCGCCGATGCTGGTGATGATAAACGTGGTGCTATGGTTCTCGAATGGGATAAAGAACCGACATTCCATTCGTGGCCAGATCAACCCTTATACAGGGTAGTAAACCTAAGCGAGCTAATCGATAAAGGTGACGAACTACTTTCACCGGGCATGTCACTTAAAGTTAACTTAGATATCGACGTAAGTTATGAAGAAGCAAACTTTATCAAAGAAACGTTTAATAAGAAATACAACTTACGTGAAATAAGTTTAATTCCTGTTAAAGATGGCGAGTTCGAACAAGACAATAATGCAGAAGTATCCTTTAATAGTGTAGATACTATTATAAGCGAGCAAATCACAGCAATTGAAAGTGATTTCTACAAGCCTGCATTACTAATGGAAATTTACAACAATTTATAGATTAACCTTAACGATTAAGCAGTAAAACGGTAAATAATATTAAGGAGACTTAATATTATGATGATAAAACCACATAACTGGACCGACGAAGAAATTAATTTATTACACGATACAACTAAAAGTGTGCGTGAAATTGCTGAAAAGTTGAGACTCAGAGAAGGCACAGTAAGAAATAAAAGATATGCGTTGGGAATTAAAGGCAACCAGTCAAAAGCAATGACAGGTAGATCTAGAGCAACAAGATCTAATAAACTGCCTCGTGAAACTAGAGAATGCATTAACCCGGATTGCACAACTACATTTGAAGTTATGATTAAGCTGAAAAAGAAGTATTGTTCGCACTCGTGTCAGCAAAAAACAAATAATGTTGCTGCAAAAGGATTAGGGTCAAGAAAAATAAGAAACCCTAATATTAAGGAATATACAAAATATGCCAGAAAGGTACACGGACTGAGCGGAAAAGTGTATAATGTACACAAGAAAATAATTAACCCACAAAATTACCCAAGAACGTTATGTGGTGTAGAAGGTGGATGGCAGTTAGATCATATCAAAACAATAAAAGAATGTTTTGAAAAAGGTATGAGTGTAGAAGATGCATCAGCGGTAAGCAACCTAAGAATGCTGCCATGGAAGGAAAATTTAATGAGGAATTTCGATTGATTCGTATTAAGAATTTAACAGTAAAAAACTTTATGAGTGTTGGTAATGCAACACAAGCAGTAAATTTCGATAGACAAGACTTAACACTTGTACTAGGTGAAAACTTAGACTTAGGTGCTAATGGCAGTAAGAATGGTACTGGTAAGACTACGTTAATTAATGCATTAAGTTATGCATTTTACGGTGATGCACTTACTAAGATTCGTGTTAACAATCTAATAAACAAAACAAATGAAAAGAACATGCTTGTTTCTGTGGACTTTGACATTGATGATGTTGAGTACAGAATCGAGCGCGGTCGTAAGCCAAACTTATTAAAATTTTATAAGAATGGTGAAGATACAGAAGGTGATGAAGCACAAGGTGAGAACAGAGAAACGCAACGAGAGATTGAAGAGTTACTAAATCTTAGTCACGATATGTTTAAGCACAGTGTAGCACTTAATACGTACACTGAACCGTTCTTATCAATGCGTAACAACGATCAAAAGAACATTATAGAACAACTACTTGGTATTACTGTACTGTCTGAGAAGGCAGAGGCACTTAAAGTTGCAAACAAGAGTACAAAGGATGGTTTAAAAGAAGAAGAGTTCTTACTAAGTGCTATATTAAAGTCTAATTTACACATTGAAGAGCAAATTGAGAATCTTCAAGACAGACAAACAATGTGGCAAACTGACAAACACACAAAAGACACCAATCTTGGCACGGCCATTAATAAGTTAATGGACATAAACATTGAAAAAGAAATTAGCAATCACAAAGACAACACGCAAGCAAGAGAAGATGCAAAGACTGAGTGGTACGCACTCTCTGACGCAAGCAAAGAAGCACACAAAGTAGCTATGGCTGCATATCACGTTGAAAAAGAAAAAGTAACTAAGTTCAATGCTGTAATAGACGCAGAAGAAGCATCTAAGGATGCAGTAGTAACAGAATACAATACCGCAGTACTCGATTGTAACAAATGGATCACGCAATTAGAAACAGATAATACAAAATGCGAACGCAGAATGCAAGGCTTACAAAAAGATATTGATTTACTCGTAGACCACAAGTGTCATTCATGCGGGCAAGAGCTACACGATGAAAAGCAAGAAGAAAACATAACTGCAAAGCAAACTGAGATGACTGACTACAGTACTCAGTTAGCAGATAACACTACTAAAGAAGATGAATACAAATTAAAACTTGCAGAGCTAGGATCGCCGCCTGAAGTTAAAGGGATGGCAGTAAGTAAACAAGATGATCCTACTGTTCCATTTGAAGATGAAGTGCCACGCATAGAGCCTGTAGTACTCAAAACTTTTTATAAAGATATTGACGAAGCACACGAACACAAGAGTTCACTTAATACATTAATAGCACAGTTAGAAGTATCAGCACTTGAAACAGATCCATATACTGCACAGATTGAAACTATGCAAGACAGTGGTATACAAGATGTTAGTTACGATGAAATGAATCGATTAACTGAAATGCAGGAACATCAAGCATTCTTACTTAAATTATTAACAAGCAAGGATAGCTTTATACGTAAGAAGATTATAGAGCAGAACTTAGCTTACTTAAACAATAGATTAACACACTACTTAGACGAAATTGGATTACCGCATCAAGTTAGGTTCATGAGTGACTTAACTGTAGAGATTAGCGACATGGGCCGCGAGTTAGACTTTGATAACTTAAGTCGTGGCGAGCGTACACGTTTAATATTATCATTAAGTTGGGCGTTTAGAGATGTATGGGAATCGCTATATAGTCATATAAACCTATTGTTTGTAGACGAACTACTAGACAATGGATTAGATGCTAACGGCGTTGATTCGTCTATTAAAATACTTAAGAGTATGGCGCGTGAGCGTAACAAGTCTGTATGGCTTGTATCACACAAAGACGAACTAATAAGTCGTGTGCATAATACAATTAAAGTAATTAAAGAGGGTGGCTTTACATCATACGAAGGCGTCGATGACTAGTATAGCATTAGACCACTGGCATATAGAACTAAGCAGTCGTTGTCCGTTGCAGTGTCCGCGATGTCCTAGGGCCGAGGTGCCTGAGTCGTTGCTTAATAAGCAGCTAACACTAGATTTCTTTAAAGATACGGTAGGTGCAAATGTTGCTAAAAATATTAAGAAGATAACGTTATGCGGTAACGACGGTGATCCAATATATGCCACTGAATTAATTCAAATCATTGAATGGTTTAAGGCGTGTAACCCAGACATTATGTTTGTTATTATAACAAACGGAAGCTACAGACCACTGAATTGGTGGACAGCACTTGGTGAGGTGCTTAATGAAAATGATGAAATGCATTGGAGTATTGACGGATTCGATCATGCCTCAAACAAGATGTATCGCATTAATTCAGATTGGGCGGGTATCATGGATGGGATTGATGCGTTCACTAGTGTTAATAACTCAACTTATAAAGTATGGGCCTCAATAGGTTTTAAGTTTAATCAAGACAACATACAAGATTTATTAAATCTAGCTATAGAATATAAATTTGATTTATTCCAGCTAACAAAAAGTACTAAGTGGATAAAAGACGATAAATTAAAACCCACTGATCCTAATTTACTATCAAGTAGTAAACGGTACGAAAGAGAGTTAGCTTATATTACTAATAAAGTCAGACCTGGCGCTGACTTGAAAGTAATCTTTAAAGAACGTGCTGCGGCATTAACATCAAATAGCGGCTTATGTTCTATTGGTAACAAGGGTGTATTTTTAAATAGCCGAGGTGAGCTTTATCCGTGTTGCTGGGTTGCTAATAGATACGAACACAACGATGCATGGACAAGTAATGCGTTAAATTTGTACAATACACCAATTACAGAATTAGATAGTTGGTACGAAGAATTACTATTTACATCGTCGGAGTGCAAGAACAAATGTACACAAGAAAAACTCGGTGACATCAATCATATCACCGAGTGGTGATTAACTGTAATAAAAATCAGTTATATCAAATTCAGTAAACAGCTTGTCCATAAGTTTAGTTAATTTTTTAGATTTTGGATAAGGTGGTACTTTCTTTTTGGGATATTTTATCTTGAAGAGTTTAATCATTTTATTATAAGATGATTTTTTGACTTTTGGAAGTTTAGGTACTTCACTAGGATGGATATAAAAATCTCCGTCTTCTGTGTAAGCTCCAGCTTCTAAGTAGTCAGCAAGGTTGCGTAAGAAAGTTGGAAGATCTGTTAAGTGCTTAGAAGTATCAGCACCGTAATAACGTTTCCAATTATTTGTTATTTTACCTTCTAGTGCATTAGCTCGGAACTCTATAGCATTGCGTATAGTTCCTTTATCATCAGCGTAGTCTTCGGACTTAAGCTTATGTATATGATCTAATGCCATTTGTTCAGGTGGCACTTGGACACCAAGCAAAGGGCAGATGCCTTCATTTTGCTTGTGGAGTTTTTCTTTTAGGATTTTAATGTCCTTTGTTTTAAGCTCTATATATGCCATGTTAGTATTTATTTTTGTACAGACAATTGATAATATAAATATCATTAAATGTAACTTATTAGTTGCATTTTGTACAGAAGATGCTATAATGTAACACATACGTTACATAAAGAGAGCAAACTCTATAAAATCTTATTCTCAAAATACGCACCCAGCGAAATGCATAACGGAAAAGTTATGTGGGACACAATACATACCAGCAATTTATTGATTTTAGCCTAAACACTATTGAAAGCCTTTGCGTGGGGCGGATACTACACGCGGTAAAACTTCCTCAGCCAAATGATGAGAAGGACACCTAAACGTTCCGAGCAATAGCGGGATTAACAGTTACTATCCTACCAAAGGACGATGATGCAATACGCCTACCATGTAATGCGTTTAACTGTGAAAATAAATCAATATGGGAGATATAAGTGTTTAGGCTAAAAGATGACGGCTCTGTGAAAAAGATACAACCGTCGACTCAGTACACGCTGGTGACTACAACGAGGTGTGTACGGGTTCCGTCGTGTGAGTCGGGATATGAGAAGGTTTGAGGACGACCGCCTTCATGTTACTTAACAGTAACACATACCTATCGTGTAGAAACATGGTTTGATTTACGGCTTGTGCTAGAATTTCCGCATGGGATCAGATTTTATGTACTTGGACTAACGAGGACGTTCGAATTCTTTTTCACTTACCCTAGGGTGGGTGAAGTATGGCCACTGACTCTGTTCGAGTATCAGTAAGTGCTCCATCTATCATACATTAAGTAATTACTCTTTCAAAAATATCTATACTAATTAGTCTGAAAACAGATGAGTTTGTTTCACGAAGTAAACAAACGAATAGATCTGCGCAGCTAGATCTTAAGTCATTTAATACATTATTTCATAGCCATGACATTAAATTCTGATAAGTACATGTATGAGCAACATCAAAGACTTTTACATTAGATTTGAAAAGCGAGTAGAACATTTGTGTAATGATAATTGCACACATTACTACCGTGAGCTCACGTACAAAGATAAAAGTCATCATTACAGACTTTATTGTGTAGAACATAATGAAGTAATTCAGATTCCTAGGAAGATTGCAGTAGCTAATATATTAGATGGTGCTATGTGTGTGTCTTGGGAGGATGGTAAGCAAACACGTAAGGACTTGCTTAAAAGAACGGAAGCCCTGACTTCTTAGTAACTTCTAGATTTTCTTTTGATATGTCGGCTATCATTTTGCGTTCGTCAAAACACATGTTAAGTGTGTCGTGATATTGCACACCGCCACGCATAGCCCATGTTAGTTGTAGTGCTGAATTTTTAATGTCTTTAACTTCATCTTCCAATTGATTGATGTACCCCTCAATACCGTCAGAATCCAAGATTACTAGTCTTGCGCGAAAAAAGATGACATATCCAAAGTGAACGGTTCATCGTATTCATGTTCACATTTGATGCATTTAATATGTAACGGTTTTATAATACTGTCAGACTGACTGTCAGTAACTTCTTTCTTAATAAGCTTAAACCTATCACGTTCGCAGTTTTCTAAGAATTCAACAATGTGTTCGTTGTCGGAGACTGTCACGTCTGGTGTAATGATTTTACTAATATTATTAGATAATGCAGTTAATGTATATAAAGATACTTTTTTAAATGCATCAGACATAATTTTTAACTGTTCCTCATTACTCATTTCGGCTTCATCTGTAACAAGTAACTGTTCTATCTTTGCTTCTTCGAATTGTAATTTACTATTTTCGTTTAAGTCTCTGTACGACATTGGCTTGTACATAATTTTAAGATCACCAATACTAAGTGATTTAGAGTAATCAGGTGGAGTAACAGAATCAAGTACATTGCGTAAATCAAGACCATAATCACTCTTCTCACCGCACTCAGGACATTTAGTTTCGATGTCAATTTGATGTCCGAAACTTGCAATTCTGATTGCAGTTAGTACCGCAGTTAAATCTATAATGGGCATCTCCCATGCATTTTTAATTGCAGGTATACAGCTTTGTATAACATCAACTACGGCTGAACCGTTAAATAATGCGTCTGGTGTTTTGTATGTTATTTCATCTAACGCTGTCATAGGAAACACTTCAACTTCACCTGTCTCGGGCATTTCTAAAGTGTCATCTGGGTAGAACTTACCTTTTGACGGTAAATCTAAATGTATCGCTGCTGTTCTAAAATATTGCTTTAAAGGATTTTCACTCATAATCTTTTCTCATAAATAGTATAAACGTATTTATACTTGGGAGTTATAACCCAATATTATTTTAGGATTTAAAATGGCAGACGAAAGATCAGAAGAAGAATGGTTTGAACACATGCAAGAGCTGGCTGATGCCGGTAAAATTACAGTAGAAGAGATGATTAAGTTCAAGCTTGCTGTAACAACTTCAGGCAAGGTAGTTAAAACATTCGGAACCGCAACAGGCGAAGTAGCAAAAGGGTTTAAAGACTCAGCAAAGGCTGTTGATAAAAGTACAGGTAACTTTAACGACTTAACACCTGTCATTAACGCTACAATAGGCGCTATAACAGGCTTACTTGGTAAGATTCCATTACTTGGTGATGTGTTTAGTGGTCTAGGCGAAGCTGCGCAAGAGTTAGCAACATTTTCTATAGGGCAGATACAAGCAGGTTTTGATAACTTCCAACAGTTAAGTGAAGCTGGCCAAATGGGTGCTGAAGGTATAACAGGATTAGCTAAAGATATTAAGAAAGCAGGAATACCACTTGCTACTTACTCAAAATTACTACAAGAAAACTCAGAGAATTTATCGTACTTGTCTAGTTCTGCGTTAAAAGGTGGCAAAACATTTACCACGACAATGAAAGAAATGAAAGGTGCTGAAGGTCAAGCTATGCGTAACTTAGGTTTCAGCATTGCTGAAATAGGCGAAGCATCTGTTGACTTCCAGGTAATGCAACGAAAGTTAGGCATGCGTTCACAAATGTCACAAGAAGAAATAATACAAGGCACTAAACGTTATGCATATGAATTAGATACTATTGCTAAACTGTCTGGTGTTAGTAGAAAAGAATTGCAGAAACAACGTGAATCAAACATGTCAGACGCAAGATTCAGAGCAACATTAAACGAACATCAATCTAAGTACGGTCTTGCAGCTTCTAACGCAATGAGTGATTTTGTTACTACCTTACGTACGAAATCCCCTGAGCTTGCACAAGGCGCAGCTGATATCGCAGCTGGATATATTAACACTGCCGCAGCACAAAAAGTATACAAGTCATCAATGGGCGAGACCATTGTAGCATCATTGAAACAGTTTAAAAAGAATGATATGACTACTAAACAAGCTGCTGAAGCACAAGCTAAAGCAATTAATGGTGTAACTATAAAAGCTAAAGAACTTGCCAAGACTGGCGGGATGCATCAAAGTCTTGCTAAAATATTAGGTTCAGACTCACCGTTCATTAACTTTGCTGAGCTTGCTAATACAGCTGGTAGGAATTTATTAGAGTACGAAGACATAGTTAAACAGCGTGATGCACAAGGTAAAGGTGCTGATAAAGCTACTAAAGACATAGTAAAGACAATGACGACATTACAACAAGCTACCGCTAATATGAACAGTATGTTTATGGACAGTGGTATTGTTATAACCGGCTTAAACAAGTTCGCGGGTGCATTAGAGCTAATTACAGGTAAGATTAATGAATGGGCGCATGATTCACCCGGTACTGCTGGCTCACTTAAAGCGGTCACAGGCACAAATGCTGACACTAAATCAAATTTAAAAAGCAATAGAAAGAAACTTGAGAATGCAATAGCTAATCCAGACGCACCGGAAAGTTTAAAAGAAGAGTTGAGAAACTTAGTAGCAGCCGATGAGAAAAAATTAAAAGCCGGGCAATTAACAGCACACAAGTTACGAATTAAAGTAAACGACTTAAAAATAAAAAATAAAAAAGCAGAAATTGAACAATACAAAAAAGATTTGTTTACAGAAAGTGGGTTAGACAAATGGTTAACGAAAAATGCTATTACTAATGCTAAGAACGATATTAAACGAGCTAATGTAACAAAAACAAAATCAGCATCCTTTGTTAAAGCGAGAGAAAAACAACAACCACTCGCAGCAAATACAACCGACTTAGCAGCACAGCAAGAAAAAGTAAAAGCTGAATGGATAGAAATGCAACGTGCTCATAATAAAGCCGACAGTGATGGCGGGAGAGCTATTTCAGCAGCTGAATTTGGTGAACAATCAGCAATGCGGGCACTACTAGGCGATATTAGTAAAAAGCTTGATATGTTACGCAAGATTAAAGACAACACAAACTCATAACGGTTAACAATTTAACAACCAAAGCAATAGAACCTATAAATAGCATAAAGAGAACATTATAACATGGCATGGAAAAAGTATTTCAAAGTAGCAGACACAACAGGAATGATGAGCCCAATAAGCGGAGCGAGTCACGGACCCGACGGTAAGAACTTTGGTTTTCAAAACTACAAGAACACATTACCGGAAGTGTACACTGGGCACCCTAATCGTATTGAACGTTACAATCAGTACGAGACAATGGATATGGACAGCGAAATCAATGCATGTTTAGATATTATTGCTGAGTTCAGTACACAACAAAATGAACAAAACAAAACTGCATTTGAAATAAGCTACAGTGAAAAACCTACAGACAACGAAGTTAAAATACTAGCTGAACAGTTAACACAATGGGTTAAGCTTAACGAGTTCGACAAGCGTATCTTTAAAGTATTCCGTAACTCTATTAAATACGGAGACCAAGTGTTTATCCGTGATCCAGAAACATTTAAACTATTTTGGATTGAAACTAATAAAGTAACAAGAGTTATTGTAAATGAAAGTGAAGGTAAAAAGCCAGAGCAGTACATTATACAAGACATTAACCCTAACTTTGAGAACTTAACAGTAGCCGCAAAGACAACAAGTGATTTCCAAAACGGAGCACCAGGGCAAGGCGCCACTGCACCACAATCGTACACAATTCCAAATCAAGACGGCGGAAGTCATGGACGTTTTAGTCTTAATCAACAAGAAGTAGCTATTGATGCTGCTCATATTATGCACTTAAGCTTAACAGAAGGCATGGATTATAACTGGCCATTTGGACAAAGTATACTTGAACAAGTGTTTAAAGTGTATAAACAAAAAGAATTATTAGAAGATGCTATATTAATTTATCGTATCCAACGCGCACCAGAACGTAGAGTGTTTAACATTGATACTGGTAATATGCCTAGTCACTTAGCTATGGGCTTTGTGGAACGTATTAAGAATGAAATGCATCAACGACGTATACCTACACAGAACGGCGGTGGGCAGAATATGCTTGATGCAAGCTATAATCCTATATCAATGAATGAAGATTACTTCTTCCCTAAGGATGCAGACGGACGTGGCTCTACAGTAGATACATTACCGGGTGGACAAAACTTAAGTGAGATAGATGACTTACGTTACTTTAACAACAAAATGGCACGTGGCTTACGTGTACCTAGCAGTTACTTGCCAAGCGGCCCAGACGACAGCGCAGATCAAACTACTAAACAAGATGGTGGTACTGGCGCATTAATACAAGAATTTAGATTTAACCAGTACTGCGAACGCTTACAAAACGTACTTGTAACACAATTAAACGAAGAGTTTAAGATGTTTTTACGCTGGAGAGGCTTTAACATTGACGCAGGCTTATTTGATATTAAGTTTAATAACCCACAGAACTTTGCAAGCTACCGACAAAGTGAGCTTGATACTGCACGTTTAGGTAACTTCGGCAGTACAGCGGACATACCTTATATGTCTAAACGCTTCGCACTTAAACGTTACTTAGGTTTAACTGAAGAAGAAATGACAGAGAACGAAGAACTATGGCGCGAAGAAAATGCTGTAGACGACGAAGAGGGCGGCACTAGTGGATCTGATTTACGTGGCGTAGGTGTTAGTCCGGGCGGTATGGATGGCGACTTAGGCGACATGAGTGACTTCGAAGATATGGAAGACATGGAAGACATGGACAGTATGGACGCAGAAGGTCCTGATACTGTAGATGTTGACTTACCATAAATAGTATTATGATTATTAACGAAGTAGAGCAACACATACCAGGCATGCAAAGTTTAGAAGACGACGAGTCTACTAAGTATGCCTTACGTCAAACACGTCTTACATTAAAGCAAATTAATAAATTAAGAAAGATGAATGATATACGAGAGTATGAAAAAGAAGCAAAGCTTACGTCAATCCAAAAACAATATGGAGCTCCAGCAGAGGGCGAAGTAGATATGGGAGAACCTTTCTAATGAAAGAGCTAGACCAACTTAAGAAATTAACAGAATCAATGCAGCGTATCGAATCGTTAAATGAATACGGTGAAAGTAGAATTTTATATGTATTTGACGGTGTTAGTATAGAAGAACTTGATACACATAACGACACAGCAATGGCACACTTTGATGAGAAGTACGGCTTCGATTCATCATCTGTATTTGACTTTCCGATAGAGCGCGGCGTCAGAGAATTCCAAGTTAACGGCCAAATAATTTTAGTAAGTGGCGATCCACAGGCACTTGCAGCGGAAGTAGAAGCACAACAATAATCTACTATTTCTAGTAGATTTCACAAAAGATATACCTTTTCACACCTTTTCTCCTATTAAATACGTACTTTTAGACTTTAGCTATTAAATACAGTCATAGAAAGTATACTTTTAGGAGATTTAAGAATGAGTAATAAATTTGAAAAATTAATTGAGTACGTTATCAATGAAGAAGAAGCAAAAGCTTCGGACCTCTTCCACGAAATCGTAGTTGAAAAATCTCGTGACATTTATGAGTCACTTATGGACCAAGATAACTTTGGTGGTGATCAAGCTGACGAATTAGTCAACGACATTGCAGCTGATGAAGAAGGTATGAGTGAAGCAGAAGACGACGATATGATGGCACCTGAAATTGGTGACGAAGCTGGCGAAAGTCATAATGACTTTGATGATTCAGGTGATATGGATTCACATGAAATGGATCACGTTGCAGGCGACGAAGAAGACGCAGAATTAGAAGACCGTGTAGTTGATTTAGAAGATCAATTAGATTCATTAATGGCTGAATTCGACTCAATGATGGGTGGTGATGAAGGCATGGGCGACGAAATGGGCATGGAACCAGAAATGGGCGATGACATGGGTATGGACGCTGAAATGGGTGGTGACATGGGTATGGAACCAGAACTTGAAGGTTTTAACGAAAACGTTGCTTTAACTAAAGTAACTAAAGGTATTTCAAACAGCACTGAAAGCGAAGGTACTAACAAGACTACAGTTAACGCTGATAACAGCGGTAAGAAAGGTCTTGGAGCAGTAGCTAAGCCACACCAAACAACTGGTGAAGAAGGTAATGTTGCAACACCTAGTGTTAAGCCAGGCGATGGTACAACTGAGCCAAACGAAAGCAAAGTAACTGAGCCTAAGAAGAAGGGCGAAGATGCTGGTGTTAATAAGAAAAGCTTAAGCGGTTCTTAATACTACGATGGGAATTTTACAGGAACATTTATCTTTTGATGCTGCTAGAGTCGAGCTTTTAAACGAAGCTAACGACACAGGCGGCAAAGACTTATACATGAAAGGCATTTGCATACAGGGAGACCAACGTAATGCAAACCAACGTGTATATCCAGTAAATGAAATATCAACCGCAGTACAAACACTAAAAGAACAAATCAAGGGTGGCTATAGCGTCTTAGGCGAAATAGATCATCCAGAAGATTTGAAAATAAATTTAGACCGTGTGTCGCACATGATTACAGATATGTGGATGGAAGGCGCAAACGGTTATGGCAAGTTAAAGATACTACCAACACCTTCAGGAACAGTTATTCAAACTATGCTTGAAGCAGGTGTTAAGTTAGGTGTATCAAGTCGCGGAAGCGGCAATGTTAACGAAGCCAACGGACACGTCAGTGATTTCGAAATAATCACTGTTGATATAGTTGCCCAACCTAGTGCGCCTGAAGCGTACCCTACAGCAATATACGAAGGCATTATGAATTTTAATGGCGGACTTAAAATGTTAGGTATAGCAGAAGAAGCTAGTACGGACAAACGTGTACAAAGATATTTGAAGACTGAAGTAATGAAGTTTATCAAAGATCTTAAAATTTAGGAGACTGAAATATGTTAGAAGCAATCAAACAGTTGCTTGATAGTAATGTTATCAATGAAGACACACATTCAGAAATTATGGAAGCTTGGGATTCAAAATTAAATGAAGCCCGTGAAGAGTTACGTACTGAATTACGTGAAGAATTTGCACAGCGTTATGATCATGATAAGAAAGTGATGGTTGAAGCTCTTGACAAAATGGTTACCGAAGGTTTGCACTCTGAAATTGTTGAATTTAAAGAAGAGAAATCTGCATTAGCAGAAGATCGTGTTAAGTTCATTAAGAAAATGTCAGAGAGTGGTGCTAAGTTTAATAACTTCATGACAGCTAAGTTAGCTGAAGAAATTAAAGAACTACGCAATGACCGCAAAAAGCAAAACGAAGGTTTAGAATCAATTGAAAAATTTGTTTCTAAGAAGTTAGCAACAGAAATACGTGAATTTGCACAAGACAAGCAAGACTTAGTTGATACTAAGGTTAAGCTAGTTGCAGAAGCACGTGATCAACTCAAAGCACTTAAGAGTCGCTTTGTAACAGAATCTGCTGCGAAAGTTAAAAACCATGTTAAGTTAAAACTGTCATCTGAACTAACTGCATTACAAGAAGATATTAAATCAGCGCGTGAAAACGCATTTGGTCGTACAATATTTGAAGCGTTCTCAAGTGAATTTACAAGTACTCACTTAAACGAAAATGCAGAAATCCGTAAGCTAAAGGATCAAGTTGCAGCACAGAAAACAGAAATTAAAGAGTCTGTTGTTATTGCTACAAAACTACAAAAGCTTACAGAAAGCAAAGATAATGAAATTAAAGTAATTACAGAAAATAACAAACGTGCTGATACATTAGCTGATTTGTTAGGTCCACTCAACGATGACAAACGTGTAGTTATGCAGGATTTACTCGAAAACGTTCAAACTTCGCGTTTGAATAAAACTTTCGAAAAATATTTACCAGCGGTACTTGCCAATAAAACAATCGAAGCTACTACGCCTAAGAAACGTAAAGTAGTTACAGAAAGTCGCGTTGCAGTAACTGGTGATAAAGCTGTTAACAAAAATGAAGATACAAATGTAATCGACATTAAAAAGTTAGCAGGGCTATAATCTAAACAGGAGAAAATTAGATATGTCACAAGCACTATTAGAAGGCCGTTGGGGAGAGACTAAAGAAGCATTGCTTGAAGGTCTAGACGGTACTAAACGTTCTACAATGGGCGTAATCCTAGAAAACACTCGTAACCACTTAGCAGAATCTGCTACAAGTGGCGCTACTGCCGCTGGTAACGTTGCAACATTAAACCGTGTAATTTTACCAGTAATTCGACGTGTAATGCCTACGGTAATTGCAAACGAATTAGTAGGTGTTCAACCAATGTCTGGTCCAGTAAGCCAGATCCATACTTTACGTGTACGTTACGGTTCAACAATGAACGATACATCTGCTGCTGGTACACCAACTACAGCTGGTGATGAAGCGTTAAGTCCTTTCAAAATTGCTCAAGCATACTCTGCAGGCGTTGGTGCTACACAGACTGACTACCGTGGTGCTGCTACAGCGCAAATGGAAGGTGAAGGCGGTCGTAACATTTCCGTTCAAATCTTAAAGCAAGCTGTTGAAGCGAAGACACGTAAGTTACAAGCGCGTTGGACTTTTGAAGCTGCTCAAGATGCACAATCAATGCACGGCATTGATGTCGAAGCTGAAATCATGGCTGCATTAGCACAAGAAATTACCGCTGAAATCGATCAAGAGATTTTATTATCTTTACGTTCTTTAGCGTCAACTGAATTCAACTACGATCAAGCTGCTGTATCTGGTACTGCTACATTCGTAGGTGATGAACATGCGGCACTTGCTGTATTAGTTAACCGTACTGCTAACCTTATCGCACAACGTACACGTCGTGGCGCAGGTAACTATGCCGTTGTTAGTCCAGCTGCATTAACAGTATTACAATCAGCTACTACATCTGCATTTGCACGTACAACTGAAGGTACTTTTGAAGCTCCTACTAACACTAAGTTAGTTGGTACATTAAACAGTGCTATGAAAGTATATGTTGATTCATATGCTGCTGATAGTACTCCGGTACTTATTGGTTATAAAGGTTCAAGTGAAGCAGACGCTCCAGCGTTCTACTGCCCTTACATTCCTTTAATGAGCTCAGGCGTTGTTTTAGATCCGTCTACGTTCGAACCAGTTGTAAGCTTCATGACACGTTATGGTTACGTGGAACTCACTAACACTGCATCATCTTTTGGTAATGCTGGTGATTACTTAGGCGAAATCAGCGTAAGCAACTTGTCTTTCAGCTAAGACCAGGTAGTAAAGCAATATCTAAAAAGCACTCTTCGGAGTGCTTTTTTTTGACTTAAATTTGTATACTAAGTAAATTATCGAGCAGCATTGCGCGCCGCATGTTCATTTTTACACTATAATCATTATTGAAATTAATAATAGATAAGTCACTGATAGGTACAGGAGTGTGTTGATTCAGCCCACATGTTAGGTCGGATAACACAAAAAATTCTTGAGCAGGGTGCAAACTTAATAGATTATCAATACCTAACGGTTTCTCAAACAAACAGTGATTAGCATGAAACCCAGCAAAGTACACTATGTCTTTTGAATCTAATTTTAAATTAGCCCAATCGTGCTCGGGTATTGCATTATTTGAATTGTTGCAAACGTGCTGAATTTTAGGATCGATATCAGGATCAAAATCCTGATATATTATTTTCCAATTTGGATTGTCTGAGACATCAGATATTAATAATGCTATATTAGTTTTACAAATGATCTCTAACGGTGTTGACAATCGTCCCCAAACGTCAATTAGTATTAAGTAGTTCACTAATATATTTATTAATGAGTGCCTATCAAAAGCTTGACTTTCCCAAAATAACCTGTTACACTACATTATATTCGTTCAGAAGGGTAATAACCATGGCTAATCAGGACATTTTGTACTCAAAAAATAGAGAAATCTTTGACAGCGTATGGAGAGAGTCAACAATAATGGCTGATCGCCAGTACAATTTTAAGAGGTTTGACTTTAAAATAAATGGGTTTATATATGAAAAACCATCCGATGAGTTCGATGAAGTAGTAAAACCATTAGAAGCTTGGGCAGCATTGAATGGGGTATTTGCCCCTACAATTACCACAGTGTACGGTAAATCATAATGCCAATTAAAACATTCTTAATATTAAAGTACGGTAGCATGGAAAATGCCATTGATGCTTATAACATATCTGATGATTGGGATGCTGATTTTACAGAAGATGAACAATGCATGATAGTAGGGTATGCTTGGGCACACCATCTTGCGATAAGAACTAAATCTGCAATGGAATATGCAATGGATTTAATTTAATGAATTCTGAAGACACATTCCTTATGCTTAAATATGGAAGCGTAGCACATATCTTTTCTAGGTACAGTGCATTGCGATCACTAGGACTCGACAGTGATCCAGACTACTACAAATTACTAAGCTTTATTCAATCGCATATTAAATCTAAAAAGGAACAAGGTGATTTAATAATTCCTGAACGTGTACAGAAGATCATATTATGAACTACGCAGCAACTAAATCTTATTTAATTTTAAAGTACGGTACGGTGTACAAAGCCTATCAAGTCTTTATGAATACTAGTACCGTTGTTGGAAAGCAAGTGCCGGATGACTACACAATAATGAACAATTACTTTTACTACGCAACTGACAGTGAATTGAACAGACGCAGGTACATGTGGGATTAAAATGACTGAAACCGTTGAACTTGATGATTTTATAACAACCGAGGAATACACATTCTTAGCACTTAAACACGGCGGCTTAGAACAGTTAGCTGATGCGTTTCATGACTCGCTTGAATTCGGAGACCAGATAGCATACCATTTAATGAATGTTAATCAACAAGAAGAATTGATGCTTGACTTCTTCATAAAGGAATTGTACAATGAGTCCTGAAAAGACTAGAACATTCTTAATATTAAAGTACGGGAGCATGGCTAACGCTTACGACGCAATGCGTGACGGCGACTTACGAAGCGATTATGATTTGTTTACTACAGTACAACGACACGAGATGTTAGATTGGTATTATCGATTTGTTCAGCAAGAGCACAACTATTAGTAGGCGGGTATGAAAGCACATTATAGAGAAAAGTACTGCGGGTATTGGGTGAAGGCTAATGTGCCACGTTTAAAGAATCCTAATTTTGCGTGGCACACGTTCAGAATTAAAGGTGTTATTTACAAAAAAGATTCGTACGCATTTAGACGAGCAGCAACAGAATTTATTGAAAAAGCAGAGATATGGCAGAAGCTAAGTGATTGAAATTGAATTAAGCAGTGGTAAATTTGCGCAAGTATGCAGTACGCTACGACAAAGTGCAATTTCACAAAGCTGGGTTACACTTCGTATTAACGATGTACTGTACAGTGAAAATACACTTGAGTACAGAAAAGCATTTTATGAAGAACGTAAGAAAGAACGTGTGTGGGAGAAGCTAAGTGACTGAAGATGAACAGCAAGTATTCCTGTCACTTAAGTACTCTTCAATCGGAGAAGTGATCACAGCGTTTGAAGTAGCAGTTAACATGCCAGGAGTCAGAACAGTTGAAAATGTACCACCACTATTAAATTTATGGTGCGAACAGGGCTGCCTGGAGACATTGGATGTTACTAAAGATAACGCCGAGATGGTACTAATTTGGAAGTACGGGTCAGTGTTTAATGCATATCATTACTGGATAAATCTACCACCTGGTATGTACACACGTTTAACAATGCATGAACTTAGATTAGTAGTAGACCACGTCCCGGAGAAGAAAGATGAATAGTGTCTCGGTTATAATGCACCAACGTGATGTAGTATACGAATGCTTAAATGGCACATTGTTCTGGGTCAGACACTACAGAGTCTCTGCACCTAAGACTTACGATTTTGATAATTACCAGTATAGAATTAACGGCAAAGGGTACACGATACGCACACCTGAGTTTGACGAAGAAATTAATAGATTGTACATGTGGGCAAAGTTAAAAGCATGAATCCAGCGGTACTAACATATTTAAGATTACGTTACGGGTCCAATGATGACATTGTAATGGTGTATTGTAATTTTACAGGTGACGATTTAGGTACAGATCTCGACGCAATGCTAACTGAATTTATGGAATGGTGGTCAGATGAAAACGGGTAAAGACACTGAACTAATTCTTGTACTAAAGTACGGTAGTATGATACTTGCTTATGAAGAATGGATGTATAAATTTGATGATACCTCATTTACACAAGAAGAATCAGATCTGATTGCACAATGGGCAAAAGACAATAATCGCCGAACAGGAGCGTACACTTATGAGTACTGAAGAAATAAAATCATTCATTGTTATTAAGTACGGATCACAACAAAAAGCATATGATATGATGATGAATTGGTCAGCAGTCGCTAAAATGCCAGTAGCAGAATTCAATATGCTTAACGAATTTTTTGCATTAAAATGAAACACGATAAATAAAAAACTACTAGACTTTGGTGCGATTCCGTGCTACAATTACTAATAGCTAACTTAAAATAGGACTATACAATGACCCCACAATCCGATAATCTAACGCCGTTAGAATGGCAACCTGACCTTGAAACAGGCGACTTACAAATAGATAACGAACACCGAAATCTGTTTAAATTATGCAATAATATTATTAACGAAATTACACACGATGACCCAACAATAGAGCACATTCAGCAGTACTACGATGAGCTAGTTGACTACGTTGACACACATTTAGAACACGAAGAAGCACTAATGCATAGAATTGGATTTCCTAAATTAGCAGCCGATTGTCACAAAGAATCACACAATGATATACGTCATCAAGTTGCTGACACATCACAGTTATCGCATAATCCAAAAGTTATGGGATACTACTTAGTATCGATAATCCGTCCCTGGATAATGTCACATATTATGCAATTTGATTTAGCACTATCATTATACACACGCCTACATGAAAACGACAACGTTTAGTTTGGCAAACCTCGGTTGACTTTTGCCTCTAAAATATGTTATGCTTAGTCTGCGAAAGCAAGGAGCTTGGTGAGTAGGTTCGACTGTAACTTACAGAGAGAACGCAAGGCACGAAGTGAGTTGCCCAAGCGCAAAAACACAGACATAGCTATGGAAGATTTATTCACAATTATAAAATTAAACGCCCTCACTCAGTACGAAAAGATGTTATGCATTGCTAGTAACAAGCACTTAGATTATTTTGAAAACGATGATGATAGTGAAGTTAGAAGATACGCAAGAAAGCAAAAGCATAAACAAGAGTACGTTAGAATAAACAAACAACTTAAAACGCTAGGATGGCAAAGTGAGTGAAGAAGAAAAGAAAGAACTGTGGCATAGATTAACCAAAGAGTATTTAACCACCGAGCAGAAATTAGAGCTCATTAAAGAAATCAATATACAAAAATACGACCAAGAGTTCAAGCACTGGCTGGATAGCATTGATCCGGACTTACACCCGGACATTCCGGAGTTGCTTGATATACTGAAAAAAATAAATAACTTCCGATGAAAAAGAATCAAGAATGTTACGATGCCTTTGATAGAAACACATGGTATAAAGTATCATTCACACATAGTAAAAATAATCTATTAGAACTATCCGCATGGTGCAGCAAGCACACCACTGGCAAATTTATATATCAGTACACCGCCCCAGTCTTCTGGTTTGAGCAAGAGCAAGACGCAATGTTCTTCAAACTGCTAATAAAAACTTGACTTTTAAATAACAAAACGTTATACTTAGGGTCAAAAGCGCCCCCACGTAAAAAGCCGTACTATGGTAAATATTTACTATGGACCAGGCAAAAACCTTTCTAATTCTCAAGTACGGCAGCATGACAAACGCATTCGACCTTTGGGTCAACAATGATATCAATCTATCCAACGACGAACACAAAGCACTCCTACTGTACTCCAAAGAACAATACAATAATTACAACTTTATTAACCTAAATAAGCGAAAAGCTTGACTTCTGCACCAAAAAATGTTATACTTAGCTCGTAGTCGTAGTAAGAAAGCGTAGTATTGATAACATTTAGGTGATTTATGACAGCTAAGAAGAATTTAATTAGAGACCTGCAACAACAACTCCGTGACAAAGACGATGAAATTTCGGGGTTGAAAACTAAGCTCGCACACACGGTCCGGCAGCACAATGGAAACGTAGGCGAGTTCAATGGCAGGTTAGAAAGAATTGAAACAAACGTTAACGCGATTCGCACCTTGTTCAGCAAAGACATTATGTGGTCAAAGTTAGGCAACGAAGATAAAAAACTCCACTCATTATTAAAACATTTAAGCAGTATTGAAATTGCTACAGCTCAGTACGACAACGATCGTAAACGCATAAAGCCATCAGCCACAGCAATTTTGGCAAATGATGTTTAGCAAATACTTGACTTTTTATAACATAAAATGTTATTATGTAGCTTAAAAGCGCAACCTCATAAACAAGCGGCTATTGGCGATTAGAAATGGAAATTGAACAAGTGGTAACATTTTTAAAATTAAAGTACGGAAGCATTCAGCATGCCGTTGAGTCATATTGGATTGATCCTAACTTCGCGGTACAAGATAATTATCTAGTCAGATCGTACTTAATGGCAACAATGGGCAAGAAGAAAACGTTATATGACAACTGAAACAGACTTATTTGATGTGCTACGTATTTCAGCACTGACGCAAGAAGAAAAGATTGAGCTAATCCATACCCGCAAGCACTTGGATTTATTATGTAAAGATCAGGATATGTCTGTCAGAATTAGAGCACGAATGATGTCTGCTGATGTTGACTACGAAGAAGAAAAACGATTAGCACAAGAAAGGGATGCACTGGCAAATTTGATGCGTGATGTGGAATCTACGGATTTTAGTACACGGGTACAAGCAAAAGCAAAACTCAGGAAGCACCGTGAAAATATTTAAAACAAAAGAAGAAAGAGAACAGCACGAAATGTGGAAGAAGTTAAGCACTCCTCCACTCACCGAAGCACAGAAAGAATGGAAATTACTATCTAGTATATTTTTGTCGATGAAACAGCCAACAAAGAATACAGGACCACGATGAAAGAAAGTAAAGTACAGATTAATAAACGTAAGATAGCAAACGGCAAACGTAAGCAGTTTGAAAAGATACACGGCACACCCTCGCAAATATGGAACAAGCTTAGTGGCGATAATACACCTAAGAAAACAGGTTGGCGGAATCTTGCAGAAGCATCAAACTTCATGCACGGTATTAACCGTAGCTTCATAAATGGATTCACAGCACAGTCTGGTGTAGGGAAAAGTATGATCGCTTTCCAGAGTCTTGGCCGGGCAGTACGTACTAAAAACAGCCCCATTCTAATAGACTTTGAATCGTCTTCTGTATGAACAAAGAACAAAAATTATTTTGGCGTAAGTTAAAAGCACCATGGTACAACCAAGTTGAGATCACAACCAACGCAGAGTTACGCGAAGCAATACGTCACTCGAAACTGATTAAACAAACGACTGGCAACTTAGCAAAGTACCTTGTACATTTAGCAGAGAAAGAATTAACTAGGAAAAATTTTCAATCGTTTACATACGCTGAGGACTTAATACAAGACGCAATTACTAATATGTTACGGTACTATCACAGATACGATGAAACTAAGAGTAGCAATGCGTATTCGTATTTAACAGTATTATGTCGCTCATCGTTTGCTAGAACAATTCATAATATGAACCGTCAGAATCAAATTAAGAAAAATATGGCCGAGAGAGTAGAGTTTGGACAACACGAATAAAACAGATAAGGAAATAATGTGGGACAAATTAAAATTCGTTCCAGTGGAAGTAGAGGTAAACGCAGGTTATATATATTGCCCGTATATACCGCTTCAGGTAGATTACCAAAATGCTAAAATAATATTCAACGAGCCAGATGATAAATGAATGCAATAGAAATTACTAAACGTAAAATACGCAACGGCTTGCGCAAGCAATTAAAACGCGAGCAAGATGCAATGTGGAAACGTCTGTCACAGACAGGACACGTAATGAAACCAGGTGTGCATATAGTCGATTACGATATTAGTTCATTCTACCCTGGCGTTATACGCGATGTATCCAAAGGTGTAGAACCATTGCTCAATCAAGTGTATAATGATAGGAATGGCGTATAACTTTAACGAATTTTGCAGAGCAAAGGAGTGTAAGCACTTCGCTGATATTAAAATGCAAGTAGGTAGGTGTATAACATGCAGCATCGGCACCAGCAAGATTACATTTAATATTTTAAAGATAGCGGAAAATTGCCCACACATGGAAGATATTAAGAAAGCAAAGCATGAAGCAAAGAAAAAAGATATGATGTGGAAGAAATTATTAGAGCCCGAAAAGAGCTTAAAAAGGATCAACAACATGCCGGTGTACATAGATGTCTTTTAAACTAACTAAAAAGACAATAAGTGACGCACAAAAAACATTCAGGGCTTTGAAGAAAGTACACAAGCCCGGGTTTGATAGTATAGTGATACCAATGATTAGAAAGGTAATGCCAACACTATTAGCAAATGATATAGTAGGCATACAGCCAATGTCTGACGATGATATTTACGGGACGATACACGGCCTCCCGATTACTAACAAACAGTTTGCACAAGCCAGAGCAGAATATGAAAAAGACGAAGAAAACAAAGACAGCTAAGTGGATAATGTGGGATAAGCTTAAAGGTGATAACAAGCCTAAGACTGGCTGGCATAGATGGGCAGATATAGATATAGATGTTATTAAAACAGCAGTGCAGCCAACGATGCATAAATTCAGAGAACAGTACATGCAGAGGATACACGATGCAATGTCCATCCCTGAGGATAAATTAAAATGAGTTATAATTGGTACGAACTTTGCAGAGATCATTTTGAGTGCGAGTGCTATAGTGAGTACGGCGAAGAATTAATTATGGAAGATGGTTTTATAACTCATGTGTCCACTGTTGAATATGCATCATGCTCTAAGATCTTAGACAACGACGAAAACATTCCTACGTACCCGCATAATTGTGTGCATTTGCAAGGTATGGTTGATTGGCATGTTACTAACGCCCGCGCAAAATTTCTGTTTGAAAAGGAATGGGCAGAAGAGCAGAAGCAAAAGAAAAAGGAAAAGATTTGGAGGATACTACAATATGTCTGACATAGTCTTTAACGAATTTTGCTGGAATAAACAATGCCAGGAGTACATTGAGTGGGAGATTGATGCCTGCTCGCCTGACGGATCACAAGATGGTGTGTACATTGCTACCTCCTGTCAAGCAGTAGGGCAAAGTTATGACATAGATAAAATTGCGTTTAACTGCCCGTACTTAGATGAGATAGTAGAGCATAAACGTTTTGTGCATGTAAGAAATAAAGCTGAGCGTAAAGAGAATCACAAAAGGGAAATGTGGCGCAGACTAAAATGAAACTTCCTAAGAAAACAATAACAAAAGCATTTAAGTCTAAAAAGGAAATGTGGAATATACTAAGGCAGGCTAGCGACCGGCTAATAAGTGTAAACCACTTCACAGGTAACGGTTGGGGCGATGTATTTGCATTACCATCACTTACATTGGAGAAGGTGCGATTCGAAGTCTTTAAAGACGGCTGCAAACTACGCCATAAACTTGATTACAGTATTGAAAGTAATGCAACAACTACCATACAGTTCAAATCAACTCCACCTGACGGAGCAGACTTGCATGTCAGTACGTACACCACAATTAACTAAAGAGCAGCAAGAAGTCTGGGATAGATTAAAATACACTGGTCCAAAATTCACTAGTGACCCGCTTGCTAAACCTATAGCCGGCAGCATCTACTTCGATCACAGTTCGGATGACATGTGGACGTATGATGGAAAAGATTGGAAGTTATTATCCGGGGCTAAATAGCAGAAACATTTAGGATTAAAATGCCAGACCCGACAAAATTAATAGTAGGAATAACTACAGAAGGTAAAAAGTTCAGACCAAGCGATTGGTGTAAACGATTAGCAGGAACCGCCGCATCATTCGGAGCTAATAAACGTATGCAATATCACAAGTACGTACACCCGTGTTTCGTAGACGAGCACAGTGCATCAGGATTATGTATCGACGATAGACTCGAAGAAGAAGCGCCTGGAATGTACAAACATTTAATGGACTTTGCAAAAAGTAATAATTTAATTATAATATCAGGACGCAGAAGCGAATTAAGAGGAAAGATGAGTGACTAATAAAAAACCAGCTAACCCACTAATGGCTAATTGGGATATCAGAGGTACAGACATAATGCCTTCTGATGACGAAGCGGGCATGACCGAAGAAGAAAAGGTATGGCACAGATTACAACATGGAGCGCCAACAGAAACATTCCAAGACTTCATGGCAAGAGAATTAGCCATTGGAATCCGAGAAGAACTTGATAAAGAGTTGATTGAACAACTAAAAGGCCTAGCAAATGAAAAACATAAGTAAGTACTACATAGTAAGCGTAAAGCACACTAAAGAAGAAGACCCGTATATTACATTATGGAATCCAAAAAATGCTGGATACTGTTTTAGAACAGAAGCCGCAGGCAAGTACGATCACGATACCGTGATGGAAATGATAAATTATTACAACAGTGGTAATGACACACTGGCAGTACCATGTGACGTTATTAATAAAATGACCGAAGAAGTACAACCCGGTTACTTAGACGAAACTGGTAATGTTATTGAGAATTCAGATAAGCACTGGTTAACAATTATATACAACACGATAGCACAACCGGAACGTCTACCACACCCACAGCCGAACGTGCGATGATTGAAATAGATATTTTTGTTTTACTGTATTGTGTGATTGGTGCAGTATGTTGGGTGTATATTCAACACACGTCTGGTGTTTCAAGTAGCATTATAAATTACATAATACGATTAATAGCGTGGGCATTAGCATGGCCGGTGATATTGTATTTTGGAAGCCCGGTGAAAAAAGTATGACCTGGAAGCAAAGGGAACGGCTTTACAATACAAGCGCAAGGACAGCATGGGATAAGGAACTACCAACAAGTAACATGTATCCGCCTAACATGACAGTGGATTGGTTGGATACTGACACGCCTGAGAACGCACAGTACGAAAAAGATATCAAGTACACATTTAACGAGCACGGCTTTAGATCAGATAGTTTTTACGATGAAGCGGCCTTTAGAATTCTTATCGTAGGGTGTAGTATGTCAGTTGGTGTTGGTGTTGATCAGCATGAAATTTGGGCTAATAAGTTAAAACAAAAAATAGCAGATTATACCACGCAGTCTGTAGTAGCGTATAATCTATCCACAAGCGGCGCAAGTTCTGATTATGTTACTCGTACTATTTACAAAGTCGATGCAGACTTAAAGCCTCACTTAGTCTTTGTGTACTGGCCACCAATTACACGTTTAGAATTACCGTACGAACACAACGATGGAAAAATAATCCAGACTGCCATTGAAGATTCAGGCTTTCCGAAACAACTTGTAGATGAAGACTACTTGTTATTTAATTTTAGAAAAAATTTAAGTTTTTTGAGAACGATGTTCCACAGCCACTACTCGTCATTCTTCTGCAACCCGGTAGTTGAAACACTAATACAGCACCAAATGCAAGACAACAATCCTTTTGTAATGAACACAGGCGCACGAGATGGAATGCATCCTGATTCAGATTGGCATGAACGGGTAGCAGATCATTTCTTCAATGAATCATTAGGAATTATTGATAACTTAATTGCCAACCCAAATGCTGAAACTTGATAAATAAGAGTGCTAGAATAAGCTAGTTTATGCGGAACCAACCGCGTAGCCTTAGAACGGCAATTCTTAAACAAAGGAGAATTTTAAAATGGGAAGACCTCTAAACAAACGATTTTTCGGAGCACCAACAGCTGGTGGCAACGAACTTAAAGTACAATTTTACAACGGCTCGGCATCTGTAGATGGCTGGATTGTTAAGCAATTAGCAACTAAGGAGTTCCGTTGTTCAGATGGCACTACTGAAGCTGATTGTTACTTAGTTGACGTTGATGCAGCTTCATTATCTGATAATGAAATGTCAATATCAATGAAGTTAGATGATACTACGGTTAAACGTATTATTAAGATAGCAGCTCGCAAAGTAACATTAGGTGATGGCGCAGGTAATGTATATGATATTGCTGACGCAAATGATAGCATCAAATGGAACTTCAGTGATTCAACTACAGATGGTGCAGCAGAAGCAGAAGAAGCTGGTGATCCAACTAATATCATTAATGTAACAGCAGGTGTAGAAGGTGTTGAGTACAAGATTGTTGTACCTGGTACAACTAACTTTGTATTACTTGGTGCAGCAGATAGCGTAGCTGATACAGTATTCACTATGAATGATGTTACTCCGCTAGGTGATGGCACAGTCATTGCAACAGCTGATGACGCAGGTGATGCTTTCGGTATCTAAATAATTTTTAATTAAATTTTAACTAACCTCTTATATTGATAATTACAGTATAAGGGGTTTTTTAATGACGGCATATATTGCAGGAAACGGAATAAGCAGACAACCTATTTGCTTACATACAGTTAAGAACAAAGGTAATTTGTACGGATGCAACTCTATCCATACTGAAATCACACCAGATGTATTAGTAGCAGCAGACTCAGATCATGCACATTTAATACAAATGACAGGCTACGGCCACGATAATATATTTTACACCCGCAATCCGTATTCAGACAAAGGTGCTTTCAAACTTAAACAACCATACGCAAATTGGAGCAGCGGATCAAATGCTGTACAATTAGCTATCTTGCACGGGCATACGAACTTGTACTTGTTTGGATTTGACTTTGGTAGCACAGGCGATAAATTTAACAACGTATTTGCAGACACTCCGTACTACAAGAAATCAACAGACCCAGCAACCTACGGTGGCAATTGGCATCATCAAATCAACACCATAATTAAGCACAATAAAGGTATACACTTTACGATAGTAACTGGATCGGATACTAACGCAGTTGATAATATAAAGAATTACAAAAATGTTGAAATAATGTCTACAGATGAATTTTTAAAACACATAAATAACGTATAACGGAGCAACTTAAATGAGCTTAAACAAACGAATTAAAGGCAATTACACAATAGAAACAGTCGGTGTCACTGATGGTATTGTGTTACGTGCCGAAGGTGGTATTACAATAGATGGTGATTTAATAGTTTCTGGCACACAGACGTCAGTAGAATCAACCAACACTGTAATTACAGATAATACTATCGTTTTAAATGCTGGCGAAACTGGATCATCTATTACAGAGGGCACAGCAGGCATCGATATTGACCGTGGCACAGGCTTATCAGTTGGTATACAATTTAATG